CGATTCATAACGTTGTCATAGTTCATTCCCAATGCAGCCATGGCTTCAAATACATTAGAATAGCGCACACCCTCAATCGAAACAGGCGGAGATTTAGCTCGCTTTGTCTTGATAAGGGAATCACTTAACTTCCGGCGCGCTTCCTCCGAAAGCACGTGACCTATACTTGCGTGTCTAAGTTTCTCTATGTGGCTGTCGGAGAAAACAATTCCTTTTCTCGCAGCAGAAAGATTTTTACGGTGTTCCTCGGACAAAACTTTGCCGACGTTAGCCTGGCGAAGTTTTTCGCGCGTTACTTCTGAGACGTAGCGACCCTGCATCGCAGCACGAATCTTTTCTTTTGTCTCAGGAGAAAGCTTCTTACCAATATTCATCCGGCGCAACGCATCTTTAACTTCGAAGGAATGCGTCATACCTAACATGGCATATCGTGCATTCGGTGCGCGATTAAAAAGCACTCCCAATGGCAGTAACGTATCAAGTAGCTCCTGTTCGTAGGCTTGGGCCTCTTCTTCGGTTTGCGTAACGATGGTCTGAAAATAAATCTCCGGATCATCGTCGTATGCCGCTTGAAGCTCAGGAATTTCGTGAATTCCTTTTCGGAGCAGATCCCGATGCTTGCGATGTCGTTCGTAAAGATGGGTAGTGCTGCCAACGTACATTTTCCCACTTTTCACATGAGTGATGACGTAAACTGCATTCAGTCTGACACTTTTGCGAAGCTGCGGCATATCTTCGAACTTCTGATGAGTAGATGTCATCAGATCAGAAACGTGAATTGTCATGAGCTAATAACACCTAAAGAAGAAAAAAGAGGACGCCGTTAGACGCCCTCTTAATCACATCAGAGTTTACTTGCGTACGGCGATGTGGGATCTTCCCCGCCATCTGCGATCAAAGCGTTCATGGCATCCCAGCACTTGAAAATGTCGTGCTGTTCGAGCAGATGCAAGTAACGATCGCCTTCGACCGGTTCGTCGAAGAAGAATTCCACATGGAAGTCCCCCTCTTCGTGACCGTCCTTATCTTTTACCACAGGCGTCTGGACGAAGCCATGCGCGGCCATCTGGTAATCATAGTGCTGCCATCCGATCTTGCCCGGATGCATGTCCACATAGGTTTCCGAATAGCCGTCAATCCGTTGGCCGTTATACATCTCCCGCACGACCGGATTAGCCACCAAGAAACGCTGCATCGAAAGGGGTGCCTGCTGAAAGGCGCCCATCTCCCAGATGCTACGAATCTCGTCGCGCTGCCACATGTGAGACACCATGCGCACCGCCGCCTTCGCGCGACGGAATGCTTCGCTATTGCCAAAGCGCTCCCACGCACTACGGGCCGTTTCCATGAAACCCTGGCCAAACCCCGCCATCGAGCTCGACATGTTGTCGAACTGATTTTGCAGATAGCTCATGGTTCCCGGATGGGGCTCATGATAAATCACAGCGTCAAAGACGTCTGCACCTCCTGTAATTACTCGCACGATGTCCTCCTCGTTAAGCGGCTTCAGCCAACATCATCATCTTGTTCCACTTGGCTTGATCCACCGATTCGTCCGTGTCATGCAAGAAGTTCGCCGTGGTGGCAATCACCGGCTTGGGCTGCGCGAGGTTACTCGACACCTTCTTCGGCTGGTCGAGACCAAACGTGCTCTTATGCGGCGCAAGTGCCCGCAGTTCTTCCGTCGTGTAGTTATCCAGACACGGCGTGAAGTTCAGCTGGTCACCATCGAAGTCCGCGTTCAGGCCCTTCACGTCCAGAATACTGATCGAGACGGTCGGGATCTCCACCACAGACTTCACTTGCGTCACATACACGAGCTGCGCCGAGCCGCGTTCCAACGAGGGATTCCGCTGCATGATACACGGAATGCCTTTGTACGGGCACTCTGCAATCAGCTCCTGGAACAACTGATCCAGGTCCTCGTTGTAAATCGACGCGTGCTTGTTCAGGAACGCGATCCCTTCGTTCGGTGTATAGCCGCGCCGTATCAGCTTGTTCATCAAGTGGATACGGAACACCGACAGACCGATCCCCCACGGAATGTGGATTTCCTCGTAATCGTGCGCATCCGTCAACGACGAGATCACCGCACGGAACGAGAAATGGGACCGAGAGCCGAACACGTGCTTACGGAAAATCCCCTGCTTCTTGGCGAGTGTGGTCTTATACAGACCCTCGTAAAACTCCGCCAATTGCGAGATCGTCTTCACGGTCCGATTCTCTTTCACACGCACGGTGTGAGAGGTCAGGGAGGAATCGATGCCTGCCATCATGCGAATCGCATCCACCGCACCGGTGATGATGGGGTCCACATAGGTGCCGACGTTGCTCTCCTCAATCACGAGAAGCGCCCGGTTCGGCAACGGCAGGTGATCGCTAAACACGCAGTCCCGTTGATTGCGTATCGCCGTCATGAGCTCCAGATGCTCCTCACTCTTGCGATACTCCTTGAGATCCATGAGCAACGCCATGATCTCGTCGAACTTGTTCACGAAGTTGTTCAACCCACGCGGGCAGTTCAACTCCTCCAGCCGATACACGACCTGAGGTTTACGCACCGGCGGCGCGTAGTTCGTGTCACAAATCCAGCGAATGATCTCATAACCACTGCGGGTGAATCGCTTCTTGAGCATCATCCACACGATCGGGTTGATCAGGCCATCAACGCCTTTCGGCCTTCTGATCCACACGATCGGTTCGAGGTCACGCTCCACATGCGAGCGCACTTCTGTGCCACAGGAGCTACATACCACACCGACGTTGTAGCCACCAACGATCTCGCCACATTCGCACGACGGCAGATTGCTCAGCAAATCGCCCGAATAGGTGGTATAGATCAGTCGGTTAAACTCTTGCCGATCCTTCTCCGATGATTCCGCAATCTCGTTGATGATCTTCGGCTCTCGCGTCGAGTGTTGGTAAAACAGCTCGTTGAAATTGATCAAACTGAGTCTTACGCCCACTCGTTTCTCCTTGTTTCCTGTTTACTCGGGTACGGAATACCACTAGCTAGATGATACTCCAATAGATACCTCACCCCTGTAAAAAGAAAAAAAAGAGGGACCCGAAGGCCCCTCTTTCGACCGCTTACGCGGAAATGGTTACTGCTGCGCTACGTGTTCAGCTGCTTACCAGCGCGAGCTGAAGCCCGTGCGGCCCCAGCCAGCGCCTTGGTTCGACTGACCGCCGAAGCCTGCCGCGAACAGACCGGTTGCACCCGGCGCCATGAGCAGGCCGTTGGCGAACTGCGCCGTTGCACGCTCTTGACCCGCGACGTCGCCGAACGGGTATTGTGCACGCAGGACGAGACCCGCATCCACGCAGCCCTTGGCCAGCGCTTCCATGAACGCACCGTCCAGCGTTGCACGACGTGCGAAACCCGTGAAGGTTGCATCGCCGACCAGACCCTGGATGATGTTCTTGCGACGCGCGAGACGCTGCGCGGGCGAGATTTGCAGATTGACGAACGTGTCGCTCCAGTCCTTGATGACCGTCGGGTCCTTCTCGCCGATCAGGTTCGCTACCGCGAGGTAGTCGATGTCGCGGATGTCGCGCTTGCGACCTTGCTGGTCGACGTACCAACCCAGGTGAATGCGGTTGTTGTTGTCGAACGCAACGCGGCCCGTGCCGTTCGTGTAGTGCTTCAGGAAGTTGCCGTTCGTCAGCGTCTGCGCTGCTTCGATGATGAACTCGTTGGCCTTCGGGCTGCCTTCAGCAGCAGCCGCGAACACCGAGTTCGACCAGGTCGACGGACCGCATTCCGGCACGTCGATCGAGAGCAGCAGGCCCGGACGCACGAAAGCTTGCAGCAGCTTGTGCAGCGTGCCTTGTGCCGTGAACGCGTCCGACTTCGTGTCGATGCGCGCGCCGATGCCGTTCGCGTTGCCTTCCGGATTCGCTTCGATACCGATTGCACCGATGTCGTGCATGTCGATGCCTTGCGCGTAAGGACGCGGTGCGAAACCACGTGCCCAGGCGTTGCCGTCGCGCAGCGTGAGCGCCTGAACCAGCGCGAACAGCTGTGCCGGAACGGTCATCAGCTCGAGCGTTTCCAGGTGCGTCATCACGAAGTGCGTGATGTACAGCGGGTTGAACTGCTGTTGCTGCGCTTGACCCCACTGCGCGTACGGGTTCGCGGTCGGCGCGACCGGGTCCCACACGAGGTCGAGGAAGCCGCCGACTTGCGAGACCTTCGTCGCGCGTGCGTCTGCGTTGGCGCCCTGGCCGGTCGTGATTGCCGTGGCGATCAGGTCGATCATCACGTCGGTGCGGATCGGCTCGCCGACCGGGTCGACCAGTTGGTCGTGGTTGAACGCGACGCGCGCGGTCAGGTTCGAGTCGCGTGCTGCGCCAGCCAGGTTCAGGTCGCGGAAGTCCGTGCGCATGCGGTTCAGTTCGTGGTTCGCGGCAAACAGGGCGTTCGCGGCGAGCTGGTACACGAGCTGTTCGTCTGCGACGTCGAACGAACGCGGCACGACTTCGGCTTCAGCGTCGATCAGACGCGCGCCGTTGAAGGTACGGGCCACGGCATCGGCCACGACTTCGCGGAACTTGTCGTCCCACACGTCGCCGTCGACACGCTGGATTTCGACGTTCTGGCCGTTGATCTGGTCGTACTTCGGCGGGAACGGTTCGCCCGAGCCTGCGAGGATCAGCGTGTGGTACGCGACGCCCAGGTCCAGGTCGTTCTTGTCGAACAGCGCCACGATGAGCGCCGAGCGCGCGATCGCCGGGTTGTTGTTCATGTCGAGCGGCAGCAGCTTGATCTCGAAAGCCGGGTTCGCCGACTTGTACGTTTCGATCAGTGCCTTCTCGAGCTTGACGAGCACTTCAGCGGCCGGGTTGCGACCCATCGGTGCGTTGCCCAGGCGGCCGAGCGAGCGGAAGCTGAAGCCCGCCGGTGCGGATTGTTGTTGCTGGTTCATGGTGCCTCGCGGTTGAGAGTTCTGGTTGTCCTTGGCCCGGCTGAAGCCTGCTGCCATTTGCGTTTCTGCCGGAGCTGCTGCTTGGCCTTCTTGGCCCGGTTGTTCGATTGCCATAGTGCTATTCCTTGTTTCAGAATTATCGTTTAATACACTCGAGTGTATGCTAGAAAAGAGCGATACTCTATTCCAACACAGGTTAGTAATATAGGTCTAACAAATCTTTGAATCGTGCCTTTATTACTAACTTCTGCTGGAACAAGATCAAACCTCGCTCATAGGGGGGTCCCCTAGCCAGTGGGTAAGACTGGCTAGGAGTAAAGACAGCGGTTTAGACTGTCTCTATACCATAGGCATTATCGCAGTAAGAATTTACTTCGCCAATTCTGCCTGGCGACGCTGCTTGCGCGGCATCGCTTTGTGCTGCTGGAGCTTCTGGGCGGCGAGCTCCGCGTCCGTGTACTGGACGTTGGTGGTAACACCAATGTAGGGTCGCTTCAGGGCCACCTTCACTTCGCCGTCGTCTTGACGATACACGGCGATGTTGCCGGTCATGATGCCGTGGTACCATTGGCCGTCGAAGAGTGCTGCGATTTCCGGCTGATGATCGAACTCGCGCTTCTCGTGACAAATGAGCAAGTACTTGACCAGTCCCCACTCACAGGTACGGGCCGACGCCGGTTGCGGCCGGTGCGCCATGAACTGCCAAAAGCGTTGCTGCTTCAAGTAGTTCAGATAGGCTTCTTGCTGTTGCGCCATCTGCATGGCCTGCTCGACCTGTTCCGGGGTTTGTTCCGGATTGGCAGCCAGGCCTTCGAGCGTGATCTGTTCCAGTTCGTCGGCGTTCATCACGTCGTCGAGTACCGGCACGCTTTTACGCGGTTCGGCTTCGGCTTGTTCCCGCATGGCTTGTTCGACCATGAGACCCTCTTGGATCTCAGCCAGTCGCGCAGCTTCTTCTTCCGAGACGGGCAACGCAGCCGCGCTCTCTACCTTAACATCCATCATCAGTTCCACCGATCGCGTTTTCTGTTCTTGGGCAAGGCGGGCCGCTGGGAGCTTTTCCCAGGGTTATTCACCTTGAATGCGGGCATAGCGTGTACAACTTCTGCCAAGCCCAATGGCTCGACGTCACTTCTCATGGGATGCACCATCCCAGTAAGTTTTTCCTGGATCTTGCGCTCACTCATGCCGCGACTCTTAAGCTCAACGCGCAATTCTTCGGGTGAAGCAATCACAATCAGGGGCAACTTGGCAGCACGAATCGCCTCAATAACGTGGGGTGCATGTAAGGCGTGCTCCACGTAAAGAATCGGCAACTCCCGGAAAGCACCTTTATGCTGGGACGTGAGCTCCATGACAGGGGTGCCATCCGGTAGCGCCACGGTGAGGGGTTCGATGCTCTGGTCGATCGGCTCCAAATAAGCCTTGGTCGCTTCGCGCAGCTGCTCGATGACCCGCGCGCATTCTTCATCCCGGTTCATTCCCACCACCTCCCTTTCTTGTAGCGTGAGCCCGACTTCGGCCCATGCTTACGTTTCTTCTTACCCCGGCGTTCATCGCGTGAACGATAGTCTTCCATCGGACCCTGATTCATGTTGGTGTATGTCTTGGCTCCGGTGCTCGCGTTCCCGTACAACGCCACGCTACTGGTATCGTTAACTGCTGCCTGAAGGGCGATCTGAACCGCAGCGCTGCGTAAGAGCGAACGGGCGTAGCCTGTACGGCCACCCGGCAAGATATGGCCGATGGTGCCCACATTCACGTGCGGCTTGGTGCGCTCAAACTTCGCCATCTTTCTTCTCCTCCGGCGCGCTCGCACAGACTTTACAACACATCCGGCGCTTGTAGCCCAGGAAGTGATGTCGGCAGTGTAGGCAGATACATTCGTACATGCCGTTTTCGTGCGGGAAGTCTTCCGGCCAGTGGCGTTCTTTACTGTCCGGATGCTTACGATTGAAGCCGGTGATAATCGCTGCGTCTAGCTTATCGCGCTGGGCTTCCAGCCGCTTGAGAATCGCGGCTTTAGCGATCTCGGCAGGAGTGGGTTGGAGTTGGATCTCGTCGCTCATGCTGCTTCTCGTTCTTGGTATCGTTCTAGTGTTGCTTCGGCTTCTTCGAGCGCCGCACGCACTTCCGCTAGGCGGTTGGCTGCTTCCTCGACCGTCCAAGCTTCGCCACCCCGTTGGGCACTGTGCGCTATCCGGCTAAACTGATGCTGGATAGCACGCGCACCCCGCTCTTGTTCTTGTCGCCATGACGGCGCCCATGGTTTATTCTGACGCTTGGCCATGCTAGTTCACCGGTGATTCCACCACTGACGACTACGTTGGTTCTTGGTTCGCTTGGCTTGTCGCTCACGTTGCGCTTGACGCTCTTCCGCAGGTGTGAGGGGCGCTGCCATGTAGCTCAGTTCTTCTTCCGAGTACGGGTTGGGGGTGGGCGGACAGATCTGATTGAACACCCGTTGCGCGGGACTGTGCGACTTCATAGGTGCGGCGTAAGGTGGCGAAGTGACGGGTTTCTTGTAATCGCGTGAATCAAACATCTCGACTCCTAGAAGGCGTACCACATCAACCAAGCGACGGCGGAGATCAAGCAGCCGATTACCAAGAAGCCAGCCGCGGCAATGCTTTGGAACGGCACCCGCTCCGGCGTCGCCAGACCCAGGGCCGGTAGCCCCACACAAAACACCGTGATCCAGATCGGCAACCAGTAGGAATGAAAGGAGATCATGTCGTGGTCAGAATGTTGGGCAAGGCGAGGAGGATGTTCTCGAGCGCCTTGGGCACACCTCGGTCACGGGCCGAACCGCGCGACATGACAAACGGAAAGTAGGCTTTGATCTTGTCGACCAATGCCGTATCGGCCACGTCGCACGTGTAGATGCTGGTATTGGCATCCGGCGTGCCTTGGAACATGTCGATCAAGAGCGCACAGGCGCGCGACATGTAGGGCTCGGCCGCGATGTCCTTCTCGTCGAAGACTTCCGGATGCTGACGGATAAAGCTGGTCCAACCACGGATAATCCCGACACTGGCGAGAAGGTTATTCGGCTCCACGGTTTCCCGTGTTTGATCGAAATTCATTTGCGTTTTCTCCGACGTTCTTTCTTGGGGGTGTTCCACCACTCGCGCTGACGACTGTATTTAGTCTCGAAGATGTTACTCTTCGGCACGCCTTCGGTTTCAACACTGATATAGGAACTGTTAGCGAGGACTTCGACGATGGCTTTGGTGACGGTTGCGCTTGGCCCCACGTTCACCAGGAGAATCTTCTGCTGGCCTGTGATCGCATGACGAATCGCACGCAGGTCCTCATCATCGACGACGGCAGTCATTCCACGATTCCTTCAAATACCCAGCGCCGCAGGGCAGCTTGAGCAGCAATCTGGCGATCCAATGCACCCCGACGGTAGCCGCTCACGCGCTGCGAATTTCCGTTTGCATTGGTATTACGAATGCGCACGGGATTCTTGATCGTCGTGCGTTTAACTACGTTTACCCCGAACATCAGCTGGCCTCATCGTATGCTTATCTGACTAATATAGGACGTTTCTATGCACGGCCTTTTTAATTTGTTGCCCGGTGTGAATCTGCCCACCATGTATGCAGCAAATTGGCATTACGCCAAAGAGGGACTCAGACACAACCTCAAAAAGGTCGTGGAGTTCTACCACACGCATTCCATGGCCGTCGAATCGGAACACTTTCTGATTCGTTTGTTGCAGTCCATCAGCACACCTAAAGCCCTGAGCCTCGATCGGTATTACGCAATCGTGGACGCACTGTCATTGAATCTTGGCATGGCGTTAAAAATGACTTCGTCGATTTCCAAGGGTCATGTGTTTTCCGGCGTGTTCTATGGGCCGGGTTGCACCGAAGTCTTGATTGCGGAAAATGCGGAGTTCGATCCTGTCGACGCCACTCGCAACTGGGAGCATGTCCAGGCGATCCGGGTACTGCGTCATCCGCGCAGTGATCTGATGCTCAATCTCCCCGATGGGAAGAAGACCGGTTCGGAAGAAGGCATCGCCGTGATTGCGATCAATATCCCGATGCTGGCGGTGCAGTACCGGGCGTTTCGCCTACAGGAAGATGCGTATACGGCTCGCACCGGGGAGCCGGGTCGCACCATCCAGCAGTTTGTCCACATGCACGTACTGCCCAATATGCTCTACACGCATCTGGACTACGTGATCCTGAACCGGATCTGGAATCTGCTGCATGGTGCGCCGATGGGTGAAGGTAAACCCCACTCCTTCTACATCACGGACTTCAATCAGAAGCTCAACGCAGTGCACACCACGATCCTCACGAATCTGCAGGCCGTGGGACAGGACTTTACCGGAGTGTTGCGCAGTATTCCGACCGTGACCCAAGACAATCTGGATGAGGCCCTGGCGATTCCGGAGATGGCGCCCACCCGGCAAGTGGAATGGGCCTTGGCCTTGTCGCGCTTTCCGGCGCTGGATGTGATGGTGGATCTCACTGAAGGCGGTAACCAGGGCGGGGCGAATATCCGCAACCAGCAACAGTTGAATATCCTGATGCAAGCGGTGCGCCAGTATCGTTCAGGCGCTTACTTCTCGAGTGTGCTGACGGGCGATGTGTTGTACGACGTCAATACGGAAATCGACGAGCTGGTAGAGAAGATTCGTCAACGCGGTGGCACAGTGATGGCAACGCCACAATAACGACTAATAACGGCATAAGGCCCGAGGGTTTCCCTCGGGCTCTATGACGCTGAAACGTCTACTTCGTACACCGAGTAATGACCCCGCGCTTCTTGCGCTCTTGAACTGCCAAACGCAAAACATCCACGCCCACAATCTTCTTGCAATACAACTGCTGTCCCGAGTAGGTGGCGGCGATAAATCCATCATCGCCTGCGTAAACGATTTTGGACAGGTACCCGTCGCGTACCAGGGTGTTTACGGCGAGTTTGTCCTCGACCTCGTCTTTATGCAAAGGACCTTCCTCGACCATTTTCACCATGATCGCGATGTGACTGGTCTCCAACTGTGTTGCGGACATTATAACCCCAAAAGTAGCGTATTGTTTCCTTTTCTCGAGTGGCCCGAAACCCCACTCATAACGATGCACTATTTAACGGCATATGGGGTCGATCACCAACCTCGCCCGGTACAGGACGCGGTCAGTGATCTTTTGCGCCCCTCTCCAATTAACAGTGAGAGGAGCGCTCGCCCGTTCAGCTCAATAAGGGTAAGGGGTGACGACACTAAGCTGACGTGAATGTCCAGCCTACAACTTAGTGTGAGTCTGACACCAAACGTGTCAATTTGTCGTTGGACAGATAAATGCCCAACGTTTCGAGGATAATGTAAAACACGCGCGTAGCATCCGCAACGATCTTACGCACCCCGGCCACCTGGAGGATCTCAGTCGGAATCCCCTTAGTCTGGAGATTCTGTTCCGGCAATTGCACGGAGCCCACATAGCGCTTACCCATTCGCTTCATGTACGCTTCCATGCGCCCTGCCAGTTCACGATCCTCAAGCGATTCCAACCACTCACGGGTCTTGGTCGGTGTGTCCAGCTCGGTGGCAATCTTGACACACGTGTACGGTACAGGGGGGGCGATACCATACTTGGGACCAAATACCTCGTTCCACATTACGTACTGCTGATACGGTGATTCTTCCGCCGACTTCGCGTACGAATCGGGCGTTTTGATCTGACCCATCCGGAAGAACTGATAGCCACCTTCGCCAATCGCCGTAAAGATCTGGCGCTCGATGTCAGCAATCGTTTTCAGGATGTCGTGAATCTTGATCTTCTCGCCCTTTAGCACCGAGTTCATGATAAAGAGCATCATCTTCTCGGCTTCCTTAATCACAAAGCGTGGCGCATTCGACGCCTTCAAGTGCACGCCCTTGATTTCCTTCTTGTACTCCTTGAAGAGGTTGCCTTCCTGGCAGCCAATCAAGGCGAAGTAGTGCTTGGCCACCTGGGTCGCGACAAACACGTCGAACTTGAATTCGTTCTTCATGGCGACTTTGTGGATGTACTTCTCCACAATCCCAAAGTTCGCACTCATGCGCGCCAACACGTGAATGATAGTCTGCGCTGCCAGGTACACCATCGAGGCCGCTACCGCATTACACTTCTCATCAAAACCGAGCCAGCCCTGATGCCAGAGCACCCAGTCTTGCACGGTAAAGATAGTCGAGTCCGTATCCGACGTAATCGCCGAACGACGAATCGAGTCCGGGAAAAACGCGAGAGAAGCAGGTACGTTGGTCGTCACCCAGAAGGCCGCGATCAGGTCCCGATACTCTTCCCCCACGTCGCCGATGTTCTTGGCTGTCGAGGCGAGAATACCGCGCGCCTCACCGACGATTTCATGCATCTGCAAGCCCTTGGTGTAGCGCTCACAGATTTGGGCTGCCAGGTGAACGTGTTCTTCTTGCACCGTCTTCAAGATGCTGTCAGGCTCCGGATGCGGCACTTCCACCATCATCGACAACTTGCTGATGAAGGTCCGCACCACCTCGTCATTAAAGCGCATCAGGTGGTACAAGTCCCCCGTGTAGACAAAGGCAGAGCGCTGCTCGGGTGAGAGCGTCTTCACCAGGTCATACACCTTCTTCATCTTGAACTTGTCGCGCACATAGAAGTTGGTCGAGTACATGATGCATTCCATCGTCTCATCGACCGACGGATGACGAATGCCAAACTTGCGCATCGCCGCAGCTTGCGCTGCATAGTCCGTGTGGTTGATAATCGAGATGATATTCTGCATGCAGATCTCGATCGACCAGTAATGGCGATTGCCCGAGAGGAACTTCTCGTTATTCGCATTGCCAAAGCCCGAGGTCGAGCGACAGTTCGAGGTGAGCGTCGAGTGGGCGGTCTTGTTGTACAGCGGCGTCGAAGGACTGACGTGCGCACCCGAGATCGAGTTATTCGCCAGCTTCTTATTGGTCTGCTCATTGTCCTTGATCTGCATCAGGACGACGTCGCCTTCCATTTCCGCTTTGAACTTGGCCTTCTTCGCCACCCCCCGTGCCTTCACGTTGCCCTCGATGTAATCAACGAGCGGTGACTGCTTCACATCGGGATGCAAATACGTGGTAAGCGTCGGGGCAATGAGTTCTTTGTTACGGATCGAATCATTCAGGTAGGCTTGTAGCGTACCTTCCATCTGGACCCGGTCACCGTTTTCTTGGCGCTCCAGGTAGACGATCTTCGGGTCCTTGAATTCGAACTGTCCGCCAGGACGCATCTCTGTTTTCACAAAGGTGGTGCAGTCCTCGATCGGTGCCCCCGTCATTTGATGCAAATAGGTCGCGCAGTCCTGGACATAATAGCCCAGTACATTTAGATCGCGCTTGTACTGGGAAGGCGCCAGTACAAATGGGTTGTTCGCTTCTGACACTTTGTTTTACTCCTTGTCGACCTACATGATCAAGGCGCCCAATAAAAACGAATCGACGGCATAAAAAGGAAAAAAGGGCGAGGAGCGGTTTCGGGCCGCCACCTCGCCTAAATACAGGTCGTTACAAGTACCGAAAAGGAAAACCAGTCACTGAACATGCCCGAGCGATTCGGAGCCACAGAGACTCTACTACCACTACCACTTCAACCAAAATCGAGGTAGACAGGGGCCAGCTTACTCTTAATCCACGCGATCGACCAACTTCCACAGGAGACTCCTATATTCGCCAAAGAGCGCTTGCGGAGGCGCAGAGCAGCGATAGGAGTAGGATCGATGTACGAGGAAACGCCGGTGCCAGGGGAAACAAGGAGGAAACCCCAGCAGCGTGAATAAGCCAGCCCCGCGTCTAGGCATACGGCGCGGTAGCCCGCGGGAGGGCTCGCGCGAGAGTCCTTACCGGCACCAGTCAGGAGGAGGCCTGATGTCGATGAGGGTACAGGCTTGCCGGGCCTTTCTCTTCAGAACATTACGGATGGGCGATATAAATTAACTAGGGTAAACCCTGGCTTATTTGATCGCTACCGTAACGAAGTTGTAACCGTTGGCGGCCAAAATAGCCTGAACCTTCGGAATGTCCTGTGGGGTCACCTGGGCGATGGTCGCCGTGATGGTCTGCGCGGTGATGAGCGTGACCGACGAGTCGTCGATCCATGCCACGCCCAAAATCTGCGTGTTGCCGTTTTGCGTCTTGACCTTGATGTACAGGTACGCGGCTGGATCGTTCGGTGTGTTGGTTTGCGGACCGAAGAGCGGGTAGAACTGCACGTGCAAGGACGTGACGTCCTCGTCCTTCATCGCGTCTTCATACGACATCACCGAGGTGACCTTGACGTTCTGCCAGTCGCTGCCCAGCAGAGGCGGATAGACGTTAAACGAGTACGTCTGCCCGATAGCAAAATTGTAAGCCATGGTTTCCCGTGCCCAAATGAACAAAAAAAAAGATCAGAAGGGCAGGTGATCCAAAATCACGTCGTCACCGAGAAACTGGTGGACGTAGTACGGGAAGCCGTAGCCGCTACCGGCTGCTCCTGTACGTAGCCCACGCAGCCCCTCGAGACGCGCGTACACACTCTGTGCCAGATTTTGAACCGCTGCCCGCAATCGCTGATACTCGCTAGACGCCGTGTTTTCATAAACCGGGTCTACTATACGATTGGTAATGGGCAGCGCCTCAAGTCGGGCGGGACCGTTCGCTGAATAGTCCAAAAACACTTCGAAGATCTGCGTGAGGATTTCGCGCTTATCGTTGAAGTGAATAGGCAAACCTTGCACTTCAAACAGAAACTGCGCCCAGAGATCCGCGGTCTCAAAGATCATGAGTCTGCTGTAATGCTCGTTTGCCATGGTCGATTCACAGGTTAGGGATATGGTCAGCGTGCAGGTGGCGCAGCACCATGTCACGGCCAAGCCAGTCGTGGAACTGATAGTACAGGTAGCCGTTCTGGTAGGCGCGCATCAGCCGTAGCTTCTGGAGCACCGACTCACCAAACTTATTGATGAGGCCCGCCAGGCGCGTAAACGACTCTTCGCCGCTCGTGCCTAACTGTTCCTGAAACAGATCGACACAGGCAAAGTTCAGCTCATGCAGCGCCTGCTTCTCGTAGTGGATTGACTCCATCACGATCTGCGCGACCATGTCCATCACGGTGTGGGGGAACTTATCCACCACCATGATGGGGGTCGTGGCGGTAGCAATTAACGAATCCAACTCGCGCGCCTTCCACAGCAGCGCCGCCATGTCAGAGTCGGTATCCAGAACCAAAAAGGTCGAAGGGGGCTGGCTGTGGACCGAACTCCTCAAAATCGGCCTTGGCAAACCGGACAAGATGGTCACTGTGGACCTCCGCAAAATGATAGGGAAAATAGCCGTCAGGCGGCAGATAAGCGTTGTACTCAAAGCGCAACCGATCTCGCATGGCGAGCCCCATCTTCATCACCGCTTCAAACATATCGCGATGAGGACCACGGGGAATATCGGCTTCCTCGATGCGGAACTCCTGGTAGCCGCAGTCGTACGCCAGTACGATCGCCACTTCCGTAAGCTCAGACTCTGCACAATCATACACGCTAATTGCCGAGAACACGCTCGCCAGCACTTCGTTCAAATCAAAGGGCGGACGAAAAGGCTGGGTCGCCACGCGCAGAAACCCATGGATCTCTTGCGTGAAGTCGATCAATAGGTTTTCAGTATACACGGCGTTTTCCCCAATTACTGGTGAGGACCTCGATGCCCACCACCAGATCTCGACCGATCCAGCGCGGACTTTGGTCGTCGATGTGGTAAGGTCGGCTGCTAAAGAGATCTTGCATGATGAGCAGTACTTGCTCTTCAATGGACTGCGTGATCATCTCGAGCTCACCCACGCGGCTCATGTATTCGCTTAAATCCACGGACGTATGTTTAATACGGCCCGTGCGCTCATCGAACTGTTCATGACGCCGGTTCACGTAACTGTCAAACTTCTTCAACACGAAATCCACCAGCTCACTGTGATGATGTTGCAGCGAGCGCTGGTACTCAGTGTACGGCGAGGTTTCCTGAAACGACGTGCCCAAGACGGCATTCTTCACGACGGAATGCACCCCGCCCCTCAGAAAGAGCTTGAACAACTCATCGTACACCATGGATTCCGTGATCAAATCACACGTCGGCAATATGAAAACGGACATGGTTGCTATTCCTTGTTTCGATTGTAATGACCTGTTACTTACAGTCTCACGGGCTCGTACACAGGATCGACGGGGCGGGCACGAAACTCCGTGACCACCACATCCCATGCGCCAGTAAGATCAGCGTACGCCTCTGTGGACGTATCGCTTAACTTCAAGTGCGGCAACACCGCGCCGATGTAATCGACGATCATGTCAAACGCACGGTTACACAACTGGTGCGCAGCGTTATGGTTCATGCCTGAGTTCTGCAACAGGGCTTTAGCTGTGACCAGGTATTCAGAAGGATGCTCTTCGCAGGTGTTGTCAAACACGTCCTTGAGCAAAGCTTCCAGGAGCGGGCCACTATCGTAGCTTCTCCAGTTCGGATCAAGTGCTGCTTCCGGATTGCGTGGGTTACGCTTGCGTGCTTGATACAGAGCCAGCTCGCGTTGCACGAACATGCCCACATCCAGCAGCGAAATCACCGTACTGCTTCTCATCTACTCATCCCCGACACGCGCTCTGTTAATCTTCAAAATCGCGTCCGTGCTCCATCATCCACGAGTAGATCCGATAGTCGATGGTCTTTTCCACCCGCACCGTCGTATTATCCACTTTCATGAAGTGCATGATCCAGCGATCTTGTCCCAAGAAGTCTGTCAACTGATGTAGCATGTCGCTTAACTGCAGCGTGATGCTCTCACAGATCTCCTGAGAGGCGTAAAAAAGTTGCTTGTCCTGTTCCGTGATCCGCGAACGGCCCAGCTCATCAGTCGGTTCGTGCTCGAGCGCGATGATGTTGCCAGTCTCGCCCCAGGTGAATTTGGGATCAGTGGGATCTTTCGGATACTGGAATACCGAATCGACCGTGATGCCGGAGCGCTGAAACTGCTCGAGCAGAAACGGCCGGATCACCGCATCAAAATTCAGCTTCTTGTGGCCACGACGAATGCGACCCTGACTGGACCATTTTGCATGGTTGATCACCATGTGGTCAATCAGCTCGACGAGCAAGTTACGAGCACGCAGCGAATAGCGTGACTGCGGCTTCAGATACGGCAAGTGGACTTTGGGGACCACGAGATTGGCTTCCGCGTCGAACACCTCATCGCGCAGCGGCAATTCGAACGAGGTGATCGGAATCGGCACCGCCACACTCTTGACTGCTTCACCTGCGTAGAAATACGGCTGCCCTGCGATCATCACCGGCTCACACTGAGTCGGCAGGTACAAGCCTTCCGGATTGGGCAACATGTAGGGACCTGCGGCAGCTTCCACCGCGTCGACCCAGTCTCCCAGATCCAGCACCAGCGTTCCAGTGATTTTCAGTTCCATTTTCTTTGGTAGTCGTAGTTCGTATTGGCAGGACGATTGTGGATGTAGTACCACAAGTACAGATCAATCCCGCGGATTTCTAAATCGATGAAGCAGTTATCCCCGTACAACTGCGGCACCTTGATGTACTGGCCCGTGTAGTAATCCAGATCCAACTGTGAACGGATCTGGTCATGCAGTCGGGCAAAGCGCCAATCCCGCGGATCGTGGTTCACAGAGAACAAATGATACACCTGCTCAATCTGTTCTTTCACGATCCATTCGATCAAGCGCTCTTCGCTTAACCCGGAGAAGACCAGTTGACTCGCAACGGCCCTCGTAGCGCCCTTTAAGACGCTCAGGAAGTCATGGATCTCCTGGATCAATAGCGCCCTAGGTTCGACGGTTAAGAGGTTCATGGCGGCTCCTTATACACAGTATCCAGCGGCTACGTTTGTTTTGACTATTTGTGTAACTGCGGCATAAAAAAATAATCAGTCCCTTTTGCACCCTCCTACTGGAAGGCATAAAAGGGACTCACCTCGTCCGATGCTCACCCAAACAGCGACCCGTAAAACGGACTGTGGGATTGTTGCGATCGGAACTGAGGTGGTCTGGACATCTCAAGATGCGAGCCAAGAGTTAGGCCCTATCGCTCATCCTTACCACGACCCATGGGTCTAGTAAACGATTGCCTCGGGTACTCCCTTGAAAACTGTCGCACTTATTGCCTCCTGCTCACCGGGGGTGGCAGGCCATTACTCACGGAATGTAAAAGACTGCCTAGCCCCTAAATGCACCCCCTGCGCCTGATGCGCGGTTCGGCTGGTATGGGACTAAGAGTCTGCGCATGGCCAAATCATCGGTCCGAATCAACGGGCCAAGCGCATCGCCTCAATGGCTGAAGGTACTACGAGCACCCTTAGCTCGCGTTGCCTTCCCCAGCTGGGGACGTCGCGCATGATGTCTATTCACCCGAGCTTGCGCCAGCCGAGGTGAGGACCGATGAACTTTGCGATTGGCGGCCGCTTGGAGGGAAGGGAACCATGAAAAATCATGGTAGAGCCACTTCATCTCCCGCAGCCACCATCGAGCCAGGTTTCTCACATGGCTAAACATCGGTTCTTATTGCTTTCCTTATCGTGTTTGCTGCGTTCTTGTTTTAGAGGATCAGCCCCGTTTCATCCGCACGGTCGCCTGCGCCCAAAATGGACTTGTGCGCGACGCGCGATTGCTGTTCCTCGCTCAGGTGCGTGAGCACCCGTTGCACGTTGTCCACGGCTTCGTGGATCACCCGGTCGCCCGTGATGTAATGCACCGGCGATTCCTTGGCGATGTTCTCGGGCATGTCAGCCGGGAACAGACCCAGAAAGCGCACTTCCGGCATGAACGGCAGCGTTGCATCGGCACCCGCTTTCGCCAGCGTCGCGACGCTGATGACGTTGCCCACGTGAGCGTGCGATTCGCCGTTCTTGACGATGTGCAATCCAGCGAGCATCGGCTGCTTGAAGGTGGTGACCTTGTCGAAGCGCAACCAGTTGTAGAGGTCACGCGTGTCGAGCTCGGTGTTCTCGCGGCTAAAGAGCGCAGCGAGGCCGACCACGACGGTTTCGATTTCAGCGTCCACCGCCGCACGCGGCGTGTCTTGCGTGTTCTGCAAATACGCGATGACGATCGGTGCACCCGCGGCCTTGGCGATGGCTTCGTAGGACTTGATCGTGTTGAGCGTGTTCTCCGCGTACAGACGCGTCGACGCATCACCCACCATGACCACAACCACCGGCACATCACGTGCGAGCAGCTCTTGCGTGAGGATCGGGCCGATCACCGAACCCGAACCGCCCGAGGCCGAATGCATCACCAGCGCCAGGTTGCCCGGCTTGTACGTGTGCAAGATTTCCTTGGCACGTTCTTTCACGACGGCAGCGTGTTCGCGACGCACTTGTCCAGCGCCATCGAGGCCCTGGAAGTGGTACACCGCATCGGCTGCGATGTCGGCGCTGAGTATGTTGGACTTGGAGGTGTCGATATAAACCGGATCGACGATCGCCATGCCTGCCTGACTCTTGCCGCGGTACTTCTCAAAGCGCGTCGCAATGTTCGTGCCAGCTCCGCCCGCTGCGTAGATGCTGATACGACCTTTGACTTTCTCGATGATTTCGGACATGTTTCTTTCCTAGTTTTTCAAAATGAAGCACTCCTACATAGTAGGGGATGTGCTCGTAAAAAATGCCTGGCGAAGCAGGCACCTTAAACTGCGGCCAGGTGACCGTTGATGACCGCTTCGGTGATGATGGTGGTCGACATCGGCTTGTCTTCAGCGATGAAGAACTCTTCGAACTTCGATTCGTGGAAGTGCATTTCCAACGGCACGAGTTCGGTCGAGTTACGTTCCTTGGCGTTCAGGTACTCCATCACCTTGCGCTTGGAACCGGCCCACAGGACACCTGCTTCCAACTCGCCCTTGAACGTCTTGTGAGCGCCATCAGCCATCGAAGCACGGAAGCCTTCGACGATAAAGTCACCCAGCGCGTTTTGGCTCACGCGGTACAGGATGGTAGCGCCATTGCTGGACACTTCATCCATTGCATAGTGCTTGTTCATGTACACAAGAGCAGCCAGGTTAGCTGCGTAAGCCTTGATGTTAGCAACGTTGTTCATGGTAATGCTCCTGAGAATAGACGAGATAGAATAGGTTGTCGAAGCTTCTTGCTTCAACTCAAGGACGTAATATAGGTCTGAAATTGTTTTCAATCGACTTTTAACACGCGATCCTATGTAGATTCTTTTTTAGCGGAGGCCAAGAGTGAATCCTATCACCCGAGCTGTGGATGATCTGAAGTTCAGGATTCCACGGCGTGTATTGGAAGAGGTGTTTGTCGAGCGCACGGCCCGTTGGCGTACTGCCCCGCGCTCGATCGACGAGTGTATTTTGGAACAAGTGGTGCGCCCCCGTGTGCTGGTGGACTGTAACCTGGTGGGTGGCACCGAAGCGTTTGTGTATCTGGATGATATTCCGTACGAACGCATGAACGACTACACGTCGGTGTATCGCATCCCCAAGACCAAGACGCAGGGTCGCTCGATTCTGTCGGTGCTGAACATCACATTCGCTGACCCGACGAAAGTCTCGAGCTACGGGATTGCCGCAGGCGCGCAGAACACCACGATGCTGCAAGCCGGTCAGGCTGTGATGGATGCTTACGGTGCCTTGCCCGTGACCTCCACCCATCGCGTGCAGTTGATCGGGGAAAACACCATCATGGTGCGCGATACCATCGTGCTGCCGCCGGACGTGTATCTGCGTTGTATTCTGGCTAACGACGAGAACATGTCGCATATCCAGATGCGCAGCTATCGGCCTTTCTGTCGGCTGGTGGAACTCGCGGTGAAAGCCTACATCTACAATGACCAAGTCATCGAGATGGACATCGGCAAGATTCGTGGCGGTCAGGAAATCGGTAAGTTCAAGGAAATCGTCGAGGAGTACAAGGACGCGGAAGAACAGTATCAGGAGTTCTTGGCGACCACCTGGCAGAAGGTGGCGTATATGAACGACAATGAGACGTTCAACCGATTTGTCAGGTCCCTGATTGGCGGCTACCGGTAACACGGTCATAGCGGGCAGCCCCAGGGCTGCCCGTATGCCGCTGTAGCGGCTTATGCGGCGTTGCGCAACTGGAGCTTCACGAAGGTTCCGGCCGCGGCTTCCTGGCCCTTAGCGAAGTCTACGAGACCCTTGGTGAGTGGCATGATGGTGAGCGTGAAACCTACGCCGTTCTCGTCGACCTTGAACACACAGGTGTTGGAGAGCTGGGAGACGAGGTTACGCATTTGGCTGAAGGCCGACGCGTAGTCGAAGTCGATCCCAGCCGCTTTCTGCCAGCGCTTGCCGAATTCCTTCTTGGCAGCTTTTTCCAGACGCGGGTAGATGGCTTTGGCGTTCACGTAGGTGCCTGCGTCTTCACCCATCTCGATCGTGACCTTCATCACGAGCTGATCGTCAACGTTCACCCGATAGCCTTCCAGCCGTCGGTACATGCCCTGATGGGAGCCCGCGTCGAACACGAAGTCGGTCGCCAGCGCCGGATGGGCGCCCAATTCACGCACAGTACGACGCACGAGACGCATCACCGGTTGCTCGTCAGCGCTGTAGAGCGAATTGATGTGGTTTTCGATAAACCCTTCATCTGCGTTGGTCGCTTCGAAATTCTTGAAGTCGTAGTTGGCGAAGAAGAAGGAAAGAGCTTTGTGGTTCATGTGAATCTCAGTGGTCTGTGTGGTACTTGGGCAAACCTGGCGTCGCCCCTGGTGTTTATTAAAAGAGGACTAGCAACTGGTACGCGCGATCGAACTGTTCGATGGCAAGCGAGAAGAGGTTAATCCTTCGCAGCACAACCCCCGAGCGAAAGTAGGCCGAAGCCAGGGCGTAAGCGGAATTCATCTCAAGCAACATTTGCGTGTGCTCGCGTTCAACGCGCTTACGTTCTCGTTTTGCCGCTACGTACATGTCACTGCACCGCTGACGTTCTTCCGTCCAAAAGGCAGGCGGTTGATTCTCGCGGGTTAAGGGGATAGAGTACATCGTCGGCCTTACGCAGCAAGTGCAGTAGCGCTACCTTCTTCGATAGCCTTGATAAAGGCTTTCACCTCGTTGAGCATCGTCTGGTAGGTATTCAGTTGGTGGACCGTGTCGCCACCCAACGCTTCGGGATGCTTGAGCGTTTGCTCGATCTGAGCCAGGCGCACGAGTTGCCCGATATTGGAGGTCAGTGCCTTGCATTCCCGGATCGCTCCGTGCAAGGAAATCTTGAGCTTATTCAGGATAGCCTGAAGCTCGGCTTCGGTAAAGCGCGCGTTAGGCATGCTAGTTCTCACGCGGGTAGGTTGGGAAAATAAGAAGGGTCTCTCGTCCCCCTCTCATGTAATTTAGGTATCCCGACATACCAAAAAAGCATCACGTCATTTTTGTTTTGCAGGGGGCACTGGAGCGTCCACTTGACCAGGCCATTTCACCACACTGAGCTCTTTATTCTCATGCCGGGGGGCTTCCGGATACAGGGCATGCAGATTGTACAGGCAGTCCTTGTTAAAGAACGCACCCAGATGCCCGTGCGGGAGTTCCACCAGTGCCACTTCCTTTTTTGCCATCACAAACCTAAGAGAAAAGACCAAAAAAAAAGACTGAAAAAGAGAGGCCCCGAAGGGCCCCCTTAAACTCACCCCTCAGGCGAGGGGCAAGGGAGTTTTCGGTTAGCGCGGCAGATCCGCTTCGACCTCAATCATACCGGCCAGACGATACAGGAGCGTGGCGGCATGATTGGTGGAGCTCGCCGCGGCTGAGATTTCCTGGAAGGTCGGCTTATCGTCCAATGAGGCGAGAATATGCAGCGCTTGTTCCAGGCCGCTTTTAATCTCCTTCATCATGAGCTGCTTATTACGCGCCATAGCGAGCCCCGTCGATAAAAGAGACTTCGAACTGACCATCAAAGCGCATCGTTACGCGCTCGTAGATCGGATGCTCACCCTCGTGCTCCACTTCACGCGGCTTCACAAAGCGGATCTTGCACTTGACGGCCGACTCATCGTCGATCACTTTGCACTCGCGCTTGAGGAGTTCTTCGAAACCGCGCTCAAGCGCGAAAGCATACTGAGCGTCTTCGCCCAGCTTCACCATGATGACGTTCTGCATCAGCACACGCAGATTATCGACCACGACGTTGTAGGCGCGTTTGCGGCGCAGATCTGCGGGCTTCACCCCGGCCCGATCGGCCATGATGATAAGGTCAGCCATGGCGCGCAGACTGTCGCGCACCTTACCTGCCCAGAGCGTCGTGTCCAGGTCGCCACCGGCGAACTTGAACTTACCGACGATGCGTTGATCGAGGCTCAGGTTAGCGATCTTGCGGATCTCTTCCGTGTGCGCCTTCAGGGACGTGACGGGAATTGCTGTAGTGTTAGTTTCGGCCATTTTGGTTCTCCTTAGTTTCGGTAGGGGTGAACGACTTACTGCGGTACATCGAGCAGATTGACGCTTGTTTCGCCGATCGTGATATTGAACTGGTCAAAGAGCAACCAGTGATCTTGCCACTCGAGGTTGCCCAACACCGGATGCTGCGTCGCGCCTGCTTGCGGCAGAGTGAAACCAAAGAGCTCCGACAGGAATGTCTGGTTCGGCAACGCGATGACCTTACGTTTGCTGTGAGGGCCTTCGGGCAACACGTAACGCTGCAGTGCCTTCTTCAGCTCATTAACCGTGACTTCGGCGGGTGAATGCTGCGCTTCCTGATAGCGCAAGGTGAGCAAGTGGCTCACGATAGAGGTACCGTACATTAAGCGCTCCTTAATGACCTTGAGACTGGATTTCGTTGATGCGGGCCATTTGCAGCGAGTGACCCACTTCGCAGGTGGTGGCGATAACACCAGCGAACGTCATGAAGCACAGTGCCACGAAGGCACCCATCTTCACTTTATTCACGAGCTTCTGGCTTTGGCTCAGGTAATCTTTGCTGGCGTGGTCGATCATGGTCATGCTCCAAGAGATGAAAAGAGGGATGTAAAAACTGAGATTATTTAAACGGCACACTGGCTAGGGGTTGCCCCCTAGCCGCTATGTCGTTCTGTCACTTGCCTTAGAACCCGAAGCGTGCACGCGGGCGAGCCGTAGCACGCACAGAGATGCGCACTTCATCCACCTGACGGCCCGGCAGCGGGCGCGACACGCGCGGCGTACCCAGCATGGATTCGATGCTCGACTGGATGCGCACCACAGTCGTGCTGTGGGTGCCGAAGATGGACGCGCGTTCTGACGTATCAGTCGACAGATTCAGGCCCAGACCATCCAGGCCTTCGACCACCATCGTGGTGACCTTCTGACCATGGATCGAGGGCATGACTTCCGTCTTACCGAGGATCGTGCCCGGCTTAAGCGTGATGTTTTCTTCCTGCGTCCAGCTACGGCTTTCGTGACCGAGAAGCGTATCTTCTTCGATCGAGTAGCGCACCATGGCGCGCACGGTGTTGGACGAGGCGATATTGAGATTGATCGTGAACATGGCTTTGCTTCCTTGTTTAAATGTAGGGGGTCTTCAAACGCGGGGGAGCGTCTTCTCTCCCCCGCGGGTACTACCGGTTACTCGCCTGCGAAGAGCGCATCAAGGGCGTCACTCGACCAGGCTTCGGTGTAGCCAAAGGACGTCTCCTCTGCCAGGCCGAACTGCGCAGGCAGATTCAACTCATGGCGCAGCGAGACTTCCTGAACCTCCTCGAACACTGACATTTCTTCGATGTCGTAGATGTCCAGGAGTTGCCTGCGCTTCGGCGTATGGTCCTTCGCTTCAGACTTGCGAAAGACATGGGCCAGATTACCGAAGCGAAAGGGCTTGTTTTGCGACATGGTTTCTCCAATTGCTTGAGAAGAGGTTGAACTACGGGAGTGGTTAGAACTGGTTACTTGCTCTAACTCAGCCGGAGAATATATGGTTGAAATCTTTTTCAATCCACGTCACTCCGGCATAAAGGCCTGGGTCACCCCAGGCTCCTAGCGCGCTCCATGAGTCCGCAATTACACGGAGCGTTATAGCCGTGGATGGCCGAGAAGCTATCCTCGACACAGGTAGTCTGTTTGCCATCACGCATGATCCAGACCATACCGTCTCGGGGTTGGGTGTGTTGCTCTTCTTGTTCGATACTCTCGTGAATCGCCTTGAAGTTAGCGAGGATATGTTTAAAGCGTTGTGGCATAAGTCTCTTCGTGGGGTTGAGGAACTGAGCTGCAAGTCTTTACTTGCTTGTGCTCGACGGGAGAATATAGGTTTGAATATTTCTAGCATCCACGGATCGACGGCATAAACGCCAGGCTCTCTGCCCGGCGAGGAAGATCACTTTGTAATTAAATATTCTATTCTTACAGAGTATGACTCCAGGGAGTATTCCTTTCTAGGGAATAATAAAGAGAGGGGCTCCGCCCCTCTCTACGCTTAATTCTCTTCCTCCGCTTCGCTCCGCGTCGCCTCCGCTCCTTGACACATATCTAAGTTCCTACACAGTATTTTTTTACTTTATGCTTATAAATCAAGTACTTAGCTTCTAAACCCGATATTAACATATCGGGAGAGGGGCTTAGTCCCCCTCTCCCTTTTTTAAAAAGTTTAGACCGGGGTTTGTCAACCTAGAGAGTGAGCGCGTAGCGCTAGGGAAAGGAACAAAGGCACGAGCGCAGCGACAGAGATGTTTGGATAGGTATTGGATGGTATTGTTGATGAATGACACCGCATGGTCGAAAACCCGCCCAGCGTTGCAAACCATTCTTAGGGGCGCGGCGGGCGGCGGCTTTTTATCGTGTTCCCCTATCTTGTTATGCACCGCGCGCAGCAGGATCTTTTATCCTGTAGATAGCAATACTGTGAATCTCCAATTCCGTTCCTACTCCCTAAGGAAAGAACCCATGAGCAAGAGCATGTTCCGAATGGCGCTGGAAGGCGAGACGGTCGAGATGACCTCGCGTCCTAATGAGCCGACCATCGTGATGAGCGGTCCGCTGTCCGAGATCTTCACCAAGGCACTGGACGTGGCCTACGCCAAAGAGCCGAGCCAAGGTGAGGGTGTAGTGGCGACCGAGTCACAAGCCCAAGACGTGACGGTCATGCAAAAGATCGTCGAATCCATTAGCAACAACCAACAGCAGTCGGTGCAGCCGGTGAGCGAAGTCAACGGCGAAATCGGCGCGCCGGGTGCGCAAGGCGCTGACCTGCAAGTCTACGGCGTGGCCAAGGCCGACATCACTGACGCTGACGTGGTCGACGTGGCCGACGCACTGATGAATGAAGACAGCGAAAGCCGTCCGAAGGAATTCGTGGTGGTGGTCGATGGCACGCTGCCCTCGGTCAACGGTCTGGGTGGCGCACCCAAGGAAGAAGTCGAATATCTGTCCGAAGCGATGGAAGCCCTGACCAAACGGCTAGGCGGTAAATTCTATCGTTCGTTCGAAGAATTCGTCGAAGGCGTCGTGAACCCGGAAACCGATCTCGGCAACGGTGGCAACGATGGCGCGGACGGTGTGGGGACGGCCGGTGACGTGACGGCCCAACAGGGCGGTGAAGGCGTTGCAGGCGATCCGGCCACCAATCCGTGTCCGCAAGATCCGTCGATCACCTCGCGCGTGGTCGAGATCGCGAAGATCGCTGCTGAAGAAGCCGCCGCCGCTGCGGAAGCTCCGGCCGGTGACGACACGGGTGTCGCGCCCGCGTTGGAAGAAGGCAACACCGACACGGGTCAACCTGTGGTGCAAGCGGTCTCGGCCCTGCCGAACGATCCGGGCGCTTTGAGCCCCGAAGCGCAAGCCGCGATCGGCGCGGGTGACGACAAGGTCCCCGCTCCCAAGAAGGAAGGTGAAGTGCCGCAGAACCAGGCTAACGGTGAAGACCCGACGGTGCCCGTCGCCAATGGCGATGCAGCGCTTGAAAGCTTCCGTGTTCGTCTCGTCACGTTGGCGCCGCGCCAACGCGTGCGCGCACGTAAGTAATCTCATCCCTGGAACGGATGGTGTAAACGGCGGGGCTTCGGCCCCGCCTTTATGCCGTTGATCCTAATTCTGTGTATCGTTGCCCTATCTGAGAGGATGCTAAATGGTAGACGTTTCTATCAAGGGCGTGTTTGAAAGCGAGTGTGCTCACCTTGCTTTGGACGCGCAACTGGCCAAACGCATCCATTTGTATACTGTCGGTTTCGCCCACAAAAACCAGGACCACATCGAGTTCTTTGGCGGGAACCTGACTGGTGTGCAAGTGGTGCGCTTTACCGACGCTGATCGGGACCACTGGTTTACAGAGATTGTTCAGGCCGATGAAGGTGCCCTCGAAGCTCGCCTTCTCGCCTTGCCCACCGTGAACGAAAATTTCAACGTGTCCTCGGATACGATGAACCTCTCGTGCGCGTGGCTGCTGCACGCACTCCTGCACAGCAAGAAACTGAGCGACGCTCAGCGCCATCAGGCGATGCTGGATGTCGTGCTGGTGATGCAATACAAGTTCCTCACATCCCGTCTGTACCGGCACTTTAAGTATCCGGCGGATCGTGCGACTGCAGAGGCTACCTACGCAGCCCTCACGTTTAAGTACGCTATCAAACAGTACGGCTCTTGGGCCGCAGTGCTCAATGCCCGCGCTGAAGAAGTGATCAGCCCGACCGGTCTTCACCGCAAAGCCATCGAACTGATGGACCCCGATAGCACCGTCATCTATTTGCTCAATGACACGCAAGGTCGAATTCGTGACATGTTGAAAAACATTTACGACGTCTTCTTGCAAGTGCATCGGCAGGGTATCAAGATCAGCTCGACGAGTTCTCTCGTGGAACACGACGGGGTCGAGATCTTGAAGGACAAGTCGAAAAACCTCCTGGCTTACACCAGGTATATCAACTCGATCATCACCGACCGGAACTCCTTCATTCGCGAAGAGCTGCTCACCGTTATTGAGAAGCAGATGAAGACGATGCCGCCCCGTCTTTTTCGCGAATCGCTCGAATGGATGTCGGACAATTACCGCCAGTCCGGCGCGAGTATGATCGAAGAGCTGCTCAACGAAACCCTGATCCACAGTTTTGACTACCTCGCGGAGAATCGGAACTTGGTGAGGAATTCTACGGACTTGGCCAGCCTACTCACACGCTTGCGTGGTGTGTACATGAGTTCGCGGTCCACGGACCCTGCTCTGTTCTCGCTGCGGGAGAAAGCAGAAAAGATCGTGAAGCTCGCGACTAACAATAAGAACTCCAGTGTGATTGCGGCTGTGCGCACCGGGATACTGCTGTACTTGATCGCCCGCGCGTATTCGATGCGGTATTACTCCCAGAGCGCCGCTGCATAAGGCTTGGTCGCACGACCAGGTTCTACCATGTCGCTTTTGAAGAGGTTAGCTACCCGAGGGTTCCTGTGGCTGGAGCACGTAAAGGGTAACAGGTCGTTCCAGCAAGAGGTCGTGATCCAAACGAATCGCCGCAATACGCTTCGGGTGATTCATCATTCGGGTTACGACATCACCATCTACTGTCAGCGCTTGCAGTTCGAGACGGGCTACTCGCTCTGGCAATGGCCGAAGAAGAAACACCTGGCTTACCAGTTGTTTTCCACGACGACCAATGATGCACCGGAATTGATTCGTCGGGCCTGTGACTTAGCCGTTACCTTGCCTGCCCTGTGTCCCGGTTATGTAGAAGACGAAGTGCAAAAGCTCTACGCCATTGATGCGTACGTGGATTTGATCACGGACAAATTAAGAGCGCTCAAGCAAAGCAGCTTCATCTAGCGCGTATGGGGGAGGCTTCGGCCTCCCTCTATGCCGCGCATCTGTTGCTTATCTTGTTATGAGACGTATTATCCAGTTTAAGCTGGTTTCTACGGGTCATCCCCGGTGAGACTATGATCTCAAACTGGCTGATCAATTAACGTAAACGGGTGACAAAATTATACTGTTCGAACAGGATTGGTACCGTTATCCTACTGCGATCATCGACACCAAGACCACCAACAAAAGTTGGATTCGTCTGGCCGCAGTGTATCGCTCGATGGGTATTAAGAACCACGCATTCCTGCTTGCGCTCGTGAATCCGAAACTGCAAGGGGTGGACCCCTTCAGCAAAGATCTCACACCTGAGCAGATGTACATGATCGCGGTGGAGTGCAAGATCAATCCCTGGTACTTCTTCCGGGAAATCGCCCGCGCGCCGGGTAACTCCGGCTCCGACGCGGTACCGCTTGAAGCGAACCGGGCCAACATTGCACTTTATTGGTCTTTTTTTAACCACATCTTCTTTACGCTGATTCAGCCACGTCAGACGGGTAAGTCCTTCTCGACCGATACGTTGATGAGCTACCTGATGAACGTGGTCTGTACGGGCACCAGCATTAACCTGTTGACCAAGGACGACAACTTGCGCCGCAAGAACATTGAGCGGATCAAGGAAATCATGTCGGAGTTGCCGCCGTACCTGAGCCAGCGTTCAAAGGACGATGCGCAAAACGGTGAAGAAATCACCGTCAAGGCGTTGAAGAACTCGTACAACACGCACGTGCCGCAATCGAGCCCGAAGCGTGCGTACAACATGGGACGTGGTCTGACGACAGCGATCTTCCACATCGACGAGCCGCCGTTCCAGCCGAATATCGCGATTGCGCTGCCTGCTGCGCTGGCTGCAACGGGTGCTGCAGTGGAGCGTGCCAAGGCCGCTGGCGCCCCGTACGGCACCATCCTGACGACCACTGCCGGGAAGAAGGACGACAAGGACGGCCGCTTTATTTACAAGCTGCTGGAAGACTCGGCCTCGTGGACCGAGAAGTTCTTTGACTGCCAGAACTGGGCCGAACTGGATCGCATGGTGCGCCGCAATTCGCGCGCTGGGCTGTTCCGCATCAACGGTACCTTCAGTCACCGTCAGTTGGGTAAGAGCGATGAGTGGCTCAAGCAGAAGATTGAAGAATCGCTGCAAACGGGGGACGACGCGAATCGAGATTACTTCAACCTGTGGACTTCGGGTACGGAAAGCTCACCGCTCTCCACCAGCACCGCCGAGATGATTGCCTCGTCGCGGCTGGATGAGCTCTACACCTCGATCAGTGATCCGGATGGCTACATCACGCGCTGGTATATCCCGGAAGAGGAGATTGCCACACGGATGGCAACAGGCAAGTTCGTGCTCGGCATGGATACGTCCGAAGCCGGTGGGGGCGATGACATCTCGCTCGTCTTGATGGATGTGGAAACGCTCGAAGTGGTGGCAGCGGGCTCGTATAACGAAACCAACCTGATTACCTTCTCGAAGTGGGTGTGCGATACGCTTGTTAAGTACTCGAACATCACGGCCGTCATCGAGCGGCGTTCCACCGGGGCGATGTTGCTCGATTACCTGCTGCTGATGTTGCCTAACCATGGTGAAGATCCGTTTAAGCGCATCTTTAACAAGGTGGTGCAGGATTACGACGAGTATCCGGATCGTTACAAGGAAATCAAGGTGCCGATCGGTCGGCGCCCGACCGACATCTACGTGCGCTACAAGACCACGTTCGGCTTTGCCACCTCGGGTTCGGGGGCTAACAGTCGCAATGCCTTGTATGGTCAGGTGCTCCAGGCAGCTGCTCAGCGCAGTGGCATGAAGGTGCACGACAAGATGCTGGCCGGTCAGATCCTGGGTCTCGTGTACAAGAACGGCCGGATCGACCACGAAGATGGCGAACACGATGACTTGGTGATTGGCTGGTTGCTCTGCCATTGGTTCCTCATGCATGGCAAGAACCTGCAACACTATGGCATCGATCCTCGCCAGGTCATGTGTGCAGTCAGGACCAAGCAAGCTGAGTCGCAAGAGGACTTCTTCCGGCGCATGGAGCAACAAACCGTGCGCAGTCGTATCGAGGAGATCTACAACGCGCTCACCGGCGAGCACGATGACTTTGTGGCCGCGCGTCTGGAGCAGGAGCTGCGTATGCTGGATAAGAAGATCATTCTCGAACAGGATGAAATCTATTCGGTGGATGAGCTCATCCGTAGCGCTCGGGAAACCAAGCGCAACAAGGTGCGTAACTCCAATCTGTATCAGCAGTCACAGCAGAATCAGTATCTCGGCCACAATACCGGAATGCTGGTGACGAGTGACTTGCCGATCTCGCATGTGGATATGTTTGGTTCACCCGCGAACTACGGGGTGTACTCGACCGCCGCAGGCAGTCGTTGGTAAGGCGTTGATGGCTTAACGGCATAGAGCCCAGGGGGAAACCCCTGGGCCTTATGACGCTTAGGATGCCACAGCGTTAGTTGGTTTGCCAGACCGCCATCGGGCACAGCGCCAGCTCGAGATCGTTCTCCGGCGTGCGGAAGAAGAACTTCACCACCAGCGTGCTGCCTGCCGCAATCGCCTGACCAATCGCCAGTTGAGAGGCCCACTGACTGATCGGGAACTCCACCGGCGCCTGGTTCGGGAGCAGGAGCGCGAACATGTTCGGCTCCGGTGCCTGCGTCTCGACGTTCGGATCGGTGAGCGGCTTGGCCGGGTAGTACACCTGATCGAGGAACGCGTCGAAGTCCGTGAGACCCTGATTGATGTACACCTGCATCAGGTTCTGGTTCACGAAGGTCGTCGATGCATGGGTGTTCAAGCCATACGCAGGCGTTTGACCCGGATCGTACGCGATGGTCCAGTTGGTGCCCGTCTTATCCGTCCCGTCACGATTGAGCACGAGACCGATGGTCTGCGTGAACTGCACGTTCTTGTAGGCGGGATTGACATCCGAGAGCTTCAACTGGACCTGCAACTGCTGATTCACCCCGTAGCCGTGCGGCAAGAAGGCCGGACTATTGGGGGCGAACGTCACATACGGCGTGACCAGTTGCGCGAGGTTGCGATCGAGGTTAAAGAGGTACCAATCCAGATACCAGCCGTTGACCGAGTCAATGAAGCGCGGCACCGCAAAGAGCTTAAGCGTGTACGCGCCGTCGACATTCTCGGTCGTGGCGTTGTACGTTTCCTGGATAAAGGCTGCGCCACCCGAGCCGTCCACGTTCGCCGTAGCCCCGTACACCAGCTCGTCTTGCGACAGATTGTACTTGAGCACCAGCTTGAACTTCTGACCGACGATGGTCGCCACGTACGCATCCAGCCCGAAGAGCTGGAACTTGGTCCCATCCACCGGCATCGAGGCAGTGGTGCCATCCGAGTAATGGACCTGACCCATCAGGTTCAGACCATCCTTCGGCACATTGATCGGGTAGACCAAGGTATTCGGATCGCTCGAGCTCATGAACGGCGAAGTCATCGAGATACCGGTGATGTACTTCTCGCTCGCATCGGTCGAGCGGATAAACGCCGTGTTCTCGATCAGCAGCTGACGCTTGGAGAGCACCGTACCATCCGCTGCGTAGATCACCACCGTAACAATCTCGCCATCGAGCAAGGCCACTTTGGTGTAGCACTGCTTGACGACCTTCAGGGCCGTGGTGACCACGCCTTGTTGCGACGTTTGCACGACTTCCAGCGGCACGTTCTCGCCGAGCAGATTGCCCGACTGATCGTAAAACGCCGAAATCACCGTGCCGTCGTCGCCCAGGATGGCGCCCTTGAAGATCTTCGCGTACGATGCCTGGCTACCCCCCACGACCAGGCGCACGTCGACGGCCAACGAAAACGGCATCACGCTCTGATCGAGATAGCAGCGGTAGGTATCCGACTGCGTGCCAGGACCGACCCCCATTAAGAGATCATCTTCGCTGAATTCCCCCGTGGCCGCGGTCGTGATGGAGACGAGCGTTGGAATGAGCGTGGTTTGGTCCAGAGCCGCGACCCGATACCACGCATTGGAGCCCGGTGAGTTATCCACCACGTAGTCGCCGACATTGGGGACGTACATGTTGGTGCCCGCCAGACCACGATAGATCTCGGACAATGCCCAGATCCGAAACCCGCTGTCCGGGTTATAGACGGGGACACCCCCGTCCGTGCCCGTGACGCTGGTATTCCCAATGGATGCGCCGAGGGTAGCCCCCAGCGGCATCGTTAGGGTTGATTTACCCAAGACGTCCATTAACTTCCACCTGTGTAGTTTTGGATGTTGACAAAGTTGGCCAGATTCACCAACCCATTCAGATACAGGTTGACTGCGCGCAGCAAGAACTTGTAGTGGTAGATCGAGGTGCCAATCACCGTCATCAAGTCATGCGGATGGATTTCGACAAAGCGCAGGTCCGGTGTATTGGCCGGTTGTGTCGGGTCCATCGTGAGCAGGTACTCGTACGGCGCACACAGCTCGCGCACCACGTCGTCGTTGTACTGCAGGTACATGCGCGGATCATCCAGCAAGCCATTGTTCATGTCGTACAACAGCTTGCAGGCAAAGGGACTGTAGACTGCCCACTTCTGTTCGATCTGATCCGGCCCGTCCGGTTGCGGCATCGGGTAGTACTGCGACATGTAGTCGCTCACCACCTGATCCGTTTCCATGGCGATTGCCCGCAACGAATACGTGTCAGTCGTGGTCAGTCCACGCAACGGCACCACGAGGTCGCGCACCAAGTACGGCGTACCATTCAGGGCATTGGGGGCCGAGACCCCCGCATTGCCTTCCTGGAACAGCAGCGCTGAACGATCGAGCGTCGCCCCATTCACCTGGATGCGCAACACCTTATCGTCACGGATGTCAAAGCGGTTGTTATCCGACAGAAGCCCGTACTGGATAAAACCCTTGTCATCTTGCGGCGTGCGTGACTGGTCGGCATTGCAAAAGCCCGTGAAGCGAATGTCCACATGCTGCGTGCTGTTGCTCGCCATCCGAAACGCCTTGTTGACGATCACGATCTGCGGGAAATTGACGTAGTAGTCAATATTCTCCACCAGCGCCTTGCCATTTAACCACAGGTCCAGCTCCCCCATCGGGATCTGCATGGTCCAGTTGGTCGTCTGGTTATTGCGATGCATGCGGTGCGAGAGCGTGAATTCCAACAAGCCGTCGGTGGTGGTCAGATCCAGCGAATACGCTAAGAAGAAGCGATCTCCGCGTACCAGCGTATAGAACTTGGTCGGGTCCACCAGCCAGGTGAGCTTGCCATTCGCGTCCACTGCGTACGCACCCGAGCCCGTTACATCGGTCCAGACGTTGGTTGGCACTCCACCCACGATCGGACAGGTATACATCCGGTAATCGGTCGCTGAATCAAGCGTTTGCGACGTGATCCCGTAGGTCTCATCGAGCTGGGTATTGCCTGTGCCCGAAATGAGCTCCACCAGCGTTGCATTCGAGTAACCGCACGCGTAGATCGAGCCTGCCTGGTGTGAGGTCCAGCCCAGCAGCGTGCCAGTGCTGTCGTACTCGTAGCCAGTGGACTTTACCTGCAAGCCATATGGCACATCTACCACGTTCTGGCTGGATTCGACCCGCACTTGCTGCGGCGTATCACCCAGCAGCTTACTGATCGCGTTGTAGCCCAGCGCATCTTCGACTTCGGCCTTGGAGAGCACCGGCATGAGCGAGCCCATGATCTGCGTATAGGTCGACGACTCCAGGTTCGCTGCTTTCCAGTTCTCGACGTTCGAGTTGATCCCGAGCATCGCCCCGCGGATCAAGTTATCCGGCAGCTTGTAGAGCTCGTGGATGCGGTTATGCTCGAATACCAGTGAACGGTTCCAGCCGCCGTTGCGAATGTGCAGCCGCACGTAGCACTGCATCGGGTCCCAGCCCTGGTCCGAACAGAAGGCATTTACATAGGCCGGAACGATCGCATAGTCTTTGTGTGTGACCATGCGCAGACTATCGCCTGCATTGCGATGGTAATACACGCCCTTCCAGCGATTGGAGGGTTGCGGCTGGCAGACGTACACGTCGATGTCGTCTTCGTAGTCGATCTCGTTGACGTTACCCGCGTAGTGGAGGAGCCACTTTTGCTTGGTGTCGAGCGTGCTGGTGAACGACTGCAGGTCACTGACCTTAAAATCCACCACCTTGTAGATTGAGGCGTCATAAACGAATTCGACCACATCGCCGACGTTGACCGTGAACAGATCGATCTGACTGACCTTGTAGCCATTCACGTACGCATACACCACACCTTGCTTGGCGCTGTACGCAGCCAGATCGTTTTGCAACGTCAGGATCGCGTCGGTGTTCAGTGGGGTACGGCCCTCGACATAGACCTTTGCACTCGCATCAGTGGCCGCTTGCGACTTGTAATACGCGTTGCTATAGACCCGCAAGAAAAGCGGCTCGGTGTCGAGGTTGATGTTGATCTTCGGCTGCACTTGCACCGCGACGATCAGGTTGTGATTCTCCGTGATCATGTACCAACTTTGCGTACGTGGCATTTGCAGGCCACTGTTCGCATATAGGTCCACCATCAGGTTCTCTTTGTTGCACGCGGCAGCAAACGTATTCCAGGTCCACTTGGGGTAGATCCCCAGCAGCATCGGGTTGACTTGGCCGATCGAGTAGACATGAAAGCGCGTCTTCTTGACCGGGAACCAGACCGTATTGTTCTGAACCTTGAAATAATTGAACGCACCCCCCACCGGAGTCAGACGAGCCAGTTCAAGGATCGCCTGATTATCCTGGTAGGGAGCACACCACACGTTTGACAGCGCGTATGCTTCGAGGTAATCGTAAGCCATAGCCTGCCTTGGAGAAGTTACTTGCCCATCGCCACGTTCACGAGGTTCACGATCTGGCGCGCGAACTGCTGGTTCACCGACATGCTCGAGCGCTCAGCAATCTTGGCGATCTGCGAGTTCTTGAAGGTGCGTTCGCTGGTTGCTGCCATCATGATGGAGAGCCAGGTGGGCGGATGTTCGAGGGCCACGGCAATGAGTTCCGGTGCGTTCGGTCCGAACCAGGTACGGCCCAGAATCTGGTAAAGCACCCCGACGTTAAAATCTTGCAGGCGGATCGACCCCGTCACTTCTTCAGCACGATCACAGAACTCTTTGATGCCTGTGAGCGGTGCGGTGAACTGATCGAGCACGTCGAGCACGTCCGTGTTTTTCGCGTGCGTGTTCTTCGCAATCGACTGCACCATGCGCAGCTTATCGCGCTCGGTAAGCTCCTTCATGTCGGTGAAGAGCGACTGATAGAAAAAGCCCGTGTAGACCGCCAGCTTCATCTGTTCGAGCGGATCGAGCGCAAAGCGACGCGCGACGTTCTCGCTCACCCAGGCACAGAACACCTGCATGGCAAAGGGCGACACATCGCGCAGCACTTCGGCCGGGTGCGACAGCCAGATGGAGTTCAGCTTGGCGCGAAACACCAGCAGATCGTATTCGATCGGGTTGCGTACGACGAACTCGCGCTGATGCGGATTCCATTTGCCAAAGGGTCGCGTGTCGATGACGAGATCGAGTTGGCTGCCTTCACGCTCGATGAGGAGCGGATGCAAAAAGCTCGGGATGGTGGAGGTGAGCGTATCGCTGCCGTCGACCTGACGGATGGGCGTATCGGCTACCGGGCTCAGCCAGCCCACGGTCATTGCTTTGGCGACTTCGCCTTGGAGCTTACTGACCGCGAAGCCTTCGCAAGCTTTCGTGTCGTAGGCTGTTCTGAAGATACTCATGTTTCATCCCAGAGTGGTTGGGGTCGCGTGGACCAAAGTGTCTATTCATAGTGAAAACTTACTGCCCATCCTATGGCGATTTTTACTTGGGCGCTTTGCAGCTCGAAAGTCCCCGTCTGTAGCAGCCCCGGCGAATTAAATTTTAAATACTTATGACTGACATTTTCCTGCAGCTGGTGTTTTTGGCCAACTGATTTGGAGGGATACGGTCAGCCTCACCAGAGGACGCCAGGATGTTCAGCATCGTCTTCGAAACCATACCATTCAACTAAGGAATCGCGAAATGGCGAATGCAATTATCAACGCCGCTCCGATGACGAACTTCCTCGGCGTGCAGGATAACAGCACCCGAGCACTGGTTCCGATTCCGGAGAACCTGCCGACCCACCTGGCGAAGGTCTATCTGTATACGCAGACTGGCCCTGGCCCGAATCAGCCGATGCTGGTTGGCGGTGACGGCATGACCCAGATGTACGGTGCCGACTCGTTCGACTATTTGAAGTCGTACGCGAACCACCAAACCGTGCTGGCCAATACGCTCAATGCAGCGGGCAACCAGATGATGATCGAGCGGGTCATTCCGACGGACGCAGCGCCGCGCGCGAACCTGCGCGTCTACCTCGATGTGCTGCCGACCAACGTGCCGGACTATGTCCGTAACGTGGACGGCTCGATCAAGCTCGACACGGGCGGCAACCCGGTGCAAGTGACCGGCGAAGGCGCCACGATCGCAGGCTACCAAGTGAAGTGGGTCACGGCCTACATCACCCCGGAAGAAGACGGCACGACCACCTTCGGCGCGGGCACGATCATTCCGGGCGACATGACCGATGGCACGTCCGCTCAATCGCAGCGCTACCCGATCCTCGATCTGGAAGTGCCGCATATCGGTGCCGAAGGCAACTGGCACGGCTTCCGTATGTGGGCGCCCACCTCGGTGTCGAGCACGCCGATCAACGACGCGTATATCACGGATGACTTGATGTATCCGTTCCGCTTCGCGTTCGCTAACAAGCCGAGCGCCAACGGTACGGCTGCCATTGTGGCAGGCCGCGATGGCTCGCAGTACTACGATCTCGGCTTCAAGCCGGGCGTGATCGACAAGTCGACGACGCAGAAAATGTACGTCGGCGATCGCCTGATCCAGGCTTACCAGAATCTGCAACCGACCGACGGTACGCCGCCGGTGTGGGGTCCGTTCGGCAAGCTCAAAGTGTACGACGACAATGTCGCCACGGTGCTGGCGCTGTTCTACGCAGCCGAGTTCCCGGTGGCGGGTGCCTTCAGCGACTTCACGGGCGCAGCAGGCGAGCAGTATCTGTTCAACTTCGTCTCGGGCGTGTCGAGCCAGAACGTGCCGTATCATTCGTTCCAGGTCGTCACGCAAGCGGCCAATGCCGTGCGCTTCACGCAGAATTCGACGATCTACGCATCGGGCGGATCGGACGGCACGATGAATGATGCGTCGTTCGCCACGCTGGTCTCTGCTGCAGTCGCCGGTTACGCTGATCCGAATGCGTACCTGCAAGATACGGCCACGTATCCGGAATCGATCCTGTACGACACGGGCTTCCCGCTCGCAACGAAGTACGATCTGTGCCAGTTCATCTCGGTCCGTAAGGATACCGCGGTGGTGCTCTCCGTCTACGACGGCAGCGGCCAGGTGATGACGGCGGCTCAGGAATCGGCGCTCGCGATCGCACTGCGCACGCGTTTGCAGATGTACCCGGAGTCGGACTACTTCGGCACCGCCACGATGCGCGGCATGATCATCGGTCGCTCCGGTACGTTGATCAACAGCCTGTACGGCAAGCGTTTGCCGCTCACCATCGAGTTCGCCGCGAAGGCAGCGAAGTACATGGGTTCGGGCGACGGCGTGTGGAAGTCGGTGTACTCGTTCGACAGCGACCCGTTGAATCAAGTCACGCTGATGACGGACATCAACGTGACCTTCACGCCTGCCTCGGTGCGCAACAGCGACTGGGACAACGGTCTCGTGTGGGTGGAATCGTACGGCCGTCGCTCGTACTACTTCCCGGCGTTCAAGACGGTGTACGACGACGACACCTCGGTGCTCACCAGCTTCTTCACCATGATGGGCTGCGTGGAACTCGAGAAGGTCGGCGACCGTATTCGGCGCAAATTCAGCGGCAACAGCAAGCTGAAGCCTGGCCAGTTGGTCGACCAGGTGAACAAGGAAGCGGTGAAGCAGACGAACCAGCGCTTCGATGGTCGCTTCACGATCATCCCGAACTGCTACTTCACGGCAGACGACACGCAACGCGGCTACAGCTGGACGCTGATGCTGAAGATCTACGCGGACAACATGGATACGGTGGAAACACTGATCATCCAGGCGAACCGTTCGTCGGATCTGTCGACCACCTCGGGTGGTACGGCCCAGCAGCTGATCGCGACCTAAGCAATCCACGGGTGGGGGAGCCACGGCTCCCTCTCTAGCTGACATTCTTAAGAACAGGAGTTTTACATGAGCCGTATCGCACAAACGCTGTTGCCGCAAGGTTACGCGTTCGGCGCTGGCGTGAATATCCCGATGGCGGATCTGCAGTATTCCGCGCAAATGGGTTACGCACCGGATCTGACGGAGTGGGTCGGTAATCAGGCGTACGTGCGCCGGAACCTGATCGCTCTGTTGATCGAAGCCCCGACCGCTTTCTCGGACCTGCCGAACCCGGACTACTGGATCGGCACGCTGCGCGCCCTGGTCGAGCTGCACCCGCTCACCATCACGGGCCTGAGCTCCACGCTCACGGTCGACACCACGGACGGCAACCCCGTCGGCGGTGGCGGTCAGGTGCAAGAAGAATTCACCGACGTGAAGGAAAGCCGTTCGCAGCCGAACTTCCGCTGGAACGAAAAGTACGGCATGCCGATCAACCGCTTCCTGCGCGGCTGGATTCAGTACTGCATGATGGACCCGAACAGCAAGGTCGCCTCGATCAACACGATCGCGGGCAACCAAGTCACCGACATGCTGCCGGACCGTTACACGATGACCTGCGCGTTCATCGAACCGGACCCGACCCACACCAAGGTCAACAAGTCCTGGCTCGTGACGAACATGTTCCCGAAGACCTCGGGCGAAGTCACTGGTCAGCGCGATCTGAACAGCGGCGGCGAAATCGTGGCATACGACGTCGAGTTCGCAGGTATTGCGCAGTTCGGTCTGGGTGTCGACGCGTTCAACCAGACGCTGCTCAACGGCATCAACATCACTGGCGCGAACCCGTACGAGCGGGCACCGTTCGTCGATTCGATCGCCGCTGACGTGGCCAACTGGGGCACCTCGAACTACGCGCAAGGCATCAGCGACCTCGCTGCTGGCGCTGCGCAAGTTCAAGCCGGTCTGACCGGTAGCGACTCCCTCTCGGTGAACGTCACGTTCTAAGACGCGAACCAAAAAAAGATGGATTAGCGGCATAGAGCCCAAGAGACCCGCAAAGGTCTCTTGGGCTTTTATGCTGTTATGCCATTAACGCGGGTAGAGGCGTTTGAACTGATCGGTGCGCTTGTAGCACTTTTCCTTCAGGCTGTACTCCATGTTGCCAGGAGCGAGCTGGTTGTACAACCCCAGATCGTTAGAAGCCTGCGGTTTCGAGATACCGAAGTAATCTTCGATCAAGCGCCGCCGAACACTGCCATAGTGGTCCAGCACTGTATCGATCAGGCGAATGCGTTGCTCAACCGCATAGTTCAGTTTGTCCATATTCCTCCAGTTGTTCGCGTTGTATTAAGCCGTTTCGACTTCTTCCTCTTCCTCGAGCGGCTGATTTTCCAGCCACTTGTTGGAGATCACCTTGAACGAGCGACCGGTGACGTGGTTCTTCATTACGAGGCCTTCACGCAGCTTGGTGGACCCTGCAGCGAGCAGCGCTGACGGGCCGTCGGCGAGCTTCAGCAGTGCCTTGATATCAGCGGGCAGCTTGATGCGAGTCAGCTTCGGATCAACCGGGATGTAATTCAAACCCAGGTAAGCAGCGATCGCTTTGGTTTCATCCGGCGTGAACCGGTAAGTGCCGTTGCCATAAGCACGGTACACAAAGAACTGATCGACTGGGAAGCCTTCCGCACCGCCATTGAACGATGGCCCCACCATTTCACCCTGGACTGCAACGATCTTGCCGTGGGCGAATTCCAGCCCGATACCCTTGGCAATCGACACATCCATCATCAACGCCTTGTTCAGCGCTTTCAGATTGGCAGTAATGTCGTTGTTGATCATCCAACGCACGAGTGGTACACACTTCGGATCGTACTCGGTCTTCCAGGTCGGTACCGGACAGGCACCACCGCGCAGTCGCCGCGGCACGAAGCGCATCCAGTCCGACAGATAGACACGGAACGATTCTTTCCAGGTATAAGGGACGGTTTCGGTACGTAGCGAGAAGTTACGTTGCGCCAGACCAATGGAGCCGTCGTCCAGATCCTGGTAGGCCATGGCCGACTCACCGTCGAGCTTGATCGAGCCCTCCCAGTCGTCGCCTTCTTTCACGAGCCGTGGGTATTCCTTGCCCAGGTTCTGTACGCGCTCTTCGTCTGACTTCACGTGACCACGCGGGAAGTCTTGCAGACCATCGACGAGAATCCCCTTGATCAACCGCATGCGTAGCTTCCACCACCAGCTGTTCGTACCGCGCCCGCCTGCACCAGATTCTTCGGCTAGACGCCGTAGGTATTGCTTGTACTCGACCGGGTTCACGTACTTCAGAATGCCGAGCTCCTGCGTGATGTTGACTTCATCTTCGCTATGTACGGCCTGCGTGACCTTCATAAGCAACGCCGGAATGCTCTGCAGGTTCTTCAGCTGCATGAGTAGTCCCTGCGAGAGCGTCGAGCGCAGCTTGAGCGTCTTGATCACGGCATACTCCTTCTCGCCGTTTTCCATGTCCTTCTTCACCAGCAGGTACTTCTTATCGAAGTCTCCCCAGACCGGCGAGTCAAGCGGCACGGCTGCATCGATCTCGAAGTACACAGCCGTCTGTCCGACCTGATACAGGTCTTTCTCGACCACGCACTCCCAACCCCCGACGACCGCGATCTCCAGCCGATCGGCCTTCTTGATCGGCTTGATCTCATCGATCTTGACGATACGGGCGAGCGCCCGCGTTTCTTCTTTTACGAACGGCATTGTAATTCTCTTTAGATAAGTACGTCGCGAATAAACGGAACGCGAAACTGCGCCTGCTCTTTCAGCCAAGCGCGGGTCTGCCAGTAGTCCTTGTGCCAGATCGAATCAATCTTACAATCGTGATCGACACTCAGCGTAAAGCCAAACTCATCCCCCGTCTCTAACACAAAGACGAGATGATAGCCGAGCTGCCAGCATTGGTCCCACCATTCATCTTGCTGATCAATGATGGCGGGCGTGAAGTACCAGGAGGCGGCTTGCGCGCCAGAGTCAAACGACAGATGCAGTCGCTGAAGGGCGCGCAGATAACCCATCTGAATCTCGAGCATCATGAAGTTATACGTTGCTTCATCACGCGCATGGTGATGCAAGAATAACTGCAAACGAGTATCGAGATTAAGATGACGTGCCATCAGGGAGCTCCGGTTTCGGAAAATGATCTTTGGTGATCTCACCCATGATCCGTACGCGCCAACCCATGGATTCAAGATGATTCTTCGCGTGCTGGATGAATAAGTGACGGTGGCAAAACACCCCCGCCGGGCAGTAGCACCCATACGCAGCGTATGGGTACACGGAGAGGCGATCCCACACTGCTCGATGCAGGTCACGGGACTCCACCATCTTGTCTTCGTAAAGCTCCGTGTAGCTCTGCTCGTTCAGGCGCCCTTCCTTGTACGCCTTCACATTCTCCCAGTCGGGCGCAAATGCCAGGACCCCGTCCTTCGCAGTAGTATTAATGAGTTTTATTTTTTGCTTGCCACGAGCAGTTTCGATTTCCTCATTCTCGATTCGTCGCCATTGGGCTATCTGAATCGTCCAGAGGAAGAACTGGGGAGGTTTCTCTTCCATTTAATTCCTTGTAGATCCCTGCGTTAACGCGATTGGTGATCGTTGTGGTGGTTAGCCCAAGCTCTTTAGCGGCTAACCCTCGGCTGGCATAGACAACATCGTCTATAACGACTGGTTTAGCGCGATAAAGCATACCCAGGTGTTTGTTAAGCACAGTCTCAGGAGGATCTTTTCTCCCTAGGGCTACCTCACTCAGTTTCTTTTTGTGTTCTTCACTGAGATGACCACCAAGTTTTGCTTGTCGCATAACCTCTTTGGCTTCTGGCGAAACTACGTGCGTTCGGCCAGTACTGCTGAGTCTGAATTTTTCGATTGCTTCTGGAGAATGTCTGTAGCCTTTGTTGTAGCCGGGATTATTCTGATGCTCCTGAAGCAAAGCTTGTCGCAATTTCTCGACATGTTCAGGAGACAGTTTTCTTCCTACTAATTTCTCCTTCATTCTTTTTATTGAATCCGGAGATTGGCCTACAGAACAATGCCGCGCATCATCAGACAAGTTCAAGAAAAGCGGACTCCCATAGAACTCATCAATGATAGATTGTTCAAGGTCAAACGCCGCTTCTCTGTTCTCAACTTCTACAGACACGAAGTCAAAATTGGGATTACGATTATACGCTCGTTGAAATTTATAATTCGGATGCCGCTTATTCCTCAGAGCACTCCTATGTTTACTCTCTCGATAAACATCATCTTTCGTACTACCCGCATAAACCTCGTCAGTCTCGGGATTGTGAAAGATGTAGACTTTGTGGTTTTCTTCAGGCATCTCTCATAATCCCTTCTTAATGTCGGAACCCCAGCCCCACCCCTGACTTGGCCGTGGTGTCAATCAGCTTGATGTGATCCACATCCCGACCCATCAGGTAGGGGTTTTCAGCCCCAGCTGGGTCGGCGGTAGCCGGTGATGGGATCGATGACGTCGTGCTTGACGGTGCCGAATCCGAGGGTGGGGTCGACGATGCCGTCGGGGTTGACGTCAACGCGGCGTTCGATGTCGCGCTTCGTGCGCGCAGCAGCCTGTGCTGCCCAAGCTGAATTGTCCAGAGAAAGAACTGCGGGGTAGGACTTGGGGATGCTGGTGTGTCGGTAGACGAGATGGCGGATGCGTCCACAGGTCGGACCTCCCGTACGGTAGTTAAGGGATTCCCAGTCCGTGCGCTCGAGCACGTAACCGTTTGCGTCCAGCGACGCTTCGTCGAAGAGGACCGCGCCGACGACCGCGCCTTCGGGGGCCTTCTGGTTAAAGAGCTGGGCGATGTGGATGCGGCTCGCGAAGCCCATCAGGCTCGGCGTATTACTGCGTTGCACCAGACGGTGGATCGCGCTGTGATGATAGTCGACCATGAAGTGGCCGATCTCGTGGTTATGCAGCCCAGCCTGGTAATCGAAGTTGTCTTCCCGATACATCTTCGTGATGTCGTCGATATGACTTCCGTTCATGTCCAGCAGATGCGGTGCAACGTGAAACTCTTTACAGGCGCTATACGCCTCTTCTGCGCAATGCAGCACCTGACCCTGCAAGACGTTCTTCAGACGGCTCAGAGCGTGGTTTAAGAGCGCCGGAGCACCATCCTTGTACACGGGGCGACCCGCTTGGTCCAAAGTGATGATCAACTGCACGTTTTCTTTGCGGTTTTGTTCTTTCATGGTCCCTGCAACAACAAAAAATAAAGATGTCACAAACTCCCAGGGGCCGAAACCCCTGGGAGCGTTCTCAGCTACTGCCCCCATAAACGGAAGTGGCGCTCGCTTAGTCGCTCAGCGCCGACGCGGCGATGTCCGTCAGGTGATCGCGCACCTTCTTGAATTCGCCACGCGATTGCGACGCGCCGTAGAAGTCGAGCTTCATCGAGCCCGTGCCGAACTTGGTGGTCGGCTCTTGGCCCGGTGCACGCACTTGCGACGAGCGCTCGAAGACGCCTTCGAACTTCGACTTGCCGACCGTCGGGAACACAGCTTGCACTTCGTTGACGGTCTTGTGCTTCTTGAAGAAGTCGACGCCGGTTTCGCCGAGTGCCAGGAACGATGCTGCGGCGAAGCGCGTGTTGTGGTTGTCGATCGCGAGCACCGTGTCGGCGCTCACGCCTTCGGGCAGCAGTTCGACGTACACGCCCTTCAGCTTTTCCGGATCGGCCAAGCCAGTCTTCGGATCGAGGTGGATGTGCTTCTTGATCTTGTCGGCCAGTTCACGCGTTTCCGGCTTGAAGACGATGGATTCTTTAACAGTCGTGGTCATGATACGTTTCCTTGTTTATCGGATTTAAGAAAGAGAGTGACTACTGGAGTCCTTGAGCTCAAGAACTACTATTTGCTTCGAGCGTACTGGTTGCCGCCGGAAGGCTGCCGAGAAATCGTCGGGCGGCTCCCGTACGGCTTCCGCGGCGTTCTCACCTCAGTGCGGTTGGAGGGCACCGAGTTGAACTTGTCGACCAATGCTTCCACTGCCGCCGGGGCTACTGCCACCGGCGTGTCGATGCGCGCAGCTTTGAGCGCGGGACTGGAAAGGATGTGGCCGGAGATGTGGGTTTTGCCCTTTTGCAGGTCGCGACTGACTTGATCGCGCCCGCCGAAGACGATGAACTTGCCTTCGAGTTTGAAGAAACTGATCGTGCCGCCATGGAACTGCGGACAGTCTTGCGAGAGGTCGATCATGGCAAGCGCTGCGTCGGAGAAGTTGATGTCTTTCACCGCGACAGAAGCGATGCTACCGGAGCCAGCTTTGGCCATGACTTTGGTCAGCGAGTACTGCTGGTCTTTGAAGGTCAGGATGACTTTCGAAATATCTTCCATGATAGATGCAGAGAATTCCTCGTGTTTAGGGACGATACTGTTATCGCATAGCAGGAGTCGCACACGTAAAATAATTCGCGTATTTGAATGCTTCTGTTTCTGCTCAATGTAGTAATATAGGTCCAACAAATCTTTGAATCATGCGGATCAACGGCATAAGCCCCAGGGTTTCCCCTGGGGCTCGCTTACGGTGGTGTCACCACTGCAAGAAGGCGGGCTTCTTCGCCCCTTCGGTTTCGGTTGTGTCCCAGCCCATCGCTTGAAACAGTTCCTGTCCCGTCAAGATGGCTGATTCCTGAGCTACCCCGTACATCGAGTTACGCTTGATGCCGCGCTCGATCTGACCCCGGCTAAACAGGTGGTCGAAGTCCTGCGTGTTGCGATCGCTCGCGCCCACGTGGGCTCCTTCCAGTGCCGGTGCCTTGAACTTCTCCGCCGCTGCCAGTCCGGGTTCCAACACTTGGTCCCAGGTGACGATGGTGCGCAAAATGCGCTTGCAGGTGCCACGCTCCATGAAGTCGTCAGTGAACGCCCGGATCGAGAAGCAGACGTTCTCGTTCGGATTGTCCAGCGATCGACGCAGCTGCTCGCCATGGGGACCCGACGGATAGACGCGCGAGATGATAGCGATCACGGGGTTCCCGTGGTCATCTTTCACCCGATCGAAATCCAGGTAGATCTCCTTGTGGTGGCAGCACACGTTGTCTTCATAGATCGACATCACGCGCTGTGCAAACTGCTCTTCACTCATGCCAGGCAGTGGCTTGGGATGACCCAGCTCACCACGCAGCACGCCGCGCTTCACGCGTCGCATGAAGGTGCTCGAGCCCTCGAACAGATCACGGGCTTGGTCGTACACGTAGTACTGACCAATTGAGTTGAAGACGTTCAGCGCCCCGACCACTAGCTCGTAGTAGCCGTTCTCGTCTTTCTTCAACACCCCGCTCTTGTTCGATGCCGCGAGTGCCGTACACGCGAATCGAATTTGATTGCCCATTGTGTTCTCGACTTGTTGACTTATGCTCGCAAGAGAGACTCGATGCGCTCCACGCGATCCGCCGGATTCACGAGAGCAGACACCAGAGCATCTCCAAAGTACGACCCGGCGAGCTTGTTGGTCGTATTGGTCGCTGCGTACTGCACTGAGCGCAGCGGAATGAACGCAGGCTTCACGACGCTTAGCTGGGAGAGGTCTTCGATCGTGGTCCGGTAATACTGGTTGCGATCTTTCTCCGAGCGCGAGATCATCGAAATGATCAGCTCCGTGACTTCCTGGTTGGCCCCGATGTTGGCTCCGGCATGATACAGCGCCGTGTCGAAGATTTTCCCGAGCTCCAGATAGCCCAAGTACCAAGGTACCCGACCCTTCGAGATGATCTCGTCGTAGATTTTGTACACCAACACGTCGGTCTTCACCAGATCCGTGCTTGTGACCACGACGCTACCCGCATCGAAGCTGAACTCGTAATACTCATCCCCGTCGATTTGTATCTTCAGGGTCGCCGTCGGTTCGATGGGCAACATGGCATTCACCATGGAGACGCCATAGTACACATCCTCTACGACAATCGCATAGATTCCCACAATGTAGGTTTCAATGCCGATCTGAGCGAGGCCTCGTTCTGCGAAGCGCGCCGGAATATAGATCTTCACCGGTTTCTTGCAGACGAGGCTCCCATTTGGAAGTTCTTCGAGGTAAGCCTGGACCCGTTTGGGATCGCGAATGAGTTTACTCACGTCCATGACTTACCCCCGCGCTTAGATGGATTGCTTGAAACCCGCGTCGACCACTTGCAGCTGCGAGCCGACCCACCAGGCGACGTATTCGATCACCGAGATAGCGGCCGCTTCACGCACTTCGAGCGACGGGTTCTTCTTCTTGATGCGATCGATCCCGGCGAGGATACGCTCGGCTTCGGTCTTCGAGAAACGCGAGCGGCACACGAGCTTCAGACCCAGCGTGTAGAGGCATTCCAGATCCGACTCGACCACCTCATCGAGCAGCTCATCGAACTTGGCCGTCGCTGCCCCCACGTCGAGGTTCGCGAGATCTTCCTCGGTAAGCTCGCGCAGCTGACGACGAAATACCGTCGAGAGCGCTTCCTTGGTACGGGCGAACTTGCGGTTCGCTTCGACCGTGGCCGTCAGCGCAGCATGGTTGTCCCACGCACGCTTGAGCGTCCCGGCGTTAGCTTCGATGTCCTCGAGCATCACGTACGGGTTCGACTGCAGCAGGTTGCCGAAGAGCACTTCGTTCTCGCCGCCGTTCTCGATGTACTGCTTGTAGAGCTGCGGGTTGACGACGATCTCGTTGCTGCTCAGGCTGATCACCAGCGCGCCTGCCGATTCGGCTTGCTCGTAGGCATTCAGTTCCCGGCACAGGAAGGCCGCGGCTTGATCACGGAAGTCCGCCATCAGCGTTTCGTACTGCTGCAGGCTCATCGTGATCCCGTCGAGCGGGTTGTCGATCAGCTTGCGTGCGAGCAAGAAGATGATGAGGGCGTTGTCCACGCCGCAGTCGGGCGAATTGAGCAGATCGACGAAGCGATGCACCCGTGCGTCGTTGATGTCGGCTTGCTGTTGCTGGAAGGCTTTCGCCCACACGTCAATCAGGCAGCCGTCGCCCAGCGTTGCCGCAAACTGTTCGATGTCAGCATCCAGCGAAGCCGACCCGGTCTTCATCAGTTCGACGATTTCCGCACCGGTTTGATCCGGCAGGTTGAAATTCAGCGCCGGGGAATCCAGCGGCGTTTCTTCGAACTTGCGCACCATCGCGTCGAATGCAGCGTTCGTGAGCGGCGCGGGCAGTTCGTCGATGCGCACTTCCATGCCGAGCAGTTGGCTCGGGGTGTGCTGCGACAGAATGTCAGTCACACGGGTCACCAGATCATCCACGGCCGGAGCCACGACTTCCTTGGCAAACTTCACATGCGATTGGACTGCCGGGATACAGACTTCGGCGATCTGGTCGAACACGTTGTCGTGATCCGAGTCCCCAAAGACCGGATCTTTGATCGCAGCCGAAGCCGCGAGTTGTTGCAGGTCGACCTTGATCGTCACGCCATCGTGCGAGGACGTGACGGTTTCGGGACTGCGGGTGCGGTTCACCAGCATTTCCAGCGGCGTGTCCGCACGCGGCAGCACCAGCAGCTTGCGCTGGTCGAAGCGTTCGGCCAGCGGCAATGCGCTCTCGAGGGCTTGAATGCTCAGCATGTTAATCAGCTCCCAGAACTTTGCCCGCGCTCTCTTGGAACTTGAGCTGAGCCAGATTGAAAATCGTGCCGCGCGTGAGGGGCGACCCGTCGATGGTGTCCGCTACGTCGTTACCGACGACTCCCTGGACAATAGCCGCAACCAACTCAGCGGCATTGCCAAGTGTTGCGACGGTCCGATGCGAATCTTGCAATTGCATAGCTTTTCCTGTCTAGTAGACGTAAACGTTGAAAGGACGTGAAAAAAGGCCGAGTAGGTCACCCTCACCGCAATGAGGGCAACCACACTCAGTTAGCTCTTGTAGGCAGCGACTGCTCGTTGGGCAATCACGTCCAGCAGGGTAGTGGTGGTGCCAATGATCGCAGGGCTATTCACAATACGATCGTAGACACTCTTGTAACCGAATACGCAGTCGATGACTGTGCCCGACTCCGTCTTCAGTTCGTTCTCCATCACCTTACCGAACACCGTCTTCATCTGGTTGGCAAACACACCCTTGTCACCGACCCCTGCGCTCACATCAGCCGTGATGTAGATCTGAATCGCCACTGTATCCAACGCCAGTGGTTCTCCATCGACCCGGAAGCCCTCATCGGTACTTCCCGTGAAGCCCTTTCGTCCAGCGGACTTATGGCGCTTCGCCATCTCACGATCCGACATGTTCGTCAGTTGCCGCAGCGACTCCGACATGTCCTCTTTGTCCCCGTGATAGAAGACTTCAATACGCTCAACCACACCCTTGGTCTTGGAGAGCGGCACCTGAGCAGACAGATTGCGCAAGGTGTCCAGCGACTCCTCATCAAAGAGGTGATTGTTCGCGGTGACCGCGTCCTCGATTATGCATAAGATGTCCTCGCTGCCCACGCGCTGGCCGGTTTTCACCAACCGATGCACGGCTTGATCGAAGTTCACCACGATCTTACGCACCTTGGTGGTCTTCGTGGTCAAGAGACCCGACACCCGTTTGCTAATCGCCGAGGAGTCTTCCAGGGTATCGGTCGACTCCAACAGAACCGTCTTGACAATCGTCCCAGCCTTCCACACCACCTGATTCGGATTCAACGTATCGCGCTCGAAGAATCCGGTGTTGTGACACAAGAGGTCGCCTGCCTTAAACACTTGACCTTCAACGACGTCAGCGACTACTTCATGCGCGACGGTAAGACCCGCTGCGTTGCCATAACGACGACCCAGTTCGATCCCTTTGCGCGTACCATCGGCGTACTCGATCACCATGCCGGTGTCCGAGACGCTGATCACCTTGCCGTCCTTCTTGGCCGTATAGGCGTAGAGGTCTGAAGTCCGATGCGCGAGCACCTGTTCATAGCCGGTACGCACCGAGGCTTGCGTGTAACCCGCGCAGGCAATCCCGTGAGAATGCTGAATACCCACGAAGTTCACCCGCTTCGCATCATCGCGATCCGAGCCCGGTGACAAGAGCGCCGCAGTTGAGAGCAGGGCCGTCGCACCCGTCACTCCAATCTCGTACGGATTAGAGGTCCCGCGCAGTGAGTTAAACTGCGGGTCCGCCGACAGGTAGGTGTTGATCGCCACGTCGGAGGAGTCCTTGGTCGACTCGGAGATGGTCCCCATGTCGTTGCGATGGTACTGACGCGTGCGCTTGGTCATCGAGCGCGACCCCCGTCCACCGGTCCCCGAGAACGTGACGGCCTCGACGTCTTTCAGGTTTTCCACCGGATTGATGTCCGATACCTGGTTCTTGGCCGGGTCGGTCTGAATCGCCGTCCAGACAGCGTACGGGTTCAGGTCGATCGGATGCTTGTTCTTGCCCGGGCGGCCGTTATGAATCCGAATCGCCCGAATCAGTTCCGCATACACCGCCCCTGCCATACGCTCGTAGCCCTTGATCCGCATGTACTTCGGATCGAGCTCGTCGGGGTGGGTATCCGAGAGTAGCATCTCCACCGAGCGCACCAACAGCCCCTGGAACGTCAGCGGCTCTTTCATGCCCTGCAAGATTTCCCGTGTGATCGGATCGATAAACATCTGGTACATCAAATCGATCTCACGCAGGTAACGCTCCGAGCGACCATTGCCTTCGAGGATGTTCAGATAGACGCCGCGCCGATCAAACTCGAACACACTGTAGTTACGGATCTGTCGATGGAACTCGTTAAAGCCGCCGAGGATCATCGCCGCGAAGGTGTTATCGCGCGGGAAGATCAGCGTCTCATCCGAGAACGCAATCGCGTACTCGTTATCTTGCAGGTTCAGACGCTGGCCCGCGTTCACACGGCGTGCCGTCACCTTCAGCGCCCGCATGAGCTTTTCCAAGCCCATTTGGTAGCCCAATACCACCGCCAGCGGAATCGTCCGACCCAGTACCTTGAGCTCCGCAAACTCCACCGGGGCTTTCTTGGCTTCCAGATCCAGCAACTGCTCAAAGCCCGGCAGAGCGTCATCGGTATTCTGAATCACACCATCGATCAAACCGACCAGGGCCATCGAGTTATCCGGATACATGACGATATACTCACCGCCTTCCGCCTGCCCGCAGATGATCTTACCTTCGCTTTCGAGCGCCGCCAAGACGTCCGGTCCGTAGAGCTTCTCACGCTTTGAGTGATCAAAGAGGAAGTTGAGCTTCTTCGAGAAATGGGCCGAATCCACCGTGAAACCCCGAAAGCCCATCGCCATGGATGAATACAGACGCGGCGCTTCAAAGAGGTTGTCGAACACGTCGCCCGGATGCAGATTCACCACCGTGGTGTTCTCGTTATCCAGTCCCATCGCCATGATCGCATTACGCATCCACTGCGAACGATCGTTCACGCGTTTTTCGCTCCGTGACACAAACACCTTACCGTAGTAAGACGTCAGCGCCACCCGATCCGGTGCAATCTTACGAATCGGCATGTCACCCTTTTGCTTACGGATGCGATAGCGCGTACCGTTGGCCATGTAAGTGCCATCGTCTTGCAACAGCGGCAGCTTAAAGTGCAAGGTAGAGGCCGTGCCCTGCACCGGCACAATCCGTACGTGGTACATCACGTACGAGCCCATCACATCCTCCACTTCTTCACGCTCGTAGGACGTCACGCAGATCCCGGCGTTTTGCAACGCCAGTACCATGCCTGCCACATCCTTTTCCAGCAGCGTCTCGATGTAGCGCTGGTCGAACTCCAGCAGCGACGATTTTAACATCGTCTTATCCAGCACGGTCGGAATGTCCTTGATGGCGGGCGATTCCACGATCTTGGTTTCGTGTGGCTGGACTTGCGAGAAGTCGTGCAGGTTACCTTCGCCCTTGGGCGCAGGCAGGTTCTTGGGCGACTGTGCCAGTTGCGTGAAACGACGATACTCCGCCGCACTGACCATCCCGTCATCCGCCAGGCGATTGAGCAAAGCAATCACGCCGTCTTCCGGTTGCGGCACGTCATTCAGCTCGACCACTTCCGCCGGATGCGGAATCTCACCCGCGCTCACCGCGACGGCTTGACGACTGAGCTTATCGAGCGTTTGCAGATCCTTTTCAATCTGCGCGTCTTCAGTCGGATCAAAGACAAAGTCCTCGGCCTTCTCGGTCGGGGTGAATTCATCGGTCGGGGTGCTCTTGACCGAGTTGGTCTTCACTGCCGTCGGCTTCAGAATTGCTTCGCCCGTAATCGGATCGACCTTGGGGAGACTGCCCGTTTGCTTGAAGGTCGGCAAGAGACTCTCGTCTTCCTCGTCGTCCTTGTTTGCATCGAACTGCTCATCGGGATCGTAATGCTGCGCTTCCGGTACGCCATCGGCGCTCGCGTCTTGCGCATCCGCCGCCTGGATCGACTCTTCGTCTTGGGCGGCGTCTTCAGCTTCCGGACCCACATCCGTTCGCACTTGGAAGAGCGACATCGACATGCGCAGCAAGCGACGCTGCATCTGCACCGGCGACAGTCCCTTTTGATTCGCCTGCGGATTCGCCGCGAGCTCTTCCTCGGTCGCCACGCGCCAGCGATTGATGACACCCAGATTCACCACGAACCACCGACCCGATTCCGTGAAGATCAGATTCACGCGATCCAGATGCTCATCATTGACGTTGGCAATCAGCGAGCTATGGCGGGCGTCGCCTGCCCACTTCCACAGCTCGAGCAGCATCAGGGCTTCGGGCGTATGGAACACCTTGAGCGTACGCTGGTTCATTGCTTCCATCGCTACGCTATCCACATAGTGGGGCGAGGCTTGCACCAGATCCAGATACTCCTGATCGACGGACTCTAGCGCCAGCTTGATACCTTCGGCGGCATGGCTCAGCACGTCGCCTTCGATAAGCGACTCCGAGGCAATGCGCAAATCCGTCAAGCCCGGCAAAATCTTCGGCAGCCGGATTTCGATGAACTGATGCCGGGTCGAGTCTTTCGCCAGATCGCCAATGCGCTTCCAGACCGTGGCTGCAATATTGTACCAGCGGTTGTACTCCGCAAACATCGAGCGCTGATAACGGTAGAGCCCCGCCAGAAAGCCGTAGTTCATCACGAACGGGACATTCACATCGCGCAGCGCAGCGTTCAGGTTGATCTGACGACGAAACCGGCGATGATGCTGGTGGTACTTGCGAATCTCGGTTTCCACCGGCACTGCGACCCGCCGTGGCATGCCCTTGTCCGAGAGCAACTCGATCTGATGCATGATCGGGATGGGACGCGCCACATGCCGAAAGAGAAACTCATCCGAACGCGGGCCGATATCCACCGCGCTTTCACTCACGTAGTGAAAGATCGACTCACGCGGCAGCTCCAGCAAATCGAGCTTGGGCATGGGTGGGTTCGTCAACTGCGAAGCCGTGCGCACACCAAAGCGTCGAAAGAAGTTGTTGTAGAAAATCATGAATCGTAACCTGTCAGATTGTGGAACACCAAGGACACGGTCGAGACTTCGATACTGGACATGAAGGAGCCGTCGGTACCGACGTAGGCGCGCTTCTTACTCAGGTGTGCCTTGACTTCCGCGATGGATTCGTCCGAGTACGTGACGTTACCCGAAGCGGTATCGCCGTCAAAGTCCGCGCCCAGTTTGCCAAGCTTGGCTGAGTGCGGCACCAGCGAGTTGATAAACGCACCGCCCGTAATCGGGAACTGATACGCCACCGGCGCATCCAGTCGTAGTTGCCACTGCTCATCGAGCTCCTTGCGAACCTCAGCCTTAATCGTCGTCTTCACATAGGCGAGCGACGGATAGATCGAGCCCACCCCGGTCACCGGGTAACGCGTCACAAAGAGCGGCAAGCCATTGATGGCCTGGAAGGTCGACAGATAGAGCAGCTCACAAAAGGTGAGCGGCGTCACATCTTTGCGACTGCGCTCAATGGGCACATCACCAATGTCCTGGAAGATCTTGTAGGTCCCGTCCGGGCCCTTGTAAATGAGACCGAGGTAATAGCCTTCAATCTCCAGCGGCTTATGGCGCAGGTCCTCGTCTCCAAACGACGTGATCACCTTCTCGATGCCTTCGTTGGTCATCCAGCGATCGTAGCTTTGCGTCTTGAGTGTGACTTCGACTGGGCGCAGCGTCTTCTTGTCAATCAGCTTTACCGGCCGACCCACTTCAAAGAACACCTTGGAGAGAAAGCCGTTGCGAATGTTGTACATCGCAATCGGACGCGCCGCTTTCAACATCTGGTACAGGCCGATCACGGTGTTATTAAAGCCCACCGCGTCGGGTGCCCCCAGATAGGGACTGGACGTATCCATCGCCGTAATCACGTTTCGCGTGCCGTCCTGAATCCGCCGACTGGCCCACTTGCCCATCAGCAGCTTCTTCTTGCCCTGCACCATGTTTTCCAGCATGTCGTACAACTGGTTAAAGGTGAGCTGCAAGTTGTAGCGTGCGGTGTTGATCACTTCCGGTGCAGTCTTGACCGACGCTTCGGAGATGGTGTTGGAGATCGCCAGCAGCTTGCGGTAAAAGGTGTTGATTTCATCCATCTGCACCCGACCGCCATCGAGCTCCACGTCACGCATCCCCGCAGGCATCACAATCACTTTGCTGGTGAGCGCCACGCTCTGGAACTTCTTCAAGAGCGACACATTCATTTCCCGTGTCACACTCTTGGTGTCACCGAATTCGATGAGCTTCCAGTATTCCAGAAAGAATGCGTAGCCGGTACGGCCGGTAATTGAATTGCTGCGCTCAAAGTCTTTGGTTTCCGGATTCCACACCGCGTACTCAGTGCCTGCCATAATCGCAGCATAGAGGCGCTTGAGCTGGGCGAGTGCCCGATAGATCACCGGATGGAACACCGGGGCCTTGATGTCAACAAACGAAAAGCGCTGACTCCGGCGCTCATCCCCGACTTTGCCGAAGATGCTCACCGAGAAGAGTCCGCCTTCGTCGAAGTTGTGGGTCGCGCCATCGAAGATGTCTTGCTTCGTAACAGGTTTCACACCCACGAGCTTTTTCTCCGTGAGTTCAAGGATACTCACGTTAAATGGGACTTCGCTTTTCTGGGGCATATATCTTATCCTGCGGGTTTTAAGCCCAAACCTATGAGGGGCTCACGTGCAGCCCGACATCATTGGAGCCTGTGTTTATGGCCAAGCAACAAAAATTCACGTTGAACGATTTCCAGTTCGACAAGAACCTTGACGTGCCTGATTTCGATTTCGATCTCAAGCCGCCGAAGGATAACCGCAAGCCGGTTACCAAAGTCGCTGCGGGCCTGAAAGAAGGCATCAGCCTGTCGGCGAAGAACTCCGAGTTTATCAAGGGCGTCATTGAGAAAGCACTGCCTCGGGGATACGGCTCCGCGTATGATCTCGCCGAGAAATCGTTCGGATCGATAAAAAGTCTATACGATGATACGACCAAGGAAATCCGGCCGTTCATGAACGACTTGAAGCGCACGACGGCACGCTTGCTCCCGAAGGTGGAGCAGGCGATGCCGGACAAGCTCAAGAAGCAAGTGAAGGACTGGACTGAGACGGCGGACGCCAAACCGGGCAGCTCGAACTATGATCCTCGCGAAGCCGAGATCAGTGCGATGCTTGCAGGCTTCGCCCAGGTTCAGTCCGAACTCCAATACAAACAAACCACTGAATCAGACACCAAGGATCGACTCCGTGAAGGCCTCGAACAAGTCCGCCATCGGGACAAGCTTAAGCAGATGGACTCGCTGCGCGTTGGCATTGCTCAGCTTGTGGATTACCAGTCCAACGTTACCGCTAACTACCATCGCAAGTCGCTCGAGCTCCAGTACCGCCATTACTTCGTTGCTGTAGACGCACTGGAAGAAACCAAGCGCAGCAACGCAGAGATGCGCCTGCTCTTGCAAAGCGTGGTGCACAATACGGCGCTACCCGAGCAAGCCAAGCTCAAGGCTTCGGACACCTTCAAGGACATGGCCAAGCAACAGGCCATGAAGCTGATTGGCGGCACCATTCTTGGGCGCGGCCAGGAGTTCTTGAACAATCTCACCGGGAACCTGAAGAAGAACGCCTTGCGCACGGTGAAGGGCGGGCTGGGTCATGGTCGCTCAGGGATGGACATGTTAAACGGCGTCCTGGATGCTGATGACATGGCGCGTGCAATGGGCATGCAAACCGATCCGTATCATGCTGGCGGGATGGTGGCCGGTGCGTTTGGCACAGGCATCATCGGGCAGTGGCTCGCTAAGAAGATGGCGCCGCACTTGCAAAAGATGCCAGGTGTAAAGAAGTTCGGTAACAAATTGCAGTACGGCGTTGAGAACGTGCCGCAGATGCTCGGCGAATGGGCGCGCTCGAACAAGCACGAGAATGGTGGCATCACCGACGGTCTGGTACGCTTCTTGAAGATGAACGTCAGGAGCTCGCAGAAGATGCAAACCGGTCTGCAAAAGGATACCGTTGAAGGCATGGGGGAGCCGTCCTACTTTAGCCGTCAGTCGGCAAAGTCGTTGAACGAGATCATTCCTGGCTACCTCGCCCGGATTCTGCGTGAGTTGCAAGTCACCCGCACCGGGGACCCGAACGTCGAGATGACGCATTATGACTACACCAAGAACAAGTTCGACACGCAAAGCAATGTGCGTACGAACGCGTTTAAGTCCCTGGTCAAAGACAACGAGCGCAAGTGGACCACCGAGTCGATCGATAGCCTGATCGATGAAGTTACCACTAAGACGGGCAAAACCCTCACCCCGGAACAGAAGAAGATTCTCGGTAGTCAGCTCTTGCGTAACAACGTCAAGGGTCGCCTAGGTGGGGAAGAGGTGCTCGGTAACCGGCGCCGTTATGATGGTGATGCCGCACCGCACGCTGATGCGTTTGCCGATCTGTTTAAGACGTACTTCCGCAACGATCACGATAACGAGCGCAAGCACTCGTTTGCCAATGCGTACAATGCATTTGGTCAGTATGCGTCCGCCTCGCGTGAAAAGGTCCAGCATTTTTCCAATCTGGGCATGAACGACTTCTTGAATGAGGCGGGCCTGCTTAATGATGACGAAGATGGCGTGAAGCTCGAGCAGTTCTTTGACTACTATTACGGCAAGGACTTTAACCCGGCCGCGGGGAGTACTGCGAATGGTTTTCGTCCCGCTCAGGCTGGGGCAGCCGCGGCTGCTGTGGGTCCGCGTCGTCGTCGGCGGCGCGGCAATGCAGGCAGTATTGGTCGCGCAAATCGCGGTGGGGTGCATCAAGCCCTGTCTCAATTGGCAGCGGGTCCGGTCCCGTCCTTTGCAACGCCTGGTCTGATTACGCCGAGCTTTGTACCGACGACCGCTAATGCGGGTGCCTATAGCCCGCAACCGAACGCCGCCGTCGGCACGCCCAAGTATCGTCAGCAGTTGGCGAACTACTTGCAAAAGCTGGGAGTACCGGTTCAGCAAGTCAATGCGCTGGTGGAGCAAACTGTTTCTGCCATGGGAGCAACGGCGCACGGTGCAGTACAAGGTGCGGCAGGTTTGCAAGCCGCGGGTACGCAACGCGCTGGCGGGTTCTTTAGCAATGCACGAGATCACGCGCGTGAGTTTGCTAACCGGACGGCTTCGGGTGCACGCGCGCTGCATGAGAATGCCAAGAACCACATCGAGACGTTGCTCGAGAAGCTCTCTGAAGGTGTAGGGTCCATTAGCGATGGGATCAAGGCCATCCAGGAACGTTTCGCCGAAGCGCTGCCAGTGATGGTGGTCGGTAACGCCGCAGATGGTTCGATCCCGACGGGTGCCGCAGGTACGGGTCGCAAGGTACGCTGGTGGAACAAGTCCATCAAGGACGGTGTCAAGAGCCTCGCCTCGGGCGCATGGGGCGGCATGAAGAGTGCAGGCAAGCTGGGTAACTGGTTGGTCGGCAGCAGCTTCGGTGGTCTCTTCGGCACGGCCAAGGCGGTGGGCGGTATGGCAACCGGTCTCGCAGGCAAGGTGATTGACAAGGCCCGCGGCTTTAAGGATGTGTATTCAGAAGAGACAGGTCCGCGTAAGGTCCTGCTCTATGCGGCACGTCTGAAGGCTGGTGAATACTTCGATGTCAAGACGGGCAAACCCGTCAAGACCTGGCGAGATATTCAAGGCGCAGTGGCCGATGCCTCAGGCATTGTCATGACCGAGGAGCAAGCGTCGACCGCCTATGTGCGAGAAGGGCTCGCTAAGAAGGCCCTAAGGGGGCTGGGTGCCGGTGTCAAGGTCGCCAGCAAGCTCGGTAGCTTCCTCGGTGGCAACCTCTTGGGTGGCCCTCTGGCGGGCTACAAAGCGATCGCTAAACTCGGTGAGCTGGCCATCAAAGGCGCGCTGGGTTATGCCAATGGTCCGCAAGATGTGTACGTATTCGACAAGGATCATCCGAAGCGACTGCGTAAGGCTCTGGACGCGAAGACCATGCGCGCAGGTGGCTATCACTCGGCAGTCAATGACAAAGCCATCAAGAGTCCGAAAGACATTGATGGCGAAGTCTACAACTACAAGGGTGTTACGGTACTCGACGAAGAGGAATTCAAGCGCGGTCTCTATGACAAGAACGGCAACCCGCTCAAACACGGGGTGGCACGACTTCTGTCAGGCGCCACGAAGATTCTCGGCGGTGGGTTCGGCGCGCTTAAGTGGTTGGCTGGGGGTGTGAACCAAGGTATCGGTCATGCGTTCGGCCTGGGCAAGGGCATGTTCAGTGGACTGGGTTCCCTCTTTGGCAAGACGGGGATTTTCTTTGGTGGTGGCAAGAAGTTGATGTCCGCTGTGGAAGAGATTCGTGACTTGCTCAAGGACCGGCTACCTGAACGGCACAGAATCCGCAAGGGTTCGATCGAGGACCAGCACAAGTCGCGTAAGGAACAGCTCGAAGAGGAATGGAAGAAGCACCTGGGTCAGAACGGCCAAGGTGATGACAGCCAGAAGAAGGGCGGTATTCTCAGCCTGCTCAGTGGTCTGTTCAAGCGCAAGAAAAAGAAGGACGATGACGAAGACGACTCCAAGGGTGGTCTGGTTGATGGGGTCGAGTCCGCAGTCGAACAAACGATTGCTGATAAGATCCTCGGCAAGATTCCTGGAGGCAAGCTCCTGCGCAAGATTCCGGGCCTAGGACGACTCTTCGGTAAGGGCGGCGCGGGTGCAGCAGCCGGTGCCGCTGAAAACATCGTGGGCGGCGCGGCTAAGCAGGGTCTCGGTACCCGCATCATGGGCGGTCTGAAGTGGGGCAAAGGCCTGGGTGCCGGTATGGCGCTCACGGGTGCCTCGGCGCTGGCCAATGCCACGGGCCACGATACCATTGGAAAGGGGTTGGGTTATGCAGGTGATGCTGCGACTGGGTGGTCTCTTGCTTCTGGGGCTGCTGGTCTACTCGGTGTTGAAGGTGGAGCATTGGGCCTTGCAGGCGCTGCAGGCGGGACACTCCTTACTGGACTTGGGGCGGTGCTTGCTTCGCCTGTGCTCTTGCCTGCTCTCGGTATTGCGGCTGCTGGGGCTGCAGTGTACAGCGGCTATCGGCTCCTGACCCGTAACAAGCTCGATGCGCTCTCAAAGATCCGTTACGCTCAGTATGGTTGGAAGCCCGAGGACGACGGCAATGTGCACAAGGTGTTTGCGTTGGAAAACGCACTGATGCCGGGTGTCACGTACGTCGGTGGTCAGGCGCAGATTGATCCCAAGAAGGTGGACATTAAGAGCGCAGTCGAAGGCCTGGGTGTCGATCTGAAGGATAAGGATCAGGTGCAGAACTTTGCCACCTGGTACGTGCGTCGCTTTAAGCCGGTCTTTATCACCCACCTGACCATCTTGAATAACATCAAGAAGGGTACGGCGTTGTCGGATGCCAACGACAAGCTGTCCTCAGCGGAGAAGAAGACTTTCCTGCAAGGGATTCGCATGCCTGCCGACCCGTATAACTCGATGGTCTCGCCGATTCCGGGCGAGAAGCAATTGAGTGCAGGGGCTGACGACGTGAAGGCCGTGATGGACGAGGTGCAAGCCGCCAACGATAAGGAGGTCGAGAAAGATAAGGACAAGAAGACCAACGACAAGGCGGACAAAGCCAAGGACGAGGCTAAGCACGACGCAGCGACGAAGGGCGATAACAAGCCTGAGCCGAGCTGGATGGATAATCTTAAGTCAGGGATCAGTAACGCCTGGGATAAGACCAAACAGTTTGCAGGCAATGCGTGGGACGCGACGAAGAGTGCTGCCAGCTCAGTAGGTTCGGCGGCGTCGAGTCTCATCTCGGGTGCAGGCGATGCCCTGAAGTCCGGCTACCAAGCGGCGAAGGGAGCAGCGGGTAAGATTGGTGCCACCCTCACGGCTTCGGCCTCGGCTATTAAGGGTGCGTTGATTGCGGCGATGAAAACCGCAGGCATGAGTGACCCGACCGAGCAAGCGATGTTCATGGCACAGATGGACCACGAGAGTGGCGGCTTTAAGTCCCTCTCGGAAAATCTGAACTATCGACCCTCGGTGCTCGCGAGTCTCTTTAAGTCGCACTTTAATGGCGAGGGGGATGCCGCTAATGTGGCTGCGGCCGGTCCGCAAGCGATTGCGAATCGGATCTACGGTGGTCGCATGGGGAACACGGGGCCTGATGATGGCTGGAACTATCGGGGTCGCGGGGTCGTCCAGTTGACGGGTAAAGCCAACTACGCCAAGTACGGCAAGATGACTGGTCTGGATCTGGTGAACAATCCGGATCTCGCCTCTGACCCGGCCAATGCCGCTAAGATTGCGCTGGCGTACTGGAAGGATCGAGTGTCTTCAGCGGCTGCGAAAGCAGGCGATGTGCTCTCGGTCACCAAGGCGATCAACGGTGGCACGAACGGCCTGAGCGATCGGCAGGCGAAGTTCCAGGCTTACCTCGGTCAGGCGCAGCAAGGCCAGTTGGGTGGCAAACCGGACCCGAATGCCAAGGCAGGGGAGGCGGGTACCCAAGTCGCCTCGACCGGTGGTGCTCCGGCCACGGGTAGTGCAGGTGGTGCGGGCGCAGCGGGTGCGACAGGCGCAGCAGCAGGCGGGATCATCAAGGTCGCGGATCAGACTCCTGGTCCGGCTCCGGCACTGAAGTCAACCCCGGCAACTGCTCCGGATGCAGCGCCGGTGGATAATGGTGCGAGCGCAGCAGTTAGCGCCCTGCCTGACTCCATCAATAGCCAAACCGCGGCAGCCATGGGGGGCTTCCAGAATCGCAGTAAGGATCTGGCAGCCCAAAGCCAAGCCCAGTCGCAAGATCTGGCCAAAACACTCGGCCCGGTCTCTGATGTGCTCAAGCAATCGCTCGATGTCCAAAAGCAGATGCTGACGGCGTTGCAACAACTCGTGGGTTTTGCCGGTAAGCAAGGGAGCAATTCTCAAGCGAACGCGAAGACTCCGACGGGGACACTCTCGCCTGATGCTATGCAAAGGAAGACACCGCAGCCGATGACGTCTGCTCCGGTTTCCATGTCCAAAGTGGCTTAACACGAGGGGAGCTTCGGCTCCCCTCTTTATTTCGTAGGAGCAGCCGTGGCTTCAACAGTCTCGCTGAATAATCTTGAAAAAGACGCCTCGTGGGTACGGCAGTCTTTTCTGGTGAACCTGTCGCACCTGCAACCGGTGGATCAGCAAAACCGGATCTTCACGCCGGTGAGTCTGGACTTTCAGGACACCCGCCCAGGCGGGAGTTTGTGTATCAACCCGCCCCCGCAGTTTACCCGCAACGCGGATCTGAAACCCCGCGCGCCCAACGGGAGCTGGAACCCCAACCAGGTCAATCGGGCCGGGAATACTGGTTATGGTCGCTATTACGGGGAAGCCATCGCCGCGAACTCGCAGATCATCAATATCCGTTGTGGTCTGCCCTCGTTCAATTCGTTGACGACCTTCTTCACGGGCTTCTATAACACCAGCGCAGGTACCCTGGCACGCACCGGACGAGCACCCTCAGCGTTTTATGAGCTGGGCCGCGCCGCAGGCTTTGTAGTCTCGATCCTGTCGTGGAAGTTGCTGGCCGTGACGCTCCTGGGTAATGCAGCACGCTTCTTCTTGCAAAAGCCCTCGAGCAAGTTCTACTACTCGAAGCCTGCCATGCCACTTTACTGGAACGCGGTGCAAACCATCGTCAACCAGATTGCGGTGAACATGGGGATTGTGCCACGGATTGGCGGCACCTCGCTTGCCCAACAACTGGGGGAAGGCTATCAGTTCGATGCTAAAGCACAAACGCAGCTGCATCAGCTCTTGCCCGACATCATCAACGAAGGCGGTTCGATCAACGTCTACGCGATGGCCAACCGGGCGCAGCGCCTGGCGACCCTGCATCAGAACAACCTGAAGCAGGCGTTTAATGCCGATAACCTCGATCTAACGAGCGCGGTGCAGAAGGCCTATAGCCAGTCCTTGAAAGATAACGGTGGCACGGGTTGGAGTGATTACCTGAAGAAGTGGCTGGGTTCGTCTCAGGCCGTTCCGCAAGCCGCCGGGGGTGGGGGTGAGAGTTCGACCACGGAGTCGCTCAATAACGACGACAATGGCACGACCGCTCCGAATCAGGCTTACGATGCAGGCTTCTTCGAATTCCTTGGCTCAGAGATCAATGACGGCTCGGCCTTTGTGGGCTTTCGGGTCAATGCAACTGGTCCAGTGGGTGAGTCGTTTTCCAGTCAGGCGCAGGAATCGGAAATCGCGCAGAAGATCAATAGCATCTCCTCGCAGGCCCGCTCGGCTGAGTTTGATCTGGCCAATGGTAACCTGGGGGGTGGGGCGATCGGCGGCATGATCACCAGCGCCTTCGGTGCGGTGGGCAATTTCATCAAAGGCGGGCTGGACTCCTTGCATTTGTCGGGTCTGGCCGCTCTGGGCGGTGCAGCGTTTGTGGACATCCCGCGTTCCTGGCAGTCGTCCGCCGCGTCCTTGCCCCGTATGAGCTACACCATCAACTTGGTGAGCCCGTATGGCAATCGCGTCTCGCAGCTGCTTAATCTCTACGTGCCGCTGGCGATGCTGCTCGCCATGACCTTGCCGATTGCAACCGGTAAGCAGTCCTACACCAGTCCGTTCCTGTGTGAGATCTTTGACCGGGGTCGTTGCCAGTCGCGTTTGTCCATGGTGGAGAGCTTGTCAATTACCCGCGGTACGGGCAACACAGGCTTTAACAACAAGGGCCACGCGATGGGCATTGAAGTGAGCATTACGTTCATGGACATGTCCACGGTGCTCGCGATGCCGATCAGTCAGGGCTTCTCCTCCAATGCCATGGCAGCAGGCAGTGAGATTGGCGCCGTCGCAGGTGGGGTGGTGGGTGCAGGCGGGGGTCCGCTGACGGCGATCGGGGGTGCAGCACTCGGCGGGGCAGTCGGCGGCGCACTCGGTGCGGGTGCCGATGCCTTGAACAATGCCGCGCAAACCATCGGCTCGATGTTCGACGATGACAATACCTTCACGGATTACATGGCGGTGTTGTCAGGCATGGGTCTTACGGACCAGATCTACTCGATGAACAAGTTCAAGCTTAACTTGACTCGCGCCATGACGAGCTGGAAGACCTGGTATAGCACGGCGCATTTTGCCAGCTTTGCCGGAGATACCTTGCCGGGCAGTTTAGTTTCCGCGATCTTTGGTCGCACCGTCCGTAACTAATCGACGGCATAGAGGCCAGGGGAAACCCTGGCCCTTATGACGTTGAAATAGACGATGAAGCTTAGTCGAACGTAATGCTCTTAGCCACGTAGCCTTGGCCGGTATCCTTGTTCGTGTAGACCCCACCAATCTGCCAGTGACCGTCGGGCCAGATGTAGTAGCCGTTCTGGTTCTTGACACCCGGATCGCTCAGGTCATAAGCCTGACCGGTATCCGGATTGATCGTCTTCGGGTCCGGAGCCGGGTTGACCGTTTGTCCCGTATTGGGCGAAACATTCGAGTAGCCGGTCGGCACTGTGATCGGTTGAGCCCCCGAAGCCAGTGCCAAGGGGTCTTGTGTGGAGGCCGACTGACTGTTGCCCTCAAACACCGTCATCGGAAACTGCGAGGCCAGTTTGTCCGCCACGGTGGATTGCTGCACCACCCCTGCCAAAGCCATCACGTTGTTGGTGCGATCCGTGGTGCTCGTCACGCCCTGCTGAATCACCTTCTTAAAATCATCCGAGCCATTGGTGATCGCATTCAGATTAAATGCCGGATCGTTTTGTGTCACGTCATTACCGTCGGCATCGGTAATGGTGGTTTCCCGATTCAGCGTGGCCCAGTCTGGATCAACGCTACTGTACGCACTGGTCAGATTGCTAAAACAGTCCGCATAATCCACCTGGTTCGTATTGGACGAGGGTGGCGGCAAATAGTACGACGAACTGAAGTCCGCCAGGATGTTCGGGTTATAGGCGTAGGCGCCACGCGCCCCCAGGCTCGCACCAATTGACATTAGGCTGTGCACATCACCACTGGCAATCACTGAAGGCAATACCCTGGCCGTAATCTGCGCGAGCATGCCGCGATCCGTAATGGCTGCTGTGAGCGAGCCGAACGAATTCGGAATCCCGTAGCCGCACGAGGTTTGAATCAGGCCCGCATACAGACCGACCTTCACCCCAACGTCGTTGATATTGAAGTTCGCACTGATACCCAGCGAGTTAATACATTCCCCGAGCGCCTGCATGCCGCCCGCGTACGCCTGGTCCACTTGCTGCATCACCCCGCCTAGCTCAGCGTAGATCTGACTACCTACCTGACCCACGGCCTGGCCTACTGCGCCCTCGGCTGCACCAATTCCGGCATTGATGGAACTGGCGATATTGTCTAGTCCTGCTAGACCGAGCGCATTGAGCGCCCCTTTGGTGACGAGCGACGCCCCGAGGATGCGCGCCATGATGTCACCCTTTTGCAGCATGGTGACACCGCGCTGAATCTGACCCGCTACGCGCAAGCCAGCGCGCAAGCCTGCCATCACCGCCCCGGCTTCCTGGGCGATAAACTTCCCCCCGCGCAAGACGTCGGAGATGGAGAAGTCAAACTTCTGAAACAGATTCTGGACGTCCGTGATGATGGCATTGCCACCAGGGGGATTGTAGACGTCCGCGGTAGCCAGCGCGTTATCCGCTGAGCCGACCCAGGCATTTTGCGCCAGCGCGGCTTGCTGCGCAGACATTGCACCATTGACACCCGTCAGTGCCGTGCTGGTGCTCGCGGCCACAGCGTTAGTAGCGCTCTGAACCGCATCGGTAATAGACGGCATGGTGGTCCTCGAAACAAAAAAAGAAGAAGGGGCATAGGGGAGGCCGAAGCCTCCCCGAGCGATACAACGCGAACTGCGTTAGTGCCCGTTCCGTTCCGGATTGGGATTGAACACGTCGCTGTAGTCGGGTTTATCCGGACGACGCCCTTCCTTCATCAACGTCCGAATGCTCTCCATCCCACGGGTGAACCAGGGAGCAATCTGCGGACGAATCGGAAAACCGGGGTCGTTGGCGCTGGCTTCCTTACCACGAAAAATGTAGTAGTGATCGAACGGCAACTCAGAAGCCACAAAGAGCGCTTTGAGGTGGTCATTCTGTTCGATCTTGAAGTAGTTCGCCTCCATAATGATCTGGTGAAAATTGGCGATCCAGCGCACACCCAAGTTGCGCGTCTCGCGCTTGGCCGTCATGCCGGAGACATAACGCCAGCGGTCATCGCGCGTTGTATCTCGCACATAGCCCCAGAATCCCTCGACTGAACGAAAGCGCCCAAACTGCGGGTGCTCGAACTTTGACGCGAACTGATGCACCAGCATGCGGCCCAATTCAGTCTGCGCAAACGCATCGATGTTGATATGCGTGTTACCGTCTTCCAGAACGAGCGGATGCACCGGCACCTGCACTTCCTCCGTTACTGCTTGCATGACATTCTCCGCGGGTTTGGCTCCCGTCCTTGTATTGTCTTGTGCGTTTGCCCCAGCGCCCGACTTCTCCTGGGACGCTTCTCGGCGGCGTTCGTCACTAATGTTCGGGAAACGCACTCTTCCCTTGCGTTCACGATCATTGAACATTCCTTCTATCCTCGCGCTCGATTAGTTCAACCCGAGCTGACAGCACTCGGGAACGAAGATGGCTCATTCGTCTCCCTTAGGTGTGTTGTCAGTCAACGTCTGAGTAGGCACCGTGCGGTCGCCCAGATTCACATCTGTGCTAAACGCAATTTCACGCCCGTGTTTATCGCGCGCGATGATGCACACCTCGAAGTGAACAAACTGCATGAACATCATGGCCTTGCAGAACACTTTCCACGTCATCTGCGGCCGGGCGAATTCCTTCGTCAAATTCCCCCGCATGCTGGTCTGATCCTTACGCGTATTCGGTACGCCGTTACGCGGATCGTTCAGGAACGCATGCATTAGGATGTTCCACCGGTTCTCATTGACGTTCATGGTCAGCAAGAGCTTCCGGAAGAGGCGAGAGAGCACCCCGTTCGGACCGTATGTGCCGCCTACGTCCTTGTCGGTTTTGGCGAGGATGTTCGCCATCTGATTCTTTGCCATTTGTACCTCGCGTTTCAATTGTAAATCGCTATTAAGTCCTGCGCCTTGTTTTACTTCTTGCCCTGCTCGAGCCCCACCTCCACCAATGCGGTGCTCAGTTCCCGCAACTGCACAAAGAGCCGTGACAGCATACGAAAGTTGTGCTCGTGGATACCGTGCGTCGCGGTGTCTGATTCACGCATCAGCTCACACAGTCGCAGGCCCGCTACCTTAAACTTCTGCACGCTTTGTGCCACGTCCAAGTAGTAGCCGCCACTTGCGATAAAGAGCCGGTCAAACTGCACCAGCACTTCATCGGGTTTCATCCAGCCAGGCGGTATTGGCGTTTCTTTCAATACCATCGCCGAGGTATCCAGCAGACGTTTGGTGAACGCTTCCAGATTAGCGATGTCTTCACCGAGCTTCACCTGCTTGGCATAGTACGGTTGATAGCCAATGTACTTGTCCGGCTCCAGCAGGGTCAAAATTTCTTCGCAGCTCTGGCGATGCGGCTTCTTCTCCGGAATCTCCTTAAGCCGCCTCTTCAGTGCTTCGTACTGCGCGCGCGTGTTATGGTCACGCAGCCCCTGGCTGACCCGCATCACCCAGTTCTTCCAGCGATCAACGAACATAACGCCCTCTTTGTAAATTCGCCTATTTACGGTGCCTTTTGACCGATACTATGACTCCAGCCCCCGTCAAGCATAGGGGCATTGGATAAGGACACCTTGTTACTTATCTCCAATTAGTAATATATCGCTGAGTTTTTTAAGGATACGACCATGTCTGCACATCAGGAAGTCGAAGTCGTGGGGCCCGCCGATGCGGATGAGGCCGTACTCGACTATACCCAAGGAATGCGGAAGCAGATTGTTGGCGTGCTCGCTAAGAATCTGGAAAACCTCGCCGACCCCAAAATCGTGGGCACCATCTCCCAAGTGCTCGACGGCATGGACCGACAGGCGCTCGGTAAGATGAAGCTGCGCGTCGAAGAAGCGCAGGTGATGAATCAAGAAGGCATGGCGGCCAACATCGCGGAGATCTTGCGCCAGATGGGCAGCGGCGGTCATAACTTCCAAGCCGCTGAACCTGTTCCAAGGGAGGTTCCGAAGCTCGGAAGCGATGTACCCGACCCCGTCCTGGTGGAAGGGGAAGTTGCCACTACGCCGATTCAGCAAGACTTCGATTCGTTCCACGCTCAGTTTGCACCGGTGGACGGTGCAGACTAACGGAAACCCGCTCCAAACCGTGACTGTGCTCCGCACCCACCTCGACCGCTCCAGAAGTGGGGTCGAGGGGTGCGGGGCGTTTATGCCGGTTCGGAAGGTCGAATTATGCTGAAGTATTCGACATCGATCAAGTTCAGGCCGACGAGCGACCGTCCCAGGATCTCTACAGCTTGCAGTGGATGGGCTGCACGCTTGATGACTTGCTGCAATTCTTTGTCGCTTGGCTTATCCGCGAAGAATATCGCTGGCGCGAATATTGAGACATCTTGGATAGGCGTTGCTTGCTTCGATGTGGGTCCAAAATGCAGACTCATCCAAGGATCGTACTCGTACATCAACAAGCTCGAATACGACTGCTGTTTAACGTACAGAGGAGAAAGCTCTTGTGGGCGCATATGTACGAGCTCAACCGGTGCGAGCCCTGAAATCCAGGTCGCAATGACCTTGCCCAACTCAGCTTCTTCTTCGACGCTCAGCACGTAAGGGAACGTATTAATGACGACTTTTGCACTCTCGTGATACGGGCGTACAGTCGCCTGTTCCTTCAGATAACGCACTAGCGAATTCAGGAGGAACACCGCTTTAGTCGCGCGTGAGAACTTGAGCGTCTCTACGTCGCGCTTGGAGTACAGGTCACGGTAGACCTGCATATCCACGTCTGCGAACACGTCGCAGTCGCGTTTATGATAACTCCCGGACAACAATACAGCTTCGGCTACATGGTCGCCCATGCGTGCCAGGGTCCCGAGCCGTGTATCGAGCAGAGCATCAAGCTCGGCGTATACGACGGCAACCGCTGATTGATCCATTCATTCCTGCCAGGCTTATTGTTATTGACCTGGCGCCCCGTTAAATATCTGACATCGCCATCGGCCCTCAGGCCTCCGGCATTTGGCCGTGGATCGGTTTGACGAATAGCTTAATCAGCATCGCCACGACAACCCACTTATTGGCTCTGAGGTATTTTTTTACAGTATCAGTCGGTGATAGACGCGCGCTAAGGTCTTTCGACATTAGCACGTAACCTTTGTCCTCACCGTCTTCATCTGCCGCACATCCCCAGCTCAATGTATCTACCAGACCAGTAAATTTTACTTTTCCCTCACCCCAGCGGGCAAAAAAGGTGAAAGTGAGCAGCATGATAAAATCACGGGTGAACTCGTCGACCATGAAGAGATCATCGAGATGGGCTGGCCCTTCCGGCGAGACCCAGACCCAGGGTTTCTCTTGCACCACGATGTTGTTGATAAACATCAGGAGCTTTTCCCTGAGTGCCTCATCCCGGTACTGCTCCAGCACAGTTTTAATCGCCGCCTCGAAAGCCCCGGCGACGACTTCCATGTCATCGTTGGTGAACACGTTCGGGTCGGCGACATCTTTCGGATTGCGCCATGCACTATCTGCTTTAAAACCACTCACTCCAACACCCCGTTATTTAGTAAAGTAGCGCAGTCTTTATAGGCTGCTAGAAATTGCTCGAGAAGGGCTCGCGCTTGCTCGCGACGTGACGTAACAATCGCGAAGAATAGGACCTTGCCTTCCGGATCGTCGTTGAAAGCTTGTTGTACAGCCGGGTTTTCATGACGTTGACAGCGAAGTTGATACAGGTGATGGGCTTTAGCGTGTTCCAGATCGCCTGCTTCTCCGAAATACACGGCTTCATGCTCCGGAAAGTACAAGGCGTACATGCCTACGGCTTTACGAAGCTCGGGAAATAAAGGCCCGACTGGCTGAGGCTCCCGTGAGAGGGCCTGAGCCAGTTCGAGCGTGATCCACTTGTCGACGAAATAGGCGTCGATATTCATTGTTGTTTCGGTGTGACGATGACGCGACACGGCTGGGAGTCGTACATCAACTTCCAGGCACGAATTTGCGCCATCACGCGTTTGTGTACTTCAGACATGGCCGCTCCAGACGAAGTGATCACTCCAGATAATAGCAACTATCCCGATCAGACCGATGAGGGCCAGAATCACGCAGATCCAGGCATCGATCGTCGTGAACCGAGACTCCTCGTCCCAGGGATAGTTGAGATCTGGCCGGTTGGTAAAGCCCAGACTTTCACCGGCTCGACCTTCGCGAATAAAGCGCGCTTGGCGCTCCTTGGCAAGCCGCTCGTAGCCGATGTTAGTAAAGAGTCCCATGACGATCCTTAATTAAGACCAGTATTGGCGAGGTGCATGCAGGTCAGAATGATGCTGAGGGTCTGCGTGGACTTCACCTGGGTGCCCAGCTTCTCGATCGACTTGAGCGACACCCCGCCAGTTTTGCTGATAGCGGAATTGAGCGCATCAAAGCCTTTCTCATCCCCGCCTCGATACTTGAGCATCTCGGTGAGGTTGGCGTCCAGATTAAGTGCGGCCATAATCTGCGTCTCTGGGTAGGAGATCTTCGATCCCTTGGACTTCCCGGTCGGCTGGCCTGTGAAATCGTCCACGGACTTAGAGTCTTCAGGAATCGAGATCTTCTTGACCAGCAGCTGCGCTTGACGGCGCAGGGGGAGATCAACCACCAGGTACGGAATCGGTGACAGATACGGTGGAATATCGTTGCCATTGTCGATCCAGATCCTTTCAAAGAAGTTATGGCCCAGTTCATCAGCCAGCTTCAGGTTCCGTTCGATGTCTAGGCGCACCAGCTTCTTATCGCCGCCTTGCGGGTGTTCTGCGAGGTTAGGCGCAATCACCGCGAGTCGAATCTCCTGCCGCTCAAGCTTTTCCATCCATACGGCAAACGCCGCGTCGTCCATGCTGGCGAAGAGATTGCGGTAAATGTCAGTGTTACCTGACTCCGGGATCAACTTCTCGATCCATTCGTAGATAACCGCTTCAGCAGCTGCTCGGTTTCCTGCCATGATGTTTTCCTAATCCGTTCAAGCCAGTCCTCGTCCGGTTCCACAAGGTTGATCGTCATCGCGAGCTGGTACTTCTTGCCCTGATCGATCATGTGTTTCGTGCCTCGTGATTCACCGTCCCAGAACGTGATGAGATGGGTTGCCACGCGTGCCATTTGAGTGTTGCGCACATAACCTGCGCTACGCCCGAGCCCGTCCCAGTCGGCAGGAAACTCTGCCCATGGGAAGCCGTTCTCTTTGCACCAGTGGATAATCATATCATCAGCGCCCTTGCTGGCCTTGCCGGATACAAAAACGATCCTGGGTAAGTCAACCAAATCCTCTTTCATGAGCCGCAACTCCAACCAGTGGACAAAGTCCTCGTAACGGTTATAGTTGCGACCCCCGGCGACCACAATGATCGCGTCCCAGATCTCACGCGTTAACAGCTCATGCGGCACCACAAACTCTCGGCCCTTTACGATGGGCCACTCGTCGAGCAGATTTAAGCGCTCGCGTAGTGCGATTGCGGAATGCTGAATTTCATCATGCATGGCAGGACCATCTGTTCGAAGAGACGCATCCAGTCGTCAGCCGTGCCCTGATCGACCAGGCAGAAACGAATCTGCGTGGTATTCGCGGGCACCGCACCGACGAGCTGACGCAGTTGGCGATTGACCAGGAAGCGATGACGGGGAAACTCGATCGTGGTGTAGGCGTCGCTATGGATGCCTTCGCCATAGGTCTGCCAGGCGCTCGGATTCGGGTGACCGGATTCGGCCAGCCGATTCGTCACGTACTCGATCAGGTTGGCTTCGAGTTGCGCGGGGGCTTCGCCGCCCACGATGTCAGTGGATTGAACTGCGGTATTCATGTTGGTACTCCTAGCCGCGCGTCATAAGCGGGCGTGTGGGTTCTTCGGGGTAGCCGAGTGCTTTGGCTCGGCCACGATAGACGAAACGACCGTCCTCGAACTCCGACTGACAGCGCATGCACATCCGACCGTCCTTCATCCGGTAAGCGTACGCGGGTTCACGCGTGTTCTCGAGAACGTACTCCGTGGGCAGTCCAGCGACCACGTACAGGCCGCCCGACTTAACATGTTCCACCACGTCGTTGATCACAAACTTCACCGGCGAGACGACGGGGATTTCTTGTTGTTCAGTGGTGCTCATGATAGCTCAGGACCTTAAAACCGTTGTAGGGTTCGACGAAATCTTTGCCACACCCCTTACAAACACGGTGGACCAATACGAGATCGGTCCGGACCATCTTCTTCTCGGGGTGCTTGCAAAGCGTCGCTCTAATCAAACGACGCAGGTACTTCATGCTGCGGCCTTCAGGGCATCCACGCTGACCGGATACCAGTACGGATGGTACAACCCCTTACGCATCCGCAGCAAATCCATGGTCGAAAGGAAAGGCAACGGATGGTCTTCGTCCGTCGTCCACCAGCCGCGCGTATTGAGCAGCAGCTCCCAGTCGTAACCCTTGGCCTTCAGGTCGTTGTACAGCTCTTCCGGCGTGCACATCAGGTCGTCCAGGTGATGCCACATGTACGACATCTGGCACATTTCCGACGTGATGTTCAGCGCCCGACGCAGCTTCGCATCTTCGTCGATCTTGCTACGCACGGTAGTGCGACCCAGCTTGCACTCCGGATAGAGCGCCAGTGCGTAGTTGATCTTGCTGCCCACCAGCCCGTAGTAATCCTGTTCACGGATGTGATGGAACTCGGTCAGTGAGGGCAACACGCCTTCGGTTTGTGAGACGATCAAGGTGATCGCCATGCCCGAGGGCCCGGACTTGGAGCGCAGATTGCGCAGCTGCACGGTGTTCAAGTCCGTATCGAGCTTGACCTTGTCATCGGAATCGCGCGGATACTCCGGCCCGTTCTTGTCCGCCGCCATCAAAGGCGAGGCGTTATAAGCGTGCCAGCAGTTGTGCGTGATGAAGGTGAACTTGTCGGTCGTGCCCTTGATCTTGTCGCCGTTTTTCAGGTGCTTGAGCTTGACGATCGGCACCGAACCGGCAGGCCCTGCGTTTTGCATCGTCGACTCTTTGCCGATGTGTGCGGTCATCAGCGAGTAGTTATTCGCCTGACCGTTCAGACGCGGCGCTTCCATCAGCAAGCGCAGCTTAGCCAGACCCTGACGCATGTGAATCGTGTTACCGCCCGATTCGCCCAGATCGTTCTTGTCCTGCATGTCCATCACGTCCGAGGTTTCGAATTCCGTGAAGGAGTCGATCTCATTGAACGTGGGGATGATCATGCGCAGCGGCCCGGAGCGATCCCGATTCCAGAACGGCGTATCCACCGACCACTTGCCGACGTTCTTGGCTTTCTCTTCCAAGAACTCGCGCTGCTTGGCGTACCAGTCGTCGCCCGTGTGCATGGTCTTGTCGGTGATAATCCAGCGTCCCGTTTGCAGGACGTCTTCTTCGTGCAGACCTTCGACTCGACGGATCATCTCCATCAAGTGCCATTCCTGAATGTTGACTTCGGTATCGTAGGTGGAGGCCGAAGCCTGACGAAAACGCGACATCGCGGTGAGCATCTGGTAGTGCATCACCGTGGACTTGAAGTTGTTACCAATCCCCACGACCCCGGTGAGCGTAGCCAGGCCGCCGTTAAGGATGTGCTCACCCTTGCGCCCCTCGATATAGGTGCCGGTGGGGATGTCCATCAGTGCACCGATGTTAATCATCAGTTTCACGTTGGGCGCAGCGTTGATTTTAGGTTGAAGAAATTCCATGTGCTTTGCTTTGGTCTTAAATGGAGAATGACGAAACACAGCCGTACAAATAATGGCGATAGTCGGTGAAAAATACCATCCCGCTATAGCTGCCACGCGCATGTTATGGCTTACAAACTTACCCCAGTCAGAAGGACACCTATGGACTCGCTTCAAACTCTGCGTCACCATCGTGACGTTGTGGCGCTGGAGACTTTCAGCGTCCAGGCACTCGATGTCACCGGCATGCTCAAACAGATCTTCCCGGACATCAAGAAACACTTCCTCGATTTCACACAGCGCTTCTCGGGCACCGACAAGCCGGTGCCGCTCTCGCGCCATCAGGCGAGCTTCATGAAGCTGCTGGAGCGTCACAACTACGTCGACATCAGCCCGCTTACCGTTTACTGCCCCGAAGGCATGAAGGGTACTTACCTGGAACTCGCCGCGGTGCTTAAGCGCGGTGCCGAGCATTCGGCCAAGGTGATGGATCTGCTTAACCAGTACACCACGTACTTGGCGCTGCTGATCACCAACGAGTATCAACGCTTCTCGACGGAAAATTCGGCCAAGGTCTACCAGGGTCTGCAAGAAGCCCGCACGAGCCTCTTGAAGGACATCGGCGCCTGCTTCAATCCGGGTCGTCACGACACGACCATGAAGTACGGCGAGGCCGTCGCGCGCAACAAGGACTGGGAGCTCGTGTTCGGTGAAGTCGACACGCTCTCCAAGCTGAGCAACAGCGTCTCGCGCGAGAAGCTCAATGCGAAGGTGAAGGAAGCCACCCAGTACATGGAAAAGATCGTCCAGATGCTCAAGGACGGCAAGATGGAAAGCACTGCGTACGAAGTCGCGCAAGAGCTCTCCGAGGGCGCCTACCAGATCGCCTGCGAGCTCGAGTTCTTCTCGACGATGTACTTTCGCGTGATGGCGTTTAACACGAGCATCAACGAATCGGTCGACAAGATTACCGATAACCTGAAGTCGTAAGCCCTTTCGCCAGACCGGCATAAACCCACTAACCCGCCCGTACCACTGGGGAGGTTAGTGGGAATATGACCGCGATGGCACTAGCCCAAAACTTCGGACTTATGACGGAACAACTTCTGCAGATCCGCATCGACCTCACCTTCACGACCGTAACGCAACCACGCTGGGATGCAGGCCTTGATCTGTTGTACGAGGTCACCGATGGTGGATTCAGGAAGAGGACCTCCCTTGGATAGCAGCGCTATGGCATCGACCGAAGTCTTGCCGTCCCAGATGGCTTTGGAAAGCGACGCGGGCAAACCCATCGCTTTTTCCTCGCCAGCCAGGTCCATGAGATTGTTGAGCTTACGAATCGTCTGAACATCCAAGCTGCGCGTTTCCTTCGCCTGGGCGACGATCGACGTCAACAAGATCAGTCGCTTCATCCGTCCAGGCAGTGACGATTCGAGGACCCCCGCCGCTGCAGATTTCAGACTTGCCGTTAACCGTAACATGGACAAAACTCCAATAATGGGCCGCCACTGACGGTAATAAGCAGCAACCCATCGAGGTTAGTGAGATTGCGGTGTCACAATCCGCACGTTACTGTACATCCGACACATCTTCCCCGGAGCTCCAGACCTCGAACCCTGCCACCCTTACGCCTTGGCAGGCGTGACGATGCGCACGTTCGAATATACTCCGGCCCAGATCCCCAGATCCTCCTCGGTTTCAATCACCGTGGCGTAACGGAAAATGTGCGGGGCCTCCAGCCAGGTAATCAAACTGACTTTCGGGTGAGAATTCTCCAGGCGTTTCAGAGCGTTCCGATCGAGGAGGTCAATGCCAAGTGTCAGGGTCACTGACGCAGAGCCGATACCTTCATCGGTCTTATACTTAGCCTCAACATCCATGGCCGCAAACCCGACGTTGTACTTCGGATTTAGCGTGCAGACGTCGACCGTCTCTTTCTTGACGACCTTTTGACTCTTCTCATACAGAATATCGGTCAGATCCGTGACAACAATCTCCGGGTCCTTCGCCAGATACTGATTGAGCTTGTGCATCAGGAGCTCAATGGACTCCACGGCACGCATCGCCAGATGGGGCGGTTGGTGCTCGCGCGTGATGGGTTCCTTCTGCTTGTCCTTATCGAGACTGTGCAAATCGAAGGTGTCCAGCCGCCGCGGATTGTCCTGTACCATCACAAGCGGTCCATGCTGCGAGAGCTTCTTGTGAATGTCGGGACGGTAGATGAAGTCGAGGCGCGCCGAGGCGAGCGCCATGACGTTATCAGCCAGCGTGCTCTGGTGACCGCGCACCAGTTCCAACACCGGGTCGGGTGTCTTCAGCTTGACAATCGCGTACGCACCGTCACTGATGCGCTTGCCCGGATGCTCTTCCTCGCGACCGTTACTGAGGTAGTACTCACCCGCACGGAAGTAATCCGTACAGGTGTTAAAGTACATGCGGGGCATCGAGATAAACGGATGCTTTTCCGTGTCGTACTTCCAGTAGCCGTCGGCTGGGGACGTGTCGATTGACGCGTAGGTGGTCGCCACCGGCCCGTCCGGATCGAAGCTCCACGACTTGCCGAACATCGCCCGTTGTGAGAGCATCACGCCGATGGTCGCGGCCTGATCAGCCGTCTCGTTGCCCAGATGGTCGTTATGACCCTTGACCCAGTCAAAGCGCACTGTCACGCCGCGATTGGTCAAGATGTCGCGAGCGCTTACGAGCCTCTTCCAGTACTCAGCATTCTTCACGACCATGCCGTCGGACTTGATCCAGTTATTGCGAATCCAGGTCGGCACGTAATCCATCAGGCCATTGCAGACGTACTTCGAATCGCAATGCACCTGCACAATCTTCACGTCGTACTGTGCGGCATGCTCCAGCGCTTGCGTCGCTGCCACCAGCTCGGCGATGTTGTTGGTGATTGCCGCGCTGAACGAGCCATACCCGTCGATGTAAGCAATCGGGGTGACTTCCATGTGCTTACGACGGGCAAGTGGGTTGCTCAACCATTCCTGGAAATCCGCGAGCGTCCAGTCATTGGTCTGCTTGTTGTACTCGACCTTGGTTACATAACCCGCAGCCGTTACGATGTGGTCCGGGTTGCCCGAACCTTTCTTCGGCTTCGCAGCCGCGTACAGATAGCCGTGAATGCCCCAGCCACCAGGGCCAGGATTCGGGCGGCAGCCCCCGTCAGTGTGATACACCACACCTTGCGGGGCATCGAGTAGTGCCGGTTGGCCTTTTGCAGGCTCAGCACCGACTTCTTCTACGCTTGACATACGCTGTAATCCTTTCTTTTCTATTCGTACCGAATCAGAGTGTTTCGGGCTCGTCAGAGTATCCCTCAGGGGAATATATTGTTTCTTGCGTGTCCGAGACGCCCTCGCCTGATTCAGTAGGTAAGGTTGTCCATGGTGCAGGTCTAAGTAGTCCTGCTCGACCTCTTTCGTCACCTCGACTGGGAGGTTGATGTAGTAGAAATCAAAGGTTCGCTTACCTTCTTTAAACGCACGTTGCAAACCCTTGTTTTCGGCTACACCCCGTTTAAGTGCACGTAAGTGTTTAATCCGACCTCGGTACAAGTGCTTGGTTTGTCCGAAGAAGACTTCATCGGTCTGGGGGAAATGAATCGCGTAGACGCCAGGCAAAGGAATGCGTTTGCGCAAATCCCCGTGGACATAAAGCGACAGATTGGTCTGAAGCCAATCTCGGATCGTAGATGGTGTCATGGAACTGCAGGGCAGGCATGTCGCAAAACATGAACCTACCCTGTCAAAATAACTTTTTTTACTGCTGATGGAGCATGACCCAGCGTTTGCATTCAGCCGCGTATTGACGCCGCTGACGCTCGCTCTGATCGCGCACCCGCGTGGCATACTGGTGCATCTGATCGATGTGATCATTGAGTAGCTGGATGAGCGCATCCTTATCCTTGGGACTCAGTTGCCTGAGTTGATCCACTGGTACGGGCGGAGGCTGCGGCACCGGCACCAGTTTGACGTAAGGACACAGCACATTACCAGCTTCGTCGCGTGTTGCAATGACGATCTCAGGCGCAGAAGCCGGTGAATCAACCGGTACTTCACTCGCGGCTTGATCGCCCTGATCGTCACTGCCAAACAGGAAGGAGAAAAAGCCTTTATCCTGCTTCTTAGGGGGGTCGCGCTGCTCTTGTCGACCGCGCGGCCCGTGGGGAGGCTCGTAGGTATTAAAGCTATTGCACCCCGTGAGGCCAATGGCCAGCACTACTGCGTATTTTAGCGATCTCATGAGTCTACCTGCTCTTATAACCGCCAGTCCGCTCACGCGCCTGGATTTGATTAAAACGCGCTACGGTGGCGTCGTAACTGGACCACTGCTGCACCGTAGCTTCCGGCACCACAGGTGCACTAGCGGGCGACCGGGCGGACGCAGGCAGTGCATCTGTAATCTTGTCCGGCTGCACCATCGACGTGTATTTCTTCACGGGCGGCGGTGCAGGCGGCGGTGTGTCGACCTTAGGATGATCCTCGGCACTCGTCTTTAAATCATCATACTTGTGCTTGAGCTCCACATAGTCCGTGGAGATACGCACAATGTTGGGCACCAGCCATAAGTTCATCACGACCGAACCGATGATGGCGGCGATCAGAAAGACGCGTCCTTTGTTGGTCTTCAGTGCCTCGCTCAGTGTTTTCTTTCCAAGGAAGAGCTCCTTCAGAAACGGCCACAAGAGAGTGATAGTTTTCCATGCCAGCATGATAGCCCCTATTGCTTCATTTTATGCTTAGTCTTATTCTAATGGATTTCACGACACTTGGTCCATCCCACGGTGTCCACGACCTGTTGAAGAACAGCTGGAGATTACTCGATGTACACACTTAAAGGTTTTGCGAGCCACGCCTTGTTCGCAAACAACACGCCGGGTCAAGTCAATGCCGTCGGGGAACTCTCCACGGTGTCGCGGACTTACTCGCGCGAAATCGGCCTCTACACCGATGCGGCGGGTTCGCCCAACGTCACGCTCTGGTCTTTCTTGAGCGCCACGGACGGCACAGCTCAAGTCGTCGATGCAGACCTCGCCAAGCGCGTGCTCACGATCTGTGCCTGGTTCTACAACCAGACCATTAACAATGCCGGTCAGCAATACGCAGACGTCCTCCTGGAAGGCGCCCTCACGCAGTTTGCTGCTACCGCTAACACTTTCGCCTCCGGCGCGATGGTCACCGACGGCACGCGCTGGTTGCCCGAATGGGTCAGCTGGACCGACGTGGCCAACCCTGGTTCGTTTATCCGGATTTGGTTTGCAGATGCCAACTTCCAGAACGAATACGACGAATCGGCTTTTGTGATCGTGCCGCCGATCACTCCGCTTGACGACTTTTTCAAAGCCGCCACGCAAGTGCAAGCGGAAGTCAGTGCCGTCACCAAGCCGCAGTTGTTCCTGAACATCCAGGCAGCCAAGGCGAACAATCCGGAAACCGACATCATCGTCATGTCCTACGACTGGCATGATCCGGCCGGAACCGGCACGCTGATCTCGACGGACTGGACGCTGATTCTCTACGGCATGGCGGGCGACAATGTCGACTCGATCAGCGATGCGCTGGAAGCCTACATCCTCGCCAACAGCTCGCATTCGCGCGATGAGTGGGTCACGGTGTTTCCGGACATCTTCAAGCGCACCGAGTTTGTGCTCATCCCCCAGTGGAACAAAATGGCGATCGCTGATCGCGCTACGGGTCAAGCGGGCATATACTCTCCGATTACGAATCTGACGGATGCGCTCGCGCTGCTCCCCCAGTTCGCTAGTTATCCAAGTGCTCATATCAATGCGCACGGCACCGTCATGGGCCATCCGTACAAGTCGCTGGCCATTGCCATGATTGGTTCGGACCAGAACCGCAACAACCTGTACGAGCTCTCGGACGTGTTCCCCGATCTCATCTCGGTGAGCTCGACTTCGACGGACTTCGCCCGCATGAGCCAGGCCACGCAGGCGTTCCTGTCGGCATTGGCCACGATGTTGCTGGTGGCGGAATCGATGACGCAGTATTCCAGCATTCCGCTGGGTTACACCAAGTTGATCCGGAACAACATTCTGTACCTGGTGTATAACTACCAGACGATCGACTACCTTGTCGCTGCCAAGTCGAACCCGCAGTTCGCCGCGCCGTAATAGGAGCACCGCATGACCGTTATCACCACCAATCTGATTCCGGAGCTGGGGGCAGCCGGAGTCTTTACGCTCACCGCGCCGTTTAACAACGCGCTGATGGCGAACGCGTCGTACACCTGTATTGCGATCCGGCAGCTTGAGGACATCATCGCTGCAGGTGGCGACCCCTACACCCAGTACTACCAACCGCGCGAACAAACCTCGGGTGACCTGCAAGCCCAGTACCAAGCAGACCTCGGCAACGGCGTGTGCATCATCACGCTGCAGCAGTCATCGGGGGCGGTTGCTTATGTGCCGTCGAGCTTTGTGGCCAGCTACCCGTCTAAGGGCGGTGTCCCCTACACCAACCTGATGATGGCAGTCGACCTGGGTGCGATGCCCACCTACGTGGACCTCACGTTTTTGAAGCAACAGATCGCCAATCTGGTGAAGACGACCGTGGGGTTGACGAGCGTGTTGATTCAGACGGTGGTGGTGTCGCCGACGACCAATCTCTCGGCGTCCGACCATGCCCGTGCTGAGGCGGCCCGGCAGGCTAACATCACCATCACCAACACGCCCGAGTCGCAGGTGATTGCGCTGACCAAACAACTCCAGACCCTGCAAGGTCAGTACGCTAATCTGGAGGCGTTTGTGAATGCGAACATCGATAAACTCACGGGCACGACACCTCCGACCGATCCGGTGGATCAACTGGATGCAGCCTTGAGTCCAGCAGGCATCACGCTGAGCAACAACAACCTCACCGCCACCAGTACAGTAGTGGGTTGGCAATCGGCTCGCGGCACTGTCGGTCATCAGGCAGGCAAGTTCTACGCGGAAGCTACGCTCAACACGTTGGCCGGGGCAGTGGGCTTTGGCGTCTGTAACGCCAGTCAGCTCAACAACCAGCGAATCGGTACCGACACCAACGGCATGATGATCTTTACCGAAGCCGATGGGGCAACGGCCGGGATCTTCTACAACGGTGGCAATGCCCAGACGATCGGCACGGCTCCGCAGCAAGGGGACGTGGTGGGGATTGCCATCGACCTGAACGCCAAGCTCGGTTGGTTCTACAATCCGCAGACGCAGCAGTGGAATGGCGATGTGTTGGCTAACCAGAACCCGGCCACAGGTCTTGGTGGTCTGCCGCTCGCGGCGATTGCGGTTCCAGGCGGTACTGCAGGACTGGTCTACCTCGGCGTGTCACTGGATGCCAAGACGGATGCCGTGACGATCAACGCAGGTGCGACCAACTTCGTGCACACGGCGCCCACTGGCTTTAACAAGTGGAACACCGCAGTTTAACAAGTGGAACACCGCAGGCTGAAGCAACAACGGCATAGAGGGAGGCTTCGGCCTCCCCTTATGTCCCTACTTTTTTAATTGTACTTGAGGTTCGGTGCCATGATCGATTCGGTCGCCTCGATCGTCACTGCCGTCATGTTGCCCCGCACGTCGAGGTCGCCCAAGAGCTCAGCCTCGCCCTTGATGCTGATCTTACCCGTACCTGCGTTACCCGGTGCCGTAGTCAGGTCACCATTCAGGCCGATGTTACCGTTGTGCGTGGTGTCACCGGTGTGGGTAGTTTCTGCCGTCACGGATTCGGTAGTAGCTTTGACCGTGCGTGTCTCGGTGGTTTCACTGGTGCTGTTCGAGGCCTCGACCGACCAGTCCTTGGTGGTCCACTTAATCGAGTCATCCGCATGGCCCGAGATCGCTTTCTTGGTCATGTCGAAAAACGACCCATCGGCGTTCTCGATATGCCACTGGTGCTGCTGCGAGTCGAGGAACATCGCGTTACCGATGTCGTCTTCTAGTTGCACCTTGCCGTTACCGGTATCGAACTGGAACGAATAGGCGTAGGGCTCCCCATTGGCCTTGGTGGTGATAAGCGTGATCGACTTCTTGTGCGAACTGAATTCCACGTAGTACGTGTTGGTCTGGTCCGGGCTCGCGCCTTCCACCGCGGTGGCGCTGATGCCAAACACTACCGTCTCAAGCTTACGGAAGTTCAGGTCATTGCGCATCGTATTCCAGTAATACTTGTCGGTGTCGCCGTAGCGGTAAATGATCACCTGTTCACCGCGCCGCACATCAGGCGCAGTCAACCGGTTAGCCTGACCCACCGGTAACCAGGTCGCCTTGATGGTGCCCGAAGAGGTCATGTTCGTCTGGTACTGCTGGCCCGAGAGGTCGGTGCCTGACGCTTGCTCGGTGTTGGCATTGGTGGAGAGCTCCCCATCGACCATCGGCGTATCCTCGATTGGCGTAATCTCCAGATCGAAGGAATTCAGGGCTTTGTTCTGAGCAGCATGGCCCAGCGAGTACACATGAAACTTACTGACGGTACCCTGCGGGCTTTCGTGACCCGCGAATTGCGCGGCAAGGTGATCCATTTTATCGGGTCCTGTTAAAAAACACAGAGCTCAACCATCGTCTGACGACAGAATCAAGCTGTGATTAGAAGGCTTACATGCTCATTAACTCATTAGAGCTGGTCGGATATAAGCGGATCGCGCTCAATGGGCACACCCGCTTTATGATCCGTCCGGCTGAACGCATTCAACTCATTCTCGGCACCAACGGCTCTGGCAAATCCTCCTTGGTAAAGGAATTGACCCCGTTGCCTGCTGAGCCTAAGGAATACAGTAAAGATGGCTCTAAAACCATAACGATTACTCACCGTGGCAACACCTTTGTGCTCAAGAGCTGGTTCTCAGAAGGCAATAAGCACAGCTTCCTGAAGAACGGCCAGGAGCTTAACGATGGCCACACCATCACCGTGCAACGCAAGCTGGTGATGACCGAGTTCGGTGTCAACGATGACATCCATGAGCTGCTGCGCAATGCGATCCGTTTCCACACCATGGGACCGACCGATCGCCGCAAGTGGTTTACGATGCTCTCGGACGTGGACTACACCTACGCCATCGGTTTGTTCATGCGTCTGAAAGAAGCCGCCACGGTGACTTCGGGTGCGTTGAAGATGGCCAAGAACAAGCTGGTGGCAGAAACCAGTAAGATCGTCACCGAGGAAGAGGAACGCAAGCTTAGTCAGGAAGTCGAAACCCTGATTGGGGAGATTGAACGGCTGCAGCGTCAGCGTGCCCCGTTGCCACGGCCCGTGTCGTCGTTTATGACGGAGCAGGAAGAGATTTTATCTGAGCTCTACACCATCTCGGATAATCTGCTGCGCCATCGTACCTCCTTCTTTGGTTGGAAGGGATATGACTCAGTCGAACAGATCACTGAGGACATCGATACGACCAAGCAAGAGATTGCGGCCACTGAAGCGCTCCTCAATAAAGCGGTGGAAGAGCACGGCAAGCTGAAGGAAAAGCAGGACTTACTGAAGAAGACCGGCGCCCAAGGTGTCGATGCACTCCTGCGACGGCTGCACCTTGCTCAGGAAACCCGCAACAAGCTTCTCTCAGCCCGTGTGTTGGGCTTGGAAGGCTTCAGTGCATCCCAGGCAGCGGCGGCACTCGAATCGGTCTACGGGGTGCTCTTTGCGTGCTTCTCGGAGATCCCCTCCAATGAGGATCGCCGCTTCAGTCAGACGAAGAATAACGAGAACCGTCAGAAGGTGCTCGAGCGGCGTGACCTGATCCTGCAAAAGGAAAAGGAGATTGCCCACTTCGCCGGGAAGAAGCAGCACATGGAGTCCCATAAGCAAGCCGGGAACATCGAGTGCCCGAAGTGTCATCACCTGTGGGTGGTGGGCTACGATCCGGAGGTGATCCAGAAGTACGACGCAGCGATTGAATCGCGCGGCGAAGAGATCACCAAGCTCAAGGCCGAGATCAAGGCACTCGAAGAAGAGATGGAGGCGTTTCAGACCTACCTCAATCTCTACATGGACTTTAACCGCTGTGTGAAGAACTGGCCTGCGCTGCAACCGTTCTGGGATCACCTCTTGCATCACGAGATGGTCATCAAGACGCCGCGCGTCGCGCTCATGCAACTCGACCTGCTTAAACAGGATCTGGTGCAAGAGCTCGCCGCTGAGCGACAGGAGCGGGAAATCGCTGACATCAAGGAACTCATCAAACAAGCTGAACAGCTCGGTGATGCGAACCTGAACGAAGTGACGGAGTCGTTGGTCAAGGTAACGGGCACGGTCGAAGAGCTCACGGGCAAGCTGAACCGACTCAATAAGCATCTGCAACAAACGATGGCCTACCGGCGTCAGATGTCAGACGTGCAGTCGACCGGGCAGCGCCTGGAGCAGATGATCGGTCAAGCGGAAGACGCCACCAAAGAACTGGTGGAGATGCTGCGTCGCGAAGCGATCCAAAATGCAATCAATGCGCTGCAACTGTCGCTCGCCCACAAGAACTCGGCCTTGCAGGAGATGAAGCTCCAAAAGGGCATCATCGCCGAGTTAGAAAAGACGATTGCGCAGTATGCCTTGCGTGACGAAACCTTAAAGCTGATGGTCAAGGAGATGTCGCCGACCGATGGCTTGATTGCCGAAGGGCTGCTTGGTTTCATTCGGCGCTTTGTGCGGGAGATGAACCATCTCATCAAGAAGATCTGGGCCTATCCGCTGGAGATTCAACCCTGCGGCGTAGCGACGGATCGTGGCGCGGAGCTCGACTACAAGTTCCCGCTGATGGTGCAGGACCGTGCCAATATTCGCGACGATGTCAAGAATGGCAGTAGTGGCATGCAGGAAGTCGTCGACCTGGCCTTTAAGGTGGTCGCCATGAAGTATCTGGGCTTAGGCGAAGCACCGTTGTTGCTGGACGAATTCGGCGCGAGCTTTGACCTGGAGCACCGCACCGCTGCATCGAGCTGTATTAAGAACCTGATGGATACACAGCACTTCTCGCAGTTGTACATGATCTCGCACTACGAAAGTGGTTACGGGTCGTTTACCAATGCGCAGACCTGTGTCTTGGATGCCCGCAACATCACGGTACCGAGCGTGTACAATCAGCACGTCACTATGCAGTAACTTAATGAGGAAAGAAAAGAAACATGAACCAGCAAGAGATCATCATCCATCCCGAACAAGACGAGCTGTCGATGTCGCCGACCGAGCTCCTGGAAAAGCGCCTGAACCGCGTGAACCTGGCGCTCTCGCAATTGCAGCAACTGCACATGAACACCATCACCGAGATGCAGAAGGACGTGGTGTTCTCGCTGCACGTGATCGAGGCCCTGAAGGGCTTCCTGCCTGGTGCCGTGGTGGACGACGCTGTCGCAGCGGCCACGGCCGCCACCGCTTCGGTGGGTGCTTACCGGCAGCAGCCTGCGGCAACCAATGCAGGTGCTTCAGCACAGCGCCCGGCACCGGGCAAGCTGCCGATCACGCCCGCCGGTACGCAGGCTAATCCGGCGTTGCCGCCGGTGCGCCATCCGGGTCACAGCAGCATCAATGCCGCAGCGGAAGCCGCCAAGAATGCCGTCGAAACACTCGGCGAGAACATTCGCACGCACTTGCAACACCCGGCACCGGAAACCCCGGCGCGTCAACCGCGCTCGCTGCAAACCCTGCATCGTCCGACGCCCAAGCAAAAGCACGTGGGTGAGCCGGTCAGCGAAGCGGCGAGCGCGGCCGATTACCTCGGTCACTTCGTCGGCTCGGGTTCGGTGTTTGCCAAGTACTTCTCGCCGGAAGTCTACATCCTCGGGCGCGGCTTCGTGAAACCGGGCTACGGTGGCTTCGGGGAATACGAAGAAGACGTGCTGCGTATCGCGCCCCAGCAGTTGCGCGAGTACGACTACCCGAGCGGCTTTTACACCGATGAAGCGACCAAGCTCTTGCAGTTCTATCTCGGCAACGCCAAGATGCAAGTGACGGTGAGCAACTTGCCGAATACGGAGATCGACGTGTGGGTGTCGTTCGCCCCGTTCAACGATCGTCAGCACATCCGTTCGCTGAACCCGCAAGCAATGCAGCTGGTGTTCGGCACGGTGAGCGCGATCTTCAACGCCGGTGAGCGACTGGCGAGCCAGCAGTAAGCCCGTGTTGTACCCTCGGTCATAAACCCCCGTGCCTATCCTCTTCACAGGGGACGGGCCGGGGGTTTATGCCGTTATGACGTCGAGCCGCTCGTGCCGCTATCGAAGTCAGTACCGATCTTTAGGAAGAAGGCCCGTGACGGAATCGAGACTTCCTGGCTTGTACGGGCGCTATTCACGCAGTCCGCATTGCGCCAGTCGACCGTATTGTAAGTGCGCTGGTTCCAACGGTTATCGTACACCGTCAGGGCCCAGCGACCATCTTCTTGCACCGACCAGTAATCCGCCAGCTTGCCATGGCCGTTCACTAGCGGGTACTTCGGCTCCTGGTTCGACACCAAGATATTGGTGAGCTTACCCGTGTAGACCTTCTCGGTTTCGATGAAGACTTCCGGGTTATCCAGAATCACAAAGAACGACTGGCTCATCGTCGCATACGCCACCAGGTTCTCGTCGGACAAGAAGTCCGCCACATTAATCTTGGACGGATCATGCGCATCGCGATCAAAAGGTAGACCCGAGAAGTCGAGGTATTGCATCGACTCGTGGTAGCGCTCGAGAATCGGCAGATTGTTAAAGTTAATCCCCACCGACGTCGCACTGACCCGGAAGAAAGTCTGCGGATCGAGAATGTGCAAGTAGCCACCCAGCACCAACATCACGGTTTTATTCGTGATGTCCACTCCCAGATTCACGTACATCTGGTTGCGATAGGCTTGGTTGCTATTTTGCTTGTAGATCATTGACGGCTGAATCGCCACGTACTGCAAGCTACCGAGCTTCTGGAAGTTCAGCAGACCAAACTGATTCTGCTTGGAGAGGTTGCGGCTCACCATCCCGTCCATCACCCAGGCAGCGGTGGGGACCGCGTCGATATTGTGGAAGTAACCATTGATCGTCACCATGCAGCTCTTATAAAAGAGCTCAAAGTCGATCGAGTTCCCCTCGGCGTCGGTCTTGGTGAGATACAGCCAGGTCTTCTCCGACATCGGCAACTGCGCATCGGGCGCAGCCAACTTATTGACGGGCTGCACTTTGTAGCCTGCGCGAAAGCCATCCTTGTACTCGGCGTACTGCGGCTTAAGCGTGGGGATGGTGGTAGACGTCGGTAACGCCGCGTCACCGTTTTGGGTGAGAAACTCATTGAACGTCATCGACAAGCCACCATCGGCAGCTTGGATTTGCGAGAGGTCCAAACTGACCTGACCGCTCACATACGGATTGGTCAGGACTGCGTACACCTTCAGGTAGCTGGAATAGATCTGGCTCAAGGGCATCGCGCCAATGTCCACACTTTCCCATCGACCTGCGCTCGCAAACGATTTACCGATAGCTGAGACTAACGTATACATGCCGTGGCTCCGGGGAAAAATCTTTTGAATACTATGATTGTAGCTTTGTTGTAGTCTTGGAAGATAGACTAAAACCTATAGAATATCGCCTTCACCCGCTGGGAGAAAAGAATGGCATTGAATTTGAATGACCTCGCTTACCCGTTTGATCCCACGGGCTCGCTTGCGTCGAACAAGATCACCAACGAGCAGCAAATCCTGACGGCGGTGAATTGGACCGATTACCAGATCATCGTGCCGCGCTGGGCGCCGTTCTTTGACGCAAGTGTGAGCCTGACCATCACGGACGCCCAAGGCAACGTCACGCCGCTACAACGCGGTAAGGACTGGTATCCGTGTTTTGAATTTATCTCCGCCTCGCGCGCCTGCGCCGCCCCCATCTGGGGTGGCATCCAGTTTGTCAATCCGCTCCTGGCTGGGGTGGTCAAGGTCAGCTATCAGACGCTCGGCGGCATGTGGACGCTGGATGAGGCAGGCGTCTCGGCCCTGCTTGCGGATCGTACAGCTAATCCGCGAATCACAGCTTGGGAGCAAGTCGTCGACCAACCGGTGATGTTCCCGGTGATCGATCACGAGTGGGATCTCGTGGACATGGTCGGGGCGACAGACCTGGTCAACGCACTCGGCGACATCGAAACCGCATTGCGTCAAACGGGTTCCACGGGCCTGGCGGCCCACTTGGCGGACTTCACCAACCCGCACCGGGTAACGGCCACGCAAGTCGGCCTGGGTAATGTACAGAACTACGGCATCGCGCAAGCGGCTGACCTGGCAGCTGGGACGAGCAACAGCGTCTACATTACGCCGGGTGGCGTGACGACGATGATGAACGCGGGTCCGAATGCAGCGATTGCTGCGCACGCGGCACGTACTGACAACCCGCATGCGACCACCGCGCATGAAGTAGGAGCGTACACGCAAGCGGAAGTCGATCAGCTGCTATCGGGCTATACGCCTTCCGGCGGATCGGCAGCAGATTCGCTGCTCTTTGACGGCATGGATGCAACGACCTATCGGGACTGGGCACTCTCCACCGGCGTGGCTTCGAACTCGTCGAAGTTTGGCGGTCAAACCCCGGCTGACTTCACGGCCGCTGTGCTCGGCGGGACTGCTGCGAACGCCAATCAGCTCGCAGGCCATACCTACGCCCAAGTGCTCTCGGATGCGTTGGCGGGTAAAGCGGCCGACACGTTTGAATTTAACGGCATGGACCCTGCCACGTTTGCGGCGTGGGTGCTCAACAATGGTGCCGCTTCGAACGCGTTGAAAGTTAACGGCATGACCCCGGCGGACTTTGCGACCTGGGTGCTGAATAACAACGGTCCGGCGGCAGACTCCAGCATGCTCGGCGGTTACACGCTTGCGCAGGTGTTGGCCCAAGCCGGTTCGGGCGCAGGCACGGCCTTTGCTCCGCAGGTGCTCTTTAATCCGACCAGCAGCGAAACCGGTACGGATTACTGGAGTGAGCTCGGTCAGATCCCGCTGCCGTCGGCGACCGACCCGGAACTCTCGGGCTACAACGATATTCGTTGGTTGCTCTCGGGCGGGGATTCGAATGGTCAGCTGGTGTCGGGTGCTTACCTGATCTGCTTTAACATCCGGGGACCCTCGGGCAGTCAAGTGACAATGAGCGTCACCAACATGGTGGCGAGCGATCCGGGTGCCCAGTTTGGCTACACGATCGAGAACGTCACGGTGGGCGGCACGGCTGTCCCGACCATTCGCGTCTGGATGAAGACGGGTCCGAACCTGAACGCCTACACGGTCACGCAGCTCTCCGATGATTCGTCCAAGCTCGTGACGAATAGCCGGGTGGCGGTGGCGCCTGCCAGCATCGTCTACGCGACGACGGATCGGTTTGCCCTGGAGTCAGAAGTCGTCAACATGGTGGACACACTGACCACATTGTTCAACCAGCTGGCCGCTTCGATTAGCAGCTGATAAATAGCGCGATGCAACACACCTCTGGCTGGGGTCATCCTGGCCAGAGGTGATTGTGTCGTTCGGACAAGATTAGGAGTTAGTAAACAAATGACGCCGCTTCTCATTCGGTATCCGCTGGACCCGACGGGCGTAAGCCCTAACAATCTGGTCACGGGCGAAATTCAAAACCTGACCGCTAACCGTAATGTGCGCGCAATCGCGCCGTTCTACGGAGCCTTCTTTACCGAGTCGCTGGTCATCACGGACATGGCGACCAACCAGCCGCTCACCACCAGCCAGTACTATGCAGCAGAAATGTACGAGCTGCCGACCGCGCGTTACGGTAAGGAGATCTGTGCGGTCATCCTGATCACCGACCCCACGGTCAGCAATCAGGTGTCGCTGCAGTATCAAACGCTCGGTGGTCCGTACGGTACCTCCGCGCAAGCGATTATCCAGCAGATCGAAAACCTGCAACTGGATACCCGGCCGGTGGCCTGGGGTGATATCCTGGGTCGTCCGAGCGCGTTCCCGCCTGCGTTCCACTTGCACGACATTGGTGACGTGTACGGCTTCGAGTACTTGGTGCATGCGATTGACCGTCTGCGCGACGCGATTGAAGTGGGCGATAGTGCTCAGTACGATCAGATTTACGCGTACATCGATCACGTGCAGCAAGTGCTGCAAGCGGAAATCGATTCGGGTAATACTGCTTTCAACGCCCACTTGACGGACTTCAACAATCCGCACAAGGTCAGTGCTGCACAGCTGAACGTCTACACCAAGCCGCAGGCCGATGCGATCACCACGCCGATCAATACGGCCGTGACCAATCACATCGCCAACCGGAACAACCCGCACGGCGTGACAGTCGCGCAGCTCAATACGTACGATGGCCCGACCATCGACACGAAGATCGCCAACGCGACCAATGCCGTGAAGATCGGTTTCACGCCGGTGCAGCAAGGCGGTGGGGCCAATCAGGGCAGCAACAAGATCTATCTGGGCTGGGATGGTTCGCGCTTGCGCCTGCAGGTGGACTCGACCGACATCGGTGGCATCGTGTCGTACAGCGAGCTGCAATCGAACGTCAGCAATCTGCAGAACCAGATCAATGCGCGGGTGGTGATCGGTAACACGATCGCTTACACGGGGATTAACCAGTCGGTGAGCTTCTGGGACGTCACAGCCAACGGCACGCTGTACTCGGCCCATGACATCTGGGCCTTCTGGTCCGATGAACGCCTGAAAGAGAACATTCGTCAGATCGAGCTGCCGTTGGAGAAGATCCGTCAGCTGATGGGTATTCTCTACACCCACAACCAGCTTGCGCATGACCTCACGGGTTGCGATACCGAAACCGAGCATATGGGTCTGCTCGCGCAGCAAGTCTTCGCCGTGTGTCCGCAGTTGGTCGGCCCAGCACCGTTTGACCTGGTCTACGACGACGAGGGTAACGTGATTCCGGGCGTGTCGAAGTCGGGTGAGTTCTACATCACGATCAAGTACGATAAGCTCGTGGCCTTGCTGGTCGAAGGGGTCAAGGCTCTGGACGGTCAGGTGCGGGATCACGAAGCGCGCTTGCAAGCACTGGGGGTGTAAACCATGACGATGCAATCCTCTGGCGCGATCAGTATCGGACAGGCGATGGCAGAGTGTGGGATTGGCCAGCAGCAGTACGACGCAGCTGGCGTACCGATCTCGATGCTCGCAGGCGTGGGTTCGGGGGCGCAATACGCCTGGTCGTATTGGTACGGAAAGTCGAACCTGACCACCTACAACAATGCGCTCTTTGCCCAGTACGCGATGTACATTGACCGCAACGGTTATCTGTCGCTTAACTTCCGTACCGGAGCGTATAACGGGTATGGCTTTAACGGGGATCACGGCCCGCATTTGTCGTTCTGTAATTTGCAGATGGCGCCGATTGATAAGATCGCGCAGTACCGCACCGTGCAGTGTACGCCGCAAAAGTACGCCGGTCGTTCGAACGTGTCGTTGCAACAAGCACCGAACGCAGGCAACGACTGGACGGCCATCTTCTACAACGACGATAACCCTTGGGGTGGTGCGACCGATGTCGGGGTGAATGTACTGATCACCGCGATTCCTTAAGGACTCACGATGAAGCTTAATCTGAACCAACCCGCTGCGCAGATTCTGTTGGATCTGATCTGGCGCAGTAACGGCCTCTGGTTGCAACAGGACTACATGGAGTTCGGCACGCCGGTGGCGATCGGCAATGCAGCTTCCTGTGGTCCGGATACCTTGATTACGGTCACTGCTGACCAGATCGAGGATAACCGCTTCGAAGGCAGTCAGCAGATTCTGTATCGACGCTTGCCGCTGGATGAAGTGTTGCTGCCTGCAGTGTCGTTGACGGTCGCAGCTTTGCCGTTTAACCTCGTCGATCTGCTCCCGGCGATCAATCAAGCCTATCAGCTGCAACTCACCGCAGCCGATATCGTGAATACCCAGTATGCGGACCTCACCCAGCCTGTCGTACTGGCTGCTGCGCCTGAATCGCTCTGTTATAGCGGCCAAGTGCAACTGACCGTCGTAACGGTACCTTAGAAGCCTTCAGTTAACGTCATAGAGGCCTTTCCCGCCCCTCGCAACCATGAGGGTAGGGAAAGGCCTTATGCCGCTATGACAACGCCTCTGAGAGGCTCTCAGTGCGTTTACTGCATTTACTGCGCTTGGGCTTCGAGCTTACGCTTGTCCTGATCGTTCTCCGGCGGAATCTCATCGGTCTCGGCCTTGGACGGCACGTTCGCTACCCCTGCTTGTTCACCATTGGCTTGGTCGATGTCTTCGCCCGAACCATTGTTGCCTTCAGCGGTCCCCGAGGTGGAAGTCGGTACGGTACCTTCTTCACTGGCCGGGTCAGTCGCATCCGCGCTGGTCAAATCCAGTGCGTCGTCGTCCGTGCCCGTGGTGCCTGCACCGTCTGCCAGTTCACCACCCAGTCCATCACCGGTGCCTGCACCGTTCTCGTCCGGGTTGGTGCCATCAGTCGCACCTGTGACGTTGCCGCCATTGGCGGTTTCTTCGCCTGCCCCTTCCGGATTGTCTTGGTCATCGGGCTTCATCATCGACGGGTCCCCAGCGGGGTTATCGATGAGGTCCACCGGCACCTTGCCATCTTCGGTCGGATCGAGCTTGCCTTGGGATTCGGCTTCGGCCTTCTTCTGTTGCTGAATGGCTTCGACTTTATCTTCGGTTTGCTCTTGGGTCTGTTCTTCCTGTTGTTCTTGTTGCTCTTCAGGCGTAGATGCCGTGGAGCTATTGTCCTCAACAGGCGCTTCGTTCCCGGCTTGCGGCTTGGTTGCCAACTCATCCGGCGTGTCGCTAGGCGCGCTCACATCCGGCTGCTCAGGTTGCTCCAGTGGCGTACCCTCGGCTTGAGCGGCTTCGGCTTCGGGCTGTTCAGCTTGCGCCGGAGCTTCGTTCGGCGCAGGCGTCTGCGCAACGGTGGAATCGACCTGGGCCGGTTCTTCAGCTTGAGCCTGTTGCGGCAGTTCAGCCGTTACGGGTTCTTGCACTTCCGGTTCCGGTTGCACCTGCAGGTTATCCGGAATACCTTGATTGAGCGCCTGATCCAGTTGCTGCTGGGGATTCTGCGCCGTCGACGCAGCGGGCCGGGGTGCGATGTCTTGCACTGCCGGGGCCGGTGCTTCATCGCTCGCACTGGTGTGGGTGTCGAGCTGTTGCGGTTCGGCCGTATCGTTGGGCAAAGCCGGAACCGCGGTCGCGAGACCCTGATCACCTGCGCTCGTCGAACCGACGGCTGGCGCTGCGTCCCCGCGCGGCAAGAACTGGTTCTTGAGCAGGAAGAACTGATCGTAGAGCTGGGTGATCTGGTTCTGTACTTCCCCGCCCCCAGTGCGACCGTAGCCTTCGGGCAGAATCACGTCTTCCAGTGGAATCGGAAACTCAGGAATCGGCTGTTCGCGGTTCTGCACTTCCAGATCGATCTTGCACCACTCGAAGAACCCGTCGCCATCGGGCTTGGGGAACATGTCGATTTCCCACTTCAGGTTCGTGCCGATGATCGGGAAGGTGTAGCGCACCTTGCGCATGCCTTGGGCGGCGAGGAACTTGAAGATGGTGAACTCGTCCTTATTGGACGGCATGGGCAACTCAATCTTGTCGCCCTTTTCGTTCATCACGACTTTCGAGGTACGGACGAACGAGGCTTCTTCTTCCTTGCCATCGAGCCAGGTCTTGCGCACGCGCATCGAGCCCTTCCCGGCGATCTTCTCGGTCTTCTCGATCCGGATTTCCCACTGTTCCTGGTTTTCCTTCGACGCAGCCTGCTCGAGGTCAGAGAAGTTCACCACGCGCGCGTAGATCGTGTGCTCGATTTCGTTGACCGGCTGACCATTGGCGATTTCTTCCATGGCCAGATAGGGTCGACCAATCGGGTTGTGCTCGATCACGACAGGCGGGCTCGGATACAGGTGACCGAACTCCTTGCGAAATGACATGATCAACGCGTCTTCATGCGAAGGCGGTTGGTTCACGTTGATAAACGCATTCTCGAGGGCCAGTCGCATCAGTTGACGGCGCATTGTATTACTCCAATTGTTACACGCTGGTTTACTCTTCTCCGCCAGTGATGACGGTAAGCACTTCTTTGGCAGTGTGCCAGAGTGCGACCAGAGCGGGGTTGTTGGCAGCATGACCTTCACGGATGGCGACCATCGCCGTAGCCCCGGTCACGATCAGGATGACAGCCGCGGCGAGCAGAAAGGCTCCCTTCATGAAGAAGATCTTCAGCTTGTGCTCTTCCTGATCCTCCGTCTCGGCCTCCGGCTTCGGTACTGGGGCACCCGGCAGGGGACCAGGAAGCTCACCGCTTGCTTGCAGGTACACATACAGCAGTTCGACTTGGTCTTCGGAGTCCATCGCGAGAATGGCCTCCTTCAACTCTCGTCCGGTTGACAGAGGTGTCATGTTCGGTAGTTCATCGACATGCGCAACCTTCTTGTTGTAGGCTTCTACCAAGACATCCACCGGCAGACGTCCTGGCTTGTGATCCGAAACCGCTCGCGTGTCGCTGATCCCCTTAAGGACGCGTTCCACTAACATTGCTTGCCCCTTGCGGAGATGCCGCAAAGACGGCGTTGTTCTGTGTTTTCCAGTCCTGCAAGGAACTGATGTGACGATTGGCCGTGGCAACGTTTGCCGTTTGCGCATCGTACTTCGATTCCCACAGGTCGCTGCGCTGCTTCCAGGAGAGCGTGCCATAGCTCGTTTGATCAGGCGGGGCTTCCACCGTGGCCTTCACAAGCAGTGCGTCGGGTGGCGCGACGTACAGGTTCTTCAGTTCCGGTACACCGGTTTGTGCACACCCCGCCAGGCTTGCTGTCACCAGCACAGCCAGGATTGTCTTTTTCATGATGGTCTCTCGCTTCTTACTGAGCTTGCGGCAGTGCTGTGCACTTGGCATCAGCGTTGTCAATGGCCGCACAATACTTCATCCAACTCCCCGTGAGCTGAACGGCACTTACTTCGGCGTCACGCCCCACGGGCACAACGTCACCGGCTTGATCACTGGTAATGGTCTTGACCGGCACAACTGGTTTAGGCTTAACTGTGTTCGAGGGCGTGCTTGTCGCCGACGTCGCCGGAGCGACAACACTTGTCGTCGGATTGGCGTACTTCGAATCGATCTGCTTGGTCTGGTCTGCGACCCAGGCGTCGATCTTGCTACCCGTGGCAGCCGCTGCTTGATCGGCCTTCACCGACGAAGCCACCACCGCATCGGTCACTGCAGCGGTACTCGCCTGCTGAACGATCGTGGTTGCCTGGCCTTTGATGACCACAGCGTCTGAACCGATCTTCTGGTTATCACTGAGCACGGTGTGATACTCGTGCACCGCGAACCAGCCGAGCAGTCCGATAACCGCGATAATTGCTGCCCCGATCGCGAGTTTGATTTGCCATGTGAGGGTGCTCATCTGTGTTGCTCCCGTAGGATTTTAAGTCGACAGTACGCCACGGCGAGCGCGTCGATCGAGTGCTCATCCAGCATCTCAAGCGCAACCGGTCCGTTATAGTTTAAATCCGGTAGACGCATCAGTGCTGCCTTGACTTCATCCTTCTTGGCGTGTGAGGTTGCCCCCACGGCCTTCTTGACGCTGGGCGGGTCGATCATAAAGAGCGACAGCCAGCAGTCGTATCGCCATAAGGCACTCCGGATCGCATCGACAGTCTCTGTCAATGCGCCGTATGCCTGAGGTCGAAATTGACTGTAAAACGGAGACTCTGATGCAACCAGGTTAGGACGGTAATACTCGAAGATTTCCACCAGGTTATCTTCGTGGGCTGCAATACGCTCAGCCCGTGCACCATGGGTGTCGCCAAACCAGGTGTCTTTCGCCAGTTTCGACCCGACGAAAGTAAACGCAGTGCTCTCGATGATTTCGAGCTTCACTACGTCTACTCTCAAGGCACCCATTCCAAGTGTCTCGCTCCCAGGGTCGATACCGACGATGCATCCGATGGGGGATGCACCTTCCGGTATTACTAACATGCCTTAGCCTCAGCTGGTGGTAGTCTGCGAACCCGATGTCGTGCCCGTCCCGGAGGTGAGCTTGTACAGGGGTTCCACCGCGCCACAGTCGACCACGTTCTCGACGCCGTCCTGGCTAAAGTTCAGCGCATAGAAGGTGTTGATAAACGTGTCCACTTGCGCGGCGATGACTTCCTTGAAGTTGAACGTGGGTTGCCCCGACCCACCCACTGCAATGACCTTGTCCACGCCGGAGACCAGCGCAATTTCGGAAACGATCGCAGCGTTCGGATCACCATAAATGATGTTAGCGACGTTCAAAATTTCCGTGACGTCATCGGCGGTGAGCGTAATCGGTACCGGCGCCGAGGCCATTACGTAGTCGCCAGTGGCCACATTCACGCCGGTGGGCGAGAGGGCTTGCGGGTTCGGATTCAGATTCGACGTATCGGGCTGGAACGGCGTGGTGGTGACCGAGCCATCCGCATTAACCGTCTTGTACTGCATCGAAACCGCTACACCCGTAAAGTCGATGCGCTTCAGGTAGTAGGCGATGTAGTTGACGCCGTTGTGCGTTTCCGCCACGCGCAGACCGTACGCGGCTTGTTGGGCCGACGTCAAATCGTTGGTGGGTTCACGCAGCACGAACGGCAGGTGGTTGTAGAGCGCTGCGTCGGTCGTCAAGTGCTGGATCGGCTCAGGGATGTACAACCCATTGGTGATGTTCAGCTTGTGACCACCATTACCGATCGCAAAGTAACGGCAGGTCGGCAGCACCCCGGAGTTGGGCAGAACGCCCGGCTGCACTTGAAACTTTTCATTCAGCGTGCTGTTGGTAGCCAGTGCAAACGGCAGCCCCAAGAGCTGGCACGACTGCAGATAGCTGCCGTACACGGTGCGTACGATATTGTCCATTCTCTTACCTGAAAAAGGGTGTCACAGATTACTTAATCACACTATTTGCGATCAATTGGCCCGTGCTTAAAAGCCATCGAGGTCGAGCTGTGGAATGACGTTAATCGTTCCATCGGGCTGGTGGTAAATCAGACCGGTGAGATAGCCGGTACGAATTACGCTCGACAGCATCGTCGTTTGGTTATCCGGCACCGTGGGTTGGAAGTCATTGCCCCAGATGTCCGTGATCTTTTGCTGCTCGCCTGCAGGCAGATTCAGCCAGTTACACAAGCCCGGTACCACAATCGCCTGGCTGGGGTTAGGCGCCGCGCACTCGCAGTCGTGCATCCTAAAGCGCACCTTACCTGCATTGAGGAAGGTGTGCTGCACGTTGCTGCTGACTTCGTGCCACGGATTCTTGATCGCCAGTTTCACGTGGTTGGCCATGGACACATGTCGATCATGGATCGGCGTGTACTTGGTCACCTGGTTCTCCAGCGAATTCTTGAAGTGCGGGTGTTGATCGAGCGCCCGCACACCAAGATCCGTTGCATCCATCTCATTGGCCTGATGACCGCGCGCATCCCCGACCCGAATCGCGGCCCACTCACCCGGCACGATGGTCGAATCGTTAATGGTCGACATGAATTGAATCGAGTAGCTCGAGAGCTGCTCCATCATGCCAATCATCGCCTTCTGGATGTTCGCTACGCTCGGCGTCGTGATGAGATCCTGACCCGTGGCGTGAGCGACGATCTCCGCGTAGAGTGAACCCCACTCGGTTTGCGTGAATGCCGCCACGTCCAGGTTGCGCGCTGCAAACCAAGCCGAGTAGTTATCCCCCGGATCAGCGACGTAGCACAAATTGTCGCTCCACAAGAGTGAGGTGGCGTTCTTCACATAGCCACGCACTTCCATGTGTTCCTGGTACGACACCAGGCCGTCTTGCTGATTGGCTGCGGTATAGATCTGCTGACACAGGCTATAGAACGCTTCGGTCGAGAGGAAGGTCGATGACGGCTTGATCAACGGCATCAAGTCATGGATCTCCTGCAACGTCGCTCGATCCACCTTGCTCATGTCACACACTGCTGCCATCGCGTCGACACTGGGCGTCGGCAAGCGTGGCACGCGCTGCGCGAACATCGGTGGGATCACATCCAGCGTAATCCCAATCGAAGCGTTAAGCGCATACCAGGCCAGACAGAACGCATCCTTCGCAAACAAGGGTACCGTTTCACCGGTGGCTGGATTGGTGAACTGCACGGCCGAGTTGTAATACCCGAGACTTGAGAGCCACAACCAGTTATTGACCAGGATCTCAGAGAGCGGATACTTGACGCTACCCGTGTAGTCGATCATCGACGACTCAAGCGCCTTGGTCGGCAACTCATTGGAGAGCGAATTTTGCATCGCCTCCAGAATCTTCGGCTCGTAGTCGCCCTCGTACTTCTCATTGTCGCGCGCAACGGGCCGTTCCTTGATCAGCATCTCGTCCAAGGTGATCTCGTTGATGCTATCCAGGTTGTAGCCCAGATTGACCGGATCGCGCGTAAACGTAATGGTCGGATAGAGATCCGTGGGCATCTGAGACACGTCATGGCGCATGGTGTACTTTGCCAGGGGCAAATTACGCTCGGTCATGATATGGTCCACGAGCCACTCGAAGATCTCCGACTGCCCGGCGTTACGCTCCAGGTAGTTGATGTTCCGATATAGCTCGAGCGACTGCTTGGTCGTCAGCTGATCGAGGTACAGATCCAGCAGGCCATGACTCAGGAGGTACTGACGCACGTGAAAGCTATGCGCCTCATTAGTCTTGCAAGCTTCCAGGCGCAGCGACAAAATCACCTGCGGCAGCAACGCGTACATGATCCCCAGGGTGAAGGGGGTATACATGTCGTCTGAGACCGTGTAGGCGAGATTCACCCAGCGCGTTTTGAATCCATCGATCCAGCGCTGCAGCTTGTCGATGAGGCTGTACTCATTGAATTCGACCAGGCTGCTCGGGTAGGCCAAGATCTTCCCATCGGCGGCGCTGATGGCATCGTCGATGTCAACCGGATTCAAGATCCCGTTGATGAGAGTGACCTGGGTCGGATACTGGGCCACCAGCGCCAGATAGTCACGTTGGCCAAACTGGTAGGCCTTGGCAGTGGCGCGGTGTAGCGCCAGATTCTCGACCGTGAATTCGATCGTTTCTAGCGTATCCATCGAGACGACATACATCATCGTGTCGGCGAAGTGATACTGGCCAGACAAATTCATATAGTAGCGCCACGTCGTGGGGTCCAGGTCATTGACCTGATCTGCCCCATACACGCCGCTGATATACGTGTTGATTGCATCAGCCGTGGCTGACGACTTGACGACAATGTATCGGGCCAACGCGAGTACACTGTCGAGATAGACCTGATACTGATTCGAGGTACTAGTTGTCGCGGCCATAACGGCGCCCCTTATTTCAATAACATGCAGTCCTTGTTTTTCAAGGGCTATCTTTCGTTGAGGTTCAAATGTCCAAAGCGTTGAAGGAAGCCATTGCGCTTGCTGGCAGTGGCAAACGCTACTCGGCGATGTCCCTGGTTCGTCAAGACCCAGGCATGGCCGCCACCATCAGCAAGATGGTCCATGGCAAAACGCCTCCCCGGTACGACAGCTCTGGAAACATGACGACGGACAATCCGTCGATCCAGGCATTGAAGAACGTCTCGGATAATACGGTTCAAAACATCTCGGACGCACAGACTGTGCTCCAGACGTTGCCTGAACTCGAACTGGCGATCCAGATCCTCGTGTCCTCGGTACTTTCACCGAAAGACATGATGACCGTGGAGCTGACATATAAAGCTCCGGAGAACCTGGTCCCGCCGGAAGTGAACACGGCAATGACCAATCGTGTTCGCGTCCATTTTGAACAGAACTATAAAATAAAGCAGGTCCTTCCTCGGATGCTGCGTGACGTTCTGGCTGAGACGGGCTCGTATCCGGTCGCGGTGATTCCCGAGAACTCGATTGACGATGTGATCAACTCCAATCGTAAAGTGTCGATGGAGTCGCTCGTCGAGCACTTTCACAACGATGGTCGGATTAAGCCGCTGGGTCTGCTCGGTCCGGTCACCAAGACCAAGCCCACGCAAGTGCGTCAGGGTGCCGCACTCTCGATGGAGTCGCTCGAGACGTTCAAGTTCGACACGACCTATCGCACCGATGTGACGCTTGAGAAAGCGTTCGATAACGTCGCGCAGGAAACCTATACGACGGTGACCGATAACCCGTCGTTGCTCAAGGTGCCAATGCTGCACCAGAAGATCCGCGAAAGCCGGGTGATGGATCTGTTGGGTGCCCGTAACGGTCTGTCGCGCGGGATGAAGCTGGCGAGCGAAGCGTACGGCGCGCAGAACCCGACGCATCAGGTGCAACAGCATAAGCCCAATGACCGGGAACTGGCGGGGATGATCTATCGGGATCGCAACTACCAGTACAAACCGATCACTACGCTGAAAACCCAAGAGCAGCTTAATCGCCGCACGGTGGGTGCGCCGCTCATCATGCACTTGCCCTCGGAAGCGGTGATTCCGGTGTTTGTGCCGGGTAACGTTGAGCAGCACGTGGGCTTCTTCATTCTGATCGATGAAGACGGTCACCCGATCCAGCGTATTGCCGACATCGATTACTACCAGCAACTGAACGCGCGGATGAATTCCGGTGGTTCGTTCCCTTCGGCCATGCTGCAAAAGGTCAAGGCGAACATGCAGGGGTTCGATAACACCAATAACGCCCACCTCGATTACTCGGCACGCGTGTACGGTGAAATGATCGAGCAGGATCTGCTCGCTCGCCTGCGTAATGGCGTGTACGGCAACGGCGTGGCACTGGCTAAGCGCGAAGAAGTGTACCGCATCATGTTTGCACGAGCGCTCGCTAAGCAACACACGCAGCTGCTCTTCATGCCGATCGAGTTCATGACGTACTTCGCGCTGCGCTATAACGGCGACGGCATGGGTAAGTCGATGCTCGATGACTTGAAGATCATCAATTCGCTGCGCTCGATGCTCTTGTTTGCCAACGTGATGGCGGCCGTCAAGAACTCGATGGGTCGCACCGAGGTCAAGATCAAGATGGATGAGCACGATCCTGATCCGCAGAAGACCTTTGAGCGCGTGGTGCATGAAATCTTGCGCAGCCGTCAGCAAGCATTCCCGGTGGGCACCAACTCGCCGATGGACATCGTTGACTGGGTGCAGCGTGCGGGCTTTGAGTTTGTACCGGAAGGTCATCCTGGACTCCCGGACATGACGGTGGAGTTTGGGGAAAAGAACACCAGCTACGTGAAGCCTGATACGGAGCTCGATGATGATCTGCGTAAGCGCTCGATCATGGGCCTGGGTCTTACGCCGCAGTCCGTTGATGCGGCCTTCGAAGCGGAGTTCGCCACCTCGGTCCTGACTAACAACATCCTCTTGTCCAAGCGGGTGATGAACATTCAAGAAGTGATTGAGCCGCAACTGGCCGATCACGTGCGTAAGGTCATGATGAACGATGAAGAGCTCGTTCGTGATCTGCGGGCGATTCTGGAGGCGAGCGCCGATAAGCTGCTTGAGCGCTTGAAGAAGCAAGACGAGGCCCATAAGGACGATCCGACGTACCGCTCGCATCTGGGCGGTCAGCCGAAGGAATTGGTGATTCAGCAGCTCCTGTACGACTTTGTGATGGGCCTGGAAGTCAGCCTGCCGAAGCCGAACAGCGTGACGCTGGAGAACCAGCTGGCGGCAATGGATACGTACTCGAAGTCGCTCGATCAGGGGCTCGACTACTACATCTCGACGAACTTCCTCACGTCCGACACCGCGGGCGATCTCGGTAACTACGCGGGTTCGCTCAAGGAGATGGCCAAGGCCTACTTCATGCGTAAGTGGATGGGTGAGAATGGCGTGCTGCCGGAGCTCTCCGATCTGAACACGCTCGACGATGACGGCAAGCCGAAGCTCAACCTGTGGGACGCGTTCCAGGATCACACCAGCAACATGATCCTGAGCATGGACCACTTCATGAACGGCATGAAGCCGATCAAGGATGCAGCGGGGCTAAACAACGCCAAGCGTCAAGCAACCGACCAGAACAGCGGTGGGATGGGAGGCGGGATGGGTGACATGGGTGGCGGCAGCATGGGTGGCGGCATGTCCATGGGTGGTGACACCGGTTTGGGTGGGTTGGGTGGCGGTGATGACTTTGGGGGCGGTGGTTTCAACATGGGTGGTGCAGGGGGCGGTGACGATCCCTTTAACCTCGGTGGCGGAGCCAGCACGACCGATGAGTCGCCTTTGAATCCGGAAGATGACAAGCCGGAAGATCAGGGTGCTGCAGAACCGCAAGTCTAAGACCAAAAAAAAAGAGCGTCATAAGCCCCCAGGCTTTCGCCTGGGGGTCTATGCCGTCTTTAAGACGTGTCGAGCACGCCGTTTGGATTTGTTATTATTGGCCCCATCGCACGGCCCCGTTAATCACCCGTCTTAGGCAAATCCACCTGTCCGTTGTTGTTTACATCGGCGACCCTGGTCAGGTTCTGTGACAGCATCATCTCTTCGGCTTGAAGCAACGCCTCCGCTGGTTTGCAGATGGTCATCCCACGGCGGGAATCCGGGTAGCTCTTCCACACGTCGAGATCAGCGATGCGTTCCATCTGATCTTTCAACACCGGATCAGCAGGCGAAGCTATGGGTGCAACACCGCCCGGCCACAGTCCTGCGTCGTCGATGTGCATGACGGAGCGGCTCATCCCACGTGGTTGCTTGACAACCGTATCGCCTTGAGCCTGTTCGAAGATGGTGTCGACTTCTTGTTGGGTCTGGAGCATTTCGGCTTCTATCTTCCAGCGCACCCCGCACTGCTCATCGAACACCAGATCGACTGGGAGGTTCGAATAGTCCAACGCCAAGTGGCCGCCGAGGTGAGCCGTACGAATGAACGGACGTGCGCGTACCAGCATCTGATTACGCGTTTCACCGGTGAGCGGATGGATCTGCATCTGGTACTTGAAACCCGACTCCAGTTCGCCATTGTGATCCCCGTTATCTTGCCCCAGCGGATGACCCAGGACAGTACCACCGAACTCTGCAGGCCACCCTCCTTCAGGCCTGAAAACACGCGCATCGGTGGCCCGCACCGCGAAGTGGTTCTTGGTGATGTCTTCCAAGGTTTCCAGGATCGGTGAAGACTCCCGGACTTGTTGGCTCGTCATGGTCAGCAACGCATCCCCACCGGCTGAAGCCAGCGCACCATGGGTTTTCCGATCGAAGAGTGGTGTGCCAATGCGCAGTTCATCGTCTTTAGCAGCTTCTGCCAACCCCAGGAAGCTCTGCACGCTTCGATCCGCGTAATCATCCCCCTTCAGGCGAGCTTCAGCTTCCGCGATCATTTCGTCACGCGTCTTGTGCGGCAACAATGCAGCGCTCGCGTTCAGGGCGTTGGGATTAGCTTGCCGAGCTTGCTCCAGAATTTCCCTGGTGCTGGGGCGCAAACGCAACTTTGCTGGCAGCTTGGCTGAACCGAGCCCGTAATGGCGCTCCATGACCTCGGCAGTTGAGAAGCCATGCGGTTCATCAGTCATCGGTTGCCCCCGACCCATTTCGTAGTCAATGTGCTCCTGGTTGGAGAATATCGGCGTGTACTGGTCCGGCTTGGCTTTCCAGCGACGTGGGTTTTCGGACACGCCTTCTGCGATGAAGGGCCGTGGCGTGTTGCGCTCGACGAACACAAACTCAGTGTCCTTCCAGAAGTTGTGAGCGACGGCCTCTTCGATGATGCGCCGCCCTTCAGCTTCTTCGAACTGAATACCACTGTCGTTGAGGAAGGTGATCTGGGCGTCTTCGATGCCGTTCTGCTTGAGGAAGTCAGCGAAGGCAAATGCCAGCAGCGTCTTGCCTGTGCCGCAGAAACCATCGATGGTGATACGGATTTCCTTTTTCATCCTGTTCTCCTGAAAGCGTTACGTTAAGCGGTGGCGTGCTCGATCTCTTGCAACAAGGCGCGGTCCCCGAGGCGAAAGCCCGCGTTGATGATAAGACCTAGCACGCTGTTGGGCGTCGGTTCCCCCACGCCGTCGAGCCAGCGCTGATACTCGGCGGCCCCTTCGGTGTATTCTTGCGTGAGCTCGCCGTAGCCGAGCCAGCTAATCATGTCCGCCAGGGCACGCTCCTGTTCCCGCGCACGATTGTAAAAACGCGGGGCGTACTCTTGCGAGGCCGAGCGCATAAAGCGCACTTCAAAGAAGCCCGTGAACTGCCGCGCCCGGATACGCACCTCGCGTTCAGCGGCTTCGCTGCCCGAGGTTGCGCCGAAGCGAATTTCCATATCACCCCATCCCGTCGAGGCATACAGCTTTTCCTTTACCGTGCCCAAGGGGAAGACCTTCTTCGAGATGATCTGGGAGTTCAAAGCCTCGATCAGCTTGACACCGAATTCGTTACCGGCATTGGTGAAATCAAAGAGTTCCATGTTTTTATTCAACTAAGACATAAGCGTTATAAGTAGCGAGGAAGCCGTAGCCTCCTCGCCGGTAAGAAAAGCAGGGTTACAGCGCGCGGGCTGGTTCGACAATACAGCCGTCGAGGACCAGCGCTTCTTCAGCCGTGATGCCTTCCTGACCGATCGCACCCAGTGAAAGCGGGCGTGGTTCGGACAAAAAGCCCATGCCGTCGGTGTTGATCTCAGCCACGTTGGCATTTTCCCGACTGACCACCGTGACCGGTGCATCAAACAACTGCGGATTCGCATCCCGCATGGCGTCAAGCAGCGTGTCAGGCTGCTCGTCTATCCCTTGGGTGCTGGTCCAGGCTCTAAAGCCAGGCGTATCGGCCTGAATGTTGGCCACGGTGACATTATTAAAGCCATACGTGTCCTTCAGTGCTTGACCAATTGCCCGACCCACAAGCTCCGCAGCCTTGCCATCGGGGCTTTCCACCACGATGTTCACAGGTGCGTCCATTTTCCCTCCCTTTTAATCGCGTTCGTTCACCTCGTCACGATCCAGTTCGAGCGCGACTTCCAGATCCGCCGCTTCGTTGGGTGGCAGATCCATCTCCACTTCGAGCTCCGGCTCCAGACACGCACTCACCACTTCGATACGACGATGGAAGAGCGCCGGATTGGCGTCTGCCATCGCATCGAGCAACGACTTACCTTGCTCGAAGTCCGTTTGCGGGTCACCCACGGCTTCGCTACTCACATCCGCATGATGAGTAACGGTGACGTTGGTGAAGCCGACGTTCTGGATCGCGTGTCCCACCACCTTACCGAGCGCCAGCGCGAGTTCGTTGTTATCCGACTCGATGACTACGCTGGCAACCGCGTCTTCTTGCTGTTCCATGTCCTTCCTCCTTGTTTTTACTGCGTCATTTTACTGCACGATGACCGTAGCTGCTTCGGGCTTGCTCACCCGGATCGCATCGTTCAGACCTGCGCCGTCGCCGAGTTCTTCCTTGGCGTCTTCAATCATGTCCGTGACGAGATCCAGTGCTGCACTGCCGCCCGCGGTGGCAATGACGGCGATGGGTGCATCGAAGAGCTGCGGGTTTAGGGCCTTCATCGAGCCGAGGAGCGTGTCCGCGTTCGAGAGGTCCACATCCACACGCGTCGGATCGTCGCTCTTGTCGACATGGATCGCCACGTTGGTGAAACCTGCGTCCGAGAGGCCTTTATTGACCGCGACGGCAATCGCCTGTCGCTGGCTGATGTTGTCTGACGCGATGATGACACCCGCACCGCTGTCATTCTTGGTTACGTCGTTCATAATGCGAGCAAATTCCTTCATGATACCGTTCCTGTTCGTGATGGGTTTTTTGTTAGACGAGAACTTCGTCGAGTAGCACTGCTTTTGGTGCTACAAACGTGGCGAGGTCAATGATCGTGCCATCTTTCAGACGACCTTGACCGGGCTGGAGTTCGGGCGCATCGCCCGAGAGTTCTGTCATGTCGATGTGGTCAGCCATCGTGCTCAGATGGGGCTCGGTAGCTTCCACAGGGTTCTCGCTATAGGGCATAGCGAGGATGCTCACTGGCCGCGCGAACAGTCGCGGGTTCAGCGCACGCATCTCATCAAGCAGGCTCGGAAGCGCGGAGCGTTCGATCACCTTGCTTGTTTCGTCGTCGCGGCTGGCGATGCCAGTGTCGACATGGGTGAACCCCGATTCCTGCAGTTTGTCTTGGATCAGACTTGCCACCAGCTGCCGGGTCTGTGCGCCCTGTGCTTCGATGATGACATTGATTGCGTCAGGAGTCATGCCTAATCGTTCCTTGAAGGGCTCATAAGACGGAGGGGCCGAAGGCACCCTCCATCTCATGCTCAGTCGTCGTAAGTTTTACTTCTGCTGCGAGGGACCCACATGCGCCCAGATCGTGTTAGCGGCAATGAGAAGCTCTTCTTCGATTGCCTCGACAAAGAGTTCTTCGGTTTTACCATCGTGCAGCCACAGATCAAAGAATCGCCCTGTACCCGGTTCATCATCCCGATAGTACTCCCTCATCGACACGTACGGGACCTGTTGGCCCATCCGGGTTAAGTCAATGAAGTAGAACTGGGTGTGTGCGTGACTGTCTTCTGACTCGCACACGTACATGGTTTTCAGCTGAATGCTCGGATATGCCGAGCGCACTGCTAACAGCTTAGCCTGCAGAATTCCCATGATGGCGTAGCCGAACGGATTCGGTACGTTATCAGCCATCGGAACGGTTTCAGGAAGGGCAGGTTTCTTACGGGCGCTCATTAATGCTTACTCCGTGGTCTGGAACTTACGAGCCCGATGCAGTTCGATGGAGAATGCCTCGGGGTTCTTTTCGATCTCAGCCCACGTGGTGTGGTCGGGCACAATCGCGGGCAAGGTGAGATTCACACGATGTGAGTCCCCATCGACTAAGAACATACCGATGGCGCCTGCCCACTGTCCCACGTACACCTGTGGGATCTTTTCAAAGCGCGCAATGCTACTGAGCTTAAGGAGCTCGCCCGCTTGCCCGAAGAATTCCACGTTCACCCAGCCCGGTTGTAGGTCGAACCCTTCCTCGATCACGACCTTCCACTTAGGCTTACCGTCCGGTGGGTCCAGATACACCGTAGTGGTGCCGTAGGCGCTCTCAGTGGGCTCGCAGACGTCAGCGGCATAGCCGGTACAGTCGTAGGCGCCGACGACGCCCTTGACCAGCAGCGCCAGCCCACGACCGGCTGAGCAGGCGTCCTCCATTTCGAACTGGTAAGACACTTGCGGCTGCAACTCGAGCCAGTCTGCATCCATCCAGAAACCGATCGGCTCGGCTTGCGTGAAATACGCCACCAGCGAGGTGACAAATTCGTCTGCTTCCAGATCGAGCTGATGGCCCTTGCGATCGAGCACGGCCGACACATGCACAGGCGTAAGCTGGACAACACGCAGATTACCGCTCTTGATATTGAGCGTACCTGAGAGCTCCATCTCCAATCGCACATACATCTCTTCAGCCATCATGCGCTGCAGAATCGGCGGTCGCGACTCGACCGTAGTCCAGGTCGCCAGCTCCGTGAGACCGATCACAAACGGAATGCGCTTGTTTTCGATCGCCAGTTGACAGAAGTCCGTTTGCGAAGCGGGCACGAACCGGGCATCCGCCACATTCAACCCGATGGCCGAAGTCACCACCTTTTCACAATCGGGCAGCTTGAACACCACGCCGTACAGGCGCGGGTTCGTCGGATCAATCCCCCAGCTCGGGCGAATCACTTCTTGCGCGACAAGCTCTTCACTACGTGCCAATCCCGTGAAGGGGATGTTCACGTTAAAGCGCAACGCCGACGTGTAGACCGTGATGTGCGAGGTGAGGGCTTCTGCTTCGCCGAGATTGTACTGATCATCGACAAAGTGGTAACGGTTAAAGGGGGTATGCAGCGGTAGGATTTTCATTTTCTTTTCCCTGTCTTTTTAACCTGTACTGACTGCGCTAAAAACGGATGGTGGTCATGCCACCCTGAATCTCGATGGCCTTGATGGGACCATCGGGCGGGCTTGGATTGGTGATCCGGTTCCAGGCCGCCTCATTGGGGATGTCTGGTTCAAACGCTTGCCGGGCAGTTTCCACCGTAATTGCGGTGGTAAAGATTTCGGGGTTAAGCAGCTGACACTCTTCCAAGAGCGTGGTCACGTTCTCGGACGGCATCTGCTCCTTGTGATCCGGAATGTAATCGACGTGCTGAAAGCCTGCGCCTTCCAGGGCACCAAAGACCACCTCTTTGGCGACCCAACGGGCGCGCTCTGTGCCACCGGTGATGACGATACTCATCGCATCCTCACCCACATCCAGCGGGCCCACCAGGTCCATGTTCAGCTGTGCCATGTTAACTCTCCCAGGAGTCGGTTGCTAGATAGAGATAAAAGCGGATCAGGTAGTCGGGAATGGTCTCTGCATTCACCCACAGCTCCGCCACTTCGATGTCGTCATTGCGGGCACCGACGACGTGACGCATCACCTTCACCCGTGCCATGCGCAAACCTTCGCGCTCCATCACACTTAAGTAACCTTTCAGCTCCAGCGGTTCTTGCCCGACGAGCTCGCCGATGAGGAGCTCAGTATGGTGCTCGCGGGTCTCATCGTCATCCTTACGGGTCACAAGGACTTTCGTGAGCGAGTTCTTTATTTTGTAGCCGGTCAGCGCCTGACGAAATACCACGTACTGCGCGATCAGCTCCGCAAAGGGACGATTGCTTTCTACGGTCACAACACTCTCCTGGTTATCGTAAGGGCATAAACCGAGACAAGGAAAAAAATCCTTGTCTCGTTATGAGTGAGCCTTAGGCCCTGTCACCGCTCGTGTTAGGAAACACGTCACGCTGCGCAATCATGGTCAGGGGTCCGTTTGGCCTGCTATCGATGAACAAAAAAGAAAGGCCTGGGGATCACTCCCCAGGCGCTATGCCGCCGAATCCTTAACGGATCTTGCGGATCAGGTACGCATCACTGCCGAGGTAGCCCGTGGTGACTTCGAGGATGTGGTCATCTGCCGTACGGATGAAATGCCGGTAGAAGTTATCGTCGACGCCGCTCGTGGCTTGGAAGATGCTTTCCGCCAAGTTGTACAGCTCCGGCATGTCGCTGGTGATCAACGACGCGATCCGGTCCTTCGGATCGAGTTCGAGTTCCAGCTCCACGGCCGCCGCGCTCAGATACGTGAACGTGTAGTTCGAGGTGAGGTACGTGAGTTTGGGCGGATGTTCCGGCGAATAATCGCGATCCATCAGGAGATTGTCCGTGAGGGCCGCTTCATCGTCCGGGTGCGAAAACTCCGCAAACGCTGCACGAATGTTCTTCGTCTGGTTGCCCAGGAAGACCACCGAGAACGTTTCGCCGTACCACTTCTCGATCACGCCCGGCAGATCCGCCACATCGGCCGCGAAATCATGGATGCGGATGTCGCCGATGGAGAGCGACTGCGCGAGCACGCGGTTGATCATCTCGGTGAGCTTGCGATTGATGGCTGCATAGAGCGGGCCATTCATCACGCCTTCGACCGATTTCATCATTTCCGCGAGTTCTGCGTAGCTCTTCGCTTGCGCGAACGATTGCAATGCCCCGCTTTCGTCCTTCAGCGACACAAAGGGCTCAGCCACTTGCGCACGGATGCGATACACATCCGGCACTTGCTCGCTGTCCTTCGTCACGGCCATGCACTTGAGCGTACCTTGCAGCCACGCCAGATCCAGCGTCGGCTCCAACACCCACGTGTCTTCCACCACCTGCACGAGCGGCTTCTTCGGCGGTGCTTCGCCCGCCTCCCCATCGCCGACCTTCTCGGTCAGTTCCTTCACCCCGGCCGCAATACGCGTGAGCGTCTGGGCCGATTTGTTGGTATCGATGTACTTCGGCACGCTGCCGAATGTAGTTGGGAGGCGATGCTTTTCACGGTCCATCGAAGAGTCCGTCCTTTCTTTCACGAGTTGGATGACAGTGCCGTCGGCCTGCTTTTGCAGATACAACAGACTGGTACGAGGGTTATACGCCAATGCATACGGCTGACGCACCGACGGCTTCCACACCAGTTTGGTGGAGTCGATATGCTCCGGCTCGTTACCAGCCGGTTTCGTTTCCACCTGCGTTGCAGGCTTGGCTGCGGGTGCGGACTCACTCCGTTCGCTTGGCGGTACCCAGGACGTCTTCACGTTCGGCACGGAAGGTCCTTGGTTGTCACCCGGCTTCTTGTCGAAACGGCTTGTGTTAAAGCTGCCGCTTTCCTGGGCGGGTTCGCCATACTGCACACCCCCGGAGAACAGGCCCGACGTTCCACCTTGGTTCAGAGAACCGGCAAACTGCCGCGCAGGAGGACGTTGTTGATTCCAGCCACCGCCCCCCTGGTTGCCCCAGCGCGACTGTTGCTGCTGGTTCCCCCACTGTTGGCCACCACCGGAGTTGCCCCACTGACGTGCGCCACCCCACTGATTGCCACCGCCTTGATTGCCCCAACCCGCACCTTGACCACCCTGCGGCGCGCCGCCTTGCATCATCTGCGCGTAAACGGGACTGTTCTTGAACGCATTGATTTCGTTCTGGATGTCGTTTGCCATCTGAACGAGACCGGTGATATGCGCCTGCATCTGTGGCGGCACCCCTTGTTGCAGCTCCGCGTACTGCACCACTTGGTTTGCCACATACATCTCGACCATCTTCGGGATCAGCGCCTGCGCACCTTGCTCCGGATTCTGGAACTTGTTGCTCGCCAACCCGAGCAGGACCCAGTCGACGACACCCATCACGAGACCTGCGAACACCTCGTTTTGGTAGCCGTTACGGGACACCACGTTGTACGCCATCGTCCGCGGCGGACTATTGGGCGCATTGGTTTGAAAATCGAGCGCGACCGCCGCCGAAATCACCGGTATCAAGTCTGCCATGAACCCCGGATACGGAAACTGCGGGACACAGGGCGGATTGTTGATGGCGATAGGCAGTGGAGCGCGTTCTGGATTGTAAGGGTCCGCAGGCAGACCCGCATTTGACATAACCATGGCTTGTTTCCTTTCCTTGTTTTTTGCTTACACTCGATACGTCTACCGAGCGCTTTTAGTGAGACGCACTGAATTGACGGACCCGACTACCGTAGGGTTTCAGCTTGACCTGGGTGGAGTCCAGCAACTCAATGAGAGCCGGGTCGCGCAGCACGACACCCTTGGAGTCCGTATGCAGATGCGGATTCAAGCGTGCATGCCCGGAAGGATCACTCTTGGGCAGATTCGCATACCCGCCGACTTCACACACCGAAATGTGGATCTTCTTCGTCGGGTCACTGATTGCCGCGTTGTCCTTCCGCCCCGTTTGGCGACTGGAGCTCGTTTGCGGCACCAACTGGGCGGTCGTTTTGAACGCCTTGTTGTCGCCAGGACACGAAATCGTCGAGACCTCACCGTGCTTCTTGGTGATCGAGTACACCAGACCGGTCCGCAGCGTCTGGTTCATCATGGTCGTGATTTCTTTCGTGTTCAGTTCTTTCTTCGAAGCCGCCTTCAGCTTGAAGTAGAACTTGTTGATTTGCTTGGTGATTTCGTCGAGCACGTAATACAGCACCGACAATTCCTTGTCGTACATGCTACTGACGTGATCCCGCGCCGCGAGAATCCAGTCCTGGAAGTTCTCGAGCACAATACCGAAGAGCTGGTAAATGTCCTCGATCGGCATCCCGATGTCGCGGAACTTGATCTTCATCACCTCATCGATGTACTCATCCAGGCTACGGATGTGCTCAGCGATGTCGTCCTCCAGCTTACCTTCGGTGATGTTGCTGGAGAACAGCAGATGACCCATCAGAATCATCCACAAGGCACGCTCCCGAGGCTTGGGTGCATCGATCGTGCCCAGATACTTCGGCTGGACGCGGCTCGGGAAGTGATCGACGATGTAGAAGAACCCACACACCAGGTTTTTGACCATCGGCGTGTAATCCTCCCGGCGGATAGCCAGGCGTATCGTCGTCGGCGTATACTGCTTAAGCGTATACGTGCGCGCAGGCCGCGTGTGGGTGTTGGTCTTCACGATCACCCAGTCGCTTGGCGGATACTCCGCTTCGCTAATGGTGCTCGCATCCCCCACGATCGGCACGGTGCCGCCGAAGCGCTGGAACATTTCCGCAAATCCATACTTACACAGCAAGTAGTGAACGAGCGTGGTGTTCGCTTTGATGACCGGCTTAAGCTTTTGCATCTTCTGGTTCTTGTTGTACACCAAGGACCAGGCCACGTGAACTGTCTCACGGAAATCCCGCCCCGTGACATCGTTCGCGAGATAATGCTGCTGCTCGCGCTGGAACGTCAGCTTCGCGCGGATGAGCTTCACGAAGATGGAATCCTCCCCCTTCGAGATTACTCGGTCGGCCAAAATCGGCGAGATCACAAAGCGTGAGCCGCCGAGATAAATCACCCCAGCATCGGACACAAACGGGAGATACATGTACCGCTTGATTTCCTCCGTCTTACCGTTCTTGTCGGTATGGCGAAAGATGTACTTCATCATGTAAATGTCCGACCTGGCCACATCGAACATCCGTTTGTTGTTCTTCTTCCGAGTTGCCTCGTCGAATTCCTCTTGTGGGGTACAGCGCTCTCCTCTCACATAGGTGAAGCCATCCGGAAAGCCTTTAGCCACGGCTCGGAATACCGAGTCAACCCAGCCTTCAGCTTCCTGCATGTGCTTCTGTGCCAAGCCGCCCGCCAAATCCGGATTCAATTTGGGGGTGTGTTGATCAATTAGCCGAGAAAGTTCGCGGTCCATTCGCTTTGGTCAATCCTATCAAACTTGCGCATTTAACTGCATCCTCTTAGCATCACTAGCTGCTCTTGCCGAACAGTTTCATGACGATTGGGATGGCTGCCCCGATTCCGACTATGATTGTCGGTAACATCTTTACTACTTCACTGCGGTCTTTCCTGTCCAAGCTGCGCTCCTCGTAGCGGTCCTTCATCCTCAGCTTCTCAAGCGCTAAGAAGTGCTCGATACGCTTTCGCTCCTCTTCCAACTCAGACTCTCGGCGCTCGCGCTTAAAGTCTGCCTCCTTCTGAAGAGCTTCGGCGTGCTTCAGTTTGAACTCCCACTCACTAATTTCTAGCGCATGCTGCTGCTTCAGCTGATCGTTCTCTCGCCGAAGGTGAGCGGTGGCATGCTCGATCTCTGCTAACTCCCGTTTCCGGGCGCCAGACAGATCACCCAAATGCTCAGCCTCCTCGTAACTCTTAAAGAGGCCGTACTGGTCTTGATCCGGGCTATCGAGCGGAAGGAACTTGACTGTGTACTCACCGGGCTGAAAGACGCCTGTGTCCGGTGTGCTTGAGCCAATGTAGATTCCATTGCGTCGGGTCGGGTCACGAATCGGTCGAACACGATACACTGTGTTCACGATGTTCAGAAAGCGGTCACCAAACCTGCCGGTGTTATCCACAATCTCTACACAGTAACCGAAGCTCGAGCCTCCTACCCGTACTGGCGTGTCCACCATCATCTTTGCATTGCGGCCTGCCTCGCTGTAGGGGTGTAACGGCGCGGCCTGCACACTTAGCAAACTGATCACCAAGTCCGATTCGTGATGATACACGCTTCGACCGTGGCTCTTGATTTGCTCTACACTGATTGGGTGGTCCAGTATTAATTTTGCAGGGGCATAAAACCCCTGTTTTTCGTCAGATTCCTGGAGCGCTCTCTTGAGCAACTGCAGCTCTTGAGACGAGCGATCATCAACTCCATTTAATACTGCGCGCACGTTTTCTTTTACTTCTGCAGAAATCGCCCACTCAGCCCGTATGACAAAGCCGCTGCTGCGAAAGCTGGGTTTAGGGGGAATGGAGACCCTAAGACCAGACCTTTGCACCACCGTGATCGGCACACTGGTGTTGTTGATGAAGGAAACCCGACGACACGCATGAATCAAATTCCCACCCCATGCCTCGCCCACGGCGTCGCCAGGCGCGACGTCACCGAAGAACGTCGGACTGCTCATCGGGGGATAAGACATAAGTCCCTCTACTGCGTGAAAGTTAAGCCGAGTACATCGCATCTCAGCTGGCCTATTCATTCTGATGCCAGTTTAGTAATATGTAATTGAAAGAATCTTGAGCAGCGGCATAATAGCCGAGGCTTGCGCCTCGGCGTCTATGACGGCATAAAACACCCAGCGAGGGTAGCTGGTTAGGCTACCCCCACCTTCGGAGACATCAAGGAGTTCCGTTGCCAGTTCCCCTCAATAGATATCCTAACGCAGTAAGGAATTACGGCCAGCAGTTTTGACGCCATCGACTCACCTTCTGAAGGGCAGGCAAGAACGGCATAAAGCCCAAGGTTTCCCTCGGGCCTCATGTTTGCAAACGGTGCTGCCCATGTTCCCATGGGTGTTGTGCCTGGCCATGTAACCATAGACAGCATAAATAGACCTCGCCCAGGACTCCCTGGGCGAGACCTACACAGCCCCAACAGCTGCACCGACGCATGGCTCAAGGCTAACCTGAGTAGATCTGAAATCCACCCAGGTCAGTTACATCAACCAAGCGTGTTCTTCACGACACCGTGTGCATGTTGACCGCAACCTTCGCCGTCACCACGTCTTCGATGCCGCTCACGTCGATCGAACCCATGATCGGCAGGTTCACGACGTGCAGGAACGACGGCTGGACCGTGATTTCCTTGCTGTTCGCGCCGTTGCGGTGCAGCGGGAGAATCAGCGTCAGTTCCGGCTTCCATGCCATGTTGCCGAAGTGCATCGGGTTCGGCACGCCTTCCTTGCCTTCACCGAATTCGCCGAACGACATGCGGATCTTGCCGCGCATGTTGATGTTCAGCGTCGACACGATCTTCACGTTGAAGTCGTTGCCGAGCGTACGGAAGTCGCCCGTGACTTGCAGGTAACGCGCGATGACCGGGTCCGTACCGATGATGACGGTCGGCGTAGCAGCGATGCCGCCAGCCAGTGCGTCTGCAGCAGCCTTGTAGCCCGAGTCGCGGTACATGCGGTAAGCCATGTCGCGCAGGATGTTGATCAGCGAGGCCTGGATGTCGGCCGCACGCTCGTGCGACTTGATCGAGTCCACCACCGCCGGTGCGTTGTAGTCTTGGTGCTCGTAGAACGGAGTCACCAGGAAACGCGCCACGCCGAGGATTTCCGGATCGCCTTGATACAGACCACCGTTGGCCGTGACCAGTTCCTTCAGCGCCGTTTCGACGTCCAGCAGCTTCGCCACTGCAGCGTTCGACGTACGGATGTGCGTTGCCGTGATCAGTGCAGCCAGATCGCTTGCGTCGTTCTGGTCACCCAGCGTCAGCGGACGCGGAATCGTGATCGGCGACAGCAGCGGCACGCCGTAAACCATGTTGTAGAACGTGAGGTCGAGCAGCTGACCGCGTTCACGACGGTTCGTGTTGGTGCGACGTGCGTCGAGGTCGTAACCGACGATCGATGCGCCAGCCAGCGCCGTAGCGATGGTTGCGCCTGCGCCCGTGGTCGGGTCGACGATGTTGCCGTCTTCGTCACGGATTTCGTAGATCGACACTTGACCAGCCGACAGTTGCGTGTCAGCGAGTTCGAGGTTCACGTTGCCGAACACTTGCACCGACAGCTTGACTTCGTAGTTGCCTTGCACGATCGGCGCGAGCACCGTCGAAGCCGAGCCGTCGGCCTTCTTCGTGTTCACGTTCAGCACGAGCGCGTTGCTGATGAAGTTCAGCGTCATCAGACGGTAGTTGTTCTGCACCGAGTACGTGAACGTGCCCGATTGCATGTTGGCAACCGACTTGAACTTGATGACTTCGGCCGAGCCGCCCGAGCCGACTTGCAGGTACAGCGAGCTCAGCTTGATCGCCGGGTCGATTGCGTCGGTCGAATCCAGCATGCCGGTTTCGAGCAGCGCGTCGGTTTGCGAGATGCCGAGCAGCGAGAACGACTTGCCGATCGCGAGCGGCGCCGTCTTGATCGACACGCCTTCGTGTTCGATGTCCGCAGCCGGAACCAGGCCGGTCGCGACGAAATTCGCTGCGCTTTCCGGACGGTAGACCGGGACGATCTTCGAGAGGTCGTTGCGCAGGATGGTCGGGTCGATCAGGGCCTGGATGATGTTCTTCTTGCCGAAGTTCTTGCTCAACGCGCCGTCGATGGTGCGACGAACTTCGTCGTACACTTGCACGAGGCGAATCGACACGGTGTAGCCGTACTGGTCCGGCGTGACGACGACGGTCGGGAAGAATGCTTCGCCGAATTCGTCTTGACGTGCTGCTTGCAGGTTGTACGCCACCGAGTACACGGTAGCCGACTTCGTTTCACGCTCGTCGTAGGCTTCGAGCGCCTTCGACTGACGGTGATCCATCGCGCCGTTGCCCATCGCGGGGATGAACGTGTGGCCTTCGAGCGAAACCTTGCGTGCGACCGGTGCCTTCAGGAAGCCAGCCATGTCGCCCGCGACGATTGCCGCGACCAGACCTGCTTGCTTTTGCGCGACGGTGTGCTTGCCCTTGATCAGGCCGTCGTTCGCGTTCAGTTCAGCCGCGAATTGCGAGCTGATCGATTCGAGCGACGTCTTCAGACCCTTCACCGAGCCTTCGAGTTCGAGCTGCGTGGTTGCGTCGAGCGATTCCATCGCGACGACGGACGATGCCAGGCGCTTTTCGATGTGCGGGCCGCTGCGGTTGACAGCATGTTGGACCTTCGCAACCAGCGAGTTGATCGTGCCGTCCTGGCCAGCGTTGCCGATTTGATACAGTTTGGAAGACATCTTTTGTTTCCCTTGAGTTAAACGAAGTTGCTATTGGGGCTGAAACCGTTTAGGCCGCCACTGCTACTTTTTTCTTGGACAGCAGTTGCAGCCAACGCTTGAACCAAGGTGTTCGAGCCACCTCGTTAGGCGGTGTGTACACATACAATGCTTTTAGAATTGCTTCCACCGTAGCGAGGTAGAGCTCATCGGGAGCACTGGCAGTATAGAAGCCCGGACTAATGACCATCGCGCCAACGGCAGGAGCTATGTCATAGTAATTAAAAGGTTCACTGTGACGCTCGGTGCGACTGTCTTCGCCAAACAAGCGATCTTTCGCGTCCTTGACGAACGACTCATCGCAGGTTAGCGGGATGACCGTGTTCTGGTAAAAGGTTCGGCTCTCCTCCGTACGAAGTGATTCATACCACGCCTGGTGGATTCCCCAGGTCCCAATGTGAAGATCACCACCCACAAGATGGGTAGCAAATTCTTGCACAATCAGGAGGCCAGCCATATCAGCAGGCGCACAAACACGACGGATCTTCTCGAAATCGAGCATGTCCGCCAAATTCATCTTGTTACGATGAATGGAATCGGCGATCCAGTAAGGGACCACCACAATCTTTTTTTCGGCCACGGTTGATGCTCCCAATGATGGGTCAGATGTTAATTTTGAAGCCGTGTGCCTAGAGTATGTACAGGGGACGAAGCAGATCCCTCGACAGCAGGCATACGCAAGAATTCCTTTACCCGAGATTAGTCGTTCTGCCACAACATAATCATTTTCATAGAGATGATAGTGGTTGACGGGGACCAAGCCTCTTGGGGATAACTACCATTAACGCGCAGAAATGAATAACCGACTCCTTTTGGTGAATGCAATCACCCTGCTTTACCGCGAAAGTCAATTGCCACCGACGATGGAGCGTAGCCAGAATCTGGTCCGCAACATTGTGTCCACCATCAAGATGCCTGAGGTGAACCTCACGCTTGATCCTGAAACCGAGACGCTTGCGGGTCTGAAGAGCTGCGCACTGGCAATGTGCGACACGCCGCAGGACCATCAGTACGAGCCGCTCGAAATCATGCAGCGCATGAAGGTGGTCTGTGGGGAAGACCAAGCGATGTATGAAGCGTTTGAACAAGGTATTAGCTCGGAGCTGCAAGAAGGCTCGCTGAAGCGTACCTGCCTGAACATCCGCCGTACGTTGCAGAATTACTTCCGCGAAGAGAAGGTCAAAGAGATCTTGCACCGCGCAGGCGTCGCGGTGAAGTTCAACCGTGAGAACATCACGGACATGAAGCAGTTCGTCGCCGAAGTGTGTGCCGAGCTGGAGCCCTATCAGCAAGATGCCGTCACCAAAGATCCGGCGATTGTCTCACACGTCTCGTTTAGCAACCTGGACTCGATGGCCGAAGTGTTTAAGGACATTCAGCAAGAGTCCAACGGTAACTCGATTTTGCGCACCGGCTGGCAGGGCATTAACCGCATGCTGCGCGGAGGCTTCCGCCGTGGCGAGCAGGTGGTGATCGGCGCGCTGCAGCACAAGTACAAAACGGGCTTTACGCTGTCGATCTTCAAACACCTGGCACTCTACAATGTGCCGGAGATGATTGATCCGACCAAGAAGCCCTTGCTGTTGCGGATTTCGTTTGAGGACGACATCAACAACAACATGCGTTTCCTGTATACGTCGCTCAAGGAAAACGAGACCGGCGTCGCGGTGACTGATAAGGAACTCGAAGGGGCAGATCCGCAAGAGATTGCGGCGTACGTGAAGGAGAAGATGGGGGTCAATGGTTATCACATTGACATGCTGCGGGTGGACCCGACCAAGTGGTCGTACATGGACATCTGCAACAAGCTCATCGAGTACGAAGCGGACGGCTACGAAATCCATGCGCTCATCGTCGACTACCTGTACATGGTGCCGACCACCGGTTGCTCGCAAGGCCCGGCCGGTCACGACGTGCGCGACATGTTCCGTCGGATGCGTAACTTCACCAACCCGCGCAAGATCACCTTTATCACGCCGCACCAGCTCTCCACCGAAGCCAAGCAATTGGTGCGCGACGGCAAGACCGACTTCGTGAAGGAAATCGCGAACAAGGGCTACTACGCCGGTAGCCGTCAGATTGACCAGGAAGTGGATCTGGAACTCTACATTCACATTGAAATCGTGAATGGCCAGTCCTGGCTCACGGTGCAACGCGGTAAGCACCGGATTGTGGGACAGACCCCGTTGATTGATCAGTACTGCGTGCTACCCTTCCAACCGGTTGGGGGTATTCTGGACGATCTGAACGGGCCGGACACGACGCGCCGTAAGGTGGGCGGGGGTCCGATTGGTAGTACCGATGAAACGCCGTGGTTTGCAGCGCTGGATGACCCTTTGCAACTCTAACTGTTTCCCTGTAGTACCTCCCCTGTAGTACCGCTAGGTGTGACACTTGGGCCTGACCAGCCCAGGTGTTGCCCTAGCCTTTTATGCCGCTCCAATGCCAGTAAAAGAATCGAGCCGAAATAGTTATGAATCCATTTTTGGTCCGCTAACTATACACCGACTCTCAGGGGTGCGAATGTTCTCCGGTTTTAAACGCCTAATCGGCTCCATCGACGTCTTCGAGGATGAAAAACTCATCCATATCGAAGGCTTGCCTGCCGATGTGATTGCCCGCGACATCACGAAAATCTGGTCTACCAGCAAGATCGCGATGTTCATGTTCACCAAGATGGGACGCTCAAGCGTTGCGTTCAACAAGTTCTTTGCCCCTGACATCGTCTACACCTTTGAGACGATCATCAAGCTGCGTAGCCGCAACTATAATAACCGCGCGCTGCAAAAGATCGTCGACCTGATGTACGAGAACACCTGGCTCAAGAGCGTGCGGGAAGCCTCGCACCCAGCCATTCTGGATTTCAGCCAGCTCGATGAACTGAATGTGAACCTGCTGCCCCATCAGGCAGAGTTCCTCCAGCTCTATAACGAGATGGTGCCGCGCATGAAGTTGAAAGGCTATGTGCTGGCCGCCGCCCCTGGCTCGGGTAAGACCATTAACTCGATTGCGCTCGGCTGTGTACTGAATGCCGATGTGTTTATCGAGCTGGTACCGAAGCCCGCGGTGGATGAGGTGTGGGATAAGACGCTGCGCACCCTCTTTAAGAAGCCGGAGAATCACAAGTACTGGACCACGCTCTCCGGTAAGCCGCTTGAGTGGGGTTATCGCCACTACGTGTTCCACTACGAGCAGCTCCCAAAGGCGATCGAGTTCTTCAAGCAACACCAGCACAAGCTCCGTAAGCCGTTCATGATCGTGGACGAGTCCCACAACCTGAATGAGCTCGATAGCCTGCGCACGAACCTGTGGATCGATCTGTGCAAGGTAACTGACTGCCAGCACGTGCTGCCGATGTCCGGTACGCCGATGAAAGCCATCGGGGCGGAAGCGATTCCGATTCTCACGGTGCTGTGCACGGACTTTAATCAGGACGCCCAGTTGCGCTTTAAGGAGATCTTCGGTAAGAACTCCGTGCGCGCGAACGACATTCTGCGTAACCGCCTTGGACAGATGATGTACAAGGTCGACAATGTGGTGGATAACAACCGCAAGGAGATCCAGAAGAACATTGAGATGCCCAATGGTGGTGTCTATACGCTTGACGCGGTGAAGGACGTCATGAAGGCGTTCATTACCGAGCGCATGGCCTACTACCAGGCGAACTTCAAGGGCTTCCAGAACATCTACTACACGGCCTGTGGGATCTACGAACGCACCCTGCGTGATGGTCCTGCCAAGAACGAGTACAAGAAGTACCAGGGCTACATCAGCCAGATCATCCAAGGGTACGACCCGAAGACGATGAAGGACATGGTGATGTTCTGTAACAAGTTCGAGAAGCAGAAGATCGCCCCGTGCTTGCCACGCGACCTGAAGATCTCGTTCCTGGATGCCCGCTCGGTGGTGAAGTACATGGACTTGAAAGTCCAGGGTGAAGCCTTGGGTCGGATTTTGGGTAAGCTACGTGCGCAGTGTCACGTCGACATGCTGTCCTACGTGGGGATGCCGGAGCTCATTGATGGCTCGATGTCCAAGACGCTGATTTTCACGTCCTACGTGAATGTGGTCAAAGCCGCGGATGAGTATCTGCAGAAGGAAGGCTATCAGCCCTTGCTCGTCTACGGCGAAACCAACAAGGACCTGAAGGGCATCATCAAGCGCTTTGATGAGGACGAGGATCTGAACCCACTGATTGCAACCTTCGATTCCTTGTCGACTGCCGTGCCGGTGCTTTCCGCGTCGACCATGATCAACCTGAACGCGCCGTTTCGGGACTACGAGTACAAGCAGGCGATTGCACGGATCGATCGGATTGGTCAGAAGTTCCCCTGCACGATCTGGAATGTGTTTCTGGATACCAAGGGTGTGCCCAACATCTCGACACGCTCGAACGACATCCTGAACTGGTCACGGGAAATGGTCGATTCGATCATGGGCACGAGTAGCGCTGGGTTGGATCTGGCGCTGGAAGCCTTCAGCTTGCAACAGAAGGCCGATCGGTACGAGCTGGCGATGGAAACGTTTAACGACGGGGGTACCGAAGGCGACGACGAGAAGGTCGAGACTGGTAGTATCATCGTTCAACCCAACTGGATGTCCTGGTCATCTAACTAAGAGAGCAAAACATGAAACGACGCATGAGCCTGGAGAGCATTGCTGCTCTGGGTATGGAATCCTTCGACTCGTCCCCCACAGGCAATGTTCAGCCGACGATGCAGGGCGAAACCCCGGAGCAGCCCCTCATCACCGCAGGCTACAACGAATCACCCTTCAGTGGTTCGGAGAACTATGCAGCGGAGAAGCTGGCCCAGCGAGTCAAGGAAGCCATCGAGAAGCCGCTCTTTCCGGTGCGCTACGCTTCGGAAGCTGACGCCATCGTGGTGGACGACGATGAATTCGACGCGCTGATTCGTTCCTCGACAGCTGCCACGTCGGTCTGGGACGACGACAGCCAGGTCTCGCTTGAAGCCAAGGACAGCAACAAGCTGGCGGTCGCCAAGAACAAGCTGCACGGGCGCTTTAAGAAGATGTTTGAGGGCTGGAAAGATGGCTGGCGCACCATGCCCGGTCTCATCAAGAAGTACGAGGCACGGCTCGCCGAGCTGCAGAAGGAACTCAACGGCACGATCATCCGCGGCCCGCTCGATGTGAATCTCTCGGGCCTGTGGCAGCACTTCTCCAACGACGCCGGTCCGATCCACAACAACTTCATGCACAAGGTGCAGGAGGACTTGGCGTTCTCGAGCTATATCCTCGGCGACTTCTCCAAGGAAGCGATGGCTCAGCTGCGTAAGCTGGAGATGGCCCTGCACACGGGTCAAGGCAACTCCGACGAAGAAGCCAAGCGCACAGCACTGGATCTCGAGAAGCTCGAAGCCCCCTCGATGTACCTGGACCACAAGTGGATGTGTGTCTCGGGTGAGCAACCGTATCTGTCGGTCACGGGTATCTACGCCAACCAAGGGCGTGTGCCGCGTCCCGTGGCGATTGGTGGCATGTCGATGGAGAAGCTCGCCAAGATGGCGATGCCGTTCCATGTACGCGAGTACGGCTCATTCCTGCACGGCATGAAGAAGCTCTTCGTGAACGGTAGCAAGGCGAACGTGCGTTTGACTGAGAACGATCTGGAGAACCTGCTCAAGGCCGGTCAGACGTACCTGGAAGGTGCGCGCAGCTACATGGATAACTACCATAACAGCTGGCCGATCTTCCGGCGTATTGACGAGTCGCTTGAGCTGATCTGGAAGGACTTCGATCTGACGGACTACTCGATCACGCTGGGCGATGAAGAGGACGAAGACGCCGTGGAAATCAGCTGGCAGACGTCGGGTACCGGTGACGTGACACGCCGCGCTGCCCTCTACGACCAGATCCTGATGGTGGTGCAGAACTTCGCCGACTCAGTGGTCGCACCGGGTAGCCACGAAGCGCATCGCGCGGTGCGGGCAGCGAAGTTCCACTGCTACTTGCTCGAGGCTGCGCTGAAGGCCGCGAAGTCAGCGGCGATGGAAAGCGAGAGTCTTGCGATGGAAGCACGCGGCTTTAAGGGTCTGCAATTGGCTCAGGAGTTCTTCTGGAACAATAAGCCTCACAAGCCTGAGGAATACGTGGCGCCTAAGTGGAAGGACATCCCGAAGCCGCAATGGGACCCGAAGCACCCGCCCTCAATCGCTGAATCGGTGAAGGCCCTGCGTGCTGCTATGCAAGAGCACGATCCCGAAGCTCTCAAGACGTTTAATCGTCCGGCGACTCCTCAGGAGCTGCAAAAGCTCGAAGCCCTGGTCAAGCAACACACCGGCAAAGGTTTGCCCCCGCAATTGGTCGAGCTGTACAAGATCTCCAATGGCGGTGTGGATAGCTACCGCCACCTGCGTCTGTTTGACTTCGATGATTTCATGCCGATTCAGCAGGTCATCCAAACCTACGAGTTGTTCTTGCACTTGACCGAGAATGACTGGGCGGGTGACGAGTCGGAGATTGAAACCGGTATGCAAGGCAAGCGGTATTGGGAACCATGGTGGATTCCCTTCACCGCCAGCGGTAGTGGCGACCATTTCTGCGCGGATGTGAATCCGGGTGGCGGTGGGCAAACTGGTCAGGTGATCGACTGGTGTCATGATTACCACGCTCGTCGGGTGGCTGCCCCGAGTATTGCAGCATTCTTGGCGATGTCGATTCATCGTCAGTTATACCTGATCCAACACAAGAAGGATTGGGACGCCAAGAACGGTGGCGGGCAAGCAGCACAGAAGTAAGCAGTAAGCGTAGCGAGGGAGCGGCTCGAGAGGGCCTGCTCCCTCTTATGCCGTAGTTTTATCGCCCCGTGCTGAATCTTATAGAACTTCTCTCAAACCCTTTATTGGTCCCACTATGAGCCAAACCGACGAGCTGGCACAATGGCTCGAGACTGTGCCCGAAAAAGTTCGTAAGAACGTGTCGATTGTGACCCCGGTTGAAGTGAAGCAAGACTTCTTCCTGCACATTTCCACGGCCACGAACATCAAGAAGTTTATCCCGTTAATTGGGCGCCGTCAGGCTTATAGCGAGGATCGTACCGTCCCACGCGTAACGGTGGCTCCTACGCTGCTGGGGTGCTTGATCGGCTACGCGAAGGCCGACCATGACTTTCGCGAGTACCATTCCACGGGTAAACCCGAACACGGTAACTACAAAGGCGGCTGGAAGATTTACGCGCTCCCTTTCGAAGCAGCCTTAAAACCGAATGCGCGCATGGTGTACGATGCGCAAGCAAGCGACGAGCACTGGCTGGTGTCGTACTCACGGGAAACCAACGAGTACATCCCGCAAGCGGCGGGTAAGATGTTCTACCGGTCACTGCGCCTGATCGGTCGCTCAGGAAAGAAGCCTGCCGGGGAGATGGAGTTGTATGTGGAAGTTACAAAAGAAGACGGGCTTCGTTTTAGTAAGTCCCACTTCCTCAATCCCGGCTACTACCGCGTGGTTGGACCCGTGCAAGAAAACGTCGCCAGCTGGAAAGACGATAGCGAGTATGTGGTCACCCCCATCGACAAGGATGACTACCTCTCCGCCAAGAACGCAGCCGCCGACCTCTTGGGATTCAAAGATCCCCCACCCCATCAGCAGTGGTAAGAAATGAAAAAACCGACCTACCTGGAATGGGCGAATTCGCAGATTCGCCCGGTGGCACTCGAAGCACTGGTGCTCGAAGAGCTCGCCCTGGAAAAGGAAGCCACTTTCGACGAAGTGTATAAGAAAAGTGGCTGGATGAAGAAGATCGGCATGAAGCTGGTCAGTCTGTTTGGCTATGTCCCTGACCTTGCCTTCCAAAAGGAAGACGTGGACATGCATGTAGTCCAGCAGATACTCCAGCACAAGGAGCTGCTCCAAGCGGTCTCGGACTGGATCTCGGACACCAACTACGAGTTGCTGCCCAAGCTTCATGAAGCCAAGAAGGTGTTCGAAGCCATCCAGCGACCCAAGCCCCATCCGATTCTGTACCGGGGCTTCAAGATCAATCCGGGCCAACAGAATTCGGGGATCGCTGAGCGCTACAAGCAGATGAAGCCGGGTGACAAGTGGCAGCATACTCCGGATAAGCCCATGTCTTTCTCCTGGCATCAGGGGACCACGCGCGCATACGGCGACATTATTGTCAGTGCGAACTATAACGCGCTGGCTAAGCGCTGTCTGCACATCACCAACGAGATGGTGGCGGCGCTCTTTCATCTGGACCTGGACGGCAACATCGATCCTAACTACGAGATGAAAGCCGAGGCGTACATCTTCACGTACGCTGAGAGCGTGTTCCTGCCTGACGGCAAGCCGATCGAATTCACCCTCGTCTCCAAGGGTTAATCCTTTTCACATTGGACCAACATGAAATCCTTTAACATGCGCGCCGCGCTCGAAGCGCGCCCGATTGAAGACCAAGATCTGGAAGACACCGCCAAGCCTGCGCCGGACGCAGGTCAGATCGATGGCGACACCACGACGCTCTCCGGCATGGCCAAGCCCGGTCAGAATCCGGTGCCCGATACGGAAAACGTCGCTACTGAAGGCACTGAGAAGATCGATACGCGTCCGGTGGATCTGGACGATGTCGTCTTGCTCGAGCAAGATCGCCGCGCCTTTGAGCCGCAGTCGGAAGGCAGTGCTGAGCACGATGCGATCAACGCGCAGAACATCGCCCAGGAAGGCTGGATCAGCAAGAAGTTCGAGAATGTCAAGGACTTCTTCATGCATCGTGAGAAGGAACTCGAAGATGGCCACACAGCCACCAAAGAGAACCTGGAAGCGATTGCGCGCCTGCGCACCAAGTTGCAAGTACGCGCGGGTGAAGTCACCCGCGATGCGGACACCGTCACGATCAGCAAGTACGCCAAGTGGCTCTCGATCGACGGCAAACACATCACCGATCCCGCGCGACTGATTCGTGAACTGCAACGCGTCTACGAGCTCGTGCAATGGTCGGGCAATCTGGATAAAGCCTGGCTCGAGGGCTACAAGTTCGTGGCGGACCAGATCTGGAAGCTCGGCGAGACGGACCTGAAGAAGGCCAACGAGAATCTGAAGAAGATGTGGGAAGTCACGCGGCCGCAAGGCGCCGAGAAGTGGCTCACGGTTAACAAGCCGGTCCAGTTCAAGGGCAAGGAATACATCGACAAGCATTCGCCGTTCTTCCTCGGTCAGTGGTGCGTCTTTGAGATCTCCCAAGAAGAAGACAACCATGCACCGGGCGGGATTGTTGAAATCCAGCGCATGAAGTCGATGAAGGCTGTCGGCGGGGGTGAATTCCCGGCGTTGACCAAGGCCCAGATGAAGCAAGTGCTCGACATCTGTGAAAAGATCGAAGCGCATCTGGTGTCCATGACCTTCGATGGCCGCATCATCGATCGTTATCTGGACGCGCTGGATGAATTCGCGTATCGCTATCGCAACTTCAAGTCGCTGTCGCGCGAAGACCAGACACTCGCTTCGCGTCTGTATGCCTGGGGCCAGCTCATCATGCAGCACGACACGACTTTCCTGCCGACGGCTTTTAGCAACCACCTGGTGAAGGTGATGTTGAGCTACGTCGAGAAGTCGATGCGTCGCATTGAAGTCGATCAGTAAAAGGAGTCCCTCGTGGAAGAAGTCAATCAAGAAGCGACGATCGTCACCCTGAGTGATGACGTCGAATGCAATCGCCTGAACGATGCGCTCGATAAGCTGGGCGAGTTGGGTACGCGACTGCAAGCAGACGGTCAACTGACAGTCGACGTGGCGCTCGAACATCAGGCCCTCACCGGTAGCAATACCCTGGTGAATACCTACTACAGCACGCTCGGCAAGCAACAGAAGCTCAAAGTGGCTCAGGAAGGCCTCTACGAGCAAGCCAAGAGCCTGCTGAAGAAGGCGATGGACCTGCTGTGGGAAATGATCGTCAAGGTCTGGAAGTGGCTGCAAAAGCTCTTTGTGAATGGCGTGCCCATGACCGAAGCAGCCCTCGCCCGCGAGAACGAGAAGTTTAAGTCCTTCGTGATGCCGGTGCAAAAAGCCGAACGGGTTCCGAGTTCACGCACTGCCATCATCCAGGCTGTCCGGGAAGAAGGCCTGAACGAAGCGTTCGTGAGCAAGCTCACTCCGGAAGAGATGGACATCTACAACGAGGGTCCGTACCATCAGGCAGTGCAGCGCATGATTCCGGCGCTGGATGGCTTCAATGTGGCGAGTGTCGTCGAGACGCTGGTGAAGTGGCACGAGAAATGGTTGCCTGCCGGTCGCCAGTTTGATCAGGACAACGCAGGGGCTGATCCCCATGCGCTTCAGGACAAGCTGGAACGCTTCCAGAAGGACGCTCAGACCGATCTGGAGCACGCGACCTCCATGGCTACCAAGCTCATGCAGATCCGCCTGGAGAGCTACCAGACGGCTGTGGAAGCCCGTCGAAAACTGAAGGTCGATCCGAACTTCCATCTCGGTACCGATCTCTCGGGCATCATGGCGCGTGGTGTGCGCATCTACGACCAGTCGGGCTACAAGAAGATGGGTTCGGCCCTGACCGATGTCTTCAAGTCCCTCGACTCAACGGTCAAGAAGATGGAGTCGATTCGCACCAAGGCCTACCAGAATCCGATGCCCAACGACCATGGCGGGGCCAAAGCGGGCGAGGAGTGGATCGAGCAGATCTACATGAAGGAAGTCAATCGGATCATTTCGACGCTGCATCAGTGCGTCTCGATGATTCAGTTGATCAACAACTACTACTCGTTCGTGGTTGGCTCGGGCAAAACCATCATGAAGTACGTGATGACGGTGGCGCAGAAGGCCATTCAGCACGGTGGTGATGCTGCCTCGCTGCAAGAAATCGTGCGTAGCGGTAGTTCGGCACTGATGGGCATGGCTGCAGATGGTTCGCAAATGGCAGCGCAGCAACAAGCTGCCGGTATGCAAACCGACATGGGTTAAGCGTAAACGACGCTAGAACGGCATACGAGGCCAGGGTTTCCCCTGGCCTCTATGACGCTGTTACTGCGGGGTCAGTGGACTGATCGTCACGATCCACTCACGCGTATTGGTGAAGTCAAACGCGCAGTCCAGGACGATGTGTTGATACAAACAGTCTGGGTCGCTGCCGTCGGAAATCAGAATGTCAATTCGTCCCTGCTTGCCGGGGGCGAGTGAGGGGTCGTTTTGGTAAGGCAACGTCGTCAGACGCACCTGCACGATCTTGATGTACAGGTTAAAGGTGTACTTGATCAGGGCCATGATCGAGTACGCGGTGGTTTGCGTTTGCGTGTTGGCGAGCAGCCAAGTACGCAGGCCGTCGAGATCCACGGCGGTGTCCGGGACTACGATGGGCGTCGGGGTGGTCGTGGTCGACATGAACTTTCCTCCTTGGTTGGTTCATGCAATAAGCCGAATCAACAAAAAAAAAGAGCACGGGACATAGGGAGAGGCCGAAGCCTCTCCCGTCTATGCTCTTGAGCCGATTAGCTCAGGAAGATCGGTTGCGCGAAGATGACTTCGCCGTAGCCGTTACGCACTTGGAACACCAGTGCTTTGCCCGGCACGTACTCGGCGACGAAGCTCATCACACCGGCTCCCGTGTTACGGAAGCTGGTGTTCAGTTGCAGCAAGACCTGATCGGCCGAACCGCGTGCCATCGGCGGCAGCTCGTCTTCCATCAACATCCCGATGTACGCCGAGAAACGCGACAACGAGTTGGTGGTGAAGATGGTCTTTTCCGGATAGCCACCCGGATAGGACGGCGACGGACGTTGACCGTAGAGGCCCGGTGCCTTACCGTAGGGCGAGAGACCGCCCTGGTCCGGACGAGCGAACGGTTCCGTCATGTCTGCACCCCAAGCCGCACGCGGTTCGCCGATACCCACCATCGGCGGCATCGCCCGCAGCGGTTGTTGACGACCGCTGTTATCCCACACCCCCGACGGCGTGCCCCAGCGCTGCGGGTGACCGCCACCCAAGGGCGCGGACACCGTCAGTTCCGGCATGACTTCCACGATCTCGTCGTAGCCGCCAGCATTGCGCTTGGTCGTCAGATGCACCACCCCCACCGGAATCGCACCAGCACGTGCGCCGACGAAGAGCTGCAAATCCACCGAGCCTTGCGCCGAGGAGTCCGTCGTGGCGATGCCGACTTGCGTTTGCACCACGCAGTCGAGTTGGTTCATGAGGTCGTCTGTCGACTCTGTCCCGCGCCTCCAGACATGGACCGTCATCTGCCGCACGGCTTGCAGCAGCTTGTCGTTCACCGCCGCAACGGTGATGTGCGCACGCAGTACTTCGTAGGCTTGCGGCCAGGGCTTGTGGAAGATGTTCGGAATCGTCAGATTTTCATTGCTGACAGTTTCCGCAGGCGCAGTCGCTTCGATCAGCTTCGCGTCGACCCCCAGCCCGACGTGGATCGCTTGCTTGCGTTCCTTGGCATCAGCTTCGCGCACGCCCGCGAAGTATTCGATGGTTTTCGGACCCCGACGCACCGTATCGACCTTCAGGACAAAGGCGCTATCGGCACGACCCGGCACGATCTGATAGACCAGTACTTCGTCGCCACGACGCTGGAAGACGTAAGTGCCTTCGCCGTCCGGATCGGGATGCTTGCCGAAATGCTCGCCCAGCGCGTTCTTGAACATCGTATTCTTGATGTCAACGTTCTTGCTGAGCTTGCCAAACGGCGGCATCACATTGCGATGGATGAAGTTCAACGCCTCGTGGTGCGAGCGCGGGATCATCGGCAGATCCAACACTTGCGTGCTGAACTGGATGGTGGCACGCGGCTTCACTTCCTTCATCGCCTTCGTGCGCTTCACCGCAACCGACGTACGCGAGGGCTTCTTGGTAGCCGGTTTCTTTTGAATGATCTTCTTAGCGTTCATGACCTTGTTTCCTTGTAACGAGTTTATATTTAACTACGCTGTTTAACTGCAGGGGGCGCTGCTTACTTCGAAAAACCTACGTTCATGGCCGATGACGCCGAAGCGCCATCGTGCGTCATGATGTTGACAAACAGACAGGCGTGGGAGACGTTGAGGAATTCCAGCCCCTGACAGAACATCCGCCACGACAGCGTGGGCTGGAGGAGCGCCCGTTCGAAGTTACTTCGCTCGAGCTTTTCCATGTCAGGGTCCATCAGGTGTTTCATGGGGTGTCGTGCCATGAAACGATCCATCAGAGCTTCCCACTTTTCCGGAGTCATCTCCACGCCGCGAACCAGGGCGCGGAATTGCACCGCCAGAATCTGGTCCGTGGCCATCGGTTGCTTTAGGGGCTCTAGCAACTGCTCAATCACGTGCGGTTTAGACACCTGCATCCTCCGCATCAGGCTTGCGCGGCCCGGTCCAGTCGATCCGGCTTGGGATCGGCACCAGCTCCTTGCCGTTGATCACGCCCGTCACGACGATGTTAGCCGCAGTGAGACCGAGAAAACGCAGGCCGATCAGATACGTCTTCCAGGTCATCGAGGGTGCCGTGAGCTCCTTCGTCACGTTCGCGGTCAGTGCATCCCGCGTGGTTTCGTCGGGCTTCTCGACCAGCTGCATTTCTTGCTGCACGAACTTAACCATCAGTTCGTCCCATTTCTGCTCATCGACCTGGAGTGAGAGCAACATCCGGCGGAAATTGTCGGCTAAGATGCCGCCACCCGTCAGTGCTGCTGCTTCACTGGTACCGGCCAAGAGGGCTTTCACTGTATCGTTGCTCATGATACTCTCCTTGTTAAAAAGAGGAGCCCAGTCGGATAGCTGGACTCTACCGTTACAACTTACTTCAAGTTCAACACGAGTTCGACCACTGCCTCCACCGAGCCTGCTTCCTTGACACGGATCACCAGTTTGTCGTGCTCGACGTAGTGCACGTCGTAGATCTCGTCGTTCACGCCCTTGTGGTGATACATCTGGTCGATGTATTTCACCATGTTGCGAGCGCGCTCCTGCCTCTCCTCGTCATCGAGGAGTTCGATGATCACGGCCATGGCGTGATTGAAGAAGACCCACACCGGCGTGGCGAAGCAGGTGCCCGGCAAATACGCGGTCGATGCCGTCACCGGCGGCGGGGGCGGTGCTTTCTTTGTTTCCGGTGAACCCAATACCCCCACTTGAATCACGTTCTCCTGCCACATGAGTGGATTAGAGGTTTCCATCACCGCAGTCGTCACTACCAGCATGACTTCCGAATCACTGCGGTCCGGATCGAAAACCCTGACGTGATAGGTGCCCGGAATCACTTGCGAGGCTTTCTTCGTCGTTGCGTCCATCACTGGACGCTGTTGCTTAACGATTTCGAAAAAGTGATAGGCCGTCACACCGGGATAAACGGAGGTGATCGAAACCGGACCTTCATTGAAGGCGAGCCAGCTCGTGAACTCCTCATACCCCACCACGTCATCCAACAGCGTCATGAAGCGCAAGGAAACCCCGGACTGCATCATGTTGACTGCAGGGGCTTCGCCGACTTTCGGACCTTCTTTCCAGTTCTGGCGCACGATCACTGGTTGCCGGATGGTTTCCGATTCGCCCATAGCACGAATACCCTTCATGCTCGTGGGCGTTTCGTACTTGCTAGTGTCCTTGAAGAGCATCGTCGGATCAGTCTTCGGGGCTCCCGTATCCGGAATCGGGTTCGCTGCCGAGCCCACATCCACGCTCTTACCGCCCATTGCTTGAGTACGTGCCGAAAGCGGTTCGAAGACCGGCGGCGGTCCCATCTTCGGCATCTCGACTTCGAACGCACCGATGCATTCCGAGAGTTTGCCTTGGTCAATCGATTCGAGTTCCGTGTACACATCGAAACCAAACAGCAGCTTCGAGTCTGCACCCGGCGAATAGACCTTGCCCTTGATGTGGCCGCGCTCCAGCGTGTGGTTACTGCGCAAGCTCGGCGAGATGACCCGTTCGAACTTGATCACCACTTGGCTGGCCAGACGACGATCCAGATCCCGGATGAGCGCGTAGCGCCGCTGGATGTCATTCCACAGCCGCTCGATGTCCTGGACTTCGCGCGCACTGGCCGTGTTCGTGAGCACCATCAGTGCACTAGCGCCGAAGCTCAGCGAGTCGACACGGTTGACCGCCAGATGTTGATTCTGACGCAGCGTCGGGTCCGTCAGGTACAGGATCTTTTCCACTTGCTGGGGCTTGCTGCCGATCCGATACTGAGTTTCCCATTCCGCCGTGGTCGTGAACGTGAGCATACTGCCGAGCTGCATCACGCCGAGCGGCTTACCCACAACTGGTACGAGCACAGCCATGTCGACCAGACCCAACTCCGACGAGAGTTCATCCGAATGCGGGTTCTTCGTGCCAAGCAAGCTCGCACGCTTAACTGAGACGAAAGCGAACCGGATCAGGTCCGGCTCCACATCGTGCATTTTGCAGACCTTGTTGAGCAGCGTCTTGAAGTACTCGCAATCGCGCCGCTCCACCGACTGACCTTCCAGCCATTCTAGCGCGCACTCCAGGGTCGTCGGTCCGCCGCCCTCGAGCGGGACCAACACCGGCGCCGGTTCTTCTTTCTTTTGTTCCGGCCGAGCAGTCGCCTCGGCCGCCTTGGTGTCGTTTGCTGCTGCGTTGTTTTGTTCGAGTGCCATCTCTGCCTCCTGAGCAGGTTGTTCGGTGTGGGCTGCCGTATCGACAGGCGTGGGTGGCGTGTTCATCTCGTACAGCAGACGTGTTGCCTCGATGATGAACCCGTCAGCTTCCAGAATCTGACGCTGATCAAAGGTCAGAAAGCTGGTTTCAAAACGCAGGGTTGCCAGCACCATGTCCCTCGCGCCCTTAGGGCGCATATAGAGCTTGATCAGACCCCCGCGGCCTTCACGCGGATGACGCAGTGCATTACCTCGCACGAATTCCACTTGCTGAGGCGTGAGGTTGTGCAACTTCAGGAAGTCCCGCAACTGCCTGAAGAGGACCTCACCCTGACTACCGTCGCCGCGATACACCGACATCCACATGCGCAGATCGTCGATCGTCGCTGCGTTCTCTTTCGAGAACTCCGACAGGTCGATCCGCTTGATGTCGTAGTCCGTGCCGAACACGATGTATTCCTTGCCGTCGACCATCATTGTCCGCAACGCGTTGTGGTGCACGGTTTCAGCCGGGCGTCCAAGAGTGATCCATCTCAGTTCGATCATGAACATCCCGGCGAGCGCGGCTGCTTCTTGCGGCCGATAGCAATGATAGACTTGCCCCCAAAGTTCACCCGCTGGTGCCTTGCTATTGACGATACATTCCGCGACGTGATCCGCCACGACGCTCTTACGCAAATAGGTGTTCGACTTGATCCAGTCACCGAGTGTCTGTTCCTCGCCCGGATTCGCGACGATCGGAAAACTGGTTTGCCCTTGTTCGTGGGCTTGTTCGAGGGTAATCATTTCAATCCTTGTTTTCTTGGTTTAAACGAACCCGGTCTTCTTAGCGAAGCGGTTCACGACTTGTTGTTCAGCTACGTCTTTCGCCAGCACTTCCGAGAGCGGCCACTTCTGCTTGAGTGACCAGTCCTTTTGCAACAGGCCCGCAGCATCGCAGGCCACGGATGCTTCATCCGGGCTGAGCTCCCGGAATTGCAGGATGTCAAAGCAACGACCCTTGCGCAACAAGGCCGGATCGATCCGGTCAATGCTAGGGAGATTGGTTGAGAACACGATCTTCTTATTCTCGTGCTTGACCACGCCTTCCGAGGCATTGAGAATCGGCGCCATCAGCGTGTTGCCGTCTTCCCGGCTTTTGAGGTAGTTATCGATATCCTCATACGCCAGGATCTTCGCCGACGAGCTCCGGAAGAAACGCCCGATCAATGACGGCGCGGCAACCACTTCCTTGTTGTAGGCCAGATACGTGTCGTAGTTACCCGACATGATCAGTGAGCGCAGGAAGGTGCTTTTACCCACCCCCGGCGGCCCGAAGAGGACCAGGACTGATTCGTCCGACTCCATGTACGCCTTGAAATAGTCTTCCAGCGAGACATTGAGCCACGGATAGAACGACTGCAGCGCCAGCTTGGTCGAGTCCTGCGTCATGTACTTACTGGCGAAGGTTGGCTCGCCCCGATCATTCAGACTCATGGCCGTATTGATCATGGCCCCCACCGCAGTGAAGTTCTCCTTCACCCAGTCTGTCACCACCTGCGCTTCCGTCAAATCCCCGTAAACGCCGACGCTGATGGTGCTATCCTGCGTGGAGAAGTCCACCAGCGCCTCGACATAGCCTTCGTCATTATCCTTGATGGCAAAATGAGCCCCACTCACTCGGTACGTGAAAAAGCCACGCTCTTGCAGGTAACGAATGAAGCGATCGCGATCGTCCAGTCCACTGATCGCGCGCGTCGCGGACTTACGGCCGCTATTGAGACCTGCTTTTAGACGCGTGGCCGTCACGATGGCGTCGAACTTCTGGATGGCGTCACGCACGCTCTGACCCGCGTCGAAGAATTGATTGATGTTCCAGTACTTGAAATGTTCTTGCATGATGACTGTTCCTTGTTTCAATTGTAACGATTGTAAGTTGCGCTATTTGAACCAACGGCATAGAGCGAAGAGAGTTACCTCCCTTCGCCCATCGCCCCGAATTATTATTCGACGTCAACCTTGCACTGGTAGATGGCCAGTGCGGCCGACTGATTTTGGCCGAGCTTAACTGCCCGATCATAGACCGCGATAAACGCGTTGTTACCTTCGCGCAGGAAGTTCTGCGGCAGATGTGCACCACCGTCGCGCACCAAGGCAGCATGGAACGCCCAGTTTTCCACGTTAGCGAGACCTTCGCCATCGAGGATGTACTGACGGAACGCGATGAGTGCACGCTTGTCGCGCTCGCTAATCAACGACACGAGCAAGCGCTCGATGAAATGATCGAGCATGTACTCGTCATTGCCGATGACTTCGACGTCCTTGATCGCGCGAATCGGCTGCGCATGCACGATCGTGTCCATGACGTTTTCCGCGAGGATCTTGCCAGGCGTCTGGGCTTGCACCAACTCTTCTGCCTGCGCCAGCAATGCCCGCGCTTCTTCCGTCGTGGTCCCGACGGCTTCGTCTGGCGTCGGCTTGACGTCGCGTACTTCGCTCCACGCGTCGTGCCGCTCGCTCAGTGCTTGGCTGCGCTCCAAGGTTGCTTGACGGCTTTCTTCTGACATGGTGAGCGCGAAGGCGCCGTTATGCGTGTCGACGTTCAGCACCAGCAGCTTGAGCAACGTGTCGTCTTCGCCCGGATCGCCCTTGCCCAGAGCTTCGACTTCGACTTCGTTGTCGTCCTTCTTCTGCATGCGGAAATACACCTTCGGATTGGGCACCCCGGCTTCAATGAGTGCCTGTTCCGGATCGCCCAACTCCATGCGGAAGCCCGTGGCCGTCCCATCGTGACCCGCCACCTCCATGACGAACGTCACGATCTGCTCGTGCGTCGTGAAGATCACAGCCTGGCCCGCTTGCAGTTCCTTGGTGATCTGCGCAAAGCTATCGAGCATGCGCGTCGTCACCATGCTTCCTTCAAGGCGCGGACGCACAGCGATGCCATCCTTGCCGTAGTCGGCAAAGAACATCTGCAGCTTCGGCGCACGCTCGCCTTCGTCCAGATCACTGCGCTCGAGCGTGACAGTGAGGATGCCGGGGCCGTTCTCGACGGAGTAACGCGGCGTGTCGATCGTTTGCTTCTTGTGCGTCGTGAGCACGAGATGCTTGGACCACAGGGCCGTCTTCTCGTCGATGAACTTGAGATTGTCCACCAGTTCGTCGTTCGCCGAATGCTCGCGCAGATATTCATCGAACTCTGCACGCGTATAGAACTTGATGCTGTTGTTTTCTTGCTCGGACACTACTTGCTCCTTCTTTTGTTCGAGTGATGGGTAAAAATCTCGCACGATCAACTCCGCCCACCAGGGCGTCATGCGGTAATGTGGCTTCCAGTGCGCCGGTGCATCTTTGGCGTCGGCCAGCTTTGTAAGAGCAACTGGCTGACTCGTCACTGACGACCGGGACTGGTTCAGCCAGAAGCCGCGGACGCACGCTATGCCGTCCCGGAAGCTTTCGCATTCCAATGGCGGATCGTCGTTTTGATGTTCTTGCGCCTTCAGACGCAAGAAATCATTGATGCTGGGATGAGTGGCCTGTCGGCTCACCGCGGTGAACGTAACAAATACACCCATCGACGTGAGGTTATCGCGATACGCCTGGTAGAAGTCAATCTTCCAGTTTAGCTCGTAGAGCAATCGAATACTGCGATCCCAGTCGTCCACGTAGAAGTTGCCGATCTCTCGCACCATCTCGTTGACGGCTTCTGAGAGGGCGATCTCGGCGGTCTGACCCGTCGCGTACTCTCTCACAAAGGCACGCATGTAGTCCACTGTCTGCAAGCGCGTGCCGTTCAGGATCGCCATGCTGGTGGGTAAGTCTCGGGGGCGCCAGATGCTCAATTCACTCACTGCGGTTTCCTTATTGTTGGGTGAACGCCGTGATAACGCTATGGCGCTGGAAATCTTTGTACGCGATGAGCGTGAGACCTTCATCGTTCATTTCCAAATCAAAGGTGATCGCTGTCGGATACTTGTGGTGCAACATCTCGAAGTACTCGAGGCTGTGTGCCAGCAGGTCATTTTTCGGGTTATTCAGCGATACGTGACGAATACTGAGCGCCGTCTTCAGGTCCGCGAAGGTGAAGTGGGCATTCATCGCAGCGGTTTGTTGCACGCGCTTACGAATCACGAGCTGCTCGCTGACCTCGCTCGTCTTCTTCCACTTCAGATGGACCGTCCCCATCTGCGTGTTGGGCGTACCCGGCGCCATCACGTAGAGGTCGATCTTCTCGCTGCTACCTTCCACCCGGCCGAAGGCAAAGCGCGGTGCACTGTAGGGTTCGCGGGGGTTACGCGCCTGATACGACTCCATCACCTTATTCACTTCCGAGATGATGTCGGCAGCGATCTCTTCGCTTGTGTGATCCACCAGGTGAGAGTGGAGTTCAAGCGTTCCTACGAACAGTTTGGCACTGATGGCTTTGGTTGCAACGACGCTCATGGTAATCACCTCATAGTCAGATTGGTCTACTAGATGATGCTTTCTTATCTAGCTCTGACGGGTAATATAGGGCTGAAAGTCGTTTCAATCAGAAGGGAAGCAGCCAAGCCAGCACGACGGCAAGGATTCCCACTACAACGAATGCCCCCAGGACTGTTGCCACGCCGGAGTCCCCTTTACAGGTGACGCTTACGTCACTCGCCCCGTGTTCTTCTGTCTTCTCGACCCCGCTCGGACACAGGTCATGATAACTGCTGCCGTGTCCAACGTAATACGTGCGCGGCACCACATGCGCTTCTTCGTGGAAACTGCTGCTGTGGCCACCCTCGCTCCCATGGGGTGAACTGTGCCCTTCCCCACTGGCGTGACCACTCGCATGTCCGCCACCGCCGTGTCCACCTCCGCCCCCGCGCGCAAAGGCCAGCGGTATGCACACCAACATGGCGATCATAAACGTGAGAATAAACCCCGCTATTACTATTTTGGTCTTTTTCATTGCTTGTTATCCTAGTGTCAAAGCACGCCTACAATACATGCCCTCATCGTGTCAAAAAAAGATTGGCGGCATAAACGGGAGCCCGAAGGCTCCCGCAGATGCGCCGATTAGGCGTTCTTCTTGATGAGCGCCCAGATGACAGTCCACTTGCCGGTCCGATACAGGAAATAGGCAGCAGCCGCCAACCAGAGCCACAGTGGCAAAGACGTCAGGAAGTACAGCGCCGTCACCACAGCCACGATCACAACCTTCGTCGTGATGAGAGTGGGTGCCAGGCCGAACTTCGCAACCGCCTTTTGCAACCATTCCGAAGCATCCGCCATGCTATTCTTGAGAATTGCGTACTGGCCGAACGCGTCGGAGAATTGCAGTGCCACCACAGCCAAGAAGACGAAGAAGACGAGTTGCGTCATGTTGACCTCGAGGAAAGGATTACCAGGGTACTGCACATGATAATCCTTTTCTTTTTTCACCCTATCTTCACGCAGGTGAAACCCTCGAATGTCGTGTAGCCATTGTTCGACAGCCACTCATTGAGCTCGGCCAGCTCGTCATGCCAGTCCTGAGGGATCGCCTTCTTGGCCTCGAAGTAGCGTCCCATCGCCTCGACGATTTCTTGAGCACGCAGCTCAGCGACGATAAAACGCGGGCGCAAGCCCAGTGGCGGAGCTTTAGTCTCGGCTACCATGGTCATCCCCAAACAGATTGATACAGACGACGCAGTCGCCCTCGGCGGTATGCCAGCGCACACATCGACACACCTGACAGTACTTGCTGGTGGCCTTCTTCCAGATACTAAACATTGCGATTCTCCTTGTTGGGCGCGGGACATTGCTCCAGCAGTGCCTTGAGCTGGCGCGTATAGTAGCGCACCAGTTCACCATTGAAATCGCGCACCGCAAGCATGCCCTTATCCACATACTCGACCACCAGGCCGTGGCTCTGCGGATCAGGGTACTTCATGTCGAGGGCTCGATTAGTCGTTTCGCGAAACTCTACGAGCGTTTCGATAAAGCGGTAGGTCTTCTTACCGGTCGGGCCGGGAAGGAGTTTGGCCCACCACTTCAGGAACGCGTAGTAATGCCGTTCGAAGAAGCTTACTTTCATGCTCACTCACCTTCCTGATTTCAAACGTTGGGTAATGCGTCCAGGGCTTGACGATCTTTGTCCGAGAGCATGTAGTGCATGCGTGACAAGCCGCGCGCATCATTGGACTCAAACTCCTTGTCATGATCCTCGGTTTGGAGGGCAATTTTCATGATCCGGTCGGGCCCGAAGCGTAAACGGTCTATGCCGCGACTATGCGCCACCCAGACGGCCGCAAACACCTTGGGGGAGGTGTAGGGCTTACCATCATCGTACTCGACCGCATAGCCCTTCTCCTGGAGAATCTGACGGATCTCCCCATAGAACAAAGTAGCCAGCCGCTTGACACGAAAGTTGCGCAGATACTTCGGATTGCCCTTGATAATGATCGCGAGCTTGTGCTTGGCTTCTTCGGCCGCATCGAAAACTTTGAGTCGTCGATCGATTTCCACTTGTTCCACTGTGCCCCCTATCGCGGCGGATACTTGTTACCCCAGACCAGTACCAGGATCAGCACACCTACGAAGATCCAGACCCGACTCACGGATTTCTTTTTCATGCTTTACTCCATGCGCACGATCTGATCGATCTTGCCATTATCGAGCTTAAAGCCCACGACCACTCGACTAACCGGGGTGTCGGGATCACTGGCTTTAGCAAAGTCCATGTGGTGAACGATCAACTCGCAGTGCACCGGCTCCTGAGTGTCGAGATGCTTGAGCACTGCAGCACGATCAATGCCGAGGCCAGTGCCGATCTTGACCGGGCCATGACGATCCACTTGTCCTCGTACCGTATCGGCAAGATACTCGAACATGTCGGGCGTAGCACCGTAGTTGCGCAGGATGTCGTAGATTTCATCCAGCGTATGCTCGTCTGTATCAGCCAGCGGTTCCAGGTATTTCTTTTCCTGCATGCTCGCTCCTTGTTTGATGTCATAAGCGGGAGAGGTTCCGCGCCTCTCCCGTCAGTCCTCGTTTACTGCAGTGTCAGTCCGGCTTGATTGGTCCGGCCCACACGACGCGGCGCCACCACTTCCTCGCCCCGGCGCGGGCGCAGCTTCACGCCTTCCAGCAGCCACGGCTGGTTATCCCGCAACCACGCCACGTCCTTGGTAATGGTGCCGGTGGAGAGCTTAAAGCACTTGGCGATGATCGTCTGCTTCATGCCCGCTTTCATCATCTTGGCAACAAACGCTCGGCGCGGCTCCACTGCCATCCAGTAGGCGAATTCCTCCACCCCATTGCGAAAGAGCTTTGCCTCGTAGCCCTTGTCAACCTGAACGACGACAAGCTTGAGAAACAGGAATTTGTGTATCGTAATCTGCACGTACTTTCGGCTGTTCTCGTACTTATCGTAGATTTCGTCGATGTACTGCTTCGCCCGGTCCATCTTCTTTGCCATTTCAGTTCCTTGTAACAATTGTAGAGTAACGACTAATGCGGGGCTTTGCGCCCTCTCATCTACGGGTAGTAGCTTACCCATACGAAGTGCCCAGCGCGTAAAAATCACATTCCTTCGAAATAACGGCATAAGAGGAGAGCCGAAGCTCTCCCCCAATACCTGAAGCGTCGATTGCAAAGTCCTGTGGACAGGGATAAGCAAAAGCTTTGACTCTATGCGACTCGAATGCACTTCCGACTATACTTACCAGACAGGGTGGCCATCCCAGCAAGTAAGTACACCCGGCTGCGCATTCCCAGCCCGACGTAGACGCAGCGGCCGCGGTGAAAACCGCAGGCGCCACTAGGCGAACAAGTCCCGTAACGGCCGCACAAGGAAGACGGGCGTAACAACTCCGGGCTGGCACGTCGGGTTACCCCGGTTACCAACGAATCGCGAAGAAGCGAGACTAGACGCAGTATCGGTACTGGAAACAAACAACTTACTGGTGTTTGCGTCACCAGTCGTACGATTCGTGGCACCCTTCGCGCGCAAACGCGATCTCGTCCACACGTAGGTACCTCCGCTAATCGTGAGTCACGGAGTCACAGGCGAAACTCGCCTGAATCTTGCTTGCAGCAAGTCTGGAAGCACTATCGACTCGGTCTGATCCACAAGGTCCAGTCAGCGGCAGGTCAGTGCATGCAAAGGAGAGGGCGTAGTTTCACGTCCGACAATGCTTCCAAATTTGATGGCAGAAGAAAACTTGGTTCCGTCAGGTTGGTATCGAACCAACGACCTCCGTCTGGTTGGTGAGTGGGAGAGTCCACCCTACCTGGTCGGTAGGTGGGCCCACTCTGATGACGGCGCTCTACCAACTGAGCTACTGCGGACACTGAGGTACAACGGTAAAAGGATGGTTCCAAGCGACACGAATCGAACGTGTGACCTCCCGTCTGTGTATACCAACTCCACCACTTCCCAATACTGGGAAGCCCGGATTCGAACCGGGGGAACTACGGGCACTCTTCCAAACTGAGCTACGCTGGACACTGATACAACTACAACGAATTCTTGGTAGAGAGGGTGCGATTTGAACGCACGAAGGCAGAGCCACCGGATTTACAGTCCGGCCCTTTTAACCACTCAGGCACCTCTCTATTGCTGCATATCTATACCACGTTCTGATAAGACTTGCCGTTGATGATGTCAGAGATCAACGAATGATGAGCGCCGTACTGACGACCAATCTCCCGCATTCCCATCGTCCCCTTCAACTGGCGAATCTCTCGAACCTGTTCTTCTGTGAACCGAGAACTACCCACTTCTGTCCCCTGCAGAATAGGAACCAAGTTATTAGCATAGGCGTGCTGGGTATTCTCTTTGTACGTCGCCCATTCAAGATTCGTGTCGCGATTGTCGATCTTCACCGCGTTCAGGTGATTAACGATTGGCTTGTTATCTGGGTTAGGGACAAAAGCTTTTGCGACTTCACGACTCGTCTTGATTGCGCGATTCACTCCATTGCGACCACCGATCTTGGTGATGTGATGGAGATAGTTGCCATCTACTAAATTTTGCGACACAACGCGATTTGTCCGCTTCGAATACAAATCTCCGTTTCGAGTGACCAGGAAATAATCTTCCAGGCCCTCAATCGGTTTCGCGTCGTTATGAGGACTTGGGTCATCGGCGGTTCGCTTACGAATCTCGCCGTCCTCAATAATTAGGTTGAGAGGGAAAGGCTCCCCATCTTCCATTTCCTGCTCAAACTGGTCCAGCGGGCGAAGCTCGTGCGTGTTACCCGATTCTTTCAAATGGGTGATCAACATGAATTCTTTGCCGTTCTTGTCTTTTGTTTGTCGCAGAACCCATTCGTCCAAATTAGGCATTACCAAAGGCATGCTTTATCCTTCAAAAAGTGGGAACTACTAGAGAGGGCGTTGAGGACACGCACGACGTTCACACAAGCTTCTGGTTAGGAAGCTCATGCAAGCATCACCCTCTCTAATAGATGCTCAGACGCGGTAAAAAGTTACTTTACGTCGTAGTCTGGATCGAAACACATGTGGCTATAGTTCACCAGCATGTCCGTGAGATCGATGATTTGGAACTGCCAGTGTGAGCCAATATTCGCCGCAGGCGGCACGTAGTCTTTCCCCGCGATCTTCGCTTCACTGTCATCGAAGTCCACGTAGTGAAACACCCCGGCCAAAATCTGATCGAGTGTACGCCGCGCGCTTTCTGCGTCCACGAATGACTGGATCTTGTTGCCAAGCCTGGCCCACTGGACTGTATCCTTCTCAGGATTCTGAGAATGAAACTCGAACCCGGCAAAATAGAGAATCGTGTTTTCCAATACCAGCCGCAAAACGAACATACCTGCCTCCTTTTTCGCGTTGACGTCTTTGTGGTGAGAACCTCCCGGCTCGAACTCCTTCACCGGCACGTACCATTTGCCCTCATTCACGCTCGCCAGGATCTTGGCTTTCATGGCCACGAAGCTGTGACCGTAAAGATGAGCGATCTTGCGAGCCATCGTATCGAGATCGGGATAAACTTCGGAGATCGGGGTGCCGAGGGTGACTTCTTCGTACACCTGCCAGGCGGTAGCTTCCTGGATCGTCCAGGCAGGTGTATAGTCGGTCGCTACCGGCCGCTCCCCGTAATAATGTTCCATGCTCATGTCCAGCGCATGGCCGTCGCGTTTAGTCCAACCGTGTAAATCCCGACCATCCGAGCGCACCCCAACCAAGGTGTACACTTCGTTGGATTCATCCCAGCGTCGCCGACACTCGTCCCAGTGCTGTTGGTGCGCACCTAACTTGGTGCCGTCCATTAGCGGGATGTAGCGACCCAGTGCGTCGCGCGGATGTTGCCAATCCGGAGCCACTCGACGGTATGCAATCTTACCCATTAGAAACCTGCCTGTTTAACTTGATGTTGCAAAAGCGCGATGAAGCGATCGAGCTTGACATGGTCGACGTACGTGGGCCACGAACAGCCCAGAAAGAAATGCGTGAGCACGCCCAGCATCTCAGCGCGCATCATCGTGTCAATCGAGCCCGCCAAGACGAGCGCGGTTCGCTCACGGATGTAGAGGGAGAGAATCTGTTCGGCTTGCGCAGGCAGCAGATCGACTTTGGCTTCCTCAGACCAAAGTTCAGCGACTTCCGCGTACGCTTCATCGGGCACCACCATGTAGCGATGATTCAGAAGCTCTATTGACTGTTGCCAGCGCGCATTGACGATAAAGCCCTGGTGCTCATCCTCGGCCATCTTCAAGGTATTCTGAGCGCTATCGATAAACATCAGAATTCCCCTTCAGCCAGAAACTTGAGCAAGTAGGGTAGCAGATTCGACACCCCATCTTCCGTCAGATGCATGCGTGAACGGAGTTCCGAGCCCGGATGTGCTTGCAGATTGCGTTGCACCTGGTCCGGCTCCACGCCGAGCCATAACGCAGGTGCACTCGCCAGACTGCTTTCTTGCAAACTGCAATCTTGTCCGTACAAGTCCTTGAACAGCACGCGCGTGGCGCCGCGCCGAGTTTCAATCTCGATCTGGCGCCGCACTGGGTGCTTCATCTGTGCCTCGAACTGCTCGTGTAGGACATTGATCGGATTGCGCTCTTGACCCGGCAAACCATCCAAGTCGCGTGTCGCTTGCAATTCCTGGATGTGGTGCTCCGGACCATTGAGAGCCCGTAACAGAGTACGCAAGGCTTCGGCATCGACGGCGACGTAACGGGTATATTTGAAAACGCTCATGCTCATTTTCCTTGTACGTGAGTGTCAAACGTCCAGTTCTTGATGTCGCTGGCTTGGATGAAGGGGAATGCTTTACGCAACTCCTGCGTGACGTTCTTACGGGCGTCACTACCCGTCATCATCAGCGACAGGTCAAAGAGCGGGTGCTGCAACGAGAAGTAGTGATGCTGGCCGAAGATCGTCACTTCACCGGTCATGCCGCGCCGCCGGGAGGTCGTCTTGTTGTGGCAGTCCGTGGTGAACACCACGTCCGAATCCATCGCAAGTGTGATGGGCGTACAGCGCTTGACGGCAGCGCCGATACGGCTTTCAACATGACGACCACGTCGCTGGAAGAAGTTGTGGAACTCCTTTGCTACGCGGTAGTTCTCGGACTCATTGGGTGCTTTCTGCATCCAACTATTGAGGACGAGTTCACCGAACTGTGCGATGAAGTTTTCGTCTGTCAACATCGCCTTGATGTAATCGACTGTATTCTCGGCATCGCGGAGGTCCACAGGTCCGGCTTCGACATAGTGGGTCATCTGCAAATAAACCTTGACGGCTTTGTTGGTCTTCTTGTTGCCGAGCGTGATGAACCAGTTGGGTAGGTCCGCTACCTTCTTCACCTGCTTGGGAAGCGCGATGAAAGTGAACTTGCAATAGGAGTTTTCCAACGTGATCGGATTTGCGTTTGCAGTCATTGTAACGTTCTCTATAGTGGGGTCGGGCACGCATTCGTAGCGGGCTTGGACACCAAGGTCATAAACGGCGAGGGTATAACCCCTCGCCCAAAGTGCTCTACTGCGAGACGCATCTACCATCAGGCGGGTTGGAGCAACACATCCTCGATAAGAATGGTGTTGATCTTCTCCCGCATCAGCTGGCCAAAGGTAAAGCCCTGGCACAACTGTAACCAACCGGTAAAGGTCAGTCGCCGAGTCGGACAGAGCGTGACATTGTGGGTCACACACCAATCCGCCAACTCGTTTTCGGTCGGAAACGCCGGGGATAAAGGCGTACCCAACGTGAGCGTTTCGTACAACATAAAGCTGGTGGCTTGCTCGGGTTTCCAGACGGGCATGTACTGGTCTTGATGGGGCACGTTGCCGTAATACTGGTGAAAACAAGTCTGACAGATACCTGCCTCACGCCGAGTGATCCACTCTTTCGCGTTCAGGGGGTCTCGTACCATCCCGAGCTCCCACATCCGGCGATTTTCTTCATACCGCTGGAGGTCACTTTCAAAGCGACTTCCGTCCAACAGTGGGACATACAGCTTGTCGTTTAACTTCGGGTGCTGCCAATCTACGGCTACCTTACGAACTTCGCGACTCATCACTTATCTCCTGTTGGTGATGCCTTGCTAGGTCGACAAGACAAGCTGATACTGCCTATACTCGACTTCGCCGGTGAGACAGTGCCGGAGAGCAACAGCGTCCCACATGGCGTTGTGTTGTACAGCGCCCTTAGGTGGATTCAAATACGGGTCCACCCGTTTAACTTCGAAAGCAATGCCCGGAATGTCAATCATCTTGCCCGGTCCCGTAATCAGCAACTCGCTGAAATACTTCACGTCATCGGGCCAGTCGGTGACAATACAGACTTCGCCTTCTTCCTCTTGCAAAAATGCTTGCAGGAGGTCCTGAAACGCGCGATACGACTGGTGATGGCAGGTAATACCGCGCGGCACAGATCCGAGGTACGGCACCACGTTGTTCGTCACCCACCCGTCTAACTGCTCTAGCGGGGGCGGAAACACGTTATATAGCGCAGTACCGTCTTCTTTGATGAGGCCGACGGAGATGACCTCACCCTTGTAACTATTGAATTCAAAATCCGTGAATATGCGTTTCATTACTTCTTCCCTTTGTCTAAGTTATTGCCCTACTCAGAGAAGTAATATGTCGCCCAAACTGGTTTCATTAGGGCATAAACCAGAGCCCCTGCTCTGGACAACTTTTATTCTGGTTAGGGTATAAAAAGCGGGGTAGCAGAGCTCGCGTATCGGTGGAGAACGAGCTGGCAGTCTGCACCCCGTGGACAAACAAAAAAGCAGGAGGGACTCTGATCCGGTGTTGGACAGACCAGCGCTGATAGCCCCTCCCGTCGGAGAACGGGTAAGAAAAAGCGAAGGCCAGGCAGCAGGCAGGAGGAGGTGAGCCGAGCCACCCGGCCTTCGAGAGGAGACCTCTACAATTGAACAAACAAGGAACAGTCTACTACCGCACTAAAGCTGCATGCAAAAGACAGCAGCCCGAAAGTTAATCGTTAACCTGCCAGCGCTTAGCGGCCGCAATGACTTTGGCGGCGCGTTCTTCTACCGGCAGCTCGAGGAGTCGGCGATGCGCAGCAATGTCCGCTTCGGTGTAGGGGATAATCGTTGACTTGCCATCGCCCCACACGGTGCGACCGGGTGCATCCTGACGGGCTTTGAACCAGCGACCCGCAAGCACTTCGATCGGTGAAAGTTCGTTCAACATCTCACACGCAGTGACCAAGAACGCATTTGATCCTTCCACGCGTTTTTCGTGTCGGTTCAGTGTCTCGAGCAATACCTCGGGTGACTGCTCAGCTGCCAAGGTGCCGTCTTCAAAAACCGAATGCATGAAAAGACCCATTGCCACACTCATCACGTGCCTCCTTAGGCGAAGAATTGCACAGCCAGTAAACGAATCCGGTTAATACGCATGTTCGTACCCGCAGCGCCCATTTTCCAGTCCGACAGGATTTGAGGCGAGGGATGCGACTTGCTGTGTTTGAGCAGCCCACACGCCAGGTACTCAATCGGAGCCAGTCCGCCTAAGGTATTCTGGGTGGAGGGCTTGGTCAGCGCCTGACGCGCAGTGTCCGGAATACCCGGCAAGCTACAGAGCTCATTGAGCAATGTATCCGGATCGCCAATATTCGCATTGGTGAGTTGCGTGAGCACTTGCGCGCTCTTCCCTACAAACATCTGTTGCCAAGCCGTACCCATGATCGTGTCCTTGAAAGAGAGGATGAACTACACAAGATTTCATCCTCCCCCGACGGCCTTTAGCGCTCTTTCGGGAACCGACGATTGAGTTCGTTGAACTCCAGATTCAATTGCATTCCCAATTGATGGCGAATCCGCAACAGTCCTTCTTTGATGATTGTACGGCCTTGTTCGATCTGTTCATCGGAAAGACCTTCGTCATCCAAAAGGTTTGCTGCAACACGTTCGATATCGGCGGCCATGTCGCCTCCTTAATGCTGCTGGTGGGTACCTTCGACTTCGCGTGCAATGCGCGCTCGCGTACGACGTTGCAAGGCATCGATCGCCGCGTTGATGTGATCCAGCGCTTCCTGGTTTTCGTCACAGGCGAACTTGCCGTCCTGGAAACCTTGCAGACGATGACCGCACACGGCGAGCAACGATTCGAGCGTCACGCCGTTCTGACCGACCTCCGGCACCACACCGTTCTGGAACAGCACGTGCAGATACATGCGCTGACCTGCCCAGTGCTCGCCTGCTGACGCGTTGCTTTCCGTGTCGAAGCCGGAGAGCTGGTAGCTGTGGTTCGCACCGCTGATTTCGTTGGCGCCATCGCCGACCACCACGACCAATTGCGTATCGGCGCCTTCGACGAGATGCCGAGTAATCACAGCGCCGCGTTGACGACCCAGCGCGCGTGCTTCGGCTGCTTCTTCCGTGGCCGGATCACCTTGACGATAATTGGCTTCCGCGTCCGTTTCGTACGCGGCCGTGACGATCACGTCTTCGAGCGGCACGTCTTGATGAAAGCCCTTGCTACCCGTACGCATACGACGAATTTCGTCGATCACTTCTTGACCGGCCACGACTTGGCCGAACACGCAGTAGCCCCAGCCTTGTGGCGTGGCCGACGTATGGTTCAGGAACTCGTTGTCGCGCACGTTGATAAAGAACTGCGCGCTCGCCGAATGCGGATCGTTGGTGCGTGCCATCGCGATCGAATACGCGATGTTCTTCAGACCGTTGTCCGCTTCGTTGCGAATCGGCGCGTCCACCGTCTTTTGCTTCATGCCGGGTTCGAAACCGCCGCCCTGGACCATGAAGCCATCGATCACGCGATGGAAGATCGTGTTGGTGTACTGACCCTTGTGCACGTAAGCGAGGAAATTTGCGACAGTCTTGGGGGCGCGCTCATCGTCGAGCTCGACGAGGAAGTTACCCTTGTTGGTTTCGAATAGGACGTGTTTCATGACGGAGTGTTATGGTTGTAAGTGTAGCGTGTGGCCGAGAGGCCTTAAACCGGGTGATACTCGGGCGAAGTCCGATAGCGCGAGGCGAGCGTGTCAGCTGCAACAGCCTGCAGGTTTTCCTGCGAGACATACTTGGGTGCACGCAATTCGTTCACGCGATCTGCGTCCAAATCGTAACCGACCAGTCCCACCTGTTCCAGCGCGATCCGGGTCAGGTCCTGGTGGATCTGTTTACGAATCGCTTCTTCTTGTAGCGAAGGCGCATCGGGAAACGTAAAGAGTGCCTCGATGTGCGACGTGTAAAAGAAGGTGTCGGCGAGTTCGAGGTTGATACTGCCGCCGATCTTGGCTTCCAGCGTGATCTTGATCCCAGCAGATGTAAACGGGTCAAGCACGTTCAGGATCTTCCCATGCACATCGCGCGTGTAGCTATCGATGGTCGTCGAGAACGTCACGCCGCCTTCAAGCTCAACCGTGCGGTAATTACTGCGCGTGTACTTGAGCGGCGCATTGACTTCTGCGCGGATGTACTGATCGCCGACTTTCACGTAGACGTTTTCCAACAGCGCCTTGTGACTGATAGCGTCCGTCACACCCAACGGCGATGTCTCCAGCAAACTTTCTGTTTGGCCCACGCCGAGAATCGAGAACTGTTGGCCGAACCGATACGGCGCCGTCGACAACGAGTCGTTGTCGATTTGAACGATGTGTTGCAATTCTCCCACCAAAAGTCGCTCGACTTCCGGCCGATACAACGGAACAATCCGCACCGCGCGGAACCGTTTAAAATGTTGCGCTTCCATTTACTGTCCTTCTTCTTGGTTTTAGTGACGCACTCCACAGATCGCTCTTTGACACTTCTCTGTCTTACCGTCCTTCTTTCGATTAAAGCGGTAGTCCTCAACAGAGTCGTCGACACGTGAGGACGTGTCGTTTGGACCAAAGAACTTTCTGCAGGCTGCGTCCCTTACTTAGTCATCGACTTATCGTTGGCTTGCGAGTCCAACCTTACGTCGCCTTTTCGTTTCAGGGTACAACTTGCCTTAACTCCGGTAGCACCGTAAGTCTTAGCCGTACGATTTGATTCAACGTATCAACTTGGCGGTATCTCGCTGATGTGAAGGCGCCACACGGGCGACACCTCACCTCCTAGTAGGATCGTGAACCTACTGCTCTGAGGGGGAGTGAGAGCTTCCCCCTTTCGCGGGCGTTACACCCACGAATTACCAATCGTCCCTTGAGAAGGGTGTCTTAACAGATGGACGATTGATAACCGTTGCCGACTTGCACGGCTCATCAGAGAGCTTACTACAGAGCGACTACGCAACCCGGAAAATGGGATTGTCTGCGTCACGCATGCGCTTCAGAAAATCGCGATGACCGTGACGCTTGAGTTGACCTTCCAAGAGGTCAGCCGCTTCAAAGCACTCGATCATCTTGCTTTCAATGACCGTTGCCACCGAGCCCTTGCACTTCTCATCGGACTCCAACGACGTGCGCAGCTGATACGCTTCAGAGCGCGTCGTTTCAATCGCAATCCACAGTGCTTCTGAATAAGCACGTGAATATTCGATCGGTTTAAAGTTGTTGTCGTTCACGATTATCCTGTTTGATCTGAACAGCATGACTCTTCCAGATTATGCCGCACCTCAGTAAGTTTTCCTATTCTATTGTTTTCTTTAATAAATCACCATTCTTACGGCATAAAGGCAGGACCGTAGCCCCGCCTTTATCAGAGGCGCTTAGGCGCCTGCTTGTGCTTCGCCGCCTTCCGAGGACGGCGTGCCGTTGGCAGCATGCGTGGTGCTGTCAGCCGGAACCGCGTAGCCGACTGCCGTCACGAACGGACCCGATGCCGGAGGTGCTTCACCCGCGTCGACGAACGGAACGTTGTTGGTCGCCCACGCGCCCGACGGGGTCTGCTTCGTTTGTGCCGGGTTCTTGATCGCGACGTTCACGCGCGAGCCGCCGGTCAGGACCTTGACGATCGTGCAGGGCAGCGGTGCGATGTTGGTGACGGTAGCACCCGTGCCGTCCAGACCCAATGCGGGCGACGTGAATTGCGGGAAGTACTGAGCGGCGGTGTTATTTGCTGCGGGCATGGATCACTCCAGTTAAGAATGGGAAAAGGCTACTGCATGTGTGCCGAACCGAAAAGCTTAGTTCGGATCTTGCGCGACCGGGGTTTCCGGAGCCTCGACGGGCGTACCCGTCTCGTCGGCCATGATCTTGACCGGTGCGTAAGGCTGCGCACTGTCTTCCGGGTTGGCCGGGGGATTGATCGGCGAGAGCGGCATGTTCCAGCCTGCCTTCTGATACGGCACCGTCTTGGGCGGCGGGAAGGCCGGAGCGTCGTTCGGGTCCACACAATAACCACCCACGCCAGGGATGATGTTTGTGTAGGGACGCGCTGCGTATTCGCTATCGAAGTACGGCACGTTCTTCAGCATATACTGGCGACCCGTGGGGCCCGTGACCGTCAGGTTCACTTTGAGCGTCGGACCCACGTAACGGATCGTAGCGCTCAGCGGCGTGATCGCTTCGATCGCATTGAGGTCAGCCAGCTGACCTCCGCGTTCCGGATAGAACTGGACCGCTTGGCCGATTGTCGGTGCACCCATCAGATCCCCCAGAGCAGAAACGGGTTGAACAACGCCATCGATTGGAGCATGGCGCGCTGTGTGACGCCATTCATTAGCATGGCGTACGTCATGAAAGACATGTCAGATTCCTTTTATTGACCACCGCGAAACTCGGGCGGCGGCATGGGGACTTCGGAGTTTTGCTTCAGCCTCACGCCCCAGGCTGCAGCGAGTGCTTGGCCCGAGATCGCTACGCAGCCACCCGAGAAGGCGAGGCTGTTAAACGAGTGATTCTTCAGCGTGTCGTAGATCGTGAGCGCGATGAAGACAAAGCCACACAGCAGCACAAATCCGTAACCAATCAGACGGGCCGGGTCGTAGTCACCGTTCCAGTTCTGGAACATGTCGCCGAATGTCTTGGCGATCAAGGCGCGCGTTTGTTTCATCGTGAGCTTGTCACGCAGCCATTTCAAGAAGGCCAGGAATTTGGCGCTCATGTTAGTTTCCTTTATTGATCGTGCGGCGGAAAGTCCTCGAGCGGAATCGTGACTCCTGCCAGCTTATGGGTCGAATCACCACAGTACACGAGATAGCCGCCAGTGATAAAGTAGTGGCATACCACATCCACTATTTGCTCATAATGATCGGGCTTTCGCGTGGGCAAGTCGAGCCGCTCGTCAAAGCGTCGCGTATACCGTAGCAGCAGCGACGGATGGCAGGTAAGTTGTTCGTTAAATTGACCATTCCACGTCCAGACCGGATGCGGGTGGGCTTGAAGCTGCTGCGCAATATAAACCACATGGTTCATATCACACGCAGGACAGTGGTGAACAATTCCGATTCGATGATTCGGATCTTTCGAATCGACCAGCCAGCGCAACTTCTTCGAGTCAGTCATGATCCTCCGTCCATACTGCGACGCCATAAAGCCAAAAAAAAAAAAGATGGGGTAAGAGGAGGTGAGTCAGAGACCCGAAGGCATCTGACTCACAGAATGAAGCTCACGCTGGCATGCAGCAAAGCTCCTGGCCTAAGAGGATGTGATTAAAGCGCTGAGCCACGCTGTCTTGCGCTGCATACAGCCACTGGATGCACTGCAAACACATGTAACCCAGCACTGCCATCGCGGTAATGGGTAGGCCCACGAACCAGGCGCCAAAGGCGAGGAAGGTGTAGACGAGCACCGCGATGACCATCTCCGTACCAGGGATGAGGTTTGCCGAGAGGAAGGACTTTTGGAGCCAGACCGTCAGCTTGCTTTGGGGATCTTGGATCGTGAGCGAGACGAGCGCCCTCACGACCCAGAACGCGACCAGCGCAACGAAGACGACCAGACCGATTGCGTATGCGATGGCCATGATAATGTTTAGTGAACAGTGGGGGATTGGGGGCTAACCGGTTGAATCGTGAGGGTAGCGGCCTCATCGAGGATAGCCTTCAGGTCTTTCTCGGTGTCTTTAATCACGGCTTGCATCATGAGGTCCAGAAAACCCATGCCGAGATCCAGCGTCGCATTGATGGCCTTTTCAGCGAAGATGCGATCCTGAGCCGTCGAGTCGTACTCGCAGGTGCCGTGCACGAGCGTGAGTTCACGACGATTCGCTTCGGCCTTCTTTTCGTTGGCGTAGGACACGTTCAAGTAGATCACGTAGGCAAACATACCCACGAGCATGGCGCTCGGAACGATGGCGGAAAGGTTAGCGTGGATGAAGTTCAGCATGATAAGACTCCTGACAAAGATTGATCAACTCATGGAAAACGCAGGGGAGCCCGAACTCCCCTGCGGGCACTACCGCACTACTGTACTACTGCCGCAACCCTTAGGCTGCCGCGGCTTGTGCGCCATTGGCGTCGTTGCCTGCTTCCTTGACCGACGACATCTTCGAGTCGATGGTCTTGGCGGCTTTCTTCGCTGCGCTACGGCGACGCAGGGCCTGGATGCCCTTGTAGCCACCGAAGCCGACGCCTGCGCCACCGATAACACCACCAGCGATGATTGCGATCTTGATTGCGAGTGCTTGATTCATGGTAAAGCTCCTATAACGGTTTAAAGTAACTACCTGTTGTACTACGGGGGTGCACGCTCTTAAGCGACGTGCTTACTGTCGCCGAGTCATCAGCGAAAACCAGACCAGCAAAGTCAAAACCAGAAAGACAGTCCACTTGCCACTACGTTTCTTGGCCATGATTACATCACGATCAAGATGTAGATGATCGCGGCCAGAAAGAGGATCTTCTTCATGATGCGCTCCTTAGAAGGAGAAGCTCGCGAACTTCTTGGAGGTGCTTTCCTTAAGTTCACCGAGCTTACGGTTAAGAATCATCACGGCCCCGACGACGACCGTGAACCCCATCACTGCGGCGAAGATGCGATAGTCGGCATGCACGAGCGAGATGATCGCCGCACCCACAATACCGGCGTTCAGGATCTCGCTTTCGCCTGCGGTCTTTTGTGCGTGGTGAAACATAGCGCGCACACGCTCCACGCTCGGGTTCTTCGCAGAACGGGTATGGAAGTTGTACCACACGCCCATGGCGAACGAGATCATGCCGATGATTTGCAAAACGATGAAGAGGGTTTCGAACATGACGTTCTCCTTTAAGCGATGTGGAATGAAGGGCAGCTCATAACCGCCCGAAAGTTTACTGCGCGAAGTCTTCCCCTTTCGGCCAATGCCAGGCCGGGGGATCATTCGGTTGATGGTCGACATCTCGCTCCGCAATATCGATCCAGTTCTGAATCGTCACGTACGAGATAAGGCAGCACACCAGTGCCAGTCCCAGGAAGATCGCGAGCAGATGCAGCTCGACGTACACGGCACCCGCGAAGAGCACCATGAGGAGTAACGTGGTGAGTACCGACGGACGGCGCGTCACGTTGTAGTCCTCCAGGTTCTTCTGGGCGCTGGCGTAACGCCGGGCGAGTTCTTCGTTGGACATCTCGTCTTCAGACTTGATCAAGCCCAGCCATGTGGCGACACGCACGACTACCTTTTTCAAGGCACGGAAAATATGCTTCATGATAACCCTCCTTAGGGTCGAGTGAAGTTAAGCAACCGCAGCTTCCGCCGCGAGATCCATCGGCACGGCATTCTTGCCAGCGATGTGCATCGTAATGGCGTGCTCGATACCGCGCGCGAGCGCCCCTGCAGCAAAGAGGCCGATGAACGCGGCTGTGAAGGCCCAGCCTGCTGCGAGGACCAGACCCATGATCAGATACAGAACGGCCGCACGCATAAACGCCGGGGAGAACTTACGGCCACGCAATCGCTCGCGATCCATCTTGACATTCGCTGCTGCAATCTCCACCACGCGCTTGTGAATCGGCGCCTTCTTGAACTTATCGAGGCCTGTGATGGCGCTCCAGGCAAAGATCACCGCGAGAATAACGAAGACCACAAAGTAATAGACGACGAGTGCGACCATGGTGTTCTCCTAGACCAACGAAAAAGTGAGTGACTTAGTACGCGTACACGCCTGCTTGATCGACAGCGTCGTTGTGACGCACGACGCGATGCATGAGCAGCTTGCGGATCAGCGCCGAGGTCGCATCACCCGCATACCAGACACACAGCGCAGCGGCGCCGTAAAAGCCCACCAGGCCGAGGAACACGCCGAACACAAAGAAGAACGAGGCGAAGCCCAGATCGAAGTCGATCGAACCCGCTACCGAAAGACGCTCTTTGGTGCGCTCGATTTCACGGGCTTGGTCAGCCGGGTCTTTCTTCAAGAACTTCTTGTAGGCAGCGATAGCGCCGCGCGCTTTGATCGCGCCGATGATCAACATGGTGAGAGCGAGGATAGCAACGAAGAGAGCGACGGACATGATGGGTTCCTTGTAATCAGTAATGTGGGTTAAGCGGCAGCGACATTCAAGCCACGACCCGTTTGCCAGAAGCGGATCAGGTGGATGTCCTTGAGTTGCTCCAGGAAATCCGCGAAGCAGCAGGCAAAGCAGAAGGTGAAGAAAAGCGAGGTGAGCGTGAAACCACCCATCGCACACACCAGGGCGAGCGCCGCCGCGATCATGAAGTAGCTCGCGTCAGGCAGCGGATCGTTGTCGATCTGCACCGACAGACCCTTCGCAGCCAGGCGCACTTTCTTGATCTCGATGTACGACTCGCAGAATTCTTGCGACTGCACGGCCAACAGTTTCTTGGCTTCTTCCATGTTGAAAGCGAAGAGCACGAGCAGCAGCGCTGCGATCACGAACAAGGCGAAGAGAACGATCATGGTGCTGCTCCTAATTAGTAGGCGGTGGACTGGTAGCCGGATTCAGCAGCATACGCGTCGAGGAAGGTTGCCGTATTGCGGATGGCGTTATCGATCATCCACAACACAAGCGAGATCGTCAGGCACACAGCCAGCGGCAGAATGACCATCAGTGCGAAGAGCACCAGAATGAAACCGAGGACTTCCATGGCAGTTGCTTCCTAGAAAGAGTGAGAGAGTTAAGCAGCGACAAAGCCATTCATTGCATCGCGCTTAGCGCTGCGGCGCAGCGTGAGCTTAGCGATCACGAACTGAACGAGCTCGCCACCGATGACTTGCGTCGTCATGGCGAAGACGACGGTCGGGAATACGCAAGCGAGCAAGCCCAGCGAGCAGCCGAACACCGTCAGCGCCAGCATCGCTGCCGAAGCCGCGAAGTAAACGAAGAGGTCGTTGGAAAACTTGCTGACGACGGCTTGTGCTGCGCCTTCCGTGCCCAGCATCTTTTCGTGCTTCTTGAATTCCAGAGCGCCGATGAAGAGAGCAACAAAGAGAACGATAGCAGCGATGATGAGTGCGAACATGGTGAGGCTCCTTTCAGGTGTTTGGGTAGAAGCTATTTGCTTCTATTCACACGAAGAATATATGTTTGAAATCTTTTTCAATCCACTTTTAAGTGGGCTCAAAGAGATTCCAGACCAGGGAGCCGAAGCCCCTGGTGCTTACTCACTTACATCCAGTGGCACAGCGGATGCAGCTGCTTCGGACGATAGGTGCGTCCAGGCAATGCCGTCATGAGAGCGTTGCGCAAGATGCAGGCGATCGCACCCAGGAAGGTAAAGAACGCTGCAGCTTGCCAGCCAACGTGATAGAGCAGTGCTGCAACGGCGATATAGACGACCGGGATCACCCAGGCCTGCCAGATTTCCAGCACGCGCCGTGTGGGTGCCACGAACACGACACGCCGACACCAGTCCGTCGCCGGATGCTGGAGGGGGCCGACTGCTGCCACCACCGTGGTGACAAAGTGGAAGACGAAAGCGTAAGCCATCAGACCCGACACGATCATTTCGAATTTGCTCATGTGTAACTCCTAGTTGGATTTAGTAGAGGGTTTTGAGTTCGATACTGGTTTGAACTCATGCGCGGAATATATACTTGAAAAAATCTAGGATCGAGCCCAAAGAAAAATCGACGTCATAAAGGCGAGCCCGAAGGCTCGCCTCTGGGTTTACAGACGGTGGTTGGAAGTGAGGCGCCGAATCTCCTCACTCTGATGCTCAATCACTTCGGCAGGCACATCGGACTCAGGCGGATAGAGGATGTAGTTACCGTCACTTGGTTCCTCCACCTCGACACGCTTGCCGCTGTTGCGAGCGCGACACTCGCCTCGCTGACAATGTACGAGTTGCCCGCCCAGTTTTTCCACATCCGACAGTACCGCCTCCACACTGTCGTACTGGTGCGTCGCCACGTACTTTAACTGGACGTACCGGTGATACTTCATCGCCAACAACGTTATCGCCACCAGTACAACTAGGAGGGCGATAATGACTTTCTTGGACCTTTTGGTCTCTCTAACTGGCATGATCTTCCTGAGGTAAGCCGGTTAATCTTTCAGACTGTCGAAGTACGCCCCATCAACACAACCTTGCGGATCAAGGGTGACGAGAAAGGTTGAAAGGTGGTGTACTGTAAAACGCCGCTGAGTGGGCGGGGCGGTCACTTGTCGTACTCGAACGATGCGGCGATTCTCTTTACCGGTGTAAACGAGCTCGAACGCGATGTCAAAGTGAAGTTCTCCGCGCGGAGTGAATTCCCGCGCCTTGGACTGACCAGCCCACACATGGCTTAATACTTGATGAAACACGGTACTGCTGACACAGTTGCGACGGATGTACTCCAGCCCACGACGCTCGTCAATCTCCTCGTTCACGTACATCATCAGGCTCATCGCTGTCTCCTAGGCGTAGTGTGTCTCCCAGACCGGATTGCGCAAGCGTACGGTCTCCTGGACAGTGAGCGCGTGCGTGTGCACAACCTGGGCTTTGATAACGTCATCCATGTCCACCAGCATGCCTTCCACCTGGTCATCCCAGGTCGATCCAAAGAGCCGGATCAAGAAGAGCGTGCGTTCAGTGAATTCGAAAGCCCGCTTCGGGATGACGGTCTGTTGAATCGCTTCGATGGTCTGTTTAACGGCCTCCGCTGACCCGAAGGCGCGTGCATGACCCATGTGCACCGTGAGATCCCAGTCTCGACTGTGTTGCGCCACAGTCAGGTACAAGGGGTTTTGCTTGTGACGCTTAAAACGCAACACATACATCACGACTCTCCTTAGGCGGCCACGGGAACCTTGAGCGTGCGCAGGAACCGTTCCATGTCTTCCATGGGTTCGGCCATGTTGCCCCACTGCACCGGCGCGATGTCGCCGTAAGTGGTCTTCAGGAACAGCTCGACCGCCTTCTTGCTCATCTCGCTCTTGGCCCGCAAGAACCAGTACGCGGTGAGGAGCGACATCTCCTTGATTTCGCCGTGCTTGAGCAACAGCACCCGGCTCGGTTCGGGCGTATGCACCGAGGTGGTTTCCGCGAAGATGATCGGCGAGAAGAGCAAGCCCGTGACCTGGTAGCGGTTGTTCAAGAACTCCATCTTCTCCTGAATGGAGACGGCAAAACGACGCTCCATGTCAAAGAGGATAAAGCTCGGTCCCAACGGCGTGCGCGAGAGGATCGGCGGCATGGCCGACTCCACGAAAAGGTCACCCCCGATGTGACGTAGCTGCAAGTCGGTGAGCAACCGGTGCATGGTCGTGATGATTTGTGCGTTCTGAATGTTCATGTTCTATATTTGATACTGATAATGGTCAAACACGTGGTAGGTCCCGAACTGGAGAAAATCCAGTCCACTTTCTGTGCCCTGTTTAATCAGAACATCTATTTTTTCCGTAAACTCCAGGCTTGAATCCCGAAAGCTCAGGCTTTTAAACACTTCCCACATCCAGAGCGCCAACTGCTGCTTGGTGCGAATACTCGCCTTTTCTTTGGGAATGTCCACGTACCAGCAAGGGTCCGCAGGCAGTGGGGCAATCCGTGCGCAGGTGATCAACAGGTTAAACGGATGAATCGGTGACTCTTGGCGCACCAACACATGGCCGCCCGTATCCGGCGAAATGAGGGTCAAGCACTTACGGTTCTCATACACCGAATGCAAGTAGTCGAGCGAAAACTTTACATCCTCGTCGTGCGAACCCACATCGAGCATAAAGCGCACGAGTGAGTCACCAAACTGGGTCAAGCTCGACTGGCGGATCTGCATGTTGTACTCTCCTGTTTAAAAGTGAGGGCCTACTCCTTATTTCAATTGATGGGGCAGTGCGGTCAAAAAGACTTAGCCAGCATAAAGACGGGACCGAAGTCCCGTCATGCTAAGCCTCTTCCGTCTGGACGGTGGTCCGATAGATTTCCATGCCCCGAATGAGTCCAGCAGGCGTTACATCCAGATTCAGGCGCGCGCAGGCACGATGCTCGCGCGTGACACGCTGGCCAGCGGGAAAGTCAAACAGCACCACAAAGACACGATCGAAGATGTCGCGCCCGACCCGCCAGGCGGCCGTGCGGGCCCGTAGGTTCGCCATGCCTTCAAACTGCACCTCCCCCATCTCGTCCATCTTGCGAGCGAGTTTTAACTGAGTCGCCTCGTTCTTACAGAAGGGACCTAAGAGATTTAAAATCTCCTGGTACGAATGGGTTTCCCCTTGCACTGAGCGCAAGTCGTATACACCGCCGCTCTTGCTGGCTTTGATCCGTGTCGGGCAAAAGCCTTCCTTCAGATAAGTGCACAATTCGCGGTAGAGCTTTATGCCGTAGTATTCGCGAGTGATCTGGTCGCGGTACTGGCGATGGGTATATTGATCCTTGCCGACTTCCTTGGCACGCACCTTAGCAGCGCGCACAATCCAGGATTTAATCTTCTCGGCTTCTTCTTGCGTTACTGCAATCATGCTGCCTGCTCCAAAATTTTTTGCCATCTCATAAGTGCTGAGGGTAAAAAATGATGGTCATAAGAGAGGACCCGAAGGCCCTCTCGGTGTTACTCGTAGGGTACTGACGGGGCAGGATGCACCACTCCCACACTGCCAAAGGTCCAGCGGGAAAACAGATGCACGCCAAAGTCCGCAATCATGCCGCTCGTCGGATCGAGCTTGTACGACATCCGTGCATAGCGCGGTTGCTTAAGCGCAGTAGCGTCCAACGCAACAGCCGATGCGATCACCGCGAGGTCCAGCGACGGATCGCTCGTGTAGTACATGATGAACTGCTCGGGCGTCAAGACCTGGTTGTGCTCAGCAAACTTACGCTGCGCAAACGAGAGGAAACGGTAATAGCTGTCCCGTGCTTGCCAGCCCACTAGCGTAGTCTGATCCGAGTACATAATCAGATCGTTCCCAAAGCTTGCTGCATCCGTTGCCACTAAGGAGCCGTCGCGCGGCACCTTACTCCAAAAACCTGCTGCCATGTTCGCGCTCCTTATTTCCTCACACAGGATGAGGCGCAGGCCTTAGGGCTGGATGTCGCCGTCTTCAGGTACGTCGGGCAGTGGTGTAGTGGCGTAGGACTTCACCCGGTTTGGATCGATGGTGTTGGGTGTCACCTCCTCCTTGGGCGGCACCGCCAGTCCATACGCCGGATACATCAGCTCGATGCCCTGTCGATCGGTCTTGATGTGGCCACAAAGCTCGAGAAACTTCTTCACGAGTTCGAACGATAGGTTGGCGAGCCGCTTCGGATCAAAGGTCCATTCCTGCGACCACTTAGCCTCCCCCTTGAGCATCATGACGACCATCAGCACACAACCGCCCGGCACACCTTCCTTAGCCGTGACGAAGGCATGCAATTCCCGGCCATCTTCGGGCAGTGAGCACGAGAGCGTCTCAATGGGCTTGCCATTCCACTGCAGCGCCCCCAGGGTCGTATAGAGCCCGCAGTCAGGCAGCTCCCGACGCTCGATGTCCAGCAAGAGACGAAGAAAGAACTGCCGCTCCAGCGGCGTGTCCATCCCACAGTTTCTGATGCGCACTACTTCTCTCCTAGGTTATTGCGAAGCCGGACGCAGGTTCACTGCATGCGACTTGCCAGTAGCGAATTGCTTCGAGACGTCCCCGTCCACGAGCGGCTTGTACTTGTCCAGGTCCAGATGCGGGTAGCCGACGATGTGCATGGCCACGCCACCAGGGAATGAACCGAGCGCCGTCTTGTAGGAGCGCGTGGCATCGATGAGCGCCGTCTGGTTGTTCTGAAACTCATCCCGACCTGCCTGGATGATTTCCTGGAGCTTGCGATAGACGCTCGAATCGATCTGCGGGTTCTGTTCGTGAATCGCCTGGAACACCGCTTTCGCACCGTCCTTGCCGTAGCGATTTTGCAGCGCCGCCGTGATGACTTCCTTGATGTCGGACTTCTGCATGTCGGTCACCTGCGCGGCTTCCTGGACCTTTTGCGTATAGTTCGACAGGATGTTCTGGTTGTTCTGGTAGACCGCATCGATGTGTTGCTCGAAACGGTTACCAGAGTTGTACGCGCCGATCAGCGTGCCGCCGACCACCGCGATAGCGCCCAGGATAAGTCCGACAGTGATCGCCAGTGCCAACACCAGGGTTTTGTTCGAGTTGCTTTGTGTGGTTGCCATGTTCTGTTACTTCCTTGTTAGTAGCGATAGCGCCGACGGCGCGGTTTGTTGAGAAAGAGGACGATGCCCCCGGCCGTAGCGGCCAGTGAGAGCAACGCAATGATGACGCAGGCTGACATCGAAGGGGTCGATTCCCAAGCGAGGTAGCTAAAATCCTTCATGTGCTTGCGCTGAAAATCGCGGTTGACCCAGCCGCCGATTAACGTCGTCGTATCGACAGGGTCAAGCGTGCCTTTGTCTTGGATCGCGTCAGCCACCTGAATCTTGAAGGCTTCGTTATCCGACCAACTAAAGACACGGGTCCAATCGACTGTCGGATAGTGACTCGTCCCGATGACCGCGACCACATCGTTTTTCTTGCCGCCCAACCAAGCCGCCCGAAGAGCATTGGCAAAATTAGGATCTTGAACAGTCGTAAGCACAAGGATGACATTGACTTGTTTCCTCGGTCCAAGGGGTCGCAGCATCAACGCGAGCTGCTGATTCCACGCATTAAGGGTGAGTTCATTCATCGGTACGTTACCCACGAGCAAGACCCGTCGGATCTTGTAGTAGTCGTAGATGCCATCCGGATAGGACGGAATCATCGACTTGTAGGTACCGATGAGGGTCTTTTGCTCGCGCGTGTTAAAGAGCGAGTCTTTCGCCCCCATCACGTAGTTGATGAAGCGATGCGTTTGCGCCACGGGGTCACCGATATGAATCTGGCTCCAGCGGGGTGGCTCGTAGAGGCCTTGCGCATCGATGCGACGGATCTTGATGTCGTCACCCGCGGTGTTTTCTACCTTCCAGTCCACATCGTAGTCGTGCTCGTAACAGGTGTCACAGGTCGTGGTCTTGCCTTGAGTGCGACAGTTGCACGAGTAGCTGTGTTCACACGACACGTGCTCCGAATACTTTTTGGTCACCTCGCCATTCCACACTTCGGTGTCGACCCGATTGTGAAAGAGTACGCCCCCATAGCCAATCAGCACTACCAGTGGCCCCACCACCGCCAGCACAATCAAGGCAGCACGCTCAAACTTCTTACGATGCCAAAAGAGCGCGCCTGCCGTGAACCCGCCACTTAAGGCGAGCAGATAGAGAAGAGATTCCATTTTCTTTCTTGTTAAATCCCGAGAATCATGAGGAGGATCATCAGTGCAGCCCCGATGACGATATACAGCCCGACGAGTGCGTACATAAACCGCCGCCAGTAGCGCGCTTGTTGCTTGCGCTTGGGCGTATCCTCAAAGAGCGGGATGCGGTTCCAAGCGAGATTGAGCGCGACGAGCAACGGTAAGAACAACAACAGCATCGTACCCTGCCAGATGACCGGTCCTGCATGCGAGCCGCTGATGGGCGCCGACATGGCGGAGATAGACACGGCCGTCGCCAGCCCCGTGGCGATTGCGATACTCATGATGGTCCTTTCTGGAACTATGAATTAACTCACACCGTAAGATAACGGCGATGGGTAAATTTACTAGACCAATTTAGGCTGTTCGTCATCAGTGAGGTTCGCCGCTTTGGAGAGCACGAGGTTATCCACGACGCCTTGTGCGTTGATGATGAAAAGCGCATCCACGTCAACCGTAGGATGGTGCGGCTCTTGGCCCAGGATACTGAGCTTAAGCTGGTACGCCAGCATCTCAGCGTCTTCGCCGTGAAAGTCAAACACGGCCTTGACCTTTTGCAGCTCCACCGTGCATTCGACTGCGTCGGTGTTGTAGCTCTTGCCATAGAGCGAGAGTTCTTGCGCGACCCACTCACGAGCGAGCCGGAACATGTGGGGTTTGCGCTCGGGGTCCGCCTGCGGCTCGAGAAACGCAAAGATCGCGTCGAGCTGACCCGTGCTTGCAGTGGCGTTCAACATGATCTGGTTATTGGCCATACAGTTCTCCTGATTGATGACATAGCAGTAATATAGGTGCGTAATCTTTTTCGGTAAGTAAAAAAATATTGGATCGTATGAAGTGTATTTTTTTCGCTTCGATCACTACCGAAAGGGGTTAGCATGAGCAACAGTAAGTACAAGCGTAAACGCAAGACGCATGATGCGCGCGACTTCGTTTACCACGGTCACAAGACCTTCGGGGCGGCCCTGATTCCGCCCAAAGCGGACTTGACGCCTTACCTCGGCCCGGTCTTCGATCAAGATCAGCTCGGTAGCTGCACCGCCAACGCCTGCGCAGGCGCACTTGAATACGAACAGAACATCCAGAACAACAATCACAACGCCGTGCCACTCTCGCGGCTATTCCTGTACTGGAATGAGCGTAATCTGGAAGGCACGGTCGATCAGGATTCGGGTGGTCAGATTCGTGATGTGGTGAAAGCCGCAGCCCAGTACGGCGCGCCGCTCGAAACCACCTGGCCGTACAATGAACGGGCGTTTCGTCAGAAGCCTTCGCTCGAAGCATATACTGAAGGGCTGCAACATCGGGCACTGAAGTACGAAGCCGTGCCGCAGGACATGACGGCCTTCAAGCACGTGCTGGCGGTGCTCAATCGTCCGATTCTGATCGGCATCATGGTGTTCGATTCGTTCGAGTCGCAAGAAACGATCGCCTCCGGGGTCGTTCCGATGCCGGGTGCGAATGAAACCTGCCAGGGCGGTCACGCCGTGCTGTGCGTGGGTTACGACGATCAGAAGCAAGCATTTCTCGTGCGGAACTCCTGGAACGAAATCTATCCTCCGGCTTGGCCGGGTTCGAAGGAGCGAGGCTCGTTCTGGTTGCCCTACGAGTACATGATGAATCCGGAACTCGCTGAAGACTTCTGGGTGATCACAAGCGTGAACGGCTAAGCAAAAAAAGAAGGACAGCATAGACGCCCTCCCCGTCGCGGGGAGGGCTTATGTCGCTTGAGCCTTGATTACGCAGCGAAGAGTTCCACCGCTTCGTACCTCGCCGTGGGTGTGTCCTCGATCAGCTTCGACATGATTGCGTCCTTGAACTCGACCGGCAGCAGCGTTGCGTTGTGCTGGCTATTGGCCCAGCTAAACGACGTCGGCTTTTCCTCATCCGCGAAGTAAACCTGGCTGAGATACTGATACTTCTTCTCACCCCGTTCATCATACGCACGACGAATCACCCAGCCGAAGCTCTTGGAGTCCACTGTCTTTTCAAGGATCTCCGCTGCGTGTCGTACCCCATTATCGTACGCGCGCATGGTGTCCAAGTGAGCGGGCTTCTGCGGAACTTCCTTGAGGATAAGAGCCACCAGGGGATGCTTATTCATTTACCACTCCTCTTTTAAACAGTTATGCCGTGTAGCGTGGATGCTGCCAACCGGCTTCTTTCGCTTGACCGTGGACCTTACCCAGCACGCCTTCCGAATACTCCGGTGCGACCACCAGACCTTCCAGCGCACGCCACTTGTTGTACAGATCAACCAAGAAGCGCTTGACCATGTAGCGGATGGCCATGTTGTGTTTGTGCAGGTCCGTCTTCTCGGCGTGGCGCGGATCGTTCTTCAGGCGGTTCTTGTAATTGTTGTAGATGACCGCATACGGGCTCGGCTCAACCACCACCGTGTGACCCTTGGCGCGCAGGTAGATGATGACGGCCTGATCTTCGTCCATCTCTGCGTAGTCCTTCGGATCAAAGCCTTCTTCCTTAGCGAGCTCCAGCCGACGCAGTGCACCGACTTTCTTGCCATCCACCGTGGAGATGCCCGCACGCAAGAACGAGGTCCCTGCCACGCCGATCAGCTTGGTCTTCAGGAACGGGTTGAAGGTAATCGAATCACGCAGGGCGAGTTCACCTTCGCGGTTGGTGTATTCCTTCTGCACCAAACAGAAGTCACGCCGTGAACGACCGACCGCTTCGAAGGTCACCGGATACTTGCCTTCAGCGAGCATCGGCTGATCGAAGTTCTTGCTGTCGGCGTACCAGGCGTCGATTTCCTGACCCCGCACCGTCTGCTCACGACCCTTATCGTCGATGTACTTGCCGATGTGCACTACGTCCAGGCCTGCGAGCTTCCAGAGGCTTGACGGATATTCCGCCTTGGTGATGTCGATCTCAGAGACGATGATGCCTGCCAAGGCCGGACCAATCCCGCGCACGCTCGACAAGAACTCGGTATAGATCGGGATCTTCTTCAGAATCCGTTCCATGTCCTTGAAGTGGTGCTCTTCGTTCTTGAGCGTGTTCAGGTAGTTATCCACCAGCAACAGTTCGCTGTAGTGCGTGATGAGCTCATCGCCCTTGAACTTCTTCTCCGTGGGGAGCTTAGCTGTCACGGTTTCAGCGGCTTCAGCCGTGTCGTCGTGGTGCTCGTCGATGATACCATCGGTGATGCGGCGATAGGACTTGCGCAGCTGCTCGAGCAGGTTCTTTTCCTGCTTCTCGAGTTCCGCCTCGCTCATGCCGTCCTGACGCAGACCGAGCTTGGCTTTGAAGCTCGCAGTCACGCGGTTACCCATCTGGATTCGCAGCCCTTGCATGTCATAGGCCGAGCGCACCATGGTGCGAATCACTGCGAGGTTGGGGTTGTAGGTCGGAGCGATGATCGGGGTATTCATGATTCGGTTTCCTTGTTTCAATTGTAAGTGGTTGTATACGCGTTAATGTTACACTAGCTGCTCTTGGGTGAGACTCTACTGGTTTGATACACTAAGACAATCTGGATGAATCGTTGAGGTTGATACACTGTGCGAATATGGATGAATAAAGGTCGCTGATACACTACTCTACGCTGGGTGATTTCTGTATTGTGATACACACAGACCTGATGGATGAATAACCGTCCTTGATACACTAACCAACATTGGGTGGCTTTTGCGCCATGATCCACTATTTTCAACTGGGTGAATTGAATACGTTGATGCATTTTCCACGTTGGGTGGTTTAACTTCGCTGATACACAGTCCTTCGTTGGAGGACTCCAGGATAAAGATACACTAACCGGAATTGGGGGACTGTTTGACCGTGATACGTTACTGCACGTTGGGTGACTGCAAACATGTGACGCACTGCGAATTGATGGGTGGTTCAAGACTTTTGATACGTTGAGGGATACTGGAGGCCTAATGCACGATGACTCAATCATCCTACTGGGCGACTTGATCGATGTGCTACACATACCTCGCATGGATGAATCCAATGTCTCGGTACGCTGATATTCATCGAGTGAAGGCGTCTTTCATGGCACACTTCATGCTTTGGGTGTCTCTTGCCTCTGATCCATTCTATCACAATGGGTGGCTGGAGCAGATTGATACACTCGAGATCGTGGGTGACATTCGTCCTACCTTGATACATTAACTCATGACGGATGCATAGACGTCTTTGATACACTTACGATGCATGGGTAATTAGCGTGCTTTGATGCACTAACTCTTTTTGAGTGCGCTTCCCGAAGTGGTACACTAAAAATTTTTGGGTGTCTGCGTATTTTTGATGCGGTTGATTGCGTGGGTAACTTCCATGTTTTGGCCCGTATTACTCATTTGGGCGACAACACCTTTTGACGCACTTCTCCTCCATGGGCGAAATTAAACCGGTGGTACGATTTCGACTCTCTGGGGGACTATGTCAGTCTGACACACTAGACTACAATGGGGGACTTTTACTCATTGATGCAATTATCCGGTTTGGGCGAATAACAAAAACATGGTACATTCATCTCTCCTGGGTGCTTCAACATGCCTGATGCGCAAGTGTAGTATGGGTGGCTTCATCTTCTCTGACGCACTGTTCGACAATGGGTCACTTAGTTACTGTGATACACATTTCCCCTATGGGTGCGATACCGATGTGATACATTTATTGCAATTGGGTGACTGGTCCGGATTGATACGCTGACTACGCCTGGATGAATTAGCGCTCGTTGGCACACTGGCATAGGGTGGGTGAATCTTGAGTTTTCTGATGCGCTTGGCGCAACTGGATGCCAATGATACTGTGCCACACTTCGACAACTGGGTGACTTAACTTCCTTGGTCAACTATGCGGGACTGGGTGACATCGATACTCTGATACACTAAATCAGTTGGGTGACTGGTGGTTCTTGATGCGTACTACGGCCCGAGGTTTGCCTCGGGCTTTATGCCGCACAGGTGTTAATGCACTGTATCATTACCGCGGTGCAACACCGTCAGGTTCTCCTTCACCTGCTCGACCCTGATCGTCGTCTTCGCGATGATATCGTCGACATAGGCAAGCACTTCAGTAGCCTCGTCGATCAGGACCAGATCGTTATCCGCCATGCGCTGACCTGCTTCGCAGAACGGTTTCACGCGCCCGGTGATCTTGCCGATGCACTGGCTCAGCTCTTCAAACGTCGCGAACGAATTCGGTGGGTTATTGACAAACGCCACAAGTTCTTCACGTTCTTCGGGGGTGAGTTCAAAACGTTCCATCGTCTACTCCTGGTGATGTTCTTTACTGCGTGACTTCCACGACCTCGCCCGGAATCACACGAATCGAATCCGGCTCGTAGACATCCTTGTAACCTTGCGGGTACTTCCGGCCGATCTCGCTGTCGTCGTTACGCGGGTCCCAGTGCACCACGTACGGGCAGCGATTGCCGTCGTAAAAGCCGCTCACCATAGCACCCATCATGGCGCTTTGCAACGCCGCATCCTGAATGGTCGCAATGGCTTGCGCCGCTGCGCGCGGATTTTCCTTCGCGTAGCTATTGGGCGTGATGTTGTTGTAGCCGACGATGGTGCCTTTACCATGCGAGTGCGGACCACCGTCGAAGTGCGTGACGCGTTGGCCGATCGGCAGCAGCTGTATTGGTTGCATATTAGTGTTTCACAATTAGGTTGGTAGGGAGCTCGGGGTCTTGCTCAGCAATCCGGATAATGCGATCCTGCTCATTCACGAAGAGCGCCCACTTGGTGACCAGATGGTCAGCGCGTGTCATGGTGAGCAGGTACGCGGGATTGGAGTGACCGTCGAGTGTCTTAATCATTCCGTAGACCAGACTGTAGCGCAAGGTCTGGCCATTGAAACGCCGCAAGATCGTTTCAAAGTAGGGCCGCGCCAACAAATGCAACTGGTGCTTCGCTTCCAGATCGTGGCACTGTGCATAGATGGCCTGGACCATATCGCCGATATTACCTCGAGCAGCCACGTCGAGTAGCGACGCCATGACTAACCTCCTGGAACATAGAAACCTCAATTGCTCGCAAGGAGCATTGGAATATGCGGGGGTGGAAGAGATGCTACGCGCACAGTTTGCTGCTTAGCTGCAAGAATCGTCTTGACGGCTTGACGAACCTTGGTGGCGTACACTGCGCGCTCTTTAGGCGTGTTCGAGTGATAGCCGCCGACGGCAGCCCAAGTATTGCCGTACCGGTTCATCGAGCGACGCAGCAACCAGGCTGCGACGTATATGTTCTTGCAGCTCTGCATCAAGTCCCGACGGCCGATCTTGTACCTCTTCAGTTCCGGGAGATGGATCGAATTCACTTGCATGATGCCAAAGTCAATCGAACCATTCTTGTTGCGATTAATGGCCTTGGGGTCCATTTGGCTTTCTACCGTGGCGATCCCTTTTAGGATCGTCGGATTCACGCGCTGGTAAGCCGCAGCATCCGTAAAGCAGTCAGCCTGTGTAACCCCGGAAAACAGCATAGTTGCAGCGGCGAGGGTGGTGAGGAGTGTTCTTCTAACCATCGTTCTTATTTCCTATTGTAATCAGCGTTGATGAAGGTATTGCGTTCCTAATGCTAAGTTAGTGATATAGGGCTGAAATCAGATTGACGTCATAGAGCGAGGAAGCTCTCCTCCCCGCTTTTTGACGTTGCTTGTTGTTTTAGTGATGCACTGCAACGAACTGGTCCGTCACCGTCCAACCATAACGTGCCGCCAGCTGATTGGACCACGCGAGGCATTCGGCGTGGGTGCCAACATCACACAACGCCAAGGCGCGGCCGTCCTTGTGACGCGCGTAGGCCGAGAAGAATTCCGGATTCTCGTTATCGACCACGCATGGATGCGAACCGTCTTCGACCGTGCCAGTAGCGGTACGCACGCCACAGATTTCAATGCCAGTAAAGTTCTCCGGCTGATCCTTGATCACTGCGGCTGCGAAGAACTCGTTCTTAAAGCCTTCCATGGTATTGCTCCTGTAGTGAAACGTTATAGTTAGCGTAACTGCGGCGGGACTGCGTTGGTGACAATCGTGCCGTGATGCATGAGGTAGTCCGACGGGACAGGCCAGTGATGCAATTGGTAGACCACGTCCCGGCATCCAAAACAAAAGACTTTGTGCCTATGGATGTCGTACCAACCCGTGCGTGCACCGCACTTAGGACAATTAGGGTTCGCACCCCAAGTCTTACGAGGCGGGGGAGGAGGTTGCTTCTCCCAAACCTTCACCCACTCGCCTTTCTTCTTGACATAGATCTTGTTGACCGGAACCTTTTGCCAAGTACTGCGCCGCAGGCTAAAGAGCCGCTTAAATAGCCACGTAAGCATGCGCACCGTCAACCTCAACGCGAAACCACAGCTCGAGCATGGCAGACAATCTGGCCAATACGTCCAGCGAAATCGGGTCGTCCAGATTCCTGAACTTGGTCATCGGGTACTGGAGAGGCCGAAGTCGTCTTGCCACCTCGGCGGGCTTGATACCCTTCTTCACCATGGCGTTCCAGATCAACACCTTCGCCTCGACGTTCAGACTGAGCGTCATGGCCATTTCGTCGGCTTGCGGGTTTGAGGGCATCGGGATCGGCTTGCCTTGCTCCATCAGCAGCTCCGCGATCACCTTGAACGCCTCGTAACCCATCTTCACCGCGTACTCTCGGGTCGAGCCGCGCGGCGCGCCAGTGGTCAATTGCGGAATATCGCGCGATTGGACTAGCCAGCCCGGATCGTCGACCGTTACCTTAAGCGGATAAATCAGCATTTCCTTGTTTCCTTCTTGTTAGTCGAACTTAATATCACGCAGGCGCTGCCTAGCTGGGGCACGTAACCAACCGAAGCTCAGTACGTAGCGTGAACCTTGCTCAATCGGCGTGACCATGTGCAAGCACTGATCGGGCCGAAAGAGTGCAATGCGCCACCAGCGAAAGATACACTTTTCCACCACAAAGAAACCACCGACTTTGGGTCGCTTCACCTCGATGTTAAGTCGATAGTGACGCTGATCAAAATTGGCTTTGTCCTTGTGAGGTGGAATCGAGGAACCCGTCGGGTACTGGATCAAGTGCATGTCGAACTTGAACCGGGAGTTGTTGATGAACGTCATGATGCGATAACCGCTCTTCTGACGTCCCTCTTCCCACTTAGGCAGCAGGCGCCTGAGTGCGATTAGCATTCTTCAGTAGCTCCGTATCGAAAACGGTTTCGAAAACATCCGGCGCAATACCACGATAGTAGGTGACCCGCAGTGTTAGGCGGCCGTTATCCTTTCCCCAGATGTCTTCAACCTCTCTCACGTGCTCGGAGATCGAGGACAACCTTCCGTAGAAATCCAGAAATTCATCCTTGAAGCTCGGTGCCAGCACTTCGATCATCGACAGAATGCCTGACAGCTTTAGACCGAGTGCTTCGATGAACTCTACGTGTGGTCGGTCCGAATTAGGACGGGTGAGTTTTGGCATTACTCCACCCGATCGAGATCTTTCTCGGTGACACGCGGCTCAGTCTTGGGTGGTTCCGGCGGGATGTCCTGCAGCCAGTCTTCGGCCACCGTGACGTACATGCCCGTCGCACCATACTGGGAGACGAACTCCTTGCCATCCGCCGACTCGACATACCAGAGTGGGCCGTGCTCGATGTGATCCAGCGGTTGACGATGGATCGTCTTACACTTGCGACCCACTGCCAGACCGTTGGGACCATTGGCCGAACCAATGATCAGATAGACTTTCCCCGGAACGACGTTTGCCATTATGCTGCTTCCTTTGCTTCTGCGCCTGTATTCAGGCGTCCTTTGATAGGGAGGGCCAACAGACGCATCACGTCGAGCAGACGCGGCACATCGGTGACGGAATCGATTTCCAGCAGGCGATGCTCTTCGCTGCGCGACAGACGCAGCGACAGACGAATGCCGCAGTAAAACGGCTTGCTCGGATCAGTCTGCTGACAGATGGGCCGCAGCGTATAACGGGCACCATGGTGCGTGATGAACTCATGGATATTCGCACCTTGCTTCCACTGCTTGAAACCCAGATGCTTCACCGCACCTTGCATCGCTTCGATGAAGGGCAGGATATACTTCGCGTGATGATCCGCGTTCGCGACCGTGCCTTTGATACCTTTACCGCCTTTACGCAACAACGTTACTTCAGTCATTTACTCAGCTCCTTTAAGCTTGAGATTGAGCCGACCTCAAAGTCTGGCTCGGGTTGGATAAAACGTTTAGCCTGCTCTCGCCAAGGAGAACAGGTTGTAGCAAGCAAACAGAGCCCACGGAATCACGATGATGGCGCCGATGACTCTGCGAATGCTTGCTCGACGAGTGGCCGCCAGCGCGATCAACAACACGCCCGTCACCCCCATCATGAAAATGAAGACGGTGAAATCAGTCGACAGCGGCTTTTCTTCCGGCAGCGGCAACTGATGCGGCGGTTGCACCACCTGAACCGTCGTGCCTGCCGGAGCCTGCACGATGATAACTTGGGGTTGGGATTGCTGACTCGCCGAATGCGAATTGCTGTCATCCATGGCCGCACTCAAAGCGAGGTTTACCCCGACATTGTTAGTGAGGGGGACGTAGCTCATTCGGGCTCCGGCACGTAGTTGATGGTGAACTGACGGATCTCCGAAGCGCTCGGACCCAGCTTGACCCACTTGAGGATCACTTGGTCCTTGCTCACCGTGATGGTCTTGGAGTCCGACTGGAGCATCTCGTCGATCTCGTCCTTGCAGAAGAGGCCGCTCTCGCGCATTTCACGCAGCGTCGCGTCGATACCGTATTTCGCTACGACGACGAGTGTGGCTGCTTCCGGATTCTGCAGGTGACTCGTCAGGTTACGGCTCGTGTCGAGCTGCTTATCCGGAATCGGGTTCCGACCTTCTTTGAATTCCATCTTGGTAAAGTCTGCCATCTTGTTCTCCTTGTTATTAAACCTACGCTATCGTGATGGGGAAGAAATCTGCATCAACGTGCTTGACAGCGTGCTTGCGCTGACCCGGATGTGGACGACTGCTCGCCGTGGTTACATTGAAGGCCACAGACAGAACGTATGCGCCCATCTTGTTGCGCCAGCGACGAGAATTCTCGCTTTGGCGTTTGATGAGCTTACGCATTAGACTCTCGCTGTCGTAATGCCCATCTGGCCTTGATACTTGCCTGCGCGCTTGGCATAGTCGACTTCACAGTGGTCGCCCTGCAAGAACATGAACTGCGCGATGCCCATGTCCGCGTAGACTTTCATGGGCAACGGCGTTTGATTGGCGATCTCGATGACCACCTGACCCTTGAAGCCGGGTTCGATCGGTGTCACGTTAATCGCACAACCTGCGCGCGCGTACGTCGACTTGCCGACGCAGATGGCCACCACGTCGGTCGGCATGTTGAAGTACTCGATCGTGTGGCCCAGCACGTAGCTATTGGGCGGAATGACCACGTAGTCGCCTTCGTGATCGACATAAGCCTTCTCCGGCATATTCAGCGGATCGATGACTTCCGAGAACACGTTGGTGAAGATCTTGAACTTGCGACCGAGCCGAACATCGTAGCCCATGCTCGATGTGCCGTACGAGATGATCTTCTGGCCGGGATTCGTTGCAATGGCGCCGTCCTTAGTACCGAAGCGCCAGATTTGCTTGTCATCATCCCAGTATTTGTCGGCAGTGCGAACCTGCCCCGGCACGAAGGGTGTGATCATGCGCCCCCATTGGCCGTCCGGTTGACCGACCACCAAACCCTGATCCGGGTCCGGAACGAAACAAGCGCCGCCTGCGAAGCCGACGGCCTGCTCGATCGTGAGTTCCTTCAGGTGCCGCATGGCTTCTTCCAACCCGCCCTTCCAGCGCGTGTCGTCCCGATACCCGTCCCCGAGGCAATAGAGCTCATCACCGACCAGTGCGTAAAGCGTCCGGCGCAGGTTGTTATCGACGCGCTGATGCGTGGGCATCAGCGAGAGCTTTCTGATGGCGCGGTCATTCAAAATGGTCATTTCACTCTTCCTTGTTTTAAGGTCATACTTGCATACCGTGAGGCTGCGCAGTAAGCTTTATCCTGCAACGGCATAAAGCCCAGAGTAGCTGTACCACCCTGGGTCTCTATTAGCCTTTCCCCGTTCGAGCCAAGTATTCCTGCACCCGAGCAATCTCTTCGGGCGTAGGGTCCTGGGGTAATTCGTCATGGATCACGGGTTTCAGACGGATCTCTTTTACGAAACCAATCTTGGTGCTGCAATAAGAGCACCAGCACTGACCGTTGGTATTCTCTTCGAATAGTTCATCCATGACGATACCTTCGCCCACGTCCTCGAGATTGACATCGTGCTCACTCAAGCGAGTCTGGTAGCGAACGTAGTTCCCACACTTCGGGCACTCAAACTTCACATCCCAGCAAACGCCCATCATTCACCCCTTTGCAGCGTGAGTGCTGCTTCGTGAATGACTTGTGAATAAGTAACGAGCAGGGTCGCCGAGAGGTTCAGATGAAAGTCCACATCCGAGAAGCCTGCTTTCTGCTCAGTCGGAATCTTCTCCTGATCGAGCCCGGCCAGATACTCCTTCAGATTTTTCAGACCCGGACCCACTTCGCCATGTAGATAGGTCGAGAGCACGGTGAGCGCAAGGACCTTCTCCTTGCGCGTCGGCGCTACCAGAACCTTCGCCGTCATGGTAGCAGCGATCTGGGAAATGGTGCCCGCCCACAGCTCCAGGGGAATTTCAGGCGGCACTTGGTGCTTGGTGTCTTCGAAGAACTTGCCGAGGTTGTTAATGTCAAACGCCGCGCTCATTCTTCCTCCTTCTTGGGAAAAGTCTCGACACTGTGGAGCTGGTCGCCGTTACCGATCACGACCTTCGTCACCTTCGGGAACTTGTGGCCCGGTGGATCGATGATGTGTGCTTCGTCGAGAATCACGAAGTCCTTCTCGATCTGGGCACGTTGCTCCGGCATCAGGTCGCCCGGAATGATCACCTGCCCCGGATAGAGCTTATTCACACCTTGGTCACGGATGTGTGCGGTGAGGTCCTCGATACCCTTCGTGAATTCCGCCACGTCGAACTTCTTACCATCGCCCAAATGCATGTCGTTGAAGAGCCGCGGGATCGAGCTCGGATACATTAGCGAGAGCTCCTTCGCGCTCTCTCGCTGGAAATACTCGACCGTGCTCTGTGGCGTATCCTGATCCATCACCATGCCACCCATGAGAAACTCGGTGGGACGTAGATGCAGCCAGGGACGATGGCTGTTGGTCCGGGTAGGGATGTCACCGTAGACAGCGCGGCGGCCGTTGTAGAGCGTGCTGACGCGTTTACGAAGGCCTGTAGGCTTCCACTGTGCCGGATGCTCGAAGAGCGTCTGGTAGTTCGCCGACTTGACGTGCTCGAAGTAACGTTGCGCGGCCTTCTTGGTGACGAAGATGAACGTCGCCTGCACTTGCGGATGTTCCGGTGTCGGAATGCCGTAGCTGCTGCAATCATAGACGAGCTCTTCGATGTGCTCGTGCTCGAAATACACGCGTGCCCTGAACGACCAGTCGGGGGTTGGATTCGACACCGCGCTCGGACTGTAGTCCGTCATCGACCGCCAGGGTCGCTCGAGGATTTCCATGCGTTCGGGCCGATGGCACCAGGTCAGCGCCAGACGATTGCCACCCTTGCCATTATCCACCATCGCTTTACCCCAGCCTGCCCGCACAAGCCAGAACGTCTTCCCTGCTTTCAGATCCTTCAGTGTTGCACGACCTGCTTTTGAAGCCATGGTAATTACTCCTTGTCAACCGCGATGAATTCGACGATCTGGCCGCTGTCATTAACCCGCAGCAGTGCGCGATAGGCGACACTCTTACGCCCGTCGTCCCAGTTAAAGATCAGACCGTAAACGTGCGCACGCATGCTCGGACTACCCACCCTCACGCGCTGCTCTTTCGCCTCGTGAATAATCGTGCCAAGATGAGCACAGTCGTCTTCATCCACTTTATCAATGATGCGACGCGCCCAAGCCTGAAAGGACGGGATGAGATGTGGGGGAACGTTTTTATCCACCCACTCAATTGCAGCCGTGTTGCGCGCCAGTTCGACGATTTCCATCTGGTTCTCCTTGTTTCAATATTCCGTTAAGACAGCTGCGCTTCCGCAAACGCTTCCTGTGCTGCCTTAGCCGCCTCGAATAGATTAAAGGCGTGTTTCGGATGCCGCTCGTACTTGGCTTCGTTCACCAACCACTGCTCCGTCATGACAAACTGGTTATCTGCCAGATTGATGAGGTCAATGCCGGAACGACGCATAAAGTGCGAACCGTGCTTGAACACCCGGCGATCTTCGCAGAGCGTCTCGACTCGATTGCTTTCGTAGCGCTTGATCCAGCGCAGCACAGCCGAGCGACTGACAAAGCACTTGTCGAAGGACGGTTCCCCTTTGTGATTCAGGGGGAAGTTCTTGATGTAAATCAAGCGACCGCTGAGTTTGCCGCGGCGATACTCGTAGAAAACCCAGAAGGCTTCGGGCGAGGCGCTACCAGCTGGCAACTCAAGCTGACTGATAAGCTTTCTGGCCCATGTCCCTACCAGCGTCGGTAGCGGATAACGCTTACCCGTAGCGTGATCGATCGCTGCATACCACAGTGTTTTCCCCGCGCGGACATCACTGACTTCGGCGCGGCCTGCTTTAGTTGCCATCTTCTTTTTTCCTTTCGTTAATCTTCTTCAGGCGTGCTTCGAGTTCTTCTTTAGGCACATACACCAGCAGGTGCTGCCAGGCGCGAGAGTCGACCGATTTAGTTTCGGCAGGAAACGCTGCGAGCACGTCGACCAGCTCCATCACCTTGTCGCTGATGTGCTCTCTCATGGGTTTGCGCTGGCTCATGGCTTACTCCTAATGCAAAGTCGGTTGGAATTGCAGCAACTCCACAATCTTCCCCGATTCAGAAGTGCGCAGAAAAAGCTGCGCACGTTTGTACTCTTCGGGTTTCAAGAGCGGATCTTCAAACAGCATCGTGAACACATGCCCGTATTGCTTGAGCGTATAGCCGGGCACCTCCAGCCAAGCTCGCTCGGTGAGCGAGACCGTCACTCCTTCAGCCAGATCACATGCGTCGTAGATCGCAAACTGTTTGCGACACCAGGCATGGAACTTCTGGAGCAACAGCTCCTCCTCGACGTTGTTCTCAATGTACACATGCGCAAACCCGTTCATGGCAATGCGCGAGAGGCGATCAACGTCCATCACACCTCCTTAGAGCGGCCACTTGAGCACATCGTAGCGACCGGTGAATACACCCCAGGCCAGCTTCAGACGGCGCCGCAGGCACAGACCTGGATAACCCATCGGCCGAGCAGGTACGTAGTGTTGGCCATCGGCCGAGACGGACATCTCCCAGTGGCGGAGCTGCTCGGGTGTAAAGACATTCGGTGCGCCGCCACCATTGGTTTGTTCCACACGGGGACGGGAGGTTTTACCACGCACCATTCCTACAGTCGACATTTCTTCTACTCCTTAGCGGATATAAGCAGTCATGAGTTGGGTGTATTCGACATCCAGCGCCTGATAGTCTGGTGTGCCGGACTTGTTGCCTTTGACCCACGTGGTGATGAGCGAGCGCAGCCATTTGCCTGCGATGCGGATCTTCCAATCACGCGGGTAATGTGTGTGATCCAGCCGCCCGAGTTCACGGTTAAGCAGGGCCACGAAATTTTCGTGTTCCACGATGGCATCCAGATGGGCTTTGCCACCTGCCAAATCCGCACCCTCGACCAGAAACAACGCGTCACTATTGAGTTTGGAATAGGGCGTGTATTTGACGGCCTTGGGCACACGGATGGTTTCCCATTCGAACGACACACGGGTCTTGCACCAGTAGCACACGACTTGCTCAGTCAGCGACATCAGTGCCGTCGTCATCGCCGCGTTGGCGTTGTGCAGCGTCGCATGGCTGACAACGGTGTCGCCATTGTCCAGTTCGAGGCGGTCGGACTTACCGCACTTTTCGTTGGGACACGTATAGTAAAGCAAACTCTTCGTCATGATTCCTTTACGTCGGATTTAAGCGCTACACTACTCACTAGGGGTAATATAGGTTTTAAATCATCTTCAGTGCCAAAAAAAGAAAGGCTGTCACAGAGCGGAGCCCGAAGGCTCCGCTCGTATGCCGTTCGACGACGTTACAGCTTGACTGCGATGGCGCCCGTCTTCTTGGCGCTGCCGTACATCGGCGACTGCTTCGGACGACCGTCGGCGGCCTTGCGCGTTTCAGCCTTCGGTGCTGTCGCGGTTTTGGCCGGGACTTCGACCTTTTGGGTGCGCTTCTTGCCGAGGGCGGCGAGCTGGTCGGTCGCTTGCGCAGCCAGAATGTCGTGCGCATCGACGCCCATGGTCTGCTCGAGCTTGAGCGCCAGGGCCGGGCTGATTTCCATCTCACCATCCAACACGAGCTGGAAGTCTTCATCCGACAGACCGCAGTCGGACGCGATACGGTGCTTGTGGTTGCCCAGGGCCGGGGCAGTCATCTTTTCGAAACCGTTGCACAGCAAGTTAACAATGTTCTTGATCATGATGAGATACCTTTTCCTCGTTTATTAACGGAGCACTGCTTCTAGTTGTGGGTACTGCAAAAAAGCCTTACTTCTTCACCGTAGTGGTTTTCACCTTGCCACTGGGTGTCGTGTAGGGAAGCGTCTTCGACTTGGCCTTCGTCTTCGTCTTCGTCTTCGCGATGACTTGCTTGACCGTGGTAGTGGGGACCAACGGAATCGCCACACCTTGCTTGCGCAGGATGTCGAGCTGCTTTTTCAGGCGTTTGTTCTGCTGAAAGAGCTTCTCGTTCATCGTGGAGATTCGGATGATGTCCTGCGTGTTCTTCGCATTACGCACGAATTGCAGCGGGATCTCCTCCATGTCAGCATGGAACTTCTCCATGACGGGACGGATCAGATCCGTCGGAATCGGTTCACACAACCCCACCCGGCGAAAGCGCTTTAAGCCATCGTCTTCTCGCAGCGCCCAGCAATCGATCCAGCCACCTGATGTCGTATCGGTGATGAAGGTTTCCATCATCGCGCGAATCGGATCGCGATGGTGCGTGATATTGCGAATCACGTCTTGCGCGCCACTACCGAGCGCCACGGTTTGATCCAGCTCGTAGCGCGTGTAGACAAAACCTTGGTGGTCCAACCGAAAACTGTGGTTGGCTTTCTCGCCGATGAAGAAGATTTCGAACGTGTTGCCTGGCACGATCATGTTGGAGGTGGAGACCATGTCGTAAAAAGCAAGCGTCAGCTTGCTGTCCTCGCGCTCCTTGATATTGCCTTGCAAGTGCTCAGCAAAGGCTTCCATCGCGTCCTGGCTGCCCGTGCCCGAGTAGCCGTAGACGATGTCATCGAACTCAAACTCCGGCCTGTCTGAGAGGATTTTAAACGGCGGGTTCAGCAACACGATCTTTTCCAGACTGTTGATGCGATCACTACCTTTGTAGATAGTGGAGTCAGCAAAGAGTCGGCCGTCGTGGTAGAGGATGGTAGTCATGTCAGCGACCTGTAATGTGAAATCTAGTTATTATGCCTATTCGCTCTCGACCAACAGGATCGAGCCAAACTCCGGCTCAAAGAAGTCAGTGAAGTAGCGCTTACCTGTTCTTTCAAACATCTCTTCTGCCAAAGGTAAGAAACCCTGCAGCAGTTCAAACGTACCTTTGCTGTCGTGTACCGTAATGGTCACCACAGTTCCGAGTTCTTTATTGTTGTACCTGCCCTCTGACACCGACATCACGAACGGCCGCTCGTTGATTTTGCTAAAGAAGGCTGCAAACTTATCGACCGATTCGGGATTGGCAATCAGGCCATACAAGAGTTCGACTGTCTCCCTTACTGAACTCCGAACCAAATCAGACATGGTGAATCCCCGGCTATACGCGTGTGGGTCGCCAATCACCTGAGTGCTGGGGGTTGGATTCAGGCAGAGAGGTTTCCACACCCCTCATCCCTACCAACGGGCCTTTTCCCACCGACTTGATAATCCGGCCAAACCTGAAAACCGGCACGATGGACCACTCCCCGTGAGTGCCGCGCCCAGCACTCAGGTGACTAGCACTAGTACGTCTCAAATACCGTGTGGCGCTGCGAGCCGTTCTTCGACGGCTGTTACGGCTTCTTGGGTGACATCCGGTAAACCAAAACCAGACGGTAAGACAGGCGTCTGATGTTTCGGCACAATGTTCATTATTGCGCCCATCGAGGCGAAGTCGTTCAACCGCATCCTCTTATGGACGAACTCTCCAGTGCGTGTCTTAAGATAACCCTCCTCGAGCAAAATTTGCTCGACGATGGCTTCTCGTTCTGGCGCGATAGTCGCTTCCAAGGAGAACGACGTGTCTTGCATGAATTTCACGTGATCCCAGCCGACCGTCGTAATGATGCGCTTCACCGTACGCAGGGCAATCAAGTCCATCTGCTGCCGATAGGTCAGCCGTTTAACACCAATGCCTCGCATGACTTGACGCCGTCTGCGGATTTCACTTCGCCTGCTCATCACTTTTCCTCCGTGGTGGAAAGAGCAGCAGTTGCTGGGGAGCAGTTCCGTCCTGAAGATGGAGCATGACGCGATCACCCTTATCCGTCGCCTCCAAGACAGCGGTGACGGCTTTCACGCAGCGCCGGATGACTTCACCCATGCTGTCTGCGTTGAGGCGCTCCTGTAAGGCCTGAATCTCGGCTTTCACTTCCGGATGCATGTCCAGATTCAGGCGGACCTTTTCAACGGTATGAGCCGGTCGCGGCATCACGCCTCCTTCTTATTCATGATACGTTGCAGTTCCGAGGACGCGATGGCGGCGGCTTCGTCAGGCGACGGCGCATTCATGCACATGAGGGCTTGCGTCACTGTCACCGCCATGTCAAACGTGGTGCTGCCGACAAAGTACGCCCGTGCCATCAATTGCACTGCTCGATTACGCAACAACACGCTGATCTTGTCGTCGACGAGCTTGTGCTCGACGCATACGAAGCTGAGTGCGTCGTGCAGCACTTGACCGAGCGTCAACTCTTCGCGCTCAAAAGCAGCATGGGCGGAGTTCTCGACCAGGCAGAAGAAATCCCCCTCTTCAGTCACGACGCCTTTGCTGTTGACGCCGATCGGACCGCCGTACGGAAACGCCATCACAAAGAAGTCCGCGATCGGCTTGTCCACGCGCGGCAAAACAAAGTTAATCTCGCGTTGCATGTTCAACAGTTTACCGATCATGGGCAACGCCCGTGCCACCACCGGCCGCATGCGCTTTTCGTTGAACGAGACGATCGCCGGGATTGCTTTTTCTTCTGCCATTTGTCCTACTCCTTTTAATTAGCCTATTTACTCTTCTTCGTCGAGCACACACCCCGTCACGTCAAAGAGCATGAACGGTGCCCAGTACTTGCCCTTGGAGGTGGCAATGTAGCGTGCGAGCTCCGGCACATTCGTCTCGTTATCGTTGACCTGATAGAAGCAGAGCTTACGCGTTTCGAGCTCATCGCCCATGTTCTCCGGCTCGAGGATCACCAACTGCACGGTGCTTTCGCCCGTATGGTCGATAAAATCCAACACCTTCGTGCCTTTATCGAGCACGACTTCGAACGGCCTTAACTTGCCGTTCATGAGGATGTCAAACGTTTTGAGCTTCATCGGCGATCCCCAGATCTTTGGCCATTTGGGTGAGCAAGGCACGCATGTTCAGATCCTGCTCGGGCGTGGCACGCAGTTGCTCGTACGTGACGAACTTCATGAAGTCGGCGTGATCCGGCGAAGGCAACACGTACTCGCTGCTCACCGGCTTGCCCTCATTCCACGGGTAGCGCACGGATGACCAGCTCTTGCCTTGCAGGTTCTCCTGCACGGCCACCTTCCATTCGGCACACAGCGCGCCGATCTTGAGCGACAGTTCAGTGGACACGTAGGTAAAGAGTGCTGCACCGTACGCGACTTCCTTGAACGGATTCGACTCGTGCAACGCGTGCAGTGCGTCACGGAACGGCTTTTGTTTCATCACAACCTGACGACGGTTCTCCAGATAGTTCAGGTAGAACTCGTCAGTTACGGGCGCGGCGAGCTGTTGCTCGCGACCTTCCTTGCTGTAGATCGGGACGTTCCCTGGCGTATGCGCACCGTGGTGGCCATTGGCCAACATCCGTTGCAGCGCCAGCGGCAGCTTCTTCTGAGCGGTGCGGCGTTGTTCAGCGTTGGACTTACTCATGACTTGATTTCCTTGTTGTCGTTGGTGATTTCCAGCCCCATGCTCTTGCAGGCTGCTTCGAAGCGTTCTTGGTCGTACGCCGACCACTCGTTTTCGAAGTGGAAGACGGGCTTGTAATTCGGATCTTCCGCCATGCGCTTAAGCACCATGTGGAACGTGAGGTTCGACTTGCACTCACTCGGACGAGGGGTCGACGCAAACAGCACGAGCTCGCCTGGCTTAAAACCCCCTTTCGGGATCATTTCCTCGAAGCGCTTGAAGTTCGTCGGAATGACCGGCGGGAATTCGTGGTCCTTCAGCATGTTGCGGATCTGATCACACAGCTGCTGGGTCGCCCTCGGATTGGGGTCCGGTTTGCGCGGGATCAGATCGAGGTAATCAACGATTTTAAACGGCTCAGCCGCTGTGTCCTTATTCGGTTCCATATTCTTTCCTCGGGAAAAACGTCAGTTGTACGGCACGACCACCCAGCGGGCGGTTCCCTTTGGCCTCCGGATTCTTGCGTGTTTCCAGATAGCTGAAGTTGCGATTGGTGCGATAGCGGCACTCTTCGCACTGAATCACGGTGTTGTACCCGCAGACGTACACAATACCTTCGGGTGAGTCCCGGTACTCACCCCGGCAGCAAGGATGGCGTTCAGAAGGCGCCATAGTTCGGGGTGGGGTCAGAAGGCACCCACTTGAGATCGTTGAAATCGACCTGCTCGAACTGCGCGGCCGGTTTGGCGTGCTTGGCGACGGACTCGCGCGCAGGCGTGCCGAGGGTCACCCCTAGCGGCGCGAAATTGGGCAGCCGACCTGCTTGCACGTCGTTGATATAACGCTGACACGCTTTCTGGCTGGTAAAGCCATTCCACTGGCAGAGCGAGCCATCAGGCAATTCCACGATCGCCAAGTTGCGTGTCGGATGAAACGTCGAGAGCGCCGGGCCTTGGTAGTGACTCATGGTGCGGGGCTTACCGATCGAATACATCGGCAGGCTGTAGCCCACCAGCTGACCCTGCTCGTTTTCCACCAGTCCGACCAAGCGGTAGGTGAAACCGAGGGTGATCAGAAAGGGCTTGGCGACCATCTTGCCATCGCGACCGACTGCGGGTTGCCAGATGGTTTTACCTTGACGAAGATCTTCGAGCTTGATGCGACCTGATTTGGTGGGCATGATTTATCCTTGTATGGGTACTCAACCGATGGGGTGACGGCGTAAAAACGGCATAGAAGGCAGCCCGCAGGCCGCCGTCTACTCACATTGCTGCTGAGAGCTTTAAGACAGGACTGCTTGTGCGTTGTTCCAGCGCATAGGTGTCAATAATGCGATGACGGAAGGTGCGTACCTGCCCGTCCACCACCCGTGCTGCCCCCAATTCAAAGAGGCGGGCCTTTTGTTGCAGTGTTTTCAAGAGGTTCGGATCAAATAGCGTCCGACCAGTCTTGTATTGCACGTGCGTACAGAGTGCATCGAAAAGTGACGAGAGATCTCCCTCATTAGGGAGGATTTCAGCGCGGTCCAATTCACCATACCAATCTCCCAGCTTTCCTGAACTCGCTCTACCGAGATACAACATCTTCCCCGTATAAAGCCGTGCAGTAATAACATTTGACGGCATGTTTCTTCTCCTCTATATTACAAGTAGACAATACTCCTGGTTAGGTTACTGGTTTTCTCCAACTACTCTCTTTACTACTGCTTATGCATGTGTGCCACTAACAACTCTGATACTCTCTTCCAGCTTTCCACCGACGGCATCTTCAAGATCGGCAAGTTCTCGATGTGCGCGAACGACGGCTGCACGCTGAGCTCATTGCGATCCTTCTCGGCATCAAGAAGTCGTTGTTCAGCAGAGCGAATGCCTGTCGGTTCCAACGGACCATGGAACTCCGGTGGCGGTCCGAACATCGGAATGAAATGCTCGACAGTACGTGTGCGCGGAATCCTGATATCGTCCAGGATTTCGGCAAGCGGCTTGGGCAGCGTCAGCACAAACCGGAAGAAGTCAGCATCGTGAACGCGCGTATAGACGTCGCAATCCACCATGCGTTCTTGCAACTCGCGCGCCCAACCGTAGCCGACTGCCATATGCCAACGCTCGGTGAGTGAGAGCGAGATCTTTTCGGACCAGACTTCACCCGGCCGAGTCCTAAGCCCAGGATGCCAGCAACGCCACTCTTCACCTTTAGGCGCATAGCCGATTTGCCACAGCTTCGGGCGCCAGCTCATCTCACCTAAATTCATACCGCGTCCTTATAACGAAGTTCCAACACGTCCACCTCCCATTTGGTGCCGCCGACACGCCGCTTCGCATCGGCGTCGTGGCGCATGCGCATGAGGAAATGATGCGTGAATGATTTGCGCGTAGCGGTTTCCACCAGCGTCTGTTGAGCTCCCGGTGCGTAGATCGCGGAGCGCTCGATTTCGACGACGGTGTTGAAGTTCTCAGGCCGCGTGAGCTCCTGGCGTTTGATCTTACCAATGACTCGCACGCGTGCCTGGACTTCAATCTTCTTTTTTGTTCTGTCCATTGTAATGACCTTTTTCGCAGTTAGAGACGCACCGCTGCACTCGTGACTGCTTCGCCGTGACCGAACTGTTCCACAGTGAGATGACCTGTGACAGGCTTCCAAGTCGGCCGGATCAATGCATTACGAACCAACGACTGACCCTGTAGCGTCGAGCGCAACATTCCAAAATCATGACTCGCTGCTTCTCCATGCGGATACAACGTGGCGTCCTGGATGTTCTCATGGAAGCCCTGCGGCGTGCGTTGTCCGTTGGAATAGTAGAGCTTGCGACCATCGTCGCAGTTGAGTATGATCAGATTAAGCATACAACCTCCCCTAGGGAAACACATATCTGATGAACCCCCACACCGGTCCTCTTTCCTGGAGCGCATTATAATGACTGCTGATACCCCAGTGACCACCATCCTCAGTGTGGTTCAAACAACTTCCAGCGGTGATCGTCCTAACAATCCCGGCATTATCCAGGAAGCCCAGCGTCTGGGTGTTCTGGAAGCAACCAATCCGACTAAACTCGGTGCTGCAGTCCTTGCGAATCCGCAAGGGGTAGTGCTGAACTTTGCGCACGCGATCTTTGCGGCGATTGCGTTCACGAAAGAACGCGAAGAGCATGATGCGACGCAACCCAAACCGGTGACCAGTGAGCAGGATCTGTGGCAGTACATCGAGCGCATGATTGCGAAGTGTAATGCCGCGGGTCTGGCCTTTACGATCACCCTGGATGAAAACGGGAAAATGATTCCCGCCATCCAAAAAGCAGCGCCCACCGCGTAACGCGAGGCAGACGCTTTCCCCCGGCCGCTGCCGGGGGTTTATGCCGTCAATAGTCCGGCTGAATCAGACGCTTGGCAGGCAACTGCTTGAAACCTTGCTTACCATTAATGCGCGGTTCATGCGCGAGGTGTTCGCGATACAGCGTAAAGTTAAACGTGCCATCGCTGATGTGGTTATACACGTCGACTGCGGCCTTCTTCATGTTGTTCATGCCAGGATGTGCGTTCAGCGAATAATCCACTTCCAGCATATCGAGCAGTTCTTGGGCGATAGGGTGCGCACGACCATGCGGGCCACGAACTTTGCGCCAGACCAGGTAACGAATCCGGACCTTCGTGCGATCATCATCGAAACAGATGACTTTCGCCAGATGGTACGTGCTCGAGGCCTGGGTGCGTTTGGTCACCAGATCGCCGTGGAGCTTAAATTCAAATGCGACGTAACCGTCACCCGCTTCCTGTCCGTAAGTGAGCGCTTGCGGGTTCTGGGGATTGTTCAAGTTATGGCCCCGTACCCACGACAACAAAGTGAGTGCGAGGTCATGTAGATTCCGTTCAATCAACGGCGTCAGCGATTGGGGCTGCTGCGTCTTTTCGTCGATACAGTTCCAGTCACGCAGCGTTTCCGTTGGGATCATCACCTAACTCCTTGTTATTGTTGACATCTCGGCCATATACAGCATAAAAGGAGGCTACCCCGTTAGTTTTACCTAGCGGGAATAGCGCTCCTTATGCTCGTTGTGAATTAGAGCTTCACTTCTTCCATGTAAAACGGCTGCTTCAGGTACACCGAACCCACCGCCTTCTGGTCTTCGATGTCAATCAACTCCGCCCACACTTCTTCACTGCCCCGAACCAACTGCGACTTCAACGCCTGGAACGGCAAGGGTTCTTCACCCTGCGCCAGGTCCTTCACGTCGCTCATTTCCATCAGACTGCGCAACAACTCCACGCCCTCGTTCATGCTGACGATGAGCGCTTCATCGGGTACGTAGTCTTCACTGGTCTGCCCATCGGCGGTGAGCCAGAGGTCCGCCATCGGTTCCCGCACGATGCGTACGGTGAAATGATGGGCGTCACTGATCTTCACTACCGTGCGCAGCAAATGCGTCTCGACGGTCTCCTCTCGATTCACGTCGACGATTTCGAGCACCACCTTCTCGTACCACCACAGCCCTTTGGAGGGGCTGCCGTCGGCGTCCTGGGGTACTTCTTCGGTATAGTCGGCCGGACGCCTACAGAGGTGCAGCTTGAGCTGCGACCAGCCATCGCTTTGCTCGAGTGCCGTGTCTGCGCTTTCCACCGACTCATGGTCCACACCGATTTCACCAATCGTCGCATCCTGCAATTGCTGGATGATCTGTCGCACTAAGTTAATGTGCCCGTAGAGGGTTGCTTCCTCCTTGTTCACGGTGAGGTTGATGTTGGCATCTTCGTCGACGTTGATATACACGTCATCCTGGCCTTCGCGCACGACTTTCAGCTGAAAAGCATCGGAGTCTTGCGAGCTGGCAGGCGCCTTGGCGCTATCGTCCATGTAGGCGATGCTGTGCATGATCGCATCGTCATCGGTGCGCACGACGTACAGTGCTGCCACGTCCCCATCGAGTTGCTCTTTCAGACTGATGAAAAGCCCGTCGCCGATCTCATCATTGGCAATCGCCTCCAGCTTCGTAATCGCCATGGCCAGATCACTGAACTGGGCCGCCTGGTCGCGTTGCGCCCAGAATTCCCGATCGAACAAGAACGCGTAAAAGGCCTCTGCGGTGTTGCCGGACTTCACGCATTTGATCATGTACTGCGACTGCATCGGGCTGGTCGCTTGCAACTCATTCATCTCACTGCTCCTCGTTAAGAACGGTTAAAAGAACCCAGGTCAAACGTGCTCTCCGCGTGAGCACCATCGCTCAGGGCTCGTTCGAGCGCCGAGGAGTTCGACATGAGATCGTCCATCTGTTTGATCTTCTCTTGCAGGAATGCATCCGGGTACTCGCCGCGGTTGATACGTTCGAGCACCACCGTGTAGTTCGCATCCATGAAATACTTCGCCAAGCGACGGCGGTAAAACTGGCGACGATCCTGCATGATCGCCCCCGACCCGCGCACCTTTTCGGCCTCCAGCGCTAGGTTATTGAGTTTCCGCACGAACTCTTGACCCAGCTCTTTCTGTGTGGTATCGGTCATAATACTTCCTCCAAAGTTAACGACCTCGGTTGCATTGCTACTTGATGATATATGTTTATTTTGTCCTTCAATAGAAAAGAAAAAGGAACCGGAGGACTCGGGAGCCCGAGGGCTCCCGATGCACCTTAGTGCAAGTCCAGCTCCGCCAATGCACGCGAACCGAAGGCGGTCACGCCGCCTGCCAGCCCGTCACGCTGCACTTCGCTCACCAGTTGAATGGTTTGCCGGGCGTAGCACAACTCCTGGACGTCGGTTTTAATCGGCGCCTGGGTAAAACCCATGCGCTGCCACTCCCGCAGAATTTCCTCGGCCTTCTGCGTCGCGACGAGCTTGCTCACCCAGCAGCAATGCGCGTCGAACATCGGGTCACCCACGCCTGACCACTCTCCCCCGACAAAGTGGTAGACCGGCATGTCGCTACCGCCGTACCAGAGGGACTCGTGTTCGCGTCCTTCCAGTGTGAGCTTGATCCCAAAGCGTCTCGATGGCTTACCTGCGATACGGTCCGATGCGGTTGTGATGATCTGGAAGGTGCTTTCCTTTGTCACCCGAATCACATCGGAGACGGCGTGCGGCGGCAAACCATCAATCTTGGAGCGGATCACTTCTTTGATGATGAGTTCGCGGATCTTGTCGTAATCCCCCGGATCACGGTAGTCAAAATCCACCAACCCGAGACTGTCCATCGACGGTGTCAGCATGCCATCGGGTACGTGCACGGTGTCGGACACGACGAGCGTCCGCACGAGCTTATTGTCCTTATACGCTGGGTGGCGAAGTTCAAAGGTAATCTTCTTCACCCAGGTCGGTGCATTGTTCATTTCAATCCTCTTAGTGGCTGTAATAGCCATTTATCATACCGCCTATCAATGCACCCAGACACAAGAGTGCAAAAATAAGATCGGCTATTGTTATTTTCAATTTACTCATGGCGCATCGTCGATTTTGAACGGAGAGAGGGCGAACGCTTAGCAGAGCGTGTGTCGCTTGCGAGCACAACGGTCTGTGCCCTCCCCCGTTCATGGAACAGTACTCACTCGATGATGCCACTACGTTAATTTTACCAACCGGTCCCGACTGACCAGCCACGGCCCCGAATGACGGCGTAACCACTGTCCCGATACACGGGATAGGGCTGGTAGTAACGCGGCTGTGAGCGCACCACATAACCCGGCTGGACATAGACTGGTTGCGGGGCGATATACACCGGCCGGGGCGGCGGTTGATAGCCAGGCGGCGGATACGGGTCGTAGCCATACTCTTCCATGGCTTCTTGCCGATTGCGCCAGCTCGGTGCACGCCCAAAGTCCGTAGCAGGCTGGTAGTAGCGCGGGTCCGGCTGCACGACATTCACCACAACCGGCGGCTGAGCAGCACGTACGTACTGTTGCGGTTGCGGCTGATAGGCGACCTCAGCTTGTTGTTGGGGCGCAGCATAGACGGGCGCTGGCGCTTGACGCACAACAGGTTGAGGGATGGCAGCCACTTGGGCGGCTTGGGGGTAGCCTGCGTAAGCTTTCGGTAACGGCGGCAGGGGCGGATAGTTTTGGGCATCTTTTTCTTTTTGTTCTGCGGCGCCTTGTATCCGACCATTACGGAAGGCACGGGCGGTTCCCGTCATCGGGGCGGCAGGGTCTTCCTGCGCGCCGTCGATGTTGTACTGGCTTTCGGGGATGACGCGCTCATTCGGGGCGAGCGCAAGATCCTCAGTGCCATCATAGGCGCTGAGCGGGCCGTCTGCGAGCGCCGTGCTCGAGACACTAACAAGCAATGCAGCTGCTAACAGATGCTTAATCATTACGTTCTCCTGAAAGAAAGCGACGTCATAAACGCCCGAGGGGAAACCCTCGGGCCGTATGCTGCTTAATGCTACTTAACGCTTGACAGCGTGGCTACCAAAGCCTTCGGCGATCAGCGACTTGACGATGTCATCGAGCTCGTTCTTCTCGAACACGATGCCCTTGATGGTGACTTGCTGATTCACCAACGACAGTTGCGAGACGGCGCCCGACTCACGGCCGTAGCCGAGCGCCCGCAGTTCTTCAACGAGCTGACGGCATTCGGCGAAGCTGAACTTCTCGCCCTTGATGGGAATGGCCAGTTCGATCAGAGGGGCGGCGATCGGCGCAGCCTTCGGGGTGACTTGCACGAGCGAGGGGGTGGCGTTGTACTTCGAATTGGTTGCGGCAGACATGTCTTCGGTTTCCTTGTTGTCGGCGATTTCGGGTTGTGCTGCGGGCTGCTCAGTTTGCACCGGCAGTTCTTGTTGCGGCGACTTCGCTTGGGCTGCTGCGCGCTGAGTGGCGTGATACGCCGCCAGCGGTTCGTTCACTTTCAGCTTCGGGTTGGCAATACCGGGCTTCAGTACCCAGACATTCGCGCGGCCTTCCTTGGAGATGTCGAACCACCCTTCGATGCCCAATGCCGAGAGACGATTGGTGATGCTCTTGGCTGACTGGCTTGGACGCACCAACTGCACCAGCGTGATCACGTCCTCCGACTTGTACGGCTTGTGGTCGGACATCACCTTCCAGATGAGCGTGTTCAAATGGTCGTCTTCCGCCATCGTCGGGGCAAGGTCAATCACGGGATTCATCGGTGCTTCCGGGGTTGTGTTCACTTTCTCGACGGCTTCAGCCGAGGCCTCTTCCTGCGCCAGGACGCTCGCGCCGTCCACCTTCTCAGCACGCTCAGCATTGAGCGCATCGGAGACGATCGAGAACACTGAACCGACTTCGCGCGACGCCGAATGCAGCGGCGCGAAGTTGCCCTGCGCGCTGGATTCATACATCGCACCGACACGCACTTCGCGTTGGCTCTCGGCCGCGGACGCCGTGAGATTGCCACGGATCTGGGCGAGCGCCGTTTGCTCTTCCAGGAGCACCTGGTTCAGCGGCTTGGGCATCGGCACGTGCTTCTTCATCGAGTAGCGCATGCCGCCCGAACCACCATCGCGACGGTCGAAGTAGTTACGCGAGTTGATCATCGAATCGACCCGACGATTGATCTGCACGCGATCGAACTTGTACTCGGCCAGCATCGCACAGATTTCGTTCTTGGTGCGGGCCTTGTTATCGGACATCACCTTCCAGATCGCCACATCCAGACCTTCTTCGAGGACGATGACGCCCTTGGGGTCCGGGGCTTGGCGAGTGCCCACTGGGTCAGTGAGCTTGAACGCAGCGGCTTTGTTGCGGGCACTGGTGATGGTTTCCACCGGCTTACGCTTGAGGGTGTAAGTTGCGGGACGACCTGTAATAGTCATGATTTCGAATTTTCCTTCATTGACGAACTTGTTCATGAGAGCCGGAATCTGATCTGCGTCCGGATGCTTGGCCAAACAGCGCTGCACATCGCCTACCGTCCAACCCCGGTAGTTAGTCATCAGTGCGAGCATCGCCACGTCGATGTCTTCGAGTGCGGTCGGTGCGTTCTCAGCTGCCGCCAGTTGTTGCGCAAAAGGTTTCTCAGGCTTCGCCGGAGTGAACAATTGGTGAATGTTACGCAGATCTTTCAGGGCACGACCTTTAGCCATCACAAACAGCTCCTTTATCTTCTTCGTTGATCAATTCAAGCCTAGGAGAAGAATGTACTACAACCTTCTCACTCCTGTTATATAGGGCTGATTTTATCTGGAATCCTTGATCTGGGTCCTCATTCCACCATAGACAGATCATGGCGAGCACGAGTAAAAACGGCATAGACCCAGGGCCGTAGCCCTGGGCATCGATTAGGTCGGGTTCGACCAGACGATCTTGGCAATGGCCGCTGGATCGCTCAGCATCATCACCTGCACTTCGAGCTGGGCCTTTTGGGCGATGCACTTGCTAATCCAGTTAAAGCCATCGATGCCGACTTGCTGGATTTGCGCAGCGTTGTGACCGCGCATTGCCCAGTTGCTGTAGCGGTCCGCACACCAGAAGAGCACCGAGGTGAACCCCGGCAACATCGAGCGCTGCACCGCTGCATTCAGGTTCGCCTGATCCGTGCTTTTGGCCGGATAGTGGTAGACTGCCCCCAGCGCACTGGAATTGAAGCCACCGACAATAGCGGCTGCACAAGCGTCGTCGATTTGCTGGATTTGCAGGTTCTGGATTTCCCCCAACGGCGTGGGGATGTCCGCCAGCGCTTCCGCATCACTGATCACCGTAGCACCGGCAGGCAGATCATGCGCGAACGCAATCGAATTGAAAAACAGAATATTGCCGCTCGCGTCGCGGTAGTAAGGCATCGGAAAACCTCAAAATAAAATTAGGACCACGCAAGGCTCGCGCTTTGGTCAGGAGTACCGTTAGAGACAGGAATCGAAGAGCCCGCAGCGGTAGCCGACACTCGATAGACGTCAACACGCACCACTCGTCCAATCGTATTCGTGGTGACATTGCCCGAGGCATCCGTCACGATCTTACCAATGTACATATTGGTGTTGGATTCGGCCAGCACGGTAGACGAAGCGATGATGCTGACCACTCCGGCTGTCAGCTTCAGGTAGTAAAGCGTCGTGGCATTGGTCGCATAGCCGAGACTGTAAGCACCGAGCGTAAATGCTTGGCCCGCAATCAGACACGGAATGCCCGCCGCGAAATTCAGGGTCTTATTCGACGTATTGAGGGTAGCTGGAATCGCAGTACCCATCGCATCGCCAAAAGCAGACAGCGGAACAATACCGGAGGGCAAGAGCGACGCGACGGCCGTGTCAATCTGGCCCGAGCTATACGCACCAATCTGGTTGGCGGTCGTGCCGTGTGGGTTGTTGGTGTTATTGGCGTGCGCGTCCGTATGGGCGTTCGCCGTGTTGGTCAACTGGGTGGCGGTCTGGCCATTGAGGGCCAGTGCGTTATCGGCCGAGAAGGCAGTTTGCACCTTGCGGCTAATCCCACCTACTACCGCCTCGCTAAAGGTATTCAGCGCGCCGTTCAATCCGCTCAGGTCCATGATCACATCCGTGTAAAGAGATCTTCTATAAGATTGCCGATTAAAACGACAGCATAAAAACCAGGATACCGAAGTACCCTGGTTCTCATGAACGTTTACTTCCAGGTGAGCACTGCCGTTGCATCAGGCGTACCGCCCGAGACCGGAATCGCCCCACCTGCGCGTGTTGCCGAAACCCGGTAATTCCCCAAACGCGTGACCTTTTGCATGTTGATCGCACTGATCTGCGTCGCATTGGTGACCAGCGTACCAATGAAAAGCACAGTCGGTGACTCCGGCTGATCAGTGGTGCGAATCACGTATGCCGGGGTCCCATTGGTGAACACCGCGTAGATGTAGAAAGTCGTGCTCGCCGGGTTGGCTTGGATAGTGGTCAGATCAATCGTGGCCGGTTGCAGCTTGTAATACACGCCATTCATGATCAAAGGCTGAATGTCCGTAAAGTAGACAATCCAGCCTTGGGCCACATCCTGCGACACCTGTACGGACCAATTGGCTTGCGCGGACTGGCTCCAGGCATCGTAAGTCGAGAGGTTGGTCGCAAAGGGTCGGAACGTGAGCTTAGTTAAGTCATCGGAATTCGTCACCAGTTGTTGGAATTCCCCGAAGCCCTTGCCAGGTACCCCACCCCAAAAGGTCGAGGCGATTTGCCCCCACACCGGATTGGTCACCAAACGATTCCAGTCCGGGCGGTTCGTACTCTTGGGCACCGCAAAGCGATACGTGTAGATGCCCGTGAAGATCACCCGATTCAGGAAGTGTTTGGATGTCCCGCCGATGAGCCAGCAGTCCGAACACTCAACGATGGTCACCCCGCCACCCATGTAGGTGTACTTGTAGCTACTTTGGTTATCCGTGAAGGCGCCCGCAAAGCTGTAATTCTGCTTCGCTGGGGACACCGATACCAACGACAAGCCCGTAATGGCCCCGGCGCGAGACCCCGCCGTAATGGAGAGTTCTCCCAGTGCCGCCATGTCTTTCGCCACGGCGTCGGTCGAAATCCAATTCAACACGGCAAACGGCGGAATCGAAGCGTTCTGCGGCACCACGATGGTTACGCGCGAATCCACTGCGCCCACTCCCAATGCAGCGAGCATCGCGGACTTAATCGACCCATACAGCGCAGGCGCGATTGAGGTACTGCCCGTGAGCGTCAGGTTGCTATCACAGTTCGTGTAACCTGTATTGGAAATGTTCTCCATATACGAAGCACCCGTACAGGTGATCGCCCCTGCGGCGGTGATTTCACTGATCATGCCCGCATACGTGACGGGATTCTTCCCGAGGTCCGTTAAGAACTGCCGGTAGGCGTTCGGGGCAAAACCCGTGAGCGTGCCGAAGTTCTGCGAACTGTAGGTATAGCCGTCCGCGCCCTTTTGAGCCAGGATCAGATCGGTCTGGAAACTTCCCGCGGCGTTCTTGCCACCCCCGTACACCATCACCCGGTTATTGGGAAGCTGAAACGAACCCATCAAGCCTCCGCCTACGGCCGACCCATACGCGGGTGTGAACACGGTGTTAAGCTTACCCGTGACTGTCAAACCACCCGCCAGGGCGAGCACCGGCGCAATCGCGCCCGCGTTCAGCTTACACCGAGTGACCCAACAATTCAAATCCGGCTGGTTCTGATCCACCACCGACACCCAGTAACCCGATGGGTGATAGGAAAGCGTTTCACCCGTGAGCCAGTTACCTGAGGAAATCGAGCTGCGGTCTGTCAACAGAATAGGTCCCGAGAGAGCGACCTTATTGCTACCGTCTAGCGCCACGGTTAGCGGACCCTTATAGTTGGACTCGACACCGCCGGTGCGATTCGTCGGATTCCACACAAAGGTGTAGAACATATTGACCACAGGTTGCTCGCCAGTAGCCGGATTTTGCACCAGGAACTCCACCATGATGCGGGTGCGGACATTGCCATCTGAGCCTTGTGCACTATACGTGCAGTGACCCAATTGGTTGGGATAGAACGGCACGATGTAGCAGCCGCTCGCACTCGGATCGCGCACCACCAGCGGTTGATTGGCCGCCACATCCACGCAGGCGTTGGCAAAGCGCATGTTGGTGGTGGAGATATTCTGCCCGTAGAAGCTATTGATCGTCCAGCCTGTCAACGCAGTGGGAACGACCGTATTGCCGTTGCCGATGGAGGACAAGGGGATCTGGTAGATCTGGTATTCCACTGGCAGACCGGTATTGTCCGCCAAGTCCGCATTAGGGAACATCAGGAACACCGAATCATTACCGACGAACGCTTCCGGGTAGGCGTTATTAATCACGCCCGGCAAATTACTTGCCGAAATCACGCAGCCCGTGTGATTGGCGTCGTTAAAGGTGCCGTGGGTGAGCGAGAGGAACCAGTCCGTGAGATTGTTGCTGGCATCTTGCAGGCGACCCAAAATACAGGCGCCATTGATGTCACTGCGACACACGTAGCGTGCGCTGGAACCCGACGGGAAATACGCCGGAGCATACTTGCGATTGGTGCGGGTGGGCGTGAGATCTGTAGCCGCCAACACGTTTTTCGTATAGGCGTAGTAAACCCCTTGCTTCGAGCCATTGGTGCCACTGCGCAAGAACACAAAGGTGCCATCGTCTTCCACAATACCCGGATAGTTACGGGCTTCTCCGTAGAGGGCGATGTTGGTGGTGGCGCCCTCAAACGAACCCGAGACCCCGGCCGGAAGATAACTAAGCTCCCCGTAGCGCGTGAGCGGCATGCCACTAAAGGCTACCCGACCCTGCAACTGACTATCGACCTGGGTCTTCGAATAGGTGCCCGCCTGAAGTGGTGTGACGTTGTGCGATTGACCAGATGTCGCTGCGTGCGCATCCAGATCGGCTTCCAAGGCTGTGATCACTTCAGCCGGGGTTGCGTCACTCAGTTCAGCCGCATTGTCGGCCGTGACCGCTTCTTGCACCTTGGTATTCACCAGCGCTGAGTTATACGGCGCCACAAAGTCCGTCATGGCGGTCTGCAGACTTTGTAGGGAGGACGTGAGTGGGCTCGTACTCGGTGTTGCTTTCAGTGCTCGATGCGGTGCCGCCATCATCCGCAAAGCCATCCTGGGGGCAGGAGCAGGCTCGACCACTTCGTCGACCACTACTGGTTCAGGTTCAGGCGTTGGTTCGGGCTCAGCTTCAGGTTCAACCGCTGCGACAAGTTCTTCGACCACTGGTTCAGGTTCAGGAGCAGGTTCTTCTACCGGCTCAACGACAGTGGGTTCTTGCGCTGGCGCTTCAGCGACACTGAGGGTCTCGGTAGACTCAGTCGTCTCAGTTGGTGCCGCAGTCTCTTGAACTTCTTGTGGCGCTTCTTGTGGCATCAGTTCGCCAGTCGGATCGAGTATTTTGACCAGCGCTGCTAACTTGGTCTTGATCAAGCTCATGATGTCCTCTTGCTTAGTATTAACATAGCATGGACGAGCGGCATAAAGCCCGGAGGTTTCCCTCCGGACCCATGCAAGGCTTTAATACGGGAAATCTGCCTTCTTGATTTTCACCATGCGGCCATCTTCGTGATGCCACACGATGCCCTCAATCGAGCGATCCCGCAGGTACTCCATCAGACCCGTGAAAGTACGCGGACAGTCTTCCACCAGATCCTTCCCATGCGGGATCAGAACATGCTCGGTCAACTTTTCCGGATTGGCACCATGACGCGTTCCAATCTTCGGCCCACACACTTCGTACGTTCCATCCGGTACCTCGACCCACTGATCCAGCGCTTTGAGCACAGCTTCCATCACGTACTTACCGGCAGGCGTTTGGGCGCTAACCCAGCCCGGCCAGTGACCCGTGACGGGGTCCGGTGCAGCTTGAGCAGGGATGAAGCCTTCGGGCTTTTTGCGACCCGTCTTCAGATCGAAGCGCATGAATGCGCACTGATCCTTGATCAGAACCGCAACGCCGTCCCACTTGCGCGTGGCGATGCCTTCGCCATTTTGCACCCACTCTGCACCCGGCACGACTTCGTCGCGCGCTTTGCGCTCGCCAGCCGAGTTCGGCTCGTAATTGCGTTGAAACAGCGACATGATTTTCTGCATAACTACACCTTAATGTTGAGTTCGAAGTTTTCGATCCCATCACCCCTCACCATTAAGGTTTACATCTACTGCTTATCGATCGTGCGGCCGTTCCCGCACTTCACCGGTTGACCGCAGGCGACGATTGTAGTTCACGCGGGTTACGCGCACCGTCATCGTCACGCCTTCCAACGCTTCCCGATTGGTCGTTGGTGCTAAGGTGACATCCCCGAGCTCTGTGTTAAACACCACCAGCCCTTCATGCTTGCCGTTGCGTTTCAGCTCGAAACCGATCTGACGCGCAGGCATGGGCATGCGCCGGATGGCGTGCCACTCAAAGCCTTGTCCCTCAACACTCACTACTTCGACCGACTCCACGCAATCAGTGTCATCAGCGTACTCCATGCGATCCGTCTCAGACAACAAGTTGTGCGAGGCGGGCATCCCCAGGTCAATCTTAACTTCGTCGTAATTGCTCATCTTACACTCAAACAGAAACTGAAATGAATTAGGCCTTCTTCATCACGCTTCCTTTTTCATGTTGGCTCCTCGAGCAGGACGATCAGGTTGTGCTCTCCTGTTAGCCTCGCAATCGAGTGGAGAATACGGTCAGATCGGTCAAGTAGGCTTGTGTGCACAACATGGTGAATGCAAGACAAAAATTACTTTTACACGAAGTCCTTCGGTTGGGCAGCCAGCTCGTGCAACAAGGAACTCGGGTACTTATCCGGGTTCATGGCTTTGATCACTTCACCCATGTAGTTCTGGTGGTGATTGTCTTCCCAGTCCTTGACCGTGTGATGCAGGAGTCGACACGGATTACAGCGCGTACACGCTTTGATAGTCTTGTGCGCTCCCTCGCCAATCTCGTAGGGCGTCTCACACACCCAGGTGGCCATCACGAGGCGCTTATCGATCCGATCAACGGTGTCGTACTTGGTGTGGTGCGTTTCCACCAGCGGGAAGACTAACTGCGGTACCGCTTCACGTGGGCCGCGTGTCATCACCCAGCCAGCTTCCCAGTAGGCTTTAAACTGGGGTTGATAGACTGGCGCTTGATCCCCGAGCACGTAGCCGACACTCACCGAATGATGGCGCTCCGAATCAAAGGCGATTAAAGCAGCCGTGAGCCAACTGATGGGCTGCACTGCCTTGATGTCGCTATTCTCGCCAAAGAGTCGATTCAGCTCGATCTCGTGATCCTTGAGCACCCGATGCTTATAGTGCTTTTCAAAGAGCGCGAAGAGCTTCTTGCGCGCTTCTTTCTCCTTGATCAACTTCAGCGGATGCGGGTTCGCTTGAACAAAGAGCGTATCCACATCCCCGTAATGCAGGAACCATTGAAGCAGGTAGGTCGAGTCCATGCCGCCTGAAAAAAGCAGGAGGGGGACTTTCTTGTTGTCTTCTTCTTCCATGGTGTTAGACGTTAAAGAGTTCTTCGATGCTCACCTTCTTGTAGACCGGTGAGTAGCTATCCAACCACCCATCGGGCACGTAATGACACATGCCGTCCCGATAGAGCCCGAGCTTGATGAACTGGTCGATCATGTACTGGCCGACTAACTGGATCGCCCCCGCATAGATCTTACCGTCGTTCTCCGAGCCCTGCATTGCGTGTTCCTTAACGGTCCACTCCATGTAGGACTTCAGGCCCGCTTCCGCATCAATCGGATTGTTGATGTAGGGCGGCAAGAGTTCCAGCACTTCTGGCAGTGAACCCTCGAAGTCTTTCATCCAGTTGACCTTCTTGCGAAACACCGGTTCGATGTCCCACAGATCGAACACGATGCGCTCTGGACCCGGTGGGGTTTCCACTGTTTTAGGATAGAGCATAACTAGATCCTTGCGAGAATTAGATCGGCATGCGCAATGCGACCTGAGAGATAATAGTTCAGTTGCTTGTTGTGGTCATAGGCGCGCAGCTCTTTGAACTGCTGGGCTAACTGTTCACCCAGTTCCACCACGCCTTGAGCGAGCGCAATCGAGGACTGACCTTCGTCGGTCAGAAAACCTTCATCGCGAATTTGATTGGCGTAGTCCCACAGGCGTGAGTACGCCATTTGTTCGTGCGACACACAATCGACCACGCGATCGAGCACCATATCGAGATACTCTTCCAGATAGTCCTGGGCAATCACTTCGCCCTCGCACGTCTTATTGTGCTTAAAGAAAGCCGTGTCGTTCAAGAACCGCCGCATCGGTTCCATCGTGTCAATGATGATGTATTCCGTTCCCATGTTTGCCATGATGAGCTCCTCATTTCCGCATACCGTAAGCCGTGTATGTAAAAAATGCAGCATAGAGCCGGGACCGAAGTCCCGGCATCCATGTCCCCTTTCCGGAGGAGGTCTCACGGTCTCATCGAGCGTATGCGCTTTCAATGAAGCGCTCTCATCGCGTAGACTTAACAGGCCACACAGGCTCTGCATAACATAGCGTCATAAAGGCGGGCCCGGAGAGGCCGCCCATATGACCGGCTCGCGCCGAACGACAACCACCTCTCAGGAGAAGGAACGATGCCCCATCACGAACAGTTCCATACAATACTAGGATTGCGGAAACCAGTTGCCCGCGATCGCTTCTTGTACACGAGCCACCAGCCGGTCAATCGAATGATCCTGATCGGAGAAGCCCGAGGGTTTCCAGTCGGTCGCACTGATCCATTCAGCGGCCGTGGACATCAACCACATGTACTTGCCTGCCGGATTGTGGACGTAGCCTTGACGAGGCGGCCAGCCAAACCAGCGATCCGCCCCTTGCACGGTACAGACTGCATTCGCCAGCTCCGGGCCGTAAGCTGTCCACCATTCGGGTGTGGCGAACATCGGCGGCTCAAACGCGTAGAGGTCACCGAGCCGTTCCTTCGGGATAAACATCGGTGCGAGTAGCGTGCGCTCGGCACCCAACGAATGTCCTTCGATGTTAATTGCTGCGGTGGCCGGAATCTTCGAGAGTGCCCAGGCCCAGAACTTATCCATGCCCTCGATTACTCCGGCGGCTACCTGACCGCCTTTCAGGCAGTCATGGGGTGCTAACCAGACATCCATGATGAGGTCCGCCCCATAACCCTGGTTGTAACGCGTGCCCGCGATCGTCACATAGTAACGACCCTTGGCATCCTGCGAGACGACCCCTTGGTGGGTGGCGTCTTGGTATTGACCGAGAAAGGTGTAGCCGAGCTCCACGAACGCCTTCTGGGCAGCCAGGGCATCCGCAATGTAAACAGCTTGTGCGCGCTGCGCGGCTGCCAGAAGTGCGATTGGGTTCATTGCTTAAAGTGTCCTTACGACGTTACTGATGACTCCGTTGACCACATTGAACGTGATACCCACGGCGCCATCCAAACAACCCGCGTCCGTGCCACCGCTACCAATGCCAGTTTGATACGTACCGGCGTAGAGTTCCGCCGCCTTCGTGCCACCCTTACTACCGAGCAGCAGATAAGCACCGCGATACTGAATACCGTTCAATACCGAGCTTGACGCACCGAGCGCCACCAATGCGTTGTCGACTGCCGCAATCGGGGGATTCGTTACCCCTGGCTCAACGGGCGCGACACCACTGGCAGGTTCATCGTAGGTGACCAGCACGAAGTTCGTGCCTGCGGCGAGTGCACTTACGTCCGCTGAAAACTGCGCGGAGCCATAAGGCGTCGAGCTCGGTGCACCGTCCGAGGCTTCACCGAAAATATCGTACGAGCGACTAAAAGCGATGTTGCCGTACTTGTCAAAGGTAACGAGACTGTAGGAGCGAACCGGACCCAACTTCTGGGCGCCATTCATCCACAGTCCGCCATTGGCTGCCGCGGTCCGGTTCTGAAGCAGTCCCAACGAATACGCCGTAAAGTCGTTATCGCCGTGGTACTGCGTCCAGGTCCCGTTCACGTTGCGAAAGGCCCGACGAACCTTGGTCCAAGTGCCGTTGATGTTGCGCCACAGGTGTTTGGTGACGGTCCACGTTCCACTGATGTTCTTGTAGATCGGCATGCTTACACCTGATACCAAGTATCGCCATTCGCACCACCCGACGGAGCAGCAGCGGATACGGTGGTCTTCCCGTTGCCGCCGCTTACATACGTGCCACCTTCCACCAGGTAGCTGGCACCATCGTGGTAGATTTCAGCCGTAGTGCCGGGGGCCAGCACCAGCGAACTCGCGCCGTTGCTTTGCGAAGACAGGATGTTAGAGGCCGTGAGCGTCCAGTTAAACGCCGAGGTATTTTCAAACACCAAGCGCTTACCCGCATTGGCGGGCAACGCAGCAGGCAAAGCAGTACTCAGCGCGCCCGTAGTGTTGGCCGCATCGGTCTGGTACACATACCCCCAGGGATCGGCTGGCAGGGTGCTGGCGCCCGTTTTGATCGATACCAGACCCCGTTGGCTGCCGACCTGTGCGCCAAGCGCAGTATCTGCATTCTGGCGTGTCGTCGCCTCGTTGCTGATCGCCGTGCTATTGGCCGAGTCCTTAGCGTGGATAGCGGTGCCGGTACTGGTAACTGCAGTTTGAAGCTGAGCGAGTTCGGTAGAGAGGGACATGTACTGCTCCAGTGAGAAAGAATAGATTCATACGATGGCTTTCGATTTAACGGCATAGGAGGCGAGCCGAAGCTCGCCTCAAGTCCAGTCACTCAACTGGCAAGATGTAGATCGGTGAACTATCCTGCGGTTCGTAAAGCGGCTTTTCTTCCCGACCCAACGAACGACGAATCGCCTGCTTCTGACCCTGCTTCGCTTGCATGAAATCTGCAATGCGAGCACCGGCTTCAGCCTGCGTATCGAAACGCATCGCCCGAGTTTCCAGCGTCACGATGTTGGGGACATCGCCCCGGTCTGCGTGTTCGCTAAAGTACTCGATGTTGCTGTGAGTGCCCGCGCGCGTCGGTGAACCCAAAACAAATTGGTACGGCATGGTCTTACCCCCGTTACTGAGGCTGAGGCGTCACGACGAGTTGCTCGGCAAGCGTGTCAAGCCGCTCAGCCAGATTCATGATGCCCTTCTCGGGGACACCAAAGAGCCACAGCAGTTGTTCGAGTTGGGCTTCGTTGCCATCGACCTTGCGGATAAACCAGTGCGTGGCGATGGCAGTGGACTGTAACAGACCGAGCTTGAGCTGATTGGGTTTGGTCGGGTCTTCGATGTATTCGTACAACCCGATCGCTCCCAGACGTGTCATGAGCAGCACCACTCGCATGCCGGTCGTGGTCTTGAACTTGGCAAACGTGCCGTAAGCAAAGCGCACGTTGTCCACGCCGTGACGCATGTCGATCGCCCCCTTCGGCGTCAGCGTAAAGCCGATGTCCGTCAGGTTCACTTCCGGGGTGGTTTCCCGTGCCCAGAGGAAGTTCTCGAAATACTCCCGGAACGAGTTCGTGTAACCCTTATCCAGCCCTTGAGCCAGCTGCTTCATTTCTCCGCCTCCGCCTGCTGCAGTCGTTCCTTTGCGTTTCGGACTGCTTCACGTTGTTCATCTTCCGTGAGAAACACCCAGCCATCGACATCTGCCTGAGTGCGACCACAGCCCTTACACACCGCATCGAAGAGCGTGGAACACACGCCGATGCAACCCGATTCAACTGCCATTCTTTTCCTCAAATGCTTTCATCACGAGCTTAAGCCGCTCCATGATGGCTTTAACATCACTTTTCTCGAATACCACGAACTTCGCATTAGCGTGGCTCAGGGTATCGCGCGCCGGGCAGCGTAAGTCCAGACTGAAGCGACTGCAACTGGCTACCGCAGTGCGTTGCAGCATCCTGCGGTGCTCCGCATCATCGGCTTTCACCTCCAACACGTTCTGGAACATGTAGTCGCCCTGGACAGCCAGTCCCGTCTTAATACGCAGATCGCCCCAGCTTGCCTCGTTGTAATACTTACAGAAGAGGGTCTCGTTCGGCAGAGCGAGGAATTCTTCCAAGCCTACGATTCTCATCGCTACCTCTTTGCTCCGATGTTAATCGGCTTGCCCGTGATCTTGGTGACACCTTCAAGGACCAGGTAGGCGATGATCACGACATTGACCACCGGCAAACACGTGACGACAGTCAGCCATTCTGCGCGCCCGAATTTGCGACGATGTCCCACGTAGTGCAACACCATCATCATGGCCAGCAAACAACTGCCCATCGCGTAGCAGCCCAAGGCACTCGCCGTCATCTTCACCCACCAGCTCATCTCAGTCCCCTAAGAATACGTGTGCCTGATTCGGCACGGATGCCAGCGCCGCTTGCATGCGGCCCAGCATGCGTTGAATATCTGCCTCGTCCCAGATCAGATACAGTTGGCTGCGCGTGTCGCCTGGTGCAGGCGTGAAGCGCGGCACGGACTTGACAAAGACGGGATCGAGGAAGAACGCGGTTTTCACACCGTCGACCAACTTGATGGCTTCCCAGTCTTCTGTGCCACGGAGGCCCGTGAACACAAACAGCTCGACGTAACTATTCGGAATCCACATCGAATACACTGTGGAGATCGGCATCTGCAACATCAAACGACGATTAACGAGTCGCATAGGTTCCTTTTCACTCATTGATGCGAGGGTCTACTACCGAGACGTCGATGTAGCTGCCACACTCGCGCACAATACGCTTGCGACAAATTACGGTGACGCCCTGTCGGCCGATGATCGAACCGGGTTGCGTGTCGGAATAGCGATCGCCAAAAGTCTTAATGATTTCTTCGAGAAGCTGTTCGTGAGGCACAGCGTCTTCCTTCCACGGTATCGCCACCATATCAAAGTCTCGACGCAGTGGCCCATAGAGCGCTAAACACCAACCCAGTCGTCGCGCCATGTCACGCATGACAGGCAAGAGCGCCCAGTAGGCATTTTCCGCTGATACCGCAGCCGCAGGAAAAACACGACCGCACTTTACGCAAGTCGACGCGTCAAACACCCGTGCCGTCTTGCAGCTACTACACTTCTCTGCCATCACCTCCCTCCTGGCCTTACCCCACACGAACTGCTCGGGTCCGTAAATGCTCCCGAGCCTTCATGGTTAGGACACCACACAAGTTGGCACCTTTCCACTCATAGGGATTTCCAATCCGGGGGTCGTCTTCATTCAGACCCACCCCGTAGAGGGTATCACGTTCGCTGGCTTCAACCAGGATGTCGTCGCCCGTATCCAGCAGCCATTGGCGCTCCTGCGGGTTCTGACTGTACTTCTCAATCATGCCAATGAGAATAAACTGCTCTCGCTTGGCCACCCATTCTGCATCGACGTAACCGCGCACCTTGCGACCTAAGACTTTCTGCGCTTGCGGGTTATCGGTCTTCAAAATGAGCTCCGCTACATCTCGATCCTTAAAGAGCATCGCCTTGCAGTACATCATGAACTGCTCGAGCGACGAGAACGAAATGCCCTTTACTTTGAAATGACAGAGGTAGTGGTTGGACATGAAATCACGACGAGTGTAGAACGCCGTAACATTCCCCCATCGCCGCATGTTAACTCCTTTAAGCGACGGCGTGCCCGGCTTGCGTACGCTGGTGATCCCAATAGCGTGCTTCCTTCATCACCTGCTCTACGCGATCCGGGAGCGAACGGTTCAGCATCTTTTCCTGCAACCAGTTCAGCCCGTAGGACTCCATCTTCGCAGCACTGCGCTTGCCCGAGAGAAGCTCACACACGCTCAGGTTAAGCAGGCCGTGCTTGGCCGTATGACGCAGAAAAGTCACCGTGTCTTCGCTACAGTCTTCCCGAGCCGACAACTTGGTGAGCAGTTCTTCGGCGGTATGTTCGCCATGCAATGCCCCGTCCTGGAACGCGAACGCCAGGAACTTAATCAATGAATCCACTTCCAGTCTCCAATTTAGGATAGTTTTGTTGCGAGGCGAATAGCCCCGACGATCGCCAATGAAAAACCAATGGGTCCAAAGATGACCCACATCGTGACGGAAAACCAGTCCTTGAACTGGATGTTGTCGTGGATGCCGCCTGCTGTGCCGACCAAGAGCGCAATGGCAATCAGCACTAACCACACGACCGCAGCCCACCCCAACCATTGTTTCATTCTTAACCTCAAATCAAACAAAAAAAAAGAGGGATCGAAATCCCTCAACCCACTACCCCAGCCGAAGCCGGAAGTAGTGGGTATGAAGCAGCTTAGAACTGGAAGCCAGCCGAACCCACTGCTGCCACGTCGCCGCGGCTGCTGGTGGACACGCCTGCCTTGATGACCCAGTGGTTGTCACCGGTCACCGTCGAGACGCCGATTGCCAGGCCTTGTTGGCCATGGTAGTTCGACACCGCAGCGGAAACCATCGACTTGCCTGCTTGCGTCGGTTGCGGCAGACCAGCAATCGCCAGCACCGAAGCGAGGCCACCGTAGGTGTCCTTCTTGTAGCTGTCGAACTGGTTCTGCAGGTTCGCCACCGCACGATCGGTGTAAGCGTACGACTGTTGCTGCGCGTAGTTCACTTGACCCACGTTCGCTGCGTCAGTCGGCGCCGTACCCGCCGCCACGTTGGTGATCTGACGTTCGTTACCGGCGGAACCCACCGACACCGAGTTGTCGCGATCCGCCACCGAGTTCGCACCCAGCGCCACCGAGTTGTTCGACTGCACCTTCGCGGTTGCGCCGACTTGGCCCTTGTTCACATCAGCTTGGAGCTGGGTGATGGACTGGGTGTTCCCGGTGATCTGGGTTTGCAGTCCGGCTTCTGCCGTCGTAGCGCGCGTCGTTTCGTTGTCGATCTTCGTGTTCAGACCTGCTTCCGCAGTCTTGGCACGATTCGATTCCGAATCGATGTTGGTTTGCAGTTGGCCTTCAGCCGCTTGGGCACGGGTCGATTCTGCACCGACTTGTTTGTCGGTGTAGGACTTCGCCGAGTTCAGCGTCTTGCTGGCCGTCGCGTTGGTGTACGCAGCGGACGTTGCGACCGCGCCGGTGTAAGCGGCAGCGGCCACGGCATTAGCGTGCGAGTTTGCCGACGACAGCGTAGCCGCGCTCGACGCATCCGTGTAGGCTTCCGACGTAGCAACACCCTTCGCGACTTGCGTGTCGGTGTAACCCTTGGCCGACTTAAGCGTAGCAGCATCGCCCGCTTGTTGCGCCGTTTGCAGGTCGTGCGCGACGTTGTTGGTGTAGTCGAACGACGTGTCGATCGCCGTTTGCGTGGCGGTTGCAACTTCAGCGTGGGTCGCGCTGTTCGCTTGCAGGTCCGAGATCGCCGAGCTGTTTTGCTTGGACTGATTCAGCGCCGTGTTCGCGGTCGACTGGGCGTGCTGTGCGTCGCCTTCGGCCTTACCTGCCAGACCGAGTGCTGCACCTCCGACTACCAGGGCGGCATCTGCCGTACCTTGTGCATGCGAAGCGGCTTTACCCGCTGCGTCTGCCGTCGCTTGCGCCTTGTTCACGCCGGTTTGCAGACCTGCTTCTGCGGTGGTGGCGCGGGTGGTTTCCGTGCTGATCGCCGTTGCATTGGCGTCCGCTTTGGCGTTGGCCGTGTTAGCCGTGGACTGAGCAGCAGCTGCTGCTTTGCCCGCTGCTTTGGCGTCCTGATCCGCATTCACAGCCAGTGCACCGGCTGCGACACCCACACCCAGCGCCAGGTCAGCAGTGCCTTGGGCGTTCGCAGCAGCCTTACCGGCTGCTGCTGCAGCGGAACCCGCTGCCGTGGCTTTGGCATCTGCCGTAGCAGCGGCTTGACCAGCGGCAGTCGCAGTCGATTGTGCAACGGCTGCTGCACCTGCCGCGCCTTCTGCGACAGCTTCAGCGTGACCTGCCGTGATCGCAGCGCCCGTTGCCGTGATGGCTGCGCCTGCTGCAACGCCTTCAGCTGTCTGAGCGGTTGCTGCAGCACCCTGGGCGATCGACTTCGCTTGCGCCGAGGTGTCGACTGCGGCTTGCGAGTTGGCGAGCGCTTGATTGGCCGTACCCTGAGCGGCATTCACGCCGTTCTGGAGACCAGCTTCGGCTGCCGTGGCGCGGCTCGTTTCACCTGCCGTTGCGGCAGCCGCAGTCGACGCGTTGGTGTTGACTTGCTTTTGCAGTCCGGCTTCTGCGCCTTGTGCGCGAGCTGCTTCAGCGGCGACTTGCGTCGTCGTGTAAGCGTTCGCACCGTTCACGGCATTGTTGAGGTCTTGATGCGTGGCGCTGTTCACCTGCAGTGCGGCGATCGCGCCGCCTTGCTGACTGACTTGACCTTGCAGTTGCGTGATGTTCGTCGTGTTCGCCGCGACGTTCGTGTTGGTCGAGTTCAGTTGGGCGCTGGTAGCCAGACCCGTGACCGTACCGGTGACTGTGCTGCCATTGGAGAGCGAAGTGCTCACCGTGGTGCCGTTGATGTTCACGCCGGTAACCGAAGCGCCGTCAGCACCGTTCTTACCACAGCTGACGAACAGACCACAGTCCGATGCGTGAGCACCGATCGATGCCGAAGCGAGCAAAGCGATGAGGAGGGCATTCTTTTTAAGGACGTTCTTTTTCATGATGCGCTATTTTCCATAAAGGTAAGTGGTAACGAAGTTGGGTTTGTTTCCAACTCACCTTTGTTATATAGGTCTGAGATTATCTTGGATCGTCCTTGCTCAGCGGCGATCTGGGAAGCGTATGAAGCACGCGCGTATTGCCCCGGACGCGTAGATTCACAATGCTCCGATACTGTCGGTAGCAGTCTGCCCAATGCCTAATCGCTTTGCGGTCCCACCAGCGCTCCTTACCTTCTACCACTACGGGTAGGGGAAAGGGCACGGGTGCCTTCTCTGGTCGCCTCAAATAGAGCTCGATCTTCTCCCGGCTCTTCTTGGTAAAACGACACACGTCCCCGATGGTCATCAACCTGACCGGTGTGCTCACGACGCATCCCTACTGATTAAACACGTACTCCAGCTTACCTGGTCGGTACATGCCCTTTTCGACTTTGCTCAGGTCGAAATCGAAAAGGTTGATAAACGGTCGGGAGAACTGGTGAAACATCTCTTCCGCCACGGTACAGCTGGGCTTGTCGTTGCCCAATTGAACGAGCATCTTTTCAACGAGATGAATTCCGGTTCCCCGCTTCTGATATTCCGGCAACACCCGCACACAGCGCAGCTTGGTCTCATGCGCGTTACGCTTACCTAATGCCACGCCAATGACTTGCTGCTTATCCTTGGCGAGCATCAGGATGTCTTTGCCGACCATGACGCCAGGCATAACTTTGTTGGTGAACCAGTAGCTAAAGTCCGGGTAGAGCGTATCCATCCCGTGCAAGAGCTTACCGGCTTCCAGCGTATCGACCAGACGGGTCCCTTGCTCGTAACGGATCATGCCATCGCCGCCAGCTTGTTGAGCACCATCTCGGTGACTGCTTCAGCCAGTCGCGCCGGATGCTGCATGTGAATCACGTCCGGACCACCGATCACGCCACGATTTTCTTCGTGGAGCTCGTTGAGCACCATGTTGTTCAGCTTGCCGATCTCTTCATCGCTGATGAGATCTTTGGCGACGACTGCACGCAGGCTCTTGAGCAATTCCGGCGTAAGCTCGGTGGCCGGGCTGTAGTGCTTTTCGACGAGACTGGCCGGAAGGGCCGAGATTTGACCATCCTCGGCGCGCGTCCAATATTCACCCGGCTCGAAGCTGCCACATACGAACGAATCCTTCAAGGCGTCGAACGGTTTGAAGCGCTCGTCTTCCGGCACGATGGTGATGACCTTCGCTCCGGCTTTGATCGAGTGATGCACTTCCTTGATCTTCAGTGCTTCGATGACGTTGGTCGAACGGTACTTGGGAATGAGGTGAAATTCCATGTTACTCGCCTGCTCCTTCATGCTCGTATTCGCCCGACTCAGCTTCCGCATCCAGCGGACGATCGAGCAATTCGCGCCAGTTACGACCAGCGCACGGATTGACTTCGTCGACGATCTTCACGTCACTCAGAAGTGTTTCGCCGAAGCTGCCAAAGCCCTTCAGCACCTTCCCCGTCACCAAGAAGCAGGGCTTGCCGTGCGACGCATGCAGCTCCACCATCGCCGCTTGCCATTCCTCGCGCTTCAGCCGCGGCAACAAGATGCGATACATCGGCCGACTCGTTTCCGTGCCGCCTTCCTGAATCGCTTCCCAGACCCCCACCCCCGCTTCGTGTTTCTTCTTTTCCCGGTTATAGCTCTTACCCCCGATGGGCAACGTGCCAAACCGCAAGTACACCAACTCCATGGCCATAGTCCTTGTTTTTAATTGTTGATTTCACTCTGCAAGAGATGAGCCGCGCGAGTGAACTTTGCCTAGTCGTCCGCGTAGAGCCGCGGCGTCGGTCCCGACTTGGGATGCAGCTTGTGCTTTTGCTTTTCGCGGATTTCATCCTGCTTACCCCACACGCGGGCGAGCTCGGTGTCAGCCGTATGATCCAGGTCGAGTCCTTCAGCGTTACAGACCATCGCCAAGGTGGTGGCGACCCCGCCCACTTCTTGATAGACCTTGCCCGGCGCTTTGTCGTAAACGCTATCAACCATGCGGTGCGCCTCTTGACGACTCATCCCGCCTGCCTGCACCAGCTCCGTCGCCTCCTCGTAGAAGCGGAAGTAACGCTGCAGTTTGTCCTTGATGCCCGCCGGACCGAAACAGGACTTGAACCATTCCCACACGCGTTGCTGAAACGACGGCAGCGGGATACGCTGCATTTGCAACACTTGCAGTTGATACTCAGCGAACTCACGCTGCAGGCTCAGATACGAGGTGTAGGGGACGAACTCCCGACCCGTTTGCGGGATCAGCTCATCGAGCTCTTGCAGTCGCTCAAAGCTGATCTTCTCCGCCACCGCAATGGCGTCATCCGGGTCCATCGACATCTCGTAACGGCGCGAGGCCGCATCGAGCACTGTCGTCACGGCAATACCGGGACGAAAGGTCGTGTAGCCGACCCGCATGGAGCTAGTAATCTTACCGTCTTTCGCATGCCGTCCAAACACCGGATCGACTTCGTAGACCTTGAGTTGGGAGTTCATAACTGACCAAACACCACAAAGAGGTAAAGGACCTTGCAGGCGATGTGTAGCGCCTGGTCGGCGTTATAGGTGATGTACTTCTTGCACTTGCCGTAATCGATCCACGTGTGTGCGACCAGCTCAATCACCGCGCACAGCAACGAGCCGGTAAAGAGGAACACGAATCCAGACTGAATGTACGCATGGGCGAACAGCGCATGTTTCCACACGCCGTTCTGACCCAACGCACTATCGGGATTCTTCGCTTCACTGAGGTACGGTCCCTGTAGCGGATAATCAGCCACAAAGTGGCCGAAGATCAACAGGTACAGGAGAGTGGCCACGGAGTGATGGAAGAAGGGCAGCATCACTTCTCCTTCTTCGCTTGACGCTGCAGCTTCAGATACACCGGGGTGTAGTCCGGGGTTTCCGAGGCGAGCTGCGCCTGCACTTCGGCTACGCTGTCAGCCTGTTCGGGCGCTTCGGGCAAGGCCGGGGGTTCTTCCGGCAGGTTGATGTACTGCTGAATCAGGCCGTCGAGCACCAGGTGCGCTTGCTTGAAGATTTCCTGGCGGGTGAATTCGCGCAGGTCACTCCACTGGACGCGCATGTTGTACGGTCCAGCGCCATTGACCGAGAGCAAGATATTGCGGCTGGCCCATTGACCCTTCGTGTTCATGAAGGTGAGGATGTAGTCTTCGACCTGGATGCGGACAAAAGAAGACATGCCGTCGTCGTTGCGGACATAATGCTGCGTGACATCGGGGAGCTTCTCTTCTGCCTCGAAGACCTGATTCATCTTCGTGTGCAGCTCAGCGAGGTTCGCCTCGACATCCACGGGCTTCTCGGCCGTGTAGCCACTCTTGTTGGCGAGCTTCTCCCACTCGACAGCAAACGCTTCGAGCACACCAGGGAAGATAACCTCACCAGCATCAGCCAGCCAGACTTCTTCATGCGGGTGCCAGTACAGCAACACAGCGCGATGGTCTCGCCGCACGATGTAGCGGGCCTTCAGGCCGTTCTCGAGGTCGGCAGCCAGTACCAGCCATTGTGGGCTCTCCGCCCCGGCTACGTACGACTCAGGGTTTGTACGGTGGATACCTGAGGGCAGGCCCACTTCGATACCTGGGCTGTACGGCAGCGGTAACTGAATATCGTGATAAGTGCCGAAGGCATTCATCGCCACTTCTTCGAGCCATGACCGAAATGCCTTGGCGCGATCCGTGTCGTCGGTCATCGGCTGGAAGTCAAACTTCTTCAGCTTGTCTTCGAGCTTGAAAATGCCCATCGAGAAGTGACGACTGATGGCGGCGTAGTCGCGCAGCTTGTTGGCAATCGGGCCACGGCCCGAGAAGTACTTTGCCACGCTCCACTTGTGCTGGGCCATGGCGACGATATGGCTATTCAGCGACTTGGCCAAACTCTCCAACTGCGGGTCGGGTTTCTTCATGCTGCTTTGCAGAAGCCCGATAAGCTCCAGCGTCACCATCGCCGAAGCGCTATGGCCATCTTCTTCGATGGTGTTTTTGAGTTGTCCCACCATTTCGCTGTAAGTCATGGTAATGCCAAAAAAAGTCGTGGTCTTGTCCCAGGGACCGTAGCCCCTGGGTACGTGTTATTGCTCGCGCTTCAGCTTCATTTCCGTCTTGAAGGCGACGTGCTGCAACTGATCGATCGGAAACGCTTTGGTCACAACCTTCTTGACCACGTCCGGATCAGTGAAGAGGTACGCACCCTTATCGAGCAGGATACGCTTGCGACGTAACTCCACGCGGGGTTTCGCATCCGCGGTCGAGAGCGGCTGGTTCGGCACGAGATCGATCGTGACTTTCAGACCCAGCGCGTCAGCGAGCTCCAACAATTCGCGGGCTTTGGTGCGCACCGCCATCTCAGCGAAAGCATCGGCTTCCTCTTGAGAAAGCACTTTACTCAAAAGCTTCGTCACTTCATTTTCCCCGTCTTAATGCCGCGCTTCTTTGTCCGCGTGTTCTTGCGCGTTCACGGCGATCAGCAGCTGTTGCGCAGCGTTAAACGACGCCCAGACCTTCTGAAGCCCCTCGTTGATGTAGTTCTTCCAGTCCCCACGCTCCATCGTTCTGTCCCACTGTGGGCTGGTGTAGTCCTTCGGTACCGCTACTGCCGTCATGCTTGTTCTCCCACGGGGGTGTCACCCAAACGTCTTCGCTGTAAAGTTCGGGCGGAGTAAATTGTTTATCGAGCAGCTGATTCGCTGCCGCGGCGATCAGCGCTGCTTCTTTCCGGTCGACGTAACGTCCCCAATTCGTGAGAAAGCCCTGGTCTCGGTGATACACGTGCGGGACCTTCATCATGTCCATGGCCCAGAGGACATGATGATGGCGTCCAGGCGCTTCGACTGCCCAGATCTGACCCGTACCGTAGTGCAGCACCGCGGAGCCCACAATGCGCTCTTCGTCGTACGGGTCCGCGCGATGTTCCTTGAACTCGTCCGGACTACCAATCAAACATTCCAGACCAGGAGACGCCCCGTCGTGATCTGGAACCTTGACAGCACGGGGCGGTTCGGGTAGAACGAACCACCGCTTGAGCTTCTCATCGGAGAGAAGACTGAGCAGCGCCATGCCAGCCAAGAAAGTGAGGAGGTGGCTCGGGTGCGACACCCGCGCACTGACCAACATCCACACGGTTACAATTACTACTGCTACACGAAACCACACAAAGAAGCCAAACATCTTGTTATCCCCGAGAAGATGCTTATTCAATTACTACCAGGAGTTGTCCGCTTCGGTATAGACGGCGAACGGTCGTCGGTGGGTTGGGATCAGGTTTCTTTTCTTGGGCAGGCTTCTTCGCCTTACGGCGTTTTCCGTGCGTCGCTTTAATCCCCTTTCTTATTTGGTCGACGTCAATGGGTGGTGCAATCTCATTCAGGTTGGCGTAATCTACGCCCGACAGTACTCGTGAGACGCCTGAAACGGACCCCCCGAATAGTTCAGCCATCTGCACCAGTGTGGCCTCCGGATGCGCTCGTTTGTACTGGCGCATCTCGATCACCTTAGCAGGACTGAACGCATTATGCTCGCGCCGCTGGATAGCGAATTGGTGACTGCGCACCAAGCAGTTGCCTGGTCCGAAGTTCTTCGTCTGATCATCTAGCACGACTGCGTACTTCTCAGGATTACCCTGTTCTTGCAATTTCTCGGTTAGCCAGCTGAGGAAGTTCTGCAGCCCTAGGTTGTTATCCCGATGCCACGCCCACTCAACACTAATTCCCCTCGCACCGTAGCGCTGATAACTTGGATTTTCTTCACGGTAGCACTTGGCGTGAATCCCCATCCAGCGCCAGTACAGTCGGTCTCGTGACATGCCGTGTGTATTACGTGCCCCGTGATTAGCGGCCATGATTTCTTGTCGGTTATAAGGGTCGTACTCTTCTACAAAATGCCGTGTCTGGATAGAATTTACTAGACATGACTCATCTATTCCCTAACGAAACAACGGCATAAATAGATTTTCTAGCGAAAGCAGGAGGCAGCCTGACTAGGCAACCCCTGCTCACGCTAAAAAGCCCAGTCGTCCGTCGAACTTCTACAAACGCCGTGCATGTTCCTCACAGAATGTGGTATCTGAGTGGAAGGTTAATTGACCGCAATATCCGTGAGTTCGTTACGCTCGCGCCAGCCTTGGATAAAGCTCTGGCGTTGCTTTTCGAGTGCCTGCTTGAGGGTGTCGCACTCCATGTACTTCACGAAGAAGTCACGCCCCTTGTAGGTCAGTGCCGTGAAACCGTCTTCGCCCTTGACGACCACCCGGATCGCCATGCCGTGCTCGATCAGGTCGTTGCGGCCAGACTTCGAGGGGACGTCGCCGTCCCAGCACGGACCATCTTTAGCCAGTGCGAGAAGAGTGTCGAAGCAGAATCCGTCACGATTCTCGCTGCTCTTCGGTTGTTCAAATGCCATGCCTACCCCTTTGAATTGAGTTCGGTAATCACTGCGTAGAGAAACGTCACGACGAGCAAGGAAGCGCCGAACACCCACCAGGTTCGGCGCCGCAGTTGCTGCGCATACATCGCGTAACGACGATAGCTGATCCTACCCTGAGCACGCCGGGAGCGTAAAACCAACCAGCGCCAGAGGCAATACAATACAAGGAAAAACACACACGTAAACCAGAGACTGCCGATCTGCACCATCACGTCATGCCGATACATTGCCCCTCCTGGTTTGAAGAAAGTTTCACCTCATAGCTACCGCAGCAACGAGCCGAGACCCGTCATGCTAAAACGAAAGAAGTGACCCGCACCGTCGACCACTTCCCACCCTACTACACCGATCGCAGTGAGGCCCGCGAGGACCATCACTGCGCTTATGCCGCCGAGCTTTAGCATTCGGCCACAGTGTACGGATTGGCGCTATGCACGCTGATGCCGTTGAGCAGCGTCTGGGCTTCTGCCAGCACTATGGGATTACGCACGTACGTGCCGTCCAGCATCGCAGAGACGTATTGTTTACCGAACGGGTAGCCTTCGGTGTCGCGCACCGATTCCAGACCCGTATAGTGCACCGGGCGCAGGTTCGTGCCCTTCCAGGCAGCGAGCACCCTGGTGTGGGTCGCATCCGTTTCGAAGAACACTACGTCGATCGTCACGTCCTGCAGCGAGATCTTCGCCTTGTACGAACGGTTATCGCGCGCCTGTTCTTCGTCGAGCAGATAGTCGTTGTAGCGATCGCCCCAGTGATGCATGGTGGTGTCGATCACCCGATTCTGACGCTCCTGCCAGGTGAACTGGGCTTGCGAAGCAGTGGGCATCACGCGCGTTTGCGTCTTCGAGAGTTCGCCGACCTTGAAGCCCGTACGCAGGCCCTTGATCTTGATCGGATGCAATTCGACGAGAGCCTTGAGCGACTCATTGAAGCCCGGCTCGAAGAGCGTTTCACGCGCGCCGCGCACCAGGACAGCAATAATGTTGCGACCTTGGTAGGCGTTGTCGGCGATATGGCCGACGTCAGTGCGACGGGGTTGGGTTTCCGGTTGCTTCTCGGTATCTGCATTGCCCGCAGTGACCGGACCTTCATTGCCGATAGCCGGTACGCCGCCCATGATGCCGTCTTCCGGTGGCGACGGATTGTCGATGCTCTCTGCGAGTTTAGCAGCGCCTCCCAGACGCGCTTCGACGTCCCGACCATTACCTGCCCCAGCGAGCAGCGACGAGACCTCCAGATGGTCTTGATTGCCGTCCTGATACTGCTTGTGGCCGTTGCTGTGTTTCTTACGTGATCCTGCCGACATCTTCCTACTCCTTACTGTTAACGTCTGCCGCAATAGCGGTGACGAATTCTTGTCGTTTGAATGGATTAGCGCTTTCAATAACCATACCGTTCAAGATCTCCTGCGCCTGCTCGATCACGCCGTCACCTTCTTGGTACGACTCGTAACCGAGCGTGAATTCGCACACGGAGCCCTTGACACGTCGATGAACGCGAAAGCCGTGGAAATTAAACACCGGCGAAGCACGCATCAGATCGCGCTTTGATTGCAGGCCTGCGTATTCTTCCGGAAACATTTGGAACATGTGCCACGCCTGCACCACCTTAGTACAGGTGGGGTCCGGCTCGATAAACATCACGTCGATCGTGCACTGTTCCTTGGTTGGGCGTTCTTTGCCCTGGATCGGATGCGCGGTGTGCTGATAGCAGTTGTAATCACGCCGCCAATGCGTGAGCAGGCGATCGACCGGACGGCCGTACTTCTCGCAGACCTTAAAGCGCGGGTCCGGTGCGAAGAAACCATCTTCAGTGAAGCCGGTCCAGAAACCATCAATCGAGTACGGATGGAGCTCCAGCATGGCTTTGATCGTGCCTGCGTACAGCTCGCCGTTTTCCTGGTCGGTCGACACGTTCCGCGTCACTGCCACGATCAGATTACGCGGTACGTACACCTGATTGCTAATCCACTCGGAAATGTCCGGCTGATATTCAGTTTCTTTGTATTGTGCGTCCATGTTTATTCTTCGATGTCCTTCTGAAACAGCGGCACGTTGTTGATGAACTTCGCGAATTCTTTCCGTGTCAATGTGCTCCCGACCATACCTAATCCTTATCGACGATCGTCTTCATGAAGCTCGGTGAGAGCGTCATTACCGAAGCGCTCCACGTATGCTTATCGCCTGCGTTTTCTGCAGGCGTACCGGTCCGATGCATGAAGAGCCGTCCAAATCCCTGCTCGGTTCGAATGAGCGTGAAATTGATATCGACATTTTCCTGCATGACGGGCTTTAAGAACTGTAAGAAGCTGATGATCTCCGGTGCCTCTTCACGCAGTAGCGCGAGTTCTTCTTCTAAGCTCTTTTCAGCCATGTTAATCCTGGTGATAAAAGTTGCAGCCTTTGGTGCCCCGTGAGCACACCCGGCTACTGAATTGATCGACTTCGCACTGAGCTCGTGTCCGTAGTGCGCGATCCGTGGCTTGCGCTGCAGTCAGTTGCTCAGGTGTCAACATGAGTTCTGTGTGCACGGGCGGAGTGGCTTCGCGCTTGGCCCGATCTTCTGCGCTCTGGCAAGCAATCTTTTCCTTGGCATATCGGAATGCATCGGACGGACAGCCGACGTTCTTGATATAGACGCGCTCGGTCGGAGCAGGGGAGATCGTTTCCAGATCCCACAGGCCTGAACCTTCACAGTACATCAAGTTGTAGCTGATGCCGTCGTGATCGCAATACTCTTGCCACTCTTGCAGAGCAGGCGCTAGTTCTAGCCAGTTCACGCGAGACATGTTGCTCTCCTTTGTCGATATGCATCCATCCGAATCGACTCGGTCAACTCCAAGCCGATATGGGTACAGATGAAATCGGCGATGTGCCAGTCTGTACTTTCATGCTCCCAGGGCTCATCGTCAAGCACGGCGACGCGTAGCACGAGGTCACTGCCTTCCACCGTGTACGTAATGACATCGCCTTCAGGTGACATGACGACGACATGCACTGGCTCATTACCGTACGTGTAAACCGACCAGCCTTCTGGGAGCTCATAGACGGGCTTGGGCTTCTCATGGAATCGATGATAAACCAGTGCCTGCATGATTACACCGCCATCGGAGCAGTGAGTGCCGGATGCGGATCGTAGCCTTCCAGCATGAACCAGGTCGGATCGATCTCAGCCAGTGCCCTGATGGCCTTGCCCGTGACGGTCTCGCGCACATTGCGCTCATCGTAGCCTTCGAGCCCTGCCTGGAACATCCGCTCAGCCTGACGTGCCAACGAATTGAACGACGGCATCTGTGGGTTGATGGCCAGTGTCGGCAACGCACGCGGTTCACGCGAGAGCTGCTCTTCCACCTGGTCGAGGTGGTTCACGTAGATGTGCGCGTCATTGAACGTGAGATTGACCCACTTCGGTTTGAAGCCTGTCAGGCGCGCGACGATATGCAACAGCAGCGAAGCCGAGGCGATGTTAAACGGCACGCCCAAGAAGAAGTCCGCCGAGCGCTGCGTCATCGACAGCGACAGCTCACCCTTGGCGATGTTCGGCAAGAACTGATACAACAGGTGACACGGCGGCAATGCCATCGCATCCAACTGGGCCGGGTTCCAGGCGTGGAACAGGATGCGTCGATTGGTCGGCTCCAGAATCAGCTTCTGGATGCAATCGCCGAGCATGTCGATTTCCTTGAAGAACAGGCGTCGATTGAAGACCGAAAGATTACCACTCTTGATCACGGTTTCATCATGCTGGCTGGTGAACTTACCCATATCTTGCCAGCCGTCCCACTTGAGTCGCTCAGCAATCGCGACATCCCGCGGGTCCTTCAGATCGAGGACACGAAAGCCCGGCCATTCACGCCACATCGCGCCGTACACGTCACCGAGATCGTCTTCACCGCGACGATTCGGGTTCGCCAACCAGGCCTTGTTTTCGTTAGCGTTCTGATCCCACACCTTGCAGCCGAGATCCCGGAAGGTTGCCGCACTACGTGCCGAACGCAAGAAACCGACCAGCTCACCGATGGCGGCTTTGAACGCCAGCTTCTTGGTCGTCACCGCGGGGAATCCTTCTTGCAAGTCGAACCGCATGAACACTGTCGGGAACATGATCGTGTCGATCCCGGTGCGGTTTTCCTGACGCGTACCATTATCGCGGATGAAGGCCAGGGATTCGTTGTATTGCTTCATTGTTTATCCTTGTTACGTCACTACGTAAAAGCTGAAGACAGCGTGAGGGGCATCGGGATCAGCCTCCACTCGCAGATCACGGATCTCATAGCAGAGCTCTGCACGCAGCAACGAATAGATCGCCACTGCCATGTCTGTATTCTCCTGCCAGTGCTTCCATTCTCGTGTCAGCCACTTGCTACTGCGGATGTAGAGCTTGCCTTCCCGCAGATGCCCGATCCACTTCTCTTCGAGTTGGAGCCGATAGTGAACTTCATCCGCCACTAAAAGCACGTTGCACTTGAGTGAGCTAGTGAGGTTCGGATCGGCCCGGATGTCTGGATCAACCATGACGCGCTCGTCGGAGGGCGTTTTGGAAATCTCGCACAGCTTCTTTCTTCATGCGGCGATGCTGAATAAAGAGCGACACTGCGCACAGCAACATGATGACGCCGAACAGTGTCGGCACGAAGACGTCTTCGTTGATCGACACTTGGTCAAAGAACGGCAACATCAGCTTAGCGGGAATCGACAGTGCGAGCGGCCAACCAATAAAGGCAATCGGCCAGTAACGACTCTCGCGAATCTTCTTCGCCTGTTCTTCGCGCATGACGAAGTAAAACATCGCAATCAGCATCACCACGCCGAGTGCAAAGCAGAACTCCGGATTCGCATTGTTAAGGTTGATCATGCCGACTCTCCGGTGAGGAACTTGCGCTCCGCCTGCTCGTACTTGGGCTGTTCGACCCCCATGTCGATCAAGATTGGTGTGGCGAGCTTGTCAGACGCACGCTCGCGCAGACATTCGACACAGGTCGGCCACAGACCCGCATGACTGGTCGGGATGAGTTCGGTTTCGTACGTCGGTCGTTGCTTGAGTACGTCCGGATCAATCACTGCATTGACGAGACTCACCTTGCCGAATTCTTGAAGATCACGCTGGTACACTTTCGTGTGCACGGCCATGATGCTCTTCACGGCGACATTGCTGAAGTCATCGAGCTCCAGCCCTTTAGCGATCGATGCGGCAACCGCAGCCCGCAAGAGCGGATCATCGCATTCAATCTTGATTTTCACCCCAGTCATTCTTTTGTTTCCTTCTTATTCAATTCGTCGAGTTGGAAAAGTAATGCCATGGCCGCTGAGCGTACCCGTAATGGATAGTCCTTGTAGCTCAGCGCAAACGCACTCCCGATCGCAAACATGTCGGGCGTGACAAGATGCTTGTGCGGATGCTCGATCGTGTCGATATTACGTTCCAGCCACTTGCAGATCCCTTCGAACAGATCGTCCGAAATCAAGGAACTGCAGTGGTAGTAGTAAATGAACGAGGACATCAGAAACCACGATACGTGAGCAGCCGGATACTTCGCCATGCACTGCTGCGCGAACGCATCGAGGTTTGCGCTCATGTCTTCTCCGTTTTTCCAAACGAAGCGACCAAGGCCGACGCTATGTCGTTTACATGCATGCAATCGGCGCGAGCATAATGGTAACCGCGATAACCCGTCGAGAAACATACCAGTGACGGATAACTGACCGGATAACCTTCCAGACGACTTGGTACTCTTCCGTAGAATTGCTTCAATGCCCGGCGAAAGCCAGCCTGTGTTCGCACAATGTAGAACGGACCACCGACGTGCTTAAGATTCTCTGGACGATCCTCACCCGTTGCTTCACTCATAATGCTTCCTTAGGTCAAGAGGATGATCGGCTTCACGCCCTTGCCCAGGAAGTTGGCGATCTGCCCACCAAACTTCGCCGTATGGCGCTGATGCACCAGCGTGCGGTGTACGAAATCTTTCACGCCGTGTTCGGCAGCAATGAAGTCGCAGTAATCCACTTCCCGACTATTGGGGTCGCGCCCCGGTGTCCAGGCAGTTTGCTTGTGAGGAATAATGACCGAACGCACCATCAGCACCATCGCCTGATCAGCACCCAGTTGATGCGTGGGTGCCGGACGGCCGATGAAGCTTTCGTGCAGCCCGAAGGGCTTGAGTGCTTCCTTGGGGATGATGCCAAACACGTCGACTTTCTCGCCATTGAAGGGCTTAGTCGCCGTGAGGATCACCACCTTGTTCAGCCGACCCGTATCCGCATCGAAGAGGTCCAACCACTCGTCGTTCTTGACGAGCTCCATCACCCAGGGGCGCAGCCCCTGAACCGATGCAATTGCTTCCATGTTACTGGCCATGCTTGATCCTTACGACAGTTGGGTCTGCGAGTACAGACTAGCAAACACTTGCCAGCCCTCGCTATTCATATCCGGGATGAGACTACCCGTCACCAGCCCGCCCGCAGTGCTACCTGCTTGCCACGTAAGCCGCAAATGGCGGTCGTAGCTGTACTGGACGTGATGCTCATCGCGCCCGTTCTGACAGATGGCGATTCCACGTCCATGGCGTCGAATGACGCTTAGTGCTTCGCTCAGTTTCATGATCAGTTCTGTTGGAGGACAACGTCCGCAAAGAAACGATCGTACTGGACAATGTCCGGGGCTATACGGGTGAGACCCTGGGGGATCTCGCGGGTTTCCAGCATCTTCTCAATCACGCGGTCGATGCCAGCGATACGTTGCACACGCTCTTCGCCCTTAAGCTTCAGGTGCAACAGTTGCATGCAGCCTTCGAGCAAGTCGTGGTTGTACGCCGCCACATTACAGAGCGCCAGGTAATTCACCGGCGGGCATTCCGTACCGAGCTCGAGGTTCGCGGTGCGTTCGAACCAGATTGCATTTAGCAGCGGTCGCACGGTGTGCAAGTACTTCTTTACCGACACAGTCGGGCGTGGTTCGACGTAGGTCTTATAGTTGCGACGCAAGGTCGAAACGTTGTGCTGACGCAGCTTGAGCGTCGAAAATCCTTTCCACATCAGTTCACGCAGCTCGGACATGTTGTCTGTCGTGTAATACTCGGGCAGACGTAGCCAGTCGACGATGGCCGGATTCGAGTTGTACGCCATGGTGGTCGCCTTCTCGATGTCAAAGCCATTCAAGTCGCCAAAGCCATCTACCTTGAATTCGATCGTGTCACGGTTTTCCAGCAACGACGGGTCGCGATGACCCTGGTTGATCTGGAAGTACGTGTGTTTAGGACGCACGTAGATGAACCCGATGTCATGGTCACTGTGCTCGTTGGCCAGTCCCCATGTACGGCTACCTACTTCCACCGCATGCAGGATGGTCACGTCGTATTTCCGACTGATGGCTTCCAAGTGAGCCAGCACGTTTTCATCTACTGCCATCGCTATTTCCTGTTCTTGATCTGTTGTTGAAGGCGCTTCACAGCACGGACAATTTCGTCCTCCGTGAGCGCCTCTTGGCTGAGCTGGCGGATCGCAATCTTAATCCGACGCGATCCTGCCTGGCGCAGCCGCTTGACGCGCATGTTAACCGAGAAGCAGGTCTTCATGCGACCTTGCGACGCTTGTTCAGGTTCTGACGCACGACGCGCAAATGCAAACACACGTCGTCCAACCCACTCAAGTCATCGCCTTGCACCACGACATCCCCGATCTGGTGCTGGACCGTCACCGTACCCCGGTGACGATGGCCGGTGCGAAACATGATGGTCGTGGAATGCATGGCGGTCATGCGCTCCGTGCTGATCGGCTGATTGCTGCCCGACACAGCGATGACTTCCAGCTTGGCGATCGAGTCCGTGTAATCGGTCCCGGCATCGTTGGTCTGCTGGAGGATATTCATGTTGCCCCGGCCCAAATACACTACTGCGTTATGCTCACTCATGTTAAATCCTAATGCTCAGGGGGACTGTACCCCTCGACGCGACTTTCACGCAGAATCCGGATCTGGTATTTGAGACCACGGGAGATGTACGTGCGAATGTCGACTAATTCTTGTTCAGCGCAAGTCTTCCACGCTTGCCAACCCCGACTAGCTTCGGCAACGTATGGACTTGCTTCGTAATGCCGGTACTGGTACACGATCGGGTCATCCCCGGATGCTGCCAGCACTGGCACTTTGGCTCGTACTTCTGCGTATTCTTTACGCATCGAGCAAGATTCCTCGCAGAGCATGCCATCCACATGCACGCAACTGCCTTCGGCTTTATTCCGGTACACCCCACAGTCACGCACTGGATCGAAACTGCGATTGAGGATGCGGGCAAAGAACGCGGCCCTCATGCGGCCACCGTAGCACGAGGTGTAAACGTCAGCATGATCGTCTGGGGATTCATCGTCTGCTTTACGTCCAGGTTAAGATTCAGGGCAGCGGCCATGTCGGTGAAGATCCGCTGATTGTCTGCGCGCACCAAGTGAATACATTTCTCACTCGGGTCCGTCCAGCCACGCTCGCCTTGCAGTGCGTCGACCAGTTCCGCCCAAACGATCCCGGCCTGAAAGCCGTTCATGTGTTCGGTGCTGTAATAGGGTTGCCCCGTGCGCAACTGAAACGCCGCTTGCCCTACTTGGCGTGCCGCCTCACCCACGACGTGATGCTTCATGCCCTGGTCGGACCGGATGATGTCCTTGGCGATGCTTTCCAGGTATTCACCTTCACCCAAGCCGATGTGCAGACCACGCTGGTCGTTCTTCCAGACGTCATCCATGAACTCGTCCCACTTCGCATCCATCAGCTTAAGGAACGCCTCGGGTGAGCCGCGCTCACGGTAACGCTGCAGGTACTCGTCCTTCAGGTACTTGTGCGCAGGTGCCGCGATGGCGTAGCTAATGCCTGCCTGCTGCAGCGCGTCACGCACGACCGTATGCGTCGAGCACAGAACCCAGGCACCGGCTGCCAGACAGGCCTGGATGTGCTGGATGTAGTTCTGCGGGAACTGATCCTTGTTGAACTGACTGCTGTCCGAATCATGGATCAGCACCCCTTGATGCTGGAGCTTCTTAAAGAGCGTGGTCTTGCCTACGCCAGGAAAGCCACAAATGACGCGTGGTCGGGTATCCATCTTTGTTCTTGTCCTTATGCTGCTTTGATCAAGGTGTCGATCTGTCGAATCGTGTCTTCCAGATCGTTGACTTTCGGGATGGCGGCGATGAAATCGGTAAAGCTCTCGTGATGCTCGAAATAGAGCGCCTGCAAGTCACACCCCAGAATGGTGCGAAACTGCACCGACGGCACGACTTCGTCCGGATACATCAGGGCGATATAGTCGAGCACTTCCGCATGACCGAGTGGTTTGATCTCGTAGATGTGATCCACGCGACCTTTACGAATCACCGCCGGATCAATGTCCTGCAACGTATTGGTCGTGAGGAAGATGAGGGTACCATGCAGCGAGGCAATCCCATCGAGCGCATTCAGAATCCCCGAGAGCGTCAGGTGTTCCATGTTCTCCATGAGCTTCGCCATCGGGTCCGCGGGTTCCTCCCAGTTCTTCGGGACGGCGTCACCCGCGGCTTGCAATTCGAGGCGTGGATTCCCGACCGCATCGTAGGTGACTTTCGCAGGCCGAAGTTCGCGCTCATCATCCTTCATAGCTAAACGACGGTGCGTAGCTTTTGCCGAGTCGAAGTCTTCGATGGCTAGAATCGAAGCGCTCGGCACATTGGTGAGTGCTTCTTCGAGCATCTCGTCATTGAGCGAATTCAGACTCAGCCGACACACGTTCAGGTTAAAGTGACTCGCCAGTGCCTTAATCAGGCTGGTCTTACCCGTGCCCGGTACCCCATGCAGCACGAAGGTCTTCTTCCAGGGCAGGCCGCGTGAGAGGTACCAGTGCTCGTTCTGCTGGAAGTCTTCGATGGTTTTCACCAGCGACTGCTTCAATGTCTTGTCGACGATGACGGTCTTCAGCTCACGCCGATCGAGCATCGCGTAGTCCGCCCAGTAGTTGCTCTTAAAACGCATCAGCTTCAGTTTGTTCTCAGGGAACTTGTGACAGAACTCATCCACGAGCTGCTGCATGATGGCTTTGTTGCGACCAAACATGGTGAGCGTGACGAGATAGATGATGTTGTCGCGCCCTTGCTTTTCCACTGTGCGCCGATTCATCAGAAACAGGCGTCGTTTGTACAAAAAAAAGTGGTTGCCGTCACCGATGGCTACATCGGCTGCATTGCGATTGCCATCCTTACCGGTATGGCGATCGAAGAATTGCGGCCCGTAACTTTGTAGCGCAAGGTTACGCGAATAGTGCGAGAAGCGGTTGCGCATGAACCACTCCATGAAACTTGCATAATTCTCCCGCGCCCAGCCCAGCTCCGTATTGTCGAAGGTGAGCGTGGTGGTGAGCTGACCGTGAAGCTTACTGATGAGTTTCATCGGGATCTTGCGAAAGACCCAGGTGACTAAGCCTAAGCCCCAGAGTGAGACTGCCCCCGCAATCATGGGATTCGAATGTGAGTAAGCGTTAAACGCCAACCAGAGATTCGTGAGGTAATTCATTTTTCTTCCTCTACATTAAAAGAAAAGCGGGGTGGTCTAAGCCCCGCTTATGCCGTCAAGCGTACTTCTTCTTCAGTTGCGCTTCAGCGTGGTCCTTCTCGGCCGCCGTGATGACACGGTGACGCGGCATGCCTTCTGCGATGTCCTGCATGAACACCGTCTTCGGGACGGCCTTGATGGAAAACACGTACGGCCACAGATGCTTACGAATCACCATCGTTTCGCCAGTCTCCGAATGCGTACACTCAAAGAGCACCTGATAGATGCCACCCTTGTAATGCTGATGGGTGCCCATGATGATGGCTTGTTCGCGCGCGAGCTGTGAGCCCTTGTTGTCCACTTCCCGAGCCACAATCTCGCGTAGCGGCACATGGAGTTCAGACACTGCCATGAGTCGTCTCCTGGGGCGGCCATTGCTTCTTCAGGTCTTCTTCCGGCGCACCTTCGATAAAGCCAATGGTGAGCGGTCTGCTGTCCTGGTAATGCGCCACCAGCACACCGAAGGGGCCGTGCGAGAGCTCGATGCTGAAATGCGTGAACCCGAGCCCCAAGCGAGCGTTCTTCACAAACAGAATGTCCTCGACCTCGCTGAGGGACTCCACGTCGACTGCATTCTCCGCGCCCTTAAAGAGATCGTTATCGGCCTCGTGGTACTCGGACACCACAATGCGCGGCTTGGTGTGACCCAGCACATCACCAATACCCTTGATGGCAAACCGATCGAGGGATTTGTCACTGCCGTCCACCCGGTGCGAGTGGTCGAGCACCTTATTGGTAAGGGTGAGCTTCTCGGGCGAGACTTCACCGCCAAAGTAGAGGCAGTGCGGATCGAGGCTGGCGATGTCTTTCGACTCCATCAGCAGGATCTCAAAACCGCCTGCTTCCTGATCCGGCGCGGGCAACAGCACCACGCCGTGCAAATTGCAGACTTCGCGAAGCTGGTTCACGATGGCTTGCAACTCTTCTTGGGTTTTCATCCTAAGGTTTCCTTGTTTAAAGCGACCGCACAATCTGCATGAAGGCTTCACGATCGACCGTGAACGTCTGTTCATGCATGTCGTAAAAGCGTTCGGTATCCTTCTTGACCCACACCGTAAAGTGCGAGCGCAGACCCACCATAAACACCAGTTCGTCGATTGCAATCACTGCGTAGACTTCTCCCTTACGCAGCGCGTCCCGATAAAAGAAGCCACTGCGTCCCTGACCCCGCAAAATCCGGAGGAAGTGCCCATCGTCTTCGGCTTTGATAGCGACTGGCACATGGTGACGAAAGTGCGTCGTTTTTGCCGAGGGCATCAGCGAAGTCGAAACGTGCTGCTCCAGCGCTTCGATCAACACCGCGTAGTTAAGCTCCATCTTCGGATGCAGGGAGTCGACAAGGTGTTCGACCGTATTGACGTTATCGACTACCAACGAGAGGTGGCTGCGTTTGGGCTTCGAAGGCTGCTCTTGCGTCTCATTCACTGCGCGGATGATACGTTCGGCATTGCGGTATTCCACCAAGCCAATCTCACCCGGCACCTCATCCGGGCCTTCGGTGGCGATCGCATTGACTTCGAGTTTCTCGAGCAACACGAAAATACCGTCGACCGGGGTGGGAACGGCCAGGTCAACATAGAACGGTACCTGACCCGGCTCACCCTGGATACCAGCCAGCACCGCAGGCGTCTGACACACTTGCAGCGGCGGCTTATCTTGGTTCTCCGAGTGATCGTCGACCAGATGGTAATACATGGCCTGCCGCCCGAAGAGCTCCTTGCCGATATGTGTGGTCGTCGCCTTGCGGTAATCGATTTCGTACTGGCTGATAAACATGGTGGTTCCTCGTTTTAGTGTATGTTGCTTCAGGTCGGCGAAATCACATCGAAGGTGACAATGTCCTTCACCTTGACTTCACCGTCTGCTTTAATGTCGCACAGCGCGCGAATGCCCAGCGTGACAGGTACGTCATCTTCTAGCAATTGCTCCAGCGAGCCCTTCCAGCGCCCCGCGGGCTTCATGCAGGCGAGTAACCGGTTGTCTTCCATCTTCACGTCGGTAATTTGACAACAGGTGTTACCCATCTCCACGGTCTGGCAGCGTTCTTTGTATTGTTCGTGGGACTGACCCGCATAGCGTGCAGGTTGACCCAGCTCACCGTGCGCCCGACCCTGTTTTACGCGCGCATTGAACTTCTCCACGGCTTTCGCCATAGCTTCGGGGTTCCAGACTCGACCTAGTTGATCCGGCTGACCCAATACCTTCACCACCACTTCGAGCGAACCATCTTCTTTACGCACCAACTCCGTCATGCTTTACTCCTTGCTATCTTGAATGGACGCAAAAACCGCACGCAGCAATGTGGGCGGCTCCGCAGCCACCAACAGCGGTTCGATTTCTACGACGGGCTTATTCGGAAACGCCACCAGCGGCATTCTAAAACGCATGCCGTCCCACAGCGTCCGAACATGCGTGATGACTTCGTGGAATGCTTCCGTCGATTCCATCACGCGTGTCTCCATGAGTGCGAGCACGTGGCGGGTTTCACGCAATGCCAACATCGGCGTTACACCGCAACCGGGTTTGAGCGCCGTGCGGATCTTCCAACCGCCTACCTTATCCGTGGCTTCAAAGAAACCATTTACCACCGCAGTCTCAATCACGTGCCTTACTCCTGTAATAGTCCAATCAATGGGGCAACGGCATAAAAAAGAGACCAGCCGGAGCTGGTCTCGAAAAGCCTCGCCCGTCAAAGCGAGGTCCCCACGATGTCGGGTTAAACGTGCTGGTCGAGCCAGGCCTTCAACGCCTGCTTCGATAGCGCACCGGCTTTCTGCGCAACGATGGCGCCGTCCTTGTAGATGAAGAGTGCGGGAATACCGCGCACGCCGAGCTTGGTCGGAACAGCTTCGTTTTCGTCGACGTTCACTTTCACGATCTGCAGCTTCTCGGCGTATTCGGGCGCGATGTCCGCAAGCGTCGGGACCAGCGTCTTGCACGGACCGCACCACGGGGCCCAGAAGTCGACGAGCACCGGTTTGGACGACTGCACTACCTCTGCTTCGAACGTCGCGTCAGAAGCGTTTTTGATGATTTCGCTCATTGCTACTACAATCCTTGCTGTTAAGGGAGATGGGACACTGCATAGACATACAACAGTGTCCCGGCATGTTACAGCGTCGGCTCGTCAGCACCGATGAGATCCCCCGAGATATTCAGGTTCCCATTGATCACCACCGGCGTATCCGCCGCCACGACAATCACCACCTTCGCGTCGATCAGAGCCTGGACCCGCTCGTCGAGCTTGAGCAGGCGCGCTGCCATGTCTTCGGTCACGTAGTAGCGCATCGAGTGATCAGCCAGGTCGTCGCCGGTGAGCGCCAGCACCATCTGCAGCACCTTGACCGTGAGGCGAGCCCGCGCGTCTTCGATGTTGGTGACATTGCTGACCGCTTCAAGCGTCACATGCGGCGCCGACACCATCGGCAGTTCGTCATCCGGCTGCGGCACGTTCACGCGCAAGCCTGCCGGAATCGGGCCACTGCCGAGCAGATGCAGGTTCATGCGGCGCAGCTGCGCGACTGTGGTATGGAACTCGATCGCCAGTTCGGTGATCTTGTCGCCTTCCTTCGCTTCGATGTAATACTGGTGCGTGACCGGATCGAAGATAGTCGGGCGGACTTGCGAAGGCTGCACGGTCGAGTCCACCCCGGCCAATGCTTCGAGCACAATGCGCGACCAGTTCTCGAACTTGAGTCCGCTCGCGAGCAGTTCCTTGATCGTGCCGCGCGGGCCGTCCTTCAGTTCTTCTTCTGCCACCCGTGCCTTGAGCGACTTGGGCACGACGATCAGGTTCACTAGACCCAGGTGCACCTTGCCGACGTTATCGCTGTCGTCACGGATGAAACCGAGGTGTTCGAAGCGAAACAGCGACGGCGTATTGAGCGGGGTTGCTTGGAGACCGTCGGCGTCGACGAAGATGAGCTCTTCGCCTGCGACTTCGCGTTGCAGATTGGTGTTGATGGTCGCTTCGGTGTCGAGCACTGACTGGTCGTTCACTTTGACGTCCAGATAATCGACGTGTCCGCCGTAGCCCACCGAGAACTTGCCACCGAGGCGCTCTTCGCCGACCTTCTTGGTGCGCTGATACGAGGAGACTTCGTCGGTTTCCCAGTTGATCGGTAGCCCTTGACGGAAGGCTTCGTCGTCCTGAAACACGACCGGCGAATACGGCAGCAACTGACGGTAGAACGGATTGGCTTCCAGACCATCGCGCTGACGGATGACGGTCTCCGCACCGACGATGGAGAGCCACGTCTTGTATTCCTCAGCGCTTAAGCGCGTGAGGCCGTGCGTGAGTCCCATGCCGGGCAGATTGTCCGTGAAGTCCTTGTCGATGGCAAGGATGTGACCGGGGTGTTTATATGTCTTCATCGTGGTTCCTTTGTTTTTGTGAATCGATCGATGGGAAAGCATCTGGGCGAGAAATTCACTCGTCCAGCGCTCTTGCGGGGAAAGCAAACGCTTAGCCTGTTCCGCCTGCTGCCGCTCCTGCACCACCTGGGCGGGCTCATACGTGACGAAACTGTACTTGATACCGTGGATGCCTGAAGTGTGATCTTCACGCTGAGTCTCAGTCCACTGGGTCGGACGAATGGCCGGAAAGAAGGCATCACCCTCAAACTCTCGATCAATCTCGGTGATGAGGAGTTTGTCGGCCTTGGGTAAAGCTTGTTCGTAGAGGGTCGCACCGCCAATGAGAAACATCTCTTCCTCACCACGGTACTTACAGTATTCGATCGCGGCTTCCAGCGAGCCTGCGGTCAGACACCCTCTAAACTGCGCGGTCGCTTTGGTGGTCACGATAATGTTCTCGCGACCCGGCAAAGCGAAGCCGATGGACTCGTGCGTCTTGCGCCCCATGATGACGGGTTTGCCCGTCGTGATGCGCTTAAAGTACGCCAAGTCCTCCGGCAGATGCCAGGGAAGTTGGTTGTTCAAACCAATCACACTGTTGCGGTCTCGCGCAGCGATGATGACAAGCTTAGTCATTACTAATCCTTGGTTATCCGATTTTGTTCATTGACTCTGTCATCACCCAAACGAGGATGCTGCCAAAGCTGACCAGCGTTGTCACGAGCGCACTGGTTTCTACCCGACAGACTATCCGGGACTTCTCTTCTCGCATGGCGCACATGGCGAACACAATGAGGGAGAGAACGAAAATCGAAAAGAGGGGGAAAAAGATCATAAGCGTTTCAGCACGAAGAGCAGCACGCTACTTAAGAGCGCGAGCTGTCCGAACCAGATCAGAACTCCAGCGTAATGAAAATGTCTTGCCCGGATGCGCCGCGCTTGGGCGTGATCGGATCGACGATACTGACGAAATTGGCCTTCTGCCCGAAAGCAACACAGTAGCGCCAACAGAAAGAACAGTGCACTACTAAAGGACACCAGCGCACAACGTTCGAGCGGGGTGTCAGCATAAGCTGCCTCTACGCCGTAAAAAAGTTGTTGCGCCAGACTCAGCAGGAACTGCGCGAACCACCAGGCTAAGGTCGCACCGGTAATACAGCAGCCCAGCAGAAACAAAAGAGAGCCCACGCGGTCGCTGGCGGTATATGGCTTGCCCTGCTTGTGCTCTTCTTGCGTGATCCCAAAACAACTCAGAAGGGTAAGACCCACGGCGAACATGCCCAGCCCCACGTAAAACCACATGAGCGCATCCTAAAAGGAAATAAAGAAGAGGGCCGAAGCCCTCTCCTCAGTTAGGGATTACTCCCAACGGTCGATGATGATGGTGCGATCGCCAAACTCGGTCTTCACCTTCAGACGGCGGGGCTGTTGTCCGCTCGTGCCCTTCACAACCATGAGGCCGCACGCCTGACGCTTCATGTCACCTTCGAAGACGGCTTCGTTGGAATACGTTTCCACCACGCGCGAGATGTCGTACAGATCCTGCTTGAGCAGTTGCGGAAAGAGCGCAATGCCCTTATCGCGCCGCTCGTTCTGCTTGTCGTACGCGCCATCGATGATGAAGAGTGCCTGCTCGCCCAGGTGAGTGAACACCGACGGGCCGAACATATGCGGCGCCTTGACGATCGCCTGCACCTTGTGGTACTGGTTATCCGCCAGGTTCCACATGTCGGGCGTGGTGCCCACCAGGTTACCCCGGATGTCCTTCGACGAACGCTGATACATCGACACGGGGTTGCGGAAGTCGTCGAAGTCGTACATCAAGATCGGAGGCGCCTCCATATCGGCCGCAGTTGCCACCCCGGTGAAGAAGTTCGGCGCCCACGGGATGTAGATTTCGATCTCCAGCGCCTTCGGAAGCACTTCAGCCTGGAACTTGTTCCAGGACATCGTCACCGGCGGCAGCTTGAGGTCTTCTTGCTGCGTGTCGATGACGTCCTTGGTCTTCGGTGCCAGGTGGGCGAACACGCCAGCCGGACGCTCTTCTGCAGCGGGCGTGAAGTTCAGCAGATCACGCGCATCCCAATGGAACGCCTCCTTCGGGAGGTCCTCGAGGTACGCCACCCGCCGCCGCAGCGAATGCTGCACGCCCAGTTCCGCGACGCGCTTTTCAGCGATCTGGAGTTGGTTCATCGTGGGAGGAGCGACCGGACGACGGAAGACGTCGGCTTGCGTCTTCTTGCCGAACTTCTTCTTGATCACCTCGAACGACTTGCCTTCGAGCAGATCGTCCAAAACCGTACCGACCATGGTCTTGTTCGGATGGGCCCAACCAGTCGCTGCGGTCGACACGGCACGCCAGAGCTTGTTCTCACGCGCGCGGCTGTTCTTTTCGGCTGCGCGCTCGACGGCCGTTTCGTAGAGCCAACGACCCGAGCCTTCGATCAGTTCGTCGCCGGTGAGAACTTCCGCTTCGATGATCTGCATGAGCTTCTTGAGCGTGGCCACCGAACCCTTCTCAGTCTCGAAGAACTGCGCCATCAGCTTGTAGTCTTCACGCAGTTGAGCCTGACGCTGACGCGGCGTGAGGCGACCCGTGTGTTGCAGCATCGACGGTACCATGATACCGAAGTGCTCGAAGCCACCCCTTTCGTACGCGCCCCAGATCTGCTTGTTGTCCTTGAAGGGACCGACCACCCGGCCCGATTCCACCACTTCTTGCATACGCTCGACGAGCGTGAAGTAGTAGTTATCCGTCGGGAACGTTGTCGAATCCCACAGGACTGACTTGGTCTTGCCGTCCTTGTCGATCATGACGGTACCGGCGTAGTGCTTCATGAACGAGCCACAGCACGAGCAGGTGTGGTAAGCACGCTCGTCTTCGGTCAGTGCGCCCAGATAGACGTGATTGAGCGTCACATCCACCGAAATCTTGTTTTCGACCATTTGCGGGGTCGGCTTCATTTCCGTCTTGGTGCGGAAGAGCGACGTACGACCTTCGGAAAGACGCTGGTCGAGCGTACGCTGCATGTGCCTCACGAGCGCCTTGTAATCGGCGTCGTACTTCGTGAACGGCTTTGTGGTGCCGGTCGAACCAGCTTGCACTTGTTCCATTTCTAATTAACTTCCTAACGTGATGGGGTGATTTACTGCTTGACGTTTTACTGCCTTTGCATCGCCATACTCATGGTCACCGGATAATCGTTGACCAGCTGGATATGCTGCGTGAGGAATTCACGCGCTTCTGCTTGCTGCGGCGGGGTACCAACCAACCCCATAACCACGGCCTTCTGGATCGTAGTCGGGTCCGTCAATGCTGAGACAGCGTAGATGGGTTTGGTTGCCACAACGGCAGCCGCTAACTGCTGGGGTGTGGCGCCCGCGGGAAGACGAGCAAGGTTTTCGATGATGCGCTCAGTCGACTGCGGGTACTCCTTCGTGTTGCGTCCGCAGCAGCCTTCCAGCACCGCCTGGTTCGGACATTCCGCGCAGGTAAATTCCTTAACGGAACTGACATCCGGCACACCGAGATCCGTGTGGACCTTGACTTGCTCGGGAGCCGCATTCGCGATCGACGGCTTGCGTTTGCAGTCCTGATCATTGAGCGGCCGGTTACGCGTGCAACAGTTCTTCGGGTCAGCACAGTCCGACTGAGCCGAAGCATTGCCTGCCAATACTTCCGGCTTGACAACATGCGGATTAACCGTACCCGCGACTCGTTGCACCACCGATTCGAGACTCACGTGCCCGTAGCAGATCTCGTTGGCGAACTGCTTGAAGGCCTGCGCGAGACTGATGCTGTCCGGCGAACCGAGATCCTTCATCAGTCGCTTGATGATCTCTTCCTGCTGGCTCGCACTGACGCGATTGACGAGTGACGGCTCGTGCAGGTGCGCCACCGCGGAGCCCAGCTTGACAATCCAGGTCTGATCGTCCTTGATGGGCGACGGCTCGACTTTGCGCAAGTACTTGACCCAGTCGGCCTCGTACTGGATTTCGTAGGGCTGGCCCGGTGCGACCACGACATCGACCCTCGACGTCTGCTTGGCCTTGTTGATCAGGTGGTCCAGCGAGATGCCGACATTGTCCGTCACCATTTCCCGCGGCAGGAACCAGCCTGCTTCGGTGAACTTGCTGGAACGCTCTGCATCCAGTTCGGTTTGCCGATTCGCTAACGCGATCTCGTGATTGCGAAGCTGGTCCTCCAGTTCCGCGATCTTGCTCTTGAGCGCATCGACCACTTCTTCCCGATACACCGTTGCCGTACACGCCATCGCTTCCTCGTACGTCATGCGAGCCTGTTGTTGTTCTGCGCTCACTACGTTCTCCTGTTGAATAGTTTTCTGAGCCACTTGCCCGGACGATTCCACCACATGTGGCCGTGCACGTAACCCTGGTTCTTGTCTGCCATTTCCTGCATGAGCTTCGGATCGCTGAACACGCGTCGATAAATCTCATTCACCTCACTGCTTGTCTTAACGAGACCATCCGCGTTGACCAGACCGGCTGCGTCAGTCGGCAAGTTCTCCAGCGACTTCAGAGCTTCGTCCAGATGCTCCTGTGGCGTCTTGAGCTTCCAGTGCTTCCAACAAATCTCGTCGTCACTGCATTTCTCTTTGACGAACTTGATGCGCGCCATGTCGAAATAGTAGAGTTCTTCCGGCCAATGGGGAAACTTCATGTTACTGCGCGTGGCTATTTTCCACCATGGGTCGTCGGTCTCCATATTCTCGACCATGGTGTAGCGTGCTCCGACCCATTCCTCGATCTGCCAGAACTCCTTGAACGCCGAAAGCTCTTTATGAAAGAACTCCTCGGCGATAGCGGGATCGAAGTAGCGCATCGCCCGCTGGTAGAACTCCGGCTTGAAAGTCTTCGGCGTGTACCACGGACTGTCAGGCCACGCCGGTTGCTCACATTCAGCCACCGTAAAATTCAGCGCCGTCTTGATGCCCACGATCACGGCTTGCAAGCAAGCACGATTGAACTGAATGCGGCGCGCTTCTGCGGCGGCTTCTTCCCGGCGTTTTGCGTACAATGCCTGAATAGTGCCCACTCGTTCAGTGATCGCGGCTTTCTGCCGACGAAAGCGTCCCGGATTCACGGTGTGCTCGAAACTGTAAGTGCTCATCCTGCTTCCTTGTTTTTTTTGTACCTTAAGCGGCTGTCGCGCTCTTGTCGATCCACTCCTGCACAAAGCGGGAGAGGTCAGGTCGATCCGGGTAGCCGAACTGTGGCATGTTCTCACCGGTGTGGCAGGGGAGCACGTCCCATTCCAACCAGGAATTGATCTGCATGTCGACGTAGATGGGTGCCATGTTCGCATCCACCCGGTAGACGTTCTTGAAGAGCTTCTCGTCGTAGGCCTTCTTGAAGCCCTCGTTGACGCGCTTCTTGAAAGCGATCCCTTCCTGGTCGATGCGGTCGCTCTTGCCATTCTCGGCCGCACGTGTTTCAAGACGCTTGACGCCTTCTTCCACGTCCACGTCAAAGTAAGCGACAAAGTCAGGCCAGGCGCCGTTACGAGCGAAGGTGTCCAGCATCGTCACATCCGGTCCAAGACCACGCGCGACTTGCTGATACGCGTAGCTTGACATCGAGAAGCGATCACACAGCACGATGTAGCCTGCTTCCAGCGCCGGTTTGATCATCTGTTCGACGTGTTGAGCACGCGCTGCGGCAAAGAGCAGCATCTCGCAACGTGGTACGCAATACTGCGTCAGGATGATGTCCCGAATCTCTTCACTTACCGGCGTGCCGCCTGGTTCGCGGGTCTTAACCACCTTGTAGCCCTGCTTCGTCAGACGCTCGTAGGTAGCATTCAACGAAGTCGTCTTGCCTGCACCGTCCGGTCCTTCAAACGCGATCCAAATACCCCGAGTATTGCTCATTGCTTTTTTCACCAAAGAATAAAAAGGGAGACACCCCAACTCCTGTGCTAGAAGTGTCTCCATAAAACGGGTTAAGCCGCGACTGGTTCCGTGCTTGCCAGTAGCTGCAGCGTCAGATGATCACAACGGACATATGAGGCTGGGATCTTGATGCCTGACATCACAGCGTAGGCAGTCGCGAGGGACTGGATCACGTTGGTATTGAGCAGCGTGACACCCTTCAGTACATCACGATAGCCGGTAAGATTTCTCGAGAAGACCGACAGGCACGGAAACTCATCAGCTTGCGCTGCCGCGAGAATCAATGCCCCGACACTGGGCATCAGGTACGCATAGGTGCGCGCATCCAGGTCAGGACACTCGCGTTTACCCAGCAGGTTGGTCACTTCCTGATGCACTTGTTGTTCACTCACGGCCCGCAGCGCCATATCGAAGTCCAGACGCACCCAGAGGGCCTTGGTGCGGTTGTCTACCATACGGAGGACCTTGGGTATGCGTACATCATGGAAGGCCGCTGAGGCCGTTATAGCGCGTTTGGCATCTAGCAAGCGTGCTTCGTCCATGTGACCCAATTCGAGAATCCATTGGGCGAAATCTGCCGGGCTCGGCTTGGTCGTGTACTTTTCCAAAGCAGGCGGAAACTCGCGCGGCACATCGTAGTTGCCACTGCGGTCACGGTAGCTGCGCATCTCCTCGGCGGTGACACTGATGAACTGATCCTCGGGGTTGGGTGTGGCGGGAAGCGGCAAAGCACGCACCAAACGTCGGACCTGGCGTTTAGTAAATTGCAGGCTACTGATCACGTAGAGAATAAACGCAATGCGCCAGTACAGATCGGTCGCACGCAACTGGCTCTTGGCTTGAGTCACCAAGGGCGTCAAGTCCTGCATTAACAAATCAAGGTAAGACACAGTAATCCCCAAACGGTGGTTATATTGCTAAGTTAGTAATATAGGGCTAACTTTCGTTGTAATGACAAAAAAAGAGTGTCGGTCAGGACACTCTTCACCCACGCCTTCGTTACCGAAGGCGCAGGCGAGCAGCCGCAAGGCTACCGGAGAGACGTTTGATCAGAAAGGCACTGCGACCCCGTTTGACTTCAAGCGTGGTGGCGGGCATCGACATGCGATCGAGCTGACGGAACAGCCGATCATTCATCGTGCGATCATGCGCGCTCAGGCGATGGGGCTTGTCCGCCAGAAAGCCGATGTGGGCAATGCCCTGCTGCGTGTCGTAATGGACGACGCCGTGGCGCTTGTCTTTGCTCATCTGTGCGGAGACACCGAGCTGCACCGAGTTATCGTGAAAACCGAGGTAGTCAAGCAACTTGAAGAGCATCATCGTCTCCTTTAGGCGTGGGCGAAAGTCGGATGAGCTTTGATCACATCAGCCATCGCTGCGTAGAACTTTTGCATGTCGTCATCGCCACACGCATAGTAAAAGCCCTTGTACACATCCGGATCACACGCCCAGCGTACCCCAGTGTCAGTGTTGTTACCGTACGCCTGATCAGCGATCCCGAAGTCCGCCGGATTCAGCCCAGCATGCTGGATTGCCGTCAAGTACAGCGGCAATTGCGCCACCCGAAAGTTGGTCGCATGATCCATCGGAATGTTGTCGTCGGTAACGCCCGTATCCTGCGTGTCGTCAAAGCCGCATTGAAACGACTTGACGATCTTCTTTACACCAGGCAAATCAAAAATCATGTCCATCGTGATCACCTCATTCTAATTAACTACGCATTGATGAAAGTTACTGCTGCTCGCCCTTTTGCTTGGCTTCTTCCCAGGCTTTGAACGATTCTTGCCGAGTGTCACCGAAGCCAAAATACTTGTCGCACTCGGTGATGTACTTCAGGTGCCCAAAGCCGACACGGCGCGGCTGGTTCAGGCGGGTAGTGGGCAGGCCCTTGATCATCAGTGCCATTACGGTTGCTCCACTCGGGGTTTCTTGCTCATTTCATTCCCCTTCCACGGGTTTATCGATGTCGGGATACCGCTTACATCGTGACAAAGATGGTCTGTGACCAGCTGGTTGACTCCAGTACTCCGCCACTCACGGTAATGGTAAATGCCCCACTGCCTTCGGTCTTGATTTTGAACGTGATGTCGGTGTCAAACTCAACATCTTTGTACTCGATTGTATCGATCACCCAATCGATCAGGCGACGGATGTCTTGTTCTGCGCGACTAGACTCACCCTCGCGCGTAAAGGTCCACGCGATGAGCGACTCCATGAACATCTGGAAGAGCCAGAACGAACGACCCTTGATTTTGAAGTCGTCTTCGTCCTTGTACTTCATGGACAATTCCATCGGCTGCTCAGCGGCTTCTTCGTTATGCTGAAGCGGACCGTAGGCCGCCCGGACGTTAGAAAGATCGCGGTACAGCGCGATCGGATCAGTCGTGCACAACTCATCTGCGTACTTGCTAAAGAAATCAGCAGTGTATGCACCTACGAATTCAACTTGTTTCATGGTCATTCTCCTCGTTGCAATAACGGAAATAAAAAGTGAAGCCCAGCGGAGATGCTCCCCGCAGGAAGCACCTCGACTTGGCTTACTTAGCCTTGTGCAGCAGCGGCGAAGCCTGCCGTTTGGAAGCCGTCGCCTTCAGCCTGTTGCTTGCGCAGATACGCAGGCACGTCGACCTTGCTATAATCGCGCCCGCCGGTTGCAGCAGCCGAAGCCATCGCACCCGAGACCGCGGCTTCCGCTTCGGCCGCAGACGTGTCGCCCACGTTCATGTGCAGCGCCTGGCGACCGTCGGCGAGTGCCGGAGCCTGACCGTGTTCGACCATGATGGCCAGAACGCGCTTGTGTGCAGCCAGGGCATCGGGTTCCGCGGACTCGATGACCGAACCGTACTTGGCGAGTTCGAGCGGGATGAAGCCCTGCGCTTGCGCTTCCTTCCAGATGTGCGCGAAGAGGCGATGGTTCAGCGGCAGCGGCGTCGTATGACCCTTCAGGCAGAAGATCACTTCCTTCTCGATGATGCCGAGCGAACGGTTGCTGGCGATCAGGCGACCATGCTCACCGAAGTACGCGGCTTCCGTGTGGAAGAGGATTTCCAGTTGTTCGATTTGAATTTCTTTCGAACCAAAGATTGCCTTGAGGATACCCATTTTTATTGCTCCTTGTTAAGATTGTAAAAGGCTATGCGTTGATGGACTTAGTCTAACTTACTTGCACTTGTCCTGAGTGCAAGCATGGGTGATCGGGTGGGAGTAGAAATACACTGCCGCCCCGATAGGAAAAACAAACATCAGGCACACGAAGATCACTGTGGCGATCGCCCCCATAGGCTGACCGAGAATATACGCATCAGTCGCGGCTTGTTCGCGCGGATCATCCAGTGCAGGAACATTCTTCTTCACATCCACTCCTTGATATGGTTTACCGTAAGATAAACCGCCGCGGTAAAAATCCGTTTAGTGATCGCTTGAGGCGGTGTACTGCTGCACCAGTTTGCGATAGGTAAAGAGTAATAACACAGCTTGGGTGCGAGCGGCCGTAAAGCAGTGCGCTTTCAGCAAGCCCATAAAGAGCTCCAGGCGATTGCTGATCACCGGGTTGCCTTTGAGGGCATGGCCAAACGCACTCAGCTCGCCGTCTTTGTGCAGATGCTGTTGTTGGAGCTCGCGGATCTGCACCGCCAAGCACTCGATCTCGTTCAGAATCGTCGAAGTACTACCGCAGCGGCGATAGAACGTACGACACGCTTCAAAATCTTCAGCCCGCGGCATGATCTTCTCCGAAAATGAATGGGCGGCATAAAGCGAAAAAGAGCCTGGCGGGAGACCGAAGCCTCAGCCGCCAGGTAAAGTCGCGTGGCGCCCCCTACAAATTACATCTTTAAACGAGTTGAGACGAGCCACACGACGAGCACGCCCAAAGCGACGCCCCATTCGATGGCCCACTTCTTCCAACGCGGCGGCATGCCAGACTCCTTAATGCAGGGTGACAGAGGGTACACGTTGTGCACCACAGGATGCCTTTGCATTGTCGAGGATCTGTTCGCCGTATTCGAGGGCCTGGTCCGCCAGGTCTTTGAGCAAGTTAAGCTCGCCCTTCATCTGTTCGGGGATCGCATCACCCAAGCGATTGAAGTGTTCATGGATTTCTTGAGCCCGTGCCATCGTGAGCTGCAGACATTCGGTCACTTCGGTGAGGTTCACCGGACCAAAGACGATGTAGTGCTTCAGACGTTCAGCTTGCGTGCGTTGCATGGTAACTCCTCATTGATCAACTCATGGAAAGAATAAGGAAAGCGATTTAACTTCCCTAATTGCTAGGTTTGTTATATAGGGCTGAAAATTAATTGAATCTGCGGCATAGAGGCGGAGTGTGAGCTCCGCCTCGTATGACCTTTAGGTCTACTCACTCATTTAGTCGGAACAGTTTACAGGATGCTTTTAGTCAACCGTGAAGGGTGCCGTAGGCGGCGTGAAGTTTGCGGTGTAGCGCGCCAGGGCGCTGATGCGCAACTCGTCGAGATAGCCCTGCACCGGCAACGCAGTGTTCGCCGCATAGTTACCGACGGTCAGCGGGCTCGTGTTATCACCCCAGGTATTCGGACTCGTCTTGGTCATTACGGCGACGCCGTCGAGATACAGCGTGTAGGCGGTGCCGTGTTTGACAAAGGCGTAATGGTGCCAGTTACTAATGCTGGGGGCGGGCGACATATTGTATTCGCCGAGAGTATCCAAAGACGAATAGATATTGCCGCCGTAAATCTCGATAATCGTCGTGCCCTTGTGAATGATCACCCCTTCGGCGTTCGAACTATTCAGATAGAGCCAGAACTCGATAGTGAAATCAGATTTCAAGTGCAGATTAGCGACATCAGGTGTTTGAACATAACTGCCACTCACACCCAGCATGGACGAGCCACCAAATTTCGACTGGGCAGTAGACAAGGCTACGGTGCCCGTTCTGGTGAAGGTGTGCTGACCCGTGGTGTCGGTAAAAGTAGTGGAGCCATTCGCCCCGTCCATGTGCATGAGCAGAACAGTCTGGGGGGTCGCCCAGTTCAGATTCACCGTCGCAGTGCCATCTTCGTAAATCAATGACCCGCTCGCCTGGATGGTGGCCGTAGCTGCTCCACCACCTGCTGGATAAGTCGGTGCGCTCACCCAGCTGATTTCGCCGCGAATGAAACCATACCAGTCTGCCACCAAAGCGAGTGTGGCAGCCGGGTCGGTGGTACCACTGGGAATAACTACTGCGCCGGTTGGACTGGCTATTTCTGCCGCCAAGGCGAGACGCTTATACGTGATATCGACACTACCGATAAAGTTCGCATAATTACCCTGCGGGCCGGTGCCGGTCAAGGTCACTTTAGTATCTGCGCCATTGGCAAAAGAACCTGTTTGTAAATTACTCACCGTGACTTCATTGGGCAGATTAGGCGCCGAGGCATTCGTGGCGTCGATCAAAGCCAGCAGATTTTCTACCGGGGTTTTGCTAGGATTGATTTTCATCTGTTAGTCCATCGTGAAAGGAGCCGCGGACGGGGTAAAGTTACTCGTGTAGCGCGCTACACGAGAAATGCGCACTTCATCAATGTCGCCATTGAAGTAAAGTTCTGAACCCGCTGCCACCACCACTGCTCCAATCGATGCAGCATACACAGGGGTCGGCAGTGCATTACTGGCAGTGATTGAGGCTTTGGCAACCCCGTTGATGTAGATGGTCCAGACGTTGCCTGAACGCACTAATGCGACGTGCTGCCAAGTGTTAGCCACAATGGTGCCTGCGGCCGTGCCCAAGCCATTGATGAAGTACGAACCAGTGGAGGCGCTGTTTGACGCATACAGTGCCAGACCGCCGCCGGATGAATATAATTGCAAACCCCACGAACAGCAAATAATTCCGCGCTGCGCTGCATCGACCACGCTAGGGTTGATCCAGGCTTCGAGGGTGAAGTCACCAGCCTGAAAATTCATCAGGCTATTAGAAAACGTCAGGGCGGCTGCACCGTTAAAAGCAGCCGAGCCTGCGCCGAACTTCTTCGCGGCTGTACTGAGTGTGACCGCACTATTAGTAAGGGTGGCGCCGCCGTCATCGGTAAAGGGGATGGCATCAGCGTGGACCAGCAGATTAGTGAGCGGTTGGGTCCAGTTGACCGTGACGCTGGTCGAGCCGTCCTCGTAGACGTAGGAGCCACTTGATTGCAGCGTCACCGAGCCATTACCTGAACTCGCGGGAATCGTCAAACCGGGGGCGGTAATTTCACCCGGAATGAAGCCGTAATAGTTCTCGATCGCAAGCAGCGCAGCCGCGAGCGACGATGCGCGAGACACGGCAAGCGTACCGGTCGGGCTTGCTGTTTCTGCCGCCAGCGTCAGGCGCTTATACGTCACATCGACGCTGCCGGTAAAGTTGGCGTAATTACCCTGCGGGCCTGCACCAGTGAGGGTTATCTTCGTATCGGCGCCGTTCGCATACGTGCCTGACTGAAGGTTACTCACTGTCACCTCATTGGGAAGATTCGGCGCGGAAGGGTTCGAGGCATCAATAAGTGCCAACAGGTTTTGAAGGGCACTCTTACTCGGATCAATTTTCATACTGGTCGCCAAAATGAGGAGAGGTCATAAAATGCCCGTGTACGAATTGACGGCATAAAAAAGCGGAGCCGAAGCCCCGCTTTTCCTCAGCACTGAAATGCTTAGCTGGCGGCGTCGAAACCCGAGAGATCCGTCGTCGCAACAGCCGTGGACAGCGCAACCTGCGGCGCTTGCCAGGTCATGGCGATTGCTTGCAGCGAACCGTCCACGTACAGCAACGAACCCGCATTGGCCACCAGATCGAGCGTGGCCTGATTGCCGCTCTGCGCACCCGAAAGCGCCACGCCGGGATCGGCCGGATCTTCAAGATGCACTTCCGAGGCCACGAGGCCGAGCTGGGCGGCCAGTGCCGTGACGATGTCAGCGGCTGTGGTGCCGGTGGTCGCGGTATAGCTATCGACCGGGCTGAGCACCGAGTCGTTCAGACCCCGGCGCGTGTAGTTGACCGAGACCGAACCCGTGTAGCCCTGACCACCAACGGCCGTCAGTGCCACTGTGGTATTACGGCCGTCGCCCGTATCGGACTTGACGCTGGGTGCACCTGCAGTCACTTGCGTGTTCGTGATCGTTTGGCCGGTGTTAGCAGCATTGACGAGCGCGAGCAGGTTGTCCAACGCCGACAACGATGCGTTGATTTTTGCCATTTCCATTCCTTAAAGGGAGTGTTCTACTGCGGCTTGCGCACCTCTTTTTTATAAGAGATACACATAAGATTCAAATATTTTTTACTTCTTAGTCTATCGTGAATGCCGCAGCAGGCGGGGTGAAGTTTGCCGAGTAACGAGCAATCTTACTAAGGCGTAGCTCATCGATCCGGCCACTGAACGGCAGGTACGTGCTACCATTCAGGAAGCTACCGATCCACAACGCATAGTTGTTGCTACCAAACGTCGCGGAGCTCGTAACAGACTGAACCAATACCCCATCAACAAAACACGACCAGGTGTTGCCAGAGCGCACAAACGCAAAGTGCTGCCACGTTCCAACTTTGGTCTTCGACGAGTCCGGTGTGCCGACGATGACAGTGCCATCGGGACCCAAGATACGAACCAATCCACTAGTGGACTGGATGTACTGATACCCGGCCTGCGCCGAAGTACCTTTGGACAGGATCATGCCGTTCTGGGTTATGTTGGTGTGCCATGCCCAGAATTCGATCGTGAGATCGCCCGTAAAGCTCAGATCCCCTGGATCGGTCACTGCAAGATAACCGGAACCCGACGGGAAATAGCCCGCCCCAAACATGCCGACGCTGCCTGCTGCCGCTGCGCCGTTGTTCGTCACCGTATGGCTGAGAACTTCCGTGTAGCCGGTATTGCCTGCATTATCGAAATGCATCAACAGCTTCGTACTGGCGGCAGGTCCTTGACCGGCAGCGTTGGCAAAGCCCGGCAGATTCAAGCTAGTGACCGCCGCGCTCAGCGCCACTGTGTTCATCAGGTAGACGTCGGTACCCGGCTTATACACGTAACTGTTTGCATCAGCCACCAGGTGAAGCTTGGTGGTGCCTGCAGCAACGGGACCGTCTACCACATCCATCGGATCAAGGGCCAAGCCATACTTCGTGTTGACCTGCGCGATCAGGGCACGGATCGTCGTGGCCGAGGCGATCGTACCGAGCAACCAGGTGTTATTGGCGCCACCTAGAAACGCGTTCGCAATATCCGTGCGATTGTAATACAGCTTGTACGTGCCCGAGTACTGCTGCAGCAACGTCCCGATCGGCGCCACCGTCACGTAGGTGTTACAGTTCAGCTTCGAACTATCTACAACGGGCGCGCTCACCGATAACTGCGACTGGGAGATCGTCTGCTTCGCGTCAGCCTGAATCAATGCCCACAAGCCCGTCAAACCACCTGTCTTGACCTGGGCCAGTTTCTTCTGCATGACGAATGCAGAGATTTGACGCAACTGACCTTTGGTTGACGACTTCTGCATCACAAAAGCTGACACCTGACGCAGCGCGCCACTACTGGACAGCTTCGTCCACGTCACAGCAGGCATTGCCCGGAACCGGGCCGTCAGCGCATCCTGCGTCCATTGCAAGGCTGCCACGCGCCGAATTGACACTGCGGGATAATCTTGCGACCATTGCAGGGCTGTCACCTTACGCAACGTAACTGGGGTGGGTGAGCTGAACCACTGCACCGCCTGCATCTGACGGAAATACGCGTTGATGTTTTGTGTCGTCCACACGACAGGCGCGGCTTGACGAACCTGGGCACTGCTGCTCGTTCCTTGCCACACCAGTGGAGCGAAGTAGCGAATTGTTGTCGTCATTCACTCCTCCTTAGTTAGTGGGCGTCAGTACGAACTGAGTCTGATTAATCTTCGTGCCCGTCCAGCTCGCACCATCCGGTGCTTTTGTCTGCCAAGGCAACTTCTGGTTTAGTACCAATCCATTGCCATTGGCAAACTGACCAAGCGATGAGACGTTACTGGAAGCGTCCGTAAAGGTCGCTGCAATCTTGGCTGGACCGGCCGCACTGGGTTGAAATGAGAGCGTCGGTTGAACTGCCAGGACTTTCTGGCCAGTATCATTAACCGTGGCGAGCATCGTCACCGCCAGGGACTGGTTATCTACCGGAGACTGCGCATACGGACTGATGACAGGCGGGTTCTGGTTAGCCGTATTGAGTACCGTCACCAGATCGGCTGCGCCGTTGGGTGTCCATTCCGAGCCAGAGACGGCCGCCGCGCGCGACGCTTTGGCGCGAATCGGCCCCAGTCGACCCGGCGTCGATGCATCTACATCCAGGAAGTAGAAATCGCGATAGCCGCGCGCGTAATTCGCGCTGCCGGTCGACGCACCCCCAAAGGTAATGTAGCCGGTGCTGGCAAATACAGCGGACGTCACTGTACCGGAATTGATCAGAATGCCGTTGCCGTATACCTGGAACGTCAGCGCGACGCGATCGATAAAGACCTCGATGTAGATCTCACCACCCACTCCCACCATCCCTGCTGCGATCAGATGTGACTCATCGAGCAGCGAAGTCCAGCTACCGAAGGACGTGTTGCTGGACACGATGACAACGTGGCACGCCCCCACCGTGTTATTCACGATCAACTTCGTGCGGAAACCAAACCAATACTGCGTTGCCCCACTCCAGTCTTGCACGGCTGCGGTGGGCACGAAAAGCGCCCCACATTGTCCGGACGAATTGGCAGCGTTCGACAGAAAGCCATCGGCCGTCACGGAGAAGATGTTGCTTGGGGTACTGTTATTAACGTAGGTGAGCGGCTGACCGACGTTGCCAGTGTACTGGTTATAGATCGTGTTGCCGTTATAACTCGATCCAGCAGCACTCAGTGTCATCCCCACTGGCGCATTCTCAAAATGCCACAAATCGTGAAGGGCCATGTTCGTTACTCTCTATTACGGGGTGAGGGTCGCGACCATCGCCGCCAGCGACTGAGGCGTGAAGGACGTCCCATCCGGTGCTTTCTCGAGCACAAACGCGTTCTGATTCCAGTACATTTGTGCGCCGTTCGGATAGGTAATCTGTTTACCATTAACAGACTGGCCATTATACGCAACACTTGCCTGTGGTGCGAAGATGTAGCTTGGCGTGCGCTGACCCGACACGTCCGCTTTTGCAGCGAGAATACTTTCGCCTGCAATCAGGCCCGCATTCGAGAGCTTGAACTGCAGCGGGTCCATGCTCGCGGGCTCCGTCACCAGCGGTGCATTTTGCGTCGGCGTCGTTATACCCAGCGCCGTCGACAGATCAGCAAGCGCCGTGCTGCTATCGCTGGAGGTCCAGTTCGGTGCCGTCACGCTGGCCAAAGCAGCTGGCGTAACATCAATCGGACCAAGACGATTGCACTGTGTGGCGTCTTGCGTGTCGTCTAGGAAATAGACGTCGCGAATCTGGAACACGTAGCCCGCTGCGCCGTTATTCCCCCACACCAGGTTACACTTGTTATCCGCCGACACAAACGCATTGAAGTCGAAGAACACCGAGGGCTGCGCCACACCATCGATCCAGACGACGATCTGCGTATTCGCCCGGTCGATCATGATTTCGACGTACTGGTTGGTATTGAGCGCGAGTTGCGTATTGCTCACCAACGTTTGTTTGGTGCCCGCTGTATTCGTCAAGAACAACACCGGTGTGGCGGTCGCGATATTATTGATGCTGACCCGAAAACCGATGAAACTGCGCCGGGTCGTAAAATCACTGAGCGCCTGATACGGATGATTCGCATTGGGCGAATAGGTCCCGTAATTCGTATTCGGATAGGGGTTAGTATCCGTGCGGAAATACAGCCAGCCACCGCTCGAATAGATTGTCCCATACTGGCTGTAAACACCGGTGATGGTGAAGTCACCGCGCAAGAACTGCATCACCGTCGTATAGGTGGTGTAAGCAGGCAGATTGTCGAAGCCCCAAAAATCTCGGATAGCCATCTTTAAACTCTCTTGATGATAACGAACATAAAAACCCCGACACCCTCCCTGAGGAGAGCGTCAGGGCTCTCGTGCCGTTACTAGGTGGTCGACACGGGCTGGACGATCAACTGCGTCGCATTAAAGCGCGCATCACTCCACGCATTGCCACTCGGGTCCGTCGTTTGCGGACCCGATAGATCCCGACCGTAATCCATCGTCGTATCTGTGAAACTATAGGTAGGCAGATTCTTCGTGGCTGACCCGTTATTCAGTTGTGCCGTAACTTGCGCGGCCGTCGCCACGCTCGCCGCCATCTTGTACTGCACCGCAATCATGCCTGCACCCGCAGGCGCGGTCGACTGATACGTCACCGTGATCGGGTCGTTGGTCGGGGCATTGGACTGCGTCGGCGCAGGTGCCGGGGCTGCGCTGTAGCCGGTCTGAAAATCCAGCAAGGCGGACTTACCGTCGCTTGATGAGTAGTTCGGGGCGCTCACAGCCGCGTACTGGGCGACGGCCGACTGAATCGGACCCAGCCGCGTATTGGGTAGGGTGGCATCGGCATCGACGAAGTAGAAGTCCTGCAACGAGAAGTTACAGGCGTTCGTGGTCACTGCGTTCGAGCCAAATACCAGATACGTGAAGCCAGTCGCCAGCGCCGCCTTATCGATGATCTTCAACCCATCGACCCAGGCCGAGTACTGACTATTGGCGATGTCAAGCATCACTTCCACGTACTGTGTAACGTTCACCGTCCGGCTGAGCTGTGTCTCGTTCACCAGTGAGGTCGGCACCGCTGTCGCCGAGGAAGCCGTCCCAAATACCGACGAAGTGCCCGGTGCGGGAATCGCTGAGCTCCAGGTGCGAAAACCAAGGTAAGCTTTGGTCGCGCCGCTTTGCAGCAAAGGAATATCGGCAAGTGCCACGACCAGTGCCTGAGCCTGCGAAGTGCTATTGCCAAATCCCAATCCACCACCGCGATAAGTGCCACCCGACGCACCTGCCACCACGCTATTGATCACGCAGTTTGACGCACCAGCGCGCAGAATCAGCGTACCCGGATTACCGGTGAGCTGGTTATACGCATTGTTCGGTGTGTACGCAGCGATCGCAGTCAGCGGGACGTTGGATGCGTTGGCAATGTGATCGTACGTCCACAAGGCTCGCAAAGTCATGTTAATCTCTCTTCAAAGAAACTGGGTCTGGAAGCCATTTAGTAAAAAAATAACTTCCAGAATACACATCATTAGCCGCCTTTTAGTCGAGCACAAAGGGTGCCGCAGGCGGGGTAAAGTTCGCGGTGTAGCGCGCGATGTTACTCACCCGCAGTTCATCGATGTAGCCTGGGAACTGCGAAGCCGTGTTGTACTGGTTGCCGCCAATCGTCCACGTACTACCCGATAGTCCAAAGGTCAGTGCCGACGTCAGAGTACCTTGGGCGACCCCGCCGATGTAACCCGTGTAGACACCATTCGCGTACACCACAGCACAGTGCTGCCATTTGTTTAGCGTAAAGGCTGCAGCCGAGGCCAGTGACTTCCAGCCCGAGCCGTCGGTCAGGTAGATACCCAGTCCCTTGTCGCTTTGCTGACCAATGGAGGTTTGTGTCGTCGTCGTGTTGGCGGTCTTCGAACTGAGAATGGTTGTGTCGCCCAGGGCTGCGGTCCGATAGAGCCAGAACTCAACCGTCATGGCGTTACCAAGCACCATCGTCGAATCGGAGGCAACCGAGAGGTTACCTGTGGTACCCGAGTTATACGACTTGCTCCCCATGGCCACTTGACCCGTGGTAAGCACGCCATTACCGTTCGACGTCCAGGTCCGACCTGTGTCATCGACAAAGCTTTCCATGTGCATCAAGAGCACGGTGTTCAGGGTCTTCGGCGTGAGGATCGCGCTCGTCGCATTGATCTTTGCCGGAGTCCACAACCCACCATCCGGTGCCTTACGCTGCACGCCCCACTTCTGGTTATAGAGGTTCGTGTTCGGTGACACCACAATTTTACCCGCATCCAGCGTGTTCGATGCCTGACTAAACGACACATCGATCGAATTCGACGCTGAATCACCGATCAGGGTAAGTTGTGGCTGCACGGCGATGATGGGGGTATTCGCCGACACACCGGTGCTCATGTTCGCAGTCACGGGTTGATTATTCGCCGGGGCTGACGCACTAGGCGTCGTGACCGGCGGGTTCTGCAAGGCAGTCGTGATTGCTGTCGGCAAATCCGCCGCACTATTGAGCGTCCAGCCCGCTCCAGCGATATTCGAAAGCGCGGCGGGCGAGGAGCGAATCGGTCCCAATCGTACCGTATCCGTGCTGTCGAAATCCAGGAAGTAGAAGTCCCGATAACCTCGTGCAGCATTCGCCGTACCTGCCGTACCGCCCGTACCAAATACACCATAGCCGGTTGCGGGAAACGCGCTGGCGCCATACGCCGCCGAGCGCACGAGATTACCATTCACATACAACCAGTACGTGAATGTCGCTGAGTCCACGATGAGCTCCACATAGAGCTCAGTATTGGCGGGGGCCACCAGATCTGCTTCGTTGATCCAGATCAGCAGCGTGGCGGTCGCCCAGCCTGCGGTTGTAATGAAGACTCGGCCAGGCGTGGAGCCTGTGACGGCCTGAGTCGACTTGGTGCGAAAACCAATGCCCCACTTGGTGGCCCCCGACATGTTCAGCGCCTGCGCCAGCTTGAACCAAATCATGCTCCCGTTGCCGCTGGAGTTATTCGTCGAAGTGGCAAAGCCGTTTGCATCCACTGCAAGCGGGCTGCTTGCGTAGGTGTACGTGCAGCCTGGATTGCCCGTATAGTAGTTGTAAACGTTGCTCGGACCCGTTGTCGAGGTGAGGTCAGTCGTGCCGGTGAGCAAACTTGTACCCACTGGCGCATTATCAAACGACCACAAGTCATGGATTGCCATAACCTACTCCAATGTAATTCGATGACATAAGCGGACACCCAATCTCCTCTCCTCACCTAGGAGAAGAGACCGAATGCCCTCTCATGTTTAGTTGATGTTCGCCGCTGTGGTCGACTGCGGTTGCAACACCAGGTTAGTCGCCGAAATGGTACTGCTAGTCCAGGCGTTGCCATTCGGATCGGTCGTCTGAATGCCCGCCAGATCTCGTGTGTACTGCGCTGCGGTATCGCGAAACTGATACGTCGCCAGTGCCTTGTTGGTTGCGCCTTCTTGGAGCGAAGCCAACAGGTTTGTCGCAAACGGTACCTGCGCGGCGAGCTTATACTGCATCGCGAGAACCTTCTGTCCGGCCGGAACGCTCGCAGAGAAGTTCACCGTCATGGGTTGATTATCCGCGCCGTTTTGGACGAACGGTGTAATAGCAGGTGTGGCCGCGTAAGCCGTTTGCAAAGCCGACACTGTGTTACCACTCGAATCTGCCACGTACGTCGAGCCATTAAGCACGCTCGCGTCCAGATGCATCAGGAGCATTGTGTTGGCATCCGTCGTGAACGGCCCAGTCGGCGGAGTAAAGCCTGTCGTGTAGCGTGCCACATTCGAGACCCGGAACTCATCAATGTAACCTTGCCAGGGACTGGTTAGATTGTTATTATTGCCGAGAATCAGGTTCGCCGTATTGTTACCGAATGTCGCGTTGCTCGCCACGTTACCCAACGCCACCCCGTTCTGGTAAATGGTCCAGGTGCCTTGGTAGCGGACCAGCGCCAGATGGAACCACTGGTTGACCACCGGGTTACCTGTCACACTGAGCGCGGGCGTGCCCGAACTCTGGTCGGTAAGGAGCTGCCACACGCCTGAGACATATTGCAAACGCCCCCACGGTGAAGCGCCTGAGTCCTTACCCAGAAAACCTGCCGACTGCCCAGCATTGGTGCTCATGGCCCAGCACTCGTACGTCATGTCACCCGTTACCGTGCGGTACTGCACGGCATCAGGAATCACCACTGCGCCGCTGGCAGCACCATTCGTCGTAAATGAAGCGGGGCCAAACTTCGCCTGAGCATTCGAAATCGCCGATGCGCCATTCAGCGTACCGATAAAGTTTCCGTAGTTCGGCGCTTGCACGCCGCTGACAAGCGGGCTAAGCGGCGTGCTCGTGATCGGACCGAGACGACCATTGGGCTTGGTGGCGTCCACATCCAAGAAGTAGAAGTCTCGGAAGGCCTGTCCGAACGAGCCGCTAAAGGTTTGACCACTGTAGACGAAGTGAGTGAAACCGGTTGGCAGCGTCCCACTGGTAGTCGGCAGGCCATTGACGTAAGTCTGATACGTGTGGTTAGCGTTATCCAGGAAAACTTCGACGTACTGTGCACCTGCTACGCCCGCTGTCACGCGATTAAGCTGGGTTTCGTTGATAAGTGAAACAATGTTAGCGCCTGAACTGCCGAGCGCGCCCGACGCGGAAGACGGCAACACACCGAAACAATTACAACCGCTTGGTGCAAGACCAGTGGCGTAGGTACGGAAGCCCAACCAGGCCTGCGTAGCGCCACCCTGAAACAGACCAGAATCCGCCAGCGAAATCACATAACCCGCATACAGCGTGGAGTTACTGACCGCCAAACTCAGCCAACCCGGTGAAGGCGTGGTGCTGATGTTAGCGCCATTGGAGCTGTTGCCGGTCATGATCGCGCCAGGCGCGCCGTACTGAGTCTGAAGGCTATTCGGCGTGGCATAGGTAGTGCCGACCGTCAACGCAAACGCAGCCGTGAGCTGAACATGGTCAAACGAGATTAATGCGCGGAGCGTCATGATTCCCTCTGTCAAAAAGCTTAATGCATATTCCAGGAAAGCCTCTGGGAGGCTCTCCCAGAATCGGTATTACGCTTGTCGCGGCGTTTCGTTGTACTGCAAAACCAGAAGATTGTGTGGACCATTCGCCCACGGCAACTCCAGCACCAACGCGTACTTGAACAAAGCGTTCGAGGGTAGGTGCGTGTGGTTCACGCCGTTAAACTTCACCTCAGTCCCAGCCAACGTATAAGGCTCTTCTTCTTTGTCGGTCCATTGGGCACGATGCTCGCCCTTGTCATGGGTGCTCAAAGATGCCGCCAGAAGCGTCGCATCCGTCGCACTCAATACACCGAGTGGTACTTTCGTCAGCACATCACCATCGCTGGAAAAGTCCGTGAAGAAGAGATAGTTCGGCCAAAAAGTCGTTGCCATCTCACATCCTTTCTTAGAAGCCCGTCAGTACGTTCGAGTAGAACAGATTACTGATGTTAGGCAAGGGAGCCAACACGCAGTCAAATGACCCGGTGTACCCGTAGGAGGTCGACAGCGCAGTCAACGTCACGTGGGTGTTACCGTCGCTGCCGGTCGTGGTCTGCGCGTCGGCAATATCTGCCATCGTGAGCGTGAAGCCATACTGGTCACGAATCGTGGTGAGCACCGTGGACACATCGTTACCCGGTGCGGCCGTAATCAGCACCGGCGAGAAGTTGGACCACGCACCCAGATCGAGTCGATCGTAGTACAGCGTCAGGTAGCCCCGCATGGGAGCGCCCGGATTCATCAACACACTAACTTTGGTGTTCTTTCCACCCGCCACGTCCGCTTGTTCAGCGGTGGTCGTAGGCTTGATAGCCTGGACAGTGAATTGGCTTGAAGTAACCGTCAGGCCAGAGGCCGCACTGATCATTGACGCGAGGTCATCAATCGAGCTTTGATACAGACTCACGCTGACCTCCCGTTAATTAAAATGCAAGTAGAGCTGACCCTGAAACCAGGACCCTGCGACAGCCGTGATCACTGTCACGTTAGCGTACTTGTTACTGTTCGCACCCGGCACGCTTGCAGCGGGCAGCACATAGCGCGTCATCGCCAAATTACCCAGACCGCCTTGGGTAGCTGAATCCTGCCCACTGAAATTCAGGTCTGGGCGGCTTTGTTGCAAATACGCGAGCACAGCCGAGTAGTTCGCCTGGGTCCAGTTGGTCGGTGTGGCTGACGCAACGGACGAAGGCAAAGCCAGCAAGGCCGTGCGAATCTGTGAGCAATCCAACCCATAGGTCAACACGTCGGCTTGGGGCTTACGGCCACCGCCAAAGGTATTGCCCCCTGGATACAGCTTACCAGCGAGCACTTGATTCGTGATCGCCTGGTGCATGGTCGGCACCCCCTGCGTCCACTTAAACGTGAACGAGCCTTCGTAGCACAGCGAGCCTGCGACGATCGAAACCGGGTACGACGTTCCGGAGGTAAAGCTCGTGTTGCTAAAGTCACTCGGCACCAACTCCGTACCGTACTTCGTATTGAACGCCGTACAGAACTGCGCCGCCGTCATGGTAGTTGAGCCGAGATAGTTATCCAGCGTCAACGTCATGCTGCGGAAAAGATTGGCGAGGTTAATTCGCCGGTAGTACAGCGTCTGCGTCCCGATATACTTACCGAGGTTACCCGGCACTGAGAGCAGTCTAAGACTCGTGTCCTGGATCTGTCCCGACCCAGGCGTTACTGCAGTTGGCACCAACGTCCGAAGCATGTCGACCGTCAGCGGCACCTTCAAGCCCGGATTCGACGTGTTAATCAACCCGAGCAAGGTGTTCAACTGCGTGTCAAGAAATGGGTACATTCAACACCTCGTTTCAGGGAGTGGGGGTGACCCACTCCCCTATGCTCTCGACTTAGAAGTTGTTCGGGTCGAACGGATCGTTGTAGTGCAGATACAACGTGCCCGAAGGCGTCGTCTGACTCGCCGCCAGCTGAATGGCCATCACGTACTTGTACGCCGGATTAGTCGGATTGTTCACTGCGTCATTCAGTCCGTTCGAGAGAATGGTCGCCCCCGTCAAGTTCCAAGTCGTGTTCGCACCCGTGTCCACCCACAACGCCTTACCTGCGCCAACATCTACCGCCTGGATAGCGGCTAACACGGCATCGAGCTGCGCTTGCGTCATCGCGCCCGGCGCATAGGTGAGGAAGGTCGATTGCCATGACGTAAAGTCGTACGGATACAGATAGGCCGGACCGTACACCGCGGTAGCGGGCGGTGCTGACGCATCGGCCACCGGATAGTTAATACCCGGCAATTGCGTGGTCGAGGCAGCTGCATCAAGCGGCACGCCGCCTGCGACGACATTGAGCATCACACTACCTTGCCAGCCAAGCGAATTCGGATCGGCCGAAAGCTGCACCTGACCCGTACCGTCGCCATTGAGCGTGATGGGCAGATTCTGCAAATCCCCCTGCACGAACTGGATACCCAGGTAGTATGCGAGCTGCGGTAGGATGTCCCAGGTCGTCTGAGGGTTGCTCACGGCCAGATCCGTGACACCGGGCAGATTGGCCAGCTGGGCCAAATCGAGGCGATTGTAGAGAATCACCTGCGAGCCTTGATAACTTACTGAAGCCGCCGTTACTTTCACAGCGGTGTTGCGATCGCTTGACAGACCTTGCCAGGTCCCCGAGACCACTTTCGGATTCGAGAACGACAGATCAGACGCCATAAACGGCGTCGCATTGGCCGCGTTGATCGCGTTCAGCAAATCAGTCAAGGATGGGAGTTGAAAAGTCGACATATCTCACCCTTAAACGTTGTAATGCAAGATGATCCGGCCCGCACCCCACGACGCTGCTCCAGGCAGATCGAGATACAGTGCGCGATTGAAGTACTTGCTGTCCGCTTCCGGCAGGGCCGCACTGGGCAGGGTCACGTTCGTGAACTTTAGCCCATACAGACTGTACGGGGTCGAGGCCGGATTGGTGAAGTTGTACTGCCCGACGGTTGCTGCGTTGATCGAAGCCAGCAGCGAGTTATGGACTGTCGCGCCTGTGCCGGTTTGGGTGCCCAGGGCGTAGCTGGTCAAGTAAACAAGGACTTGAGCCAAGCTCTGGCTCGCCGCTACACCCGCTTGGTTAAGCGCATTAGTCCAGTCAATCGAGTAGAAATCCAGATCCGGCACGTAGATCGAGTTATCGACCACGTTACGCCCACCAGGGAACACTCGCGCGTTTTCCAGACTCGTCACCGAAATCATCGAACCGATGTCTTGCGGCGCTTGCACCCAGTAAAGCGCAAAGCTCCCGATGAAACCGGGGCTGCCGGTGGCGGCAGCGACGTTCACCGAGCTGTTACGCGTGCCTGCGGCCAGACCGATCGCCGCAACGGCGTTGGTGTTACCCGCGGGCAGGCTTGCATCGACGATGTCGGTTGCGCTCAGGCTCAGACCGTACTTGGCGTTGATCGATGGCAACAAGTCCGAGATCTTGTACGGGGAAACACCTGCTCCAGCAGGCGAATACTTGTAAATAACGATCGGCAGATTGCGAAACAAAATGCCGAAATCCAACCGACGATACAACAGCGTGGTGTTACCCACGTATTTGGTTCCGGCCTGTGCGGTGACCTTGATCGACGTATTCTGAACATTACCGCCCGTGGGAGTGACAGCGGTCGGCGTCCCGTAAAGCGCATTCGTCGCGGTCAGCGGTACAGGCAGAGAGGGATTCGCTTGGTTGATCAGGTCAACCAGCATCTGCATGGACTGCTTGGGATAAAGAGACATGGTTCAAGCCCTAACGATTTTCGAGGACGTTGTAGTGAAAGTACAGGGCGCTGCCATAGAAGACGCCGCCCCAAATCGTACCGAGAATCACTACCCGATCAAAATTCTTGTTGCTGTCGGCAATCTGCGAGGTCGCATAATCACTTGCGCCGGTTCGATTGTACTGGGCGTCCGGAAAGTAAGGAATCCCGACTTTCGCACAGGCTGCGCTAAGCGTCGCGTAGTCCGCAATGCCGTTGTAGCCGACGTACTGGTTAAGAGCGTAGTACTTGATCGCCAACGCATCACGCATCGACGTGAAGTCGTAGTTCCACAGGTAATCGCGGCCATTCAAACGGTACGGCTGATGGTTGACGAGCGCGGCACTATAGTCATCAAACATCGTGTTCAGTCGATTGCTGGCGACCACCACATTCAGGTGCGGCTTGTCGTGGGTAATCGTGATGTCGACTGAGCCTTTCCACCCGAGCGAGTCATCGGCTGCTACCAGCGTCACGGTGCTCGACTGCAATAACGGCGGTGTGGTGATGTCCTGGGGAACGAAATCGTCCTCTTGCAGGAACGTCCCCAAGGACGCATTCATCAACGTAGCGATGCTCGCCAGCGTAAAGTTATCGAGCGACGCGAGCGACACCTTGCCAGCGAGATTGGAGAGGGGCACGCGGGTGTATTGAATCACCGCGTCCCCGTAGTAGCCGCGACCTGGCACCCCTGTGACGTCCACCGTGGTATCGTAGCCCACTGCACCATCTGGCGCAGCTTGCGGCGTACCGAAAATCAGGTTCTTATCCGAGAAGATCGGATTCGGGGTGAACGTCTCATTGAGCAGGATAATCAGCTGCTCTCCGGAGAGAGTCGTCGGCTGTGACGTAATGCCTGTCATCACTCTCTCCTTGGTTTAATCAACATAGAACGGATCGGTGTTCGGTGTGAAGGCTGCCGAATACCGCGCGACGTGACTGATACGCAGCTCTTCGATAAAGCCGTTTTGCACCACGGCCGGACCGAAGTACTGGGTCGCCCCGATATAAAGCCCGTCGCTATTCACACCCCAGTTACCAAAGGTGCTACTGGTCGCGACTGGCACGCCATTCACGTAGAGCGTTGCTACGCCGCTGAGACTCACGAGTGCCACGTGGTTCCACGCGCTGACATTCAGCCCCGCCCCATCAATCTCCTGGCTGCCGTCTGCGTTGTAAGCGTAAAGCCGCCCACCATTCACCGACAGCGCATTGCCCGAACCCTTTGCCACCAACACCTGATGCGTCGTGATGTCGCTCAGGAAGGTATTGAACTCAATGGTAAAGTCGCCCGTCAATCGCAGTTCCGGTGCATCCGGCGTCGTTACGCCGCCGTTGCCCGGAATCAGCAACGACGAACCACCCCAGAGCGACTGCGCAGTGGAAATCGCTGCGCCGCCGTTGGCGGTGAGTACCCGCGCCGGATAGGCCTGGTCATGCAAAACAGTCGAGCCATTGATACCGTCAAAGCGCAACAACATCGCGGTCTTCACGGGCGGCAACACGTCGGTGTTCGCATACGGGTCGATGAGACCATAATGCAGGAACATGTAACCGGAGTAACCCAGCGAGTACGAGTTGTTCAGCTTGACAATCAGTACGTACTGGTAAGCCGGGTTGGGGGTACAGATCGAATCGCCCAGCGGCACGAAGTCCGACACCAGGCCGTTGTACACCACCGAAGCGCCTTGCAAGCTGTACTGGGCCGCCGCGGTGTTGGTCCAGTTGTTACCGGTCAATGCTTTCAGATCCAGCGTCAACTGCGTGAGGTCATTGCTTGCCGTCGTGTAGTTCTGCAAATGCGCCTGATACGGCGTCATGTCGCGGAAGTACGAATACAGCTCACCGAAGGGCTTGCCTGCATCAGTATTCGGATACAACAGACCCGCGAGCGTGGTGCCGGTAGCCACTGTGCCCAGATCGTAGTTACCAGCTTGGAACGGCAGCGTCACCGAACCAATCCAGCCTAACGAATTGGGCTGCGCAGTCAAGGTGACGGAGCCCGAGCCATCCGGGCCAATCACCAGCGGCGTGCTGTCGTTCAGGTCGCCTGCAACAAAGTTCAGACCGAAGTTCGCATTGAGCACAGCCCAGAAATCTGCGACCGTGGTCCAGCCGTTGCCAAAGATCGGCTGGGGCAAGAGGATCGCCAAGTCCGCCAGATTCAGGCGTCGATAATAAACCGTTTGCGCGCCTTGGTACGGCGCATTGACATCGTTGACCGTAATTAGCAGCGACGTGTTTTCAATTCCCTGGGGGTCCTGATAGACGACAGGATTGCCAAAGATGTACTGACTGGGCACGAGTGTCACGCCCTTGTTCTGAGCCGCAATCGCACTCAGAATCGCAGTCAGTGGTGCGGGATAAAGCGTTTGCGCCATGACTAATCCTAGCTCTGGTTATAGTGGATGAGCGCCGCGCCTACGTAGGTGCCACCCACCACGTTTTTCTGAACCACGACCCGCTCAAAGCTGGTGTTCGCGCCAGGATACTTCGAAGTCGCGTAATCGGTCACCATGCCTGCTACAGGGGTGGGCCAGTCGGTGTAGCCAAACTGTTTCTGAATCGCTGCCTTGAGCAACGCCAGATTACTCCAGGTACCATTCGCGCTCACGGCCAGCGCATTGGCTGCGGCCGTCGTGCTGTAGAACGGCGACATATCGACATTCCACATCTGCATGCCGATGTCAAGCTTATTGAGCGTCGGGTCGATCTTATCGTAGTTTTGTGTGTCCAAACTCACACTGCGGATAACCGAAGAGAGTTCCGGCCAGATCCGGTGAAATTCCAATACCATCGAGCCGGTATAGCCGAGCGAAGTCGGTTTGGCGACGATGTTAATATTGACTGCCGCGCCTGCGTCGACGCGCGCGATGTTGGTATCAACGACGTCGTCCTGGGTAAAGTTCAACCCCAGGTACGCATTGACCGTGTCGAGCATGTGGTACAACGTATCGGCACCCACACTGCGCATGACCGGAATATAGTCGTAGGCTTGCGTGAGGTTAATGCGCTGATACTTAAAATCCTGATACCCGTGATATACCGTCCCCAACACCCCAGTGGTCGGGACGATAGAAGACTTGCCGTCCGAGGCACTCGGGTCCAGACGTGCGCCGCCCAGATACAGGTTACTTTTCGTAACCGGTGTCGGAAGATGCGGGTTTGCCTGATTAATGAGTGCCAACAGCCGGTCGGAAGCGACTGGCACAAAAGACATACGTACCCCTTAACGAATAAAGAGGGGACCCGAAGGTCCCCTCTCGTTTTAGGTCTGAACCAACAAAACGACTTAAGCCGGTTGGGTGTACACGAGACCCGTGAGCGTCGGTGACGTAATGACGCTCGACAGCGGAATGTCGTTGGACTTGAGCGTGAGGGTCATCACGCCTTCGTAGACGACCGAATCCGCCGTGGCTGCAATCTGGAAGTTGTGCTCTTCGTTCGGGATGCCGCCGGTGAAGGTCGGCAGCGGGCCGTCCGTGTAATCAGCCGCCGTCAGGTTGATCTGGTAGGCGACGTTCACTTCCGGAATCATATCCGAAATGTTCACCGCATTACCGAGCGCGTAGGTCGTCGAGCGCGCGCCCGGAATCGTTGCCAGGTCCACCCGGTTGTAGTTCACCACCACATCGCCCGTGTAGCCCGAACCCGCTTGCGCGGACACCGTGATTTGCGTGTCCGGGTTCGGATTGGTACCCGTCATGGCCGTCGGAATCCCGAAGGAGATCAGAGCGAGCGTCAGGGCACTGGCGTTGTCGTGGTTGATCTGATCCAGAAGGACCTGATCGGGGTCTTTGGTAAAGTCAAGTTGCCATGCCATTTTCGTTACCTTCTGGAAGGTTAATGGAGTCGAAGAAAACACACATTCGCATAGGATGCGCCAACTTTTACTGCTTACACAGGGGGCTGGACGTAGACCAGACCACTCAGCGTAGGACGAACAATCACCGAACTGAGGGGAATTAACGCCCCCGGTAATTGAACCTGGAACTCATAAGTCGAGTCCAGCCATGCTAGGGAATTGGCACCGATTACACTGAGCGTGTAGGTGCTTTGTTCTTCGCGGTAGACTGTGTCTTCAACCTCGTCGGGCGTCAGGTTAAGGCCCAACGCTTCGTTGATCGCATCCAACGAAGCATGAATAGAAAACGGAAACGCCTCGATGACGACGGGCTTAATAAAACCCGCAGGGAGCAACGACAGTACGCTTAATGGTAGACGCCAGTAATGGATGTCCTCCGGCCCCACGTAGTCGGTCCCTGCTGCCGGAGTAAGCGTCACCTGGGTGTTCCGCCCCCGAGCATCGGAATACTCTTGGGGTTGTCCATACGTAAAATCAACGTGCTCAACCCGATGCAAGCCGGGGTTGTAGGCGTTAATCAAAGCGGTCAAACGATCGCTACTCAATCCACCGTAAGGCTTAGGTGTGGCCATGGTGTTGGTCCCGAGATTGAATAATTAATCATAGAATTGACGATATTTTCTTACTGGACCATGCCAACGGCATAAAGGGAGAGCCGAAGCTCTCCCCTTAAGTCAGGGCGTTAAAGCACGCAACCCTTGATAGCCGTGAGTGTCTTCCTTGAAACAGCGAAAGGGCTGACACACCTGCAAGATCGCCCCGTGTTCGAGATCGGCTACGAGTAACCGCGCGAACTCTGCCACCGGGATCAACGGCGTAGCCTGGGGCAAGAACGGAGTGATAAAGGACATGGTGCCAGCCGTTGCGGCAACCACCACATAGACAAGCGCTGCCATCATGAGCGCTCGGGCCAGCAGCTGACGCATGGTGCTCCCCTCGTAAAACGTCGACGCTATCGTGCTCGACTACGACGTCCCCTGAGACTGGCCTTGCGTAAAGATCGTGAGCGCAGTACGGGTGACGTGTCGCGCTACGGTCAAACCTGGAGCCGCCATTTGTACGGAGTGGTGAGCCTTCAGGAGAACCCCGTACATCTGCTCAATGGAGTCATCGGACAGATACAGAATACGTAGCATCATGCCGGGCACAATCAACGAGGGATCGGTGTGCTCCCACACGAGACCCACGAGACCACCATTGCGCTGAGCCAATGCCGAGTATTCCAGATAAGGATTGGCAGTGATGCGGTTAGGCGATACCTGCACATTATTCATGCCGTTGGGTCGCTGCACCGAGACAAATTCACTGTTGGTCGAGCCGCGTGCCGCGAGGGTCTTATTGTCCTGGGTGTAGACAAAGCCCTCCATCATCTTGCTGGCATCAGCAAAGCGCAAACCGTTGCCTTGCGAGAGCTGCTTGGAGTCGGAGTTGTCCTGCGTCTTCACCTTGCCAGTCGCCAGGATGACGAGGTTGCTGCCGTCTTGCCGATACGTGCGATCCAGGTTCGGGTACTTATTCTCCGGGATGATGATAATCGTCGCCTGTGAGAACGCCTGGCTGTAGCGTGTCGGATCGTAAAGCGGATAGACATGCCAGAAGCCGTCTTGCAGGTAATAACCCATTCCGGCACCGTACACGCCCCCGCACTTCTCCTGCACGTACTTCGGCAGGTTCACGAGCTTCGTGCCCTGCGGAATCACCAGGTGGTCGCGCTTGGTGGTATTATCCGCTGGCACCATTTGCACACCCTGCACCGCTTGCGCCCCATTCACCATGATGTTGCTCGACTGCTGGGTGAGCACACCGGTGATGACGTCTTGCGGCGTCATGTAGCGAAAGATGTTGCCGTAGGTGCGCATGCGCAATTGCTCGAGTGCCTTGTCCACCAACTGGAAGTTGATGTTTAAGAGCGAGACGCGATCCAGATCGTCTTCGGACACCACGTTACGACCATTGCCGCTTAAGGTCGGGTTACCCCGATCCACCAGCGTGGCCGTAAAGCGCTGTTGCTGCACTTGCTGGGCAGTATTGGTCGTGTCCCCCGTTTCACTCAACGGTGTCTTGATGATCGTGATGTCAAGATTGCTCTGATTGGGGTAGACCTGATACGCGTACTTCCCCGCTGGGATCAGGAGCTCCACCATCACCACGTCACCGTAGTTCAGCTCATAGTCCGCCTGGATGTCATAGGACACCAGCTTAAGCGGCACCAGATCCACACCCGTGGCATTCAGGTGAATGATCGCGGACCATGCAAAGTGCACGGGATTGGGCGCAGCAGTGATCGCTTGCACCTCTTGATACAATCCCGACTGTTCCAGTTCCATAGGGGCTCCTTACTTCCACTTGTCGCTTAAGCCCGGCACGGGGGTACGCTCGCCACTCTTTTCCGGCAGCCTCTGTTGGGGCAACAGGCCGCGGTTCAAAGAGCCCGCCTGCAGGCGGCGAGCAAACACATCCGACATGTCCTGACGGTCCGGATATTGCTCGGCGAGTTTCTCCTCATCGGTGCGGGTATCCTGCGGCTGGATCGACGGCTTGGCAACGAACATGTTGCCCCGCGAGACGCGCAGCGAGCTAGAGATGTGACGCTGCAACACGTCTTCCATCCACTGGTTGGTGAACTGGTACTTGGCGTGCGAGTAGACGAGATTGGCAAACTGATCCAGATCCACCAGATCTTGCAAGGGCGCATCACCCGTATTGAGGCTTGACTCCAGATGCTTCTTCCAACCCTGCAGATGCAAACTGATGGCCTCGTAAATCTCCTTGCAGTCGTTGCGGTTCTTCACATAGACATGCACGCCCGTCTTGGTGTACTCGACCATCCGTTCAATGGTGAGCATCCGATCTACCAGCTCATTGGCCGTTGCCCGATCTCGATCCGGGTCACCCGACATGGGTGTGCCAAAGTGTTTGATGTGCTCGACGGAGCGCGAGGCGTTAAACGGCACACGACACCACCACAGCTTTTCAAAGATGTAGTAGTCCGTGGTAAAGGTTTCGTTGATAACAATAGGCATGATGGGGCCTTCCTTCTTATACCGCGCGAATCGCTGCGTTGATCAGGACCAGCACGACGGGGAGGTAATAGAAACGCTCGAGCCCACCCCAGGCATGGTAGGTGTCGCAGAACTGCAAGAGCAGCTTGCGATTGATCGCCTTACCTTGGAGGAAATCTCGAACACACAGTTCCAGCTTGGACTGACCGTCCGGGTAGTTGTTGTAGAAGGCTTCCGAGAACACGTAGTAGTCGTCACACAACACCGGATTGATCAACGGGGCATTGCCGTAGATCTGCAGGCCCTGCTCTTGCGACGGATCGAGCAGATCTTTAAGCGTGCCCTTACGCGATTGCACCGGACTCAAGGCAATCGTGCCATCTGCGCTCTTAATCGCAGGCAAGGCAGCAAAGTCCACCGTGAGTTCCGGGTCGATCGGATACACCACTCGCCGAATGCCGGAATAGTGAATCCCTTCGAGCATGGCGTTGCGCGTGAAGAGGCAAGCCGGAACGAGCCCAGCGCGCTTATTCACGAACTTCATCAGGTGATCATCGCGATTGACCAGCGCATCCCAGATCGTGATCGACTTCATTACGTCATCGTCGTCACAATTCAAGATACGGTTCTGACGGATCAGGTACGTGTCCCAGGTGGTGAAGAACTTCATCACCGCCTTCATGACGAAGTGATCGTAGGTCGGCTCGGGCTGACCGGGCAGCACCAGGGTCTTGTACTCGTTGGACGAAAACATCTTGAAGTACATCGCCACCAGGTCGCGGTAACGATCACTGAGCTCGTTCAGGTCATGCCAGTCCTCTTCCTGAATCAAGGGGTTCTGGCCATGGATCAGAAAGTCGCGCAGGAAGTATAGATTCTGCACGGTCTTGCTGACCAGGTCGCTCATGCGTTCCTTGGTCGCTTCATCGACCAGGACGTACTCGATGTAGTAGCAAGTGTCCTTGTAGATCGAGCGCTCTTCCGAGTGCGTGATCTGACAGATGCCTGCTCGACCGTCGAGCAACGCGACCACGAACATGTCGCCTTCATTGGGCACCACGAACGGATACATGTTCGCATTACCGGTGACCGCCATGGTCTTTTGGTTGCCGTCCTGCGTGCTCTTCAGGTCCTGCATCACCTTCAGTTCAAGGTTCTGAATACGCCGGTACTGTTGATAGATCCCTTCCTTATCGACCGACTGACCGGTAAGCGCATTATCCTCATCGATCACTTGCGAGAAGTAATCGACCGTCATGCTCATGCCCTCGATGTTGGTCAAGAGCGATTGCTGCGGGATGAGGGTCGTGTCGACCACCACGCCACGGTAGGCAGGTTTAGAGATCTGAATGGTGGCTGGAACAGGCGTCGCAATCGGCGAACCCGGCACTTCGTCAAAAACAGGCATGGTAATCCTTTAGCAAGAGCAGCCATCGTCACGCGGGTCAGCCGGAGCCAAGCCCGGCACATAACCCCACGTCGCGGCATTGGTATTCACACCATCCACGGCCCGGCCCGTCTGGATAAAGAGGGTACCCACATTCCATCCGGCTGGTGCGTTCTGCTGCGTCGCAGTTGACCCATTGATGGCGTTGATCGCTTTCTCCAGACACGGCCAGGTGACCCAGGTGTCGCCCACAATACACGGCAGCAATCCCCGGCCCTTGAGCGTCGGATCAATCGCATCGAGCAGTTTGATAAGACACGGCGCGCAATCACGCAAACGATCGAGCGCCGCCCGTGGAATGAGGCGCAGGTTCTTCACCAGACTGATCCGCACGTGATAGGTCTGACGCAGATCCATGTCAAACGTCGTCTTCACATTCAGATCGGCATCGACCGTCAGCTTATCGGGGGTTTGCAACAACTGACCCGTATAGAGACTCACGTTAAAGATCGACTGCATCGGCTGCGTCATGTACGGCCACTCTTTTTCCAGACAGCACCGGATGTCGGGGTCCATCATGATGTCCCCACCGATATTATCCGTGAGGTTAAAGAGCGCCCGTGGGTTCGCCGGATCGATCCTTACAAGCGCGGTCATCAAGCGCAGCGTATTCGGTACCACACTAAACGGGATAAACTCGTCGTAGGAGGGCACCTGATAGCCTTGGCGCCGTTGCATGTAGTGCATCGGGCCACCGGTCTCGAAATACGCAAACATCTTGGCTGAGAGCGCATACCGACGCAGCTGGTTTTCGATCTGATACATCGGTTGATCGGGCGGCTCCGGATGGTACTTGATCATCTGGTTGTGGACGATCAGCGGATACTGCATTGCGCAGGCGTTTGGTTTGTCGTACTTGAACTTGTACGAGAAGCCAATGGTCCAGGTCGAGCCATCGTCTTCCTTGCTGCCTTGCTCGGGCTGACCTTCCCAGTCAAACCAACCCAGCACACGGATCTGCGACTCAGCAATCGCCCAGCGACCATTGCGTCCAGCTTGATCGGTTAAGAAGCGCGCCTTACTGGTGCGGTGGTTCTTAAAGTAGGTCGCGAAATCCTCATCGTACCCGGCCACGTTCTCCCGCAGTCGATGAATCTCGCTGAGTACCACAAACATCTCTTCAGGCACCAGGTAGTGATAGGCGATCTGGTGCACAAACTGCTCACGACCCTGTGCGGTGCGGTTCTTGATCTCATCGCGCCAGCGCGTAGCCTGTTGCTTACTGCGTGCGCGGAACTTGACCGTCACGGTCGTGTCGCACGAACCGTAGACGGGCTTGATCCCCACACCCAGCGCGTCATCACGAAAGATAAAGGGATTCTCCGGCCGCCATACGGCCGACGAGAGCAGGCGGTCTTCCTGATACTGCTCATCCACTTCGATCGTCAGTTGCGAGGTGTACGCAAACTTCGTCGCTTCGGGATGCGTCGAGGTAATCGACGAGCCATCTTGCATGGCGCGCTCAATGTCACCCGGATAGTTGATGCGGATGTCCTTCGGCAAGCCCGTACGCTTGATCATATCGCGCACGATGTTGTACACCACCGGGCGCGTAATGCTCTCGTACGTCTCGTGAAGCTCCACTAGTATTTTCGGCATTTCTGTTCCCCGGCTATAATTTCATCATAGGATCGGCGTCATAGAGGCAGGACCGAAGTCCTGCCTCCATTATGCCCGTGGGGCTTAGGCCGGTTGTGCTTGACCTTGCAGCTCGCCGACGAGCGACTTTTCCTTGTTCGGATCAGCCACTTCGTACACCGAGTTGTAATGCGCGATGATCATCATCAGCGTACGAGCCACGCCAATCACCTTGGTGTAGAACGCCACGCTCGGCTGTTGTACCCAGCGCGCCAGCGCCGAGTTAAAGTCGAGCATGCTCTTCACCATGGCGGCTTCGACCGGTTGTTGCTCGGCCATCTTGCCTGCCTCGATAACGACATGATCCGCCGCTTGTTCGAGCTTCGCGCGCGCTGCCTTGAGTTGCTTCAGGCCACCGTGCGAACCATTGAACTGCGCGATCTTCTGCAACGCATCGTTCATGAGCTGCACCGCGTGCTCGTAGACCGTTGCAGTCGCGTGCTTGAAGACCACGTCGTCGCTCTTCGGCTCTTCGCCTTCGAGCATGGTGAGACCACCGTGGCGCAAACGCTCGATCGCTTCGAAGTTGCCGACGCTACCGTTGTCCTTGAACTCGCGGAACTGGAAGTACGTACAGCCGAGAACTTCCTGGCAGGACATGAGCGAGAACTCGCCCTCGTTCGACAGGAACGGCAACGGGAAGCTACTGCGCAGTTTTTGCGATTGCACCAGAGCCTGACGCATTTCAGCGGCGACATCATCAGTCGTCTCCGGCGTCCACTTCGCGATGGAAGCAGCCAGTGCATCGGTCAGCGTGACCACCCGTTGCGGATTGTCGACGTAGACGAAGTTCACCGCGCTCACGAAACGCTCGAGCTCTTTGGTGAACTCCGGCATCGAACGCGTGACGCGAATGCCGTTCGAGAAGTAGTTCATCCCGTGCTCGACATTCATCGACGGATTCGCGCCGTACTTCAGCTGACCCGTGCGGTTCTTCATCTGCTTGACAAGCAGTTGCAGCTTCGCATAGATCGTCGGCAGAATCACGTGGACCTTGAAGAACTTGTCGATCGCTTCCCAGATCTTCGCACACAGCGCCTTGATGGCTGCCCAGAGCTTACCAGCGGTTTCCCGCCAGTTCTCCGTGGCGATCTGCTGACCCACGGCCAGCTCAGGACCACCCAGCAACTGTTCCGGTGGCATGTCCGTACCGGCACAGGCCATTTGCGCGACGTTGTCGATCAGGTCGAGCTCAGTCGCGCTCGGCTTTTCGATCCCATCCGCGATGACGGCGAGATCTTCGATGGCTTTCGCCAGGTCCGTCATGCGTTCGGTTTCGCACAGCAGATCTTCAGACTTGGCCGCTTGTTCATTGGCTTGGTCCACGAGGATGATCTGTTCCTCGAGTGACACTCGAAAAGTCGAGCGCACGTCCTCCGACGGGGGCGTCGGAGCAAAGTGTTTACGCAGCATGTTGACGTGCTCCTTGTTAGGCGGACTTGCCGAGAACAACTTTACCGTCGATGCTCAGCTGACACCAGGCCAGCACGAACCGGCAAGCACTGACGATGTAGCTGTAGAACGGCAGGGTCGGCACTTGCGCCCAACGGGCGAACATCGCATTCAGGTTCAGTGCAGCCTTGAGTTCGTGCTCAGCTTGCGCTGCGCCTTCACCTTGCACCGTGCCCGAGAAAGCCGCGACGGCCTTATCAGAGGCTGCCTTCAGGCGATCCGACACGCTCTTCAACTTCGGTGCATGTTGGCTGTGGAAGTTCTCGATCACCGCCAGCAGCGTTTCGGCACCCTTGAGCGCTTGTTGCAACATCGCGCGATCCGACAGGTAGAAGATCGCCTGGTGGCCTTGCGTGTAGCCTTGGTGAGTCATACGATCGGCGTCACCCTTTTCGAGCGTGATACCCGAATGACGAATCGCATCGAGGGCTTGCGCAGCAGGCATGTTCGGCTGGACCTTGAAGGTCTTGCCGATCAGCATGCCATTACCGAGGAACGACTGGCAGCTCGCGACTTCGTAACCGTTGTCGTTACCTTCCGAGACTGCCATCGGCAGGCCACCAAAGTTCAGACGGCCGAGTTGCTTCACGACGTTCTGCAACACGTCGTCAACGTTCTGCGGTGTCACGCTGCCAAGGATGGTTTCCAGACGCTGACCCGTCGCTTCGATTTCGTTGGCGTAGGTGTCGTAAATGAAGCCCGCCACCTTGGCCGTCGAATGCAAAGCCTTGATGGTGTCTTCTTCCGTCTTCAGCTGCTCGCCTTCGAAGGAGAACCACTCGCCCAGTTGGCTCAGCGATTCAGCCCGACCTGCTTCAGTCGGCGGCCGAAACCGGTACTTGGTTTCGTCTTGCAGCGCGACTTGCATTTGCTTGATCTTGGATTTCAGTTCCCGCACCACCACGTGGATGCGGAAGAAAGCCATGAACTTTTCCCACAGCCGCGCGATGAACGCGAGGATGTTCTTCCACAGCGTCTTCGCTTTTTCAGCGAGGCTTTCGAAGGCAATTGCTTTGCCTTCTTGGAAGCCTTCCATCGCAGGCAGCATCAGCTCCGGCTCGTTGTCCGTTCCAGCGACACCGGCCTGACTGGCTGTAGCGATAAGTTGCAGTTCCGTGGGCGAGGCTTCACGGATGTTTTGGGCAACGGCGGCCAGATCTTCCAGTGCATCGGAGAGTTCGAGCTGCTTGTTGACTTCTTGGAGACCGGACGTGCACGACGTCATGTCCCGGTGTGCTTGATCGAGGACCAGGGCTTCCTCTTCCAGCGACAAACGACGGACTGGCGGGGCTGCTTTGGGCACCTGAACCACACGCACAGTCGCGGCCATTGTTTTACGCATGTTCTCTGTATCCTTGTCTTAGCAGCAATAACCCCCTCCCAGGCCCCTGAGGACCCAGGAGGGGGTAATCACACGCAAGCTACGTGGTTAGGCCTTCGCCGGAGCTGCACCAGCAGCCGGTGCCGCGGCCGGAGCAGCAGCGCCGTAAGCGACCGCCGACTTCTCGACCCAGTTCAGCGCTGCATTGCCGGTGCGGATCGCGTAGACGTTGAACGACTTGAACGGCTCGTCCAGCGCCTTCTTGATCGCCAGCACTGCTTGACGTGCGGCATCTGCCTTCGCCTTCACGCTTTCGTCTTGCGACACGTTGTTGAGCATCGAGAAGTTGCGCGCCACTTGTGCCAGCTTTTGGCCAGCAGCGACAGCTTTCGAGATCTCTTGCTTCGATTGCTTGACGAGTGCAGCGATGGCGGCGACCTGGTTCGCCACCGTACCAGCTTGCGGAGCCGACAGAACCGGCAGGGCAGCCTTGGCATTCACGTCGCCGATCTGATCGAGCACCGCTTCGCTATTGCCCACGTCGTCGGAGATGAAGAACTCCAGACGCATGTTACCCGGCAAGACAGCCGACATCAGGCGATTGCCATTGGCTTCGCTGGCCCAGCCCGAAAGCATCTGTGCGGTCCACGGGTAGGCGAACTTCGCATCTTCGCCGACGTTGATGAAACCGTCTGCATGCGAGAGTTGACCGATGGTGCTTTCTGCAGCTTGCACCATCTGCGGGTAAGCCTTGTACAGGCCTTGCGCAACCTTTTGCAGACCCACCAGCCCGTTCAGCGGATTGCCACCCGGCACGAAGAGTGCCTCGGCGACCGACTGGTCTTCGATCTGACGCACGTTCGGCTGGCCTTGCAAAGCCTGGGCCTTCGCTGCGACTTGCTTCGCACGCGCTTCGAGTGCCACCGCGCCGTTGAAGAGCTTCTCGGCGAATTGACCCGCCATCTTCAGACCCGCCAGGATCGCCTGGTAGATCTTTTCCCAGATTGCCTTGATCTGCTCGCCGAGCGATTCGAGCGACAGTTGCGACGCGCTGATTTGCTTGGACGCACCACCGAACGATTCGAGCGAGATCGGACGCGGCATTTGCATGTCCAGACGCTGATAGAGCGCTTCCAGTCCGATGTGCATCATGCGTGCGCCGTGACGGTTCAGACCGCCCGATTCGACAGCCGTCGACAGAGCTTCACGATAGGATTCCATCGATTCGACGACTTCGAAACCTTCTTCGACGCGACGGTTGACTTCGTCGACGTCACCTTCCGATTCCGCGATGTCCATCAGTTCCGTTTCCAGACCCGAGGCGCTGTCTTCGACTTGCTCAGCTTCAGCTTCGACTTGCGTCGGCAGGGCGCCCAGTTCTGCGCCTTCGCCACCGGCGAGCTCAGCACCTGCGTCCAGACCAGCGGTTTCAGCACCGGCGTCAGCAGCCGGAACTTCACGGCCTTCTGCGCGACCAGCTTGTTCGTCAGCGCGCGCCACCAGACGGCGTGCGTTTTCGAGTTCGACCGGATCGATCACTTCGTCGACCACCACAGCTGCGACTTCACCGCCTTCTTCACCTGCCGGGGGCACTGCACCGACGTCGGCTGCACCGGCTTCGCCACCGAGATCGGCACCGAGTTCAGCGCCTGCTTCCGTGCCAGCGGCCGGAACTTCAGCGACAGCGCCGGTTGCATCTTGACCGGGAACTTCACCTGCGGCAGCTTCTGCACCAGCAGCGGCTTCAGCGGGGTCACCCGTGACTTCAGCCACACCACCCAGCTCTGCACCGGCTTCGCCGACCGCCGGGACTTCCGGCACTTCAGCTGCGGCGCGACCTTCGTCGCCTGCGGGCGGAACTTCAGCAGCGGGAACTTCAGCAGCGCGCGCCGGGGCTTCCAGCTCGCCTTCTTCTTGACGGCGGATTTCGGCTTCGGCTTCTTCCGAGGTCAGACCGTCGTCTTCGAGCGCGACCTTGATACGGGCACGCTGGATCGGCGAGAACTTCACGCGCTTCGGTGCCTTGGCACCACGCGATTCGAGTGCGCCTGCCGTGCCGACGAGTTCCTTGACCTTGCCTTCGCCACCCGTGGCGACCGAGACCGTCGGGTCTTCGCCGTTCGAGAGTTGCGGATCGACTTCGCCGTCCTTCTTCACGGCCGAGCTGCCAACGTCGTTCTTTTCCTTGGGCTCGTCTTTGCCCTTGGTGCCGTCCATGTCGCCAGCAACAGGATCTTTGTCGTTGGACAGTTGGGGCGGGACTTCGCCTTCCTTCTTGGGAGCCGGGATGCTCTTGTCGCCAGCGCCGATCGCTTCTGCGGCTTCGGGCGACAGATCTGCTTCTTCCAGCGCCTTACGGAAACGGGCGCCAAAGCCAGTACGAATGCTACGCATGGTTCTTTCTTCCTATCGATAGGGTTTAAATCGGAGTGCACTTTACAGCAGAGTACCCGCGCGGTACGTCCTTAATAACCCTGGGTTAGAGTTACTATAGTATTTACGGCTTACTTACTCGTTTACGAGCGTGAGCCGAACAGGACGTGCAGCGTGAGCAGCAGGTCTTCCAGACCATTGGGTTGTGCACACCAATCTTGCAGGACATCCACGAGCATCGTATTGCGACGTTGACGAACGTAGCCGTTGGTGGTGATGCCGAAGAACTCAGCCGTGTACTCGCTTACCGGTCCGCGCATTTCGCCGGAGTCCGAATAATCGATCAAGCTGTCCCAGGTTTCCAGCGACATCTCCCGACGACCCGTCAGGATGAAGCGCAGACAATCCTCGAGAAAGCGACGATGCATATCGCCCACTGAGGCACTTTCGAACTGCTTGAGGTACCAGAAATCGAACGCATCGGTACCAAACGCATTCAACGCCGTAATCAGCACCAGCTTACGGAATTCAAACGCTTCCGCTTTATAGGTGTTACGGATGTACTTCGAGTACAGCGACTCGACGTTTTCGTTGACTGCGATGGTCGATGAACTCGGCTGGAAGAGGCTCAGATTGTTCTGGAGCTTCCGGTACTCGTCCTGAAACGGTGCCGGAGACTTCTCAATCCGCGGAGCGAGGATCGCGCCCAGGAAACCCCGCGGATAAATCGTGAACCCCGCATTGGAGACGAGGCCAGCCATTACTTGCCCTCCATCTTCGTGATCTTGTACTGCAGATCCTTGGCCCGTTGTTCCAGATATTCGATTTCCTTCTGGACTTTCGGGTTCGGCTTGCCTTGGCTGACTTGCTCGAGGTTCAGCTTCCGCAGCTGGACCATCTTGAGCGTTTCCTTGGCTTGCTTGTAGCGCGCCGCTTGCCACTCAGCCCACAGCAGCCCGACACCGTACCACAAGCTCCAGGTGCCGGTGCCGATGATGAGGTTCTGCTTGAGCGGGTCGAGCTTGGCCGCGCCCATCGTTTGCGGCAGCGTGTCGATGTTGTCGTCGGTGACGACGATGTCGGGCACCTCGGCAAGCTTCTTCTTCACTTCGCCGGGGCTTTCCGTCACGACTTCAAACGCCGTGCAAAAGCTGATGAAGTTGTCTTCGATGAAGGCCTTCTCCGCCGGAGCCAGCGCGTCGCGTACCGATGTGATACCGCTATTTTCCACCTTGGCGGTTTCGCACACGTAGACGTAGTTCAGGAACTGCACCAGGAAGCGCGAGACGAACTGCACGTTGGTCACGAACTGGATGAGCTGCGCCTTCTTGTACGTCAAGCCCGCGGTCACCACTTCGTCGCCGATCGAAGCCTTGATCAGCTCTTCGACGTCGTTCAGGTTCTGCACCATCAAGGGCAGACCGCGATCGATCGTGACGATGATGTTGCCGCCATTGCTCTTCACGAGGCCCTTCCACGTCTCGATGCGGTCTTGCATCTCGTCGGACTTGAACGACCAGTTCTTCAAGAACACAGCCGCTTGCCCGTACATGGGTTTGAGGGTTTCTTCGATTTCCGCCCGAGTCAGACGGCAATCCTCGATGATGCGATCGCGACCGAACGTCGGCAGCAGATTACGCAAGAAATCACGAATGGAACTCATTTTTGTACCTTGAGGAATGCCGGGTCCCCACTGAAGAGGACCCCAGCCGACAAAGGGGAATCAGAACGACGGGGCGTTGCCGAGCTGGTACGCTTTCAGGATCTCGCCGATGTCCGGACCGTCGCCCTTGGTGGCTTGCTTGAGCGCCTTAAAGGGCAGGCTCGTCACTTCCGGGAGCGAACGGTGGTAGAACGTCACGCGATCCCACTGCGGATCGAGCACGGCCACGATCATCAGCGAGGTTTCCTTGAAGAGCTTCTCGCGCACCGCGAAGTTGCTGAACTTGGCGCTGATTTCGAGCTCCAACTGGGCGATCGTATTGGTCGAGGTGATCACCATATTGGAGGCGGTCGCCACCGACGGGTTGCCCGACAGAATCGCCGACAGTTGGTTGCCGCGCTGGCGCTTGATGATGCTTGCGTAGGTGCCGTCGTCGCTCATCAGGTGCTTCTTGTGCGCGTCGATCAGGTCCAGACACAGCAGGAAATCACGGAAGAATTCGATGCGACCGGCACGCCACGCATGGTAACGCTCCTTCATACTCGTCGACTGCTTGTTGCCAAGGCTAAGAATATGAACCAGGGCTTCTGTGGGCGTATCGATTGCGATCAGTCGCAACGCCACCGGAATGATCCCCTTTTGACCGTTGTCGCTGATTTCCACGGACAGCATCTTGCCCACGGAGAGGCTCGCCACTTCCTTGGCTTCCTTGATCGCGTCCTTACCGACGCCGACGCCGTCTTCCAGCGCGACTTGCTTGCCGAAGGCGGGCAGCGCATCTTTGTAGCTTTCTTGCGAGAGCATCGAGATGGCGCCCGCAGCGTTTCCGGCGATGTTGCCCCACAGGTTACCTGCGGTGCCGCTCGTGATCGGATCACGGCTGGGGTTAAACTTGTCCAACGTGGCCATCACGTTGACATTGCCGATGTGGGCCGAGAGGGCGATCGCTTGCAGGTAGTAACCCGCAAACATCGACTGCAAGGCTTGCATGGCATCGTACGTAGCGTCATGGTACAGCACGTCGGCGTCGACCAGGCAAAGCGGTTCCACGCGAGCGGGTTTGCTGTATTCGACAAGCGAATCCGCACGCATGGCAGCGACTGCGCCGATGGCGTCACGGATAGCGTTGATACCGATGCTTGCACCGGCGACTGCGGCGAGTCCGGTCATGATTTTCCTTCTTTCAGATTAAGGTTTTCAAATGGCTGATCCATACAACATAACTGTAGACGACATCCTGACGGCGGCCTCAACTGGTCAATCCGTTTCCGATATGGTCGATCGAGTTTTCCAACTTGGACCGGCAGGCTCGTTTGATACAGCCATTGGTAACACCGTGTTCGGGCTGAACCATCGGCAACAACCTCCGGCGATCCTCAGCAATCGTGACCATTACGGGTATACGTTCTTTACGCGCCCCCGCATGAACATGACTGATGAGAACCTTCGGACACAGCGTCGCTTTGGTCCACTGCTTTCGCAGCGGGATTACAGCTGGCAACGCGCCGTGCGCTGCACGCTTGATCCCGAGCTCGCCTGGGCAGACACGCCTGTGACGTGTTCGCTGGTGGACCGACAACAAGCGTTCATACCAATTCTCTCGAACACCCTCCTGTCCATGTCCGGGTGGCCGGACCTGGAAGCCCAGACATTCACCGCGCATGAAGGCATATACAAGGAGTCCTTCAGCATCGTGGATAGCGTGGTCGACAGGTATGAGACATACGATATAACCGCCAGTTTCCGGAACCTGCCGGGCGATCCGATCACGCTCATGATGTTGTCGTGGCTCTTTTACGAGTCGTATGTCTACCTCGGCGAGATCGTGCCGTACCCGGACATGCTGATCAATAACGAGATCGATTACCAGACCCGGATCTATCGCCTGGTGATGGACCCGGATAAGCGGCGCGTGCAAGGCATTGCCGCGTGTGGCGCAGGCTTTCCGGTGACCTGTCCGATTGGGGCGAAGTTTAACTTCGAATCCGATCAACCGTTGAATAAGAACATGGACCAGATCAGCATCACGTTTCGCTGTGCGGGGGCCATGTACAACGACGACATCCTGATTGACGAATTCAACCGGACGCAGGCGCTGCACAACAACAACATGCACCCGAGTAACTTCTCGGGCTATGGCCAGAATACGACCAATCCGAATTATCGGCTGCTGCAGCTTAACGAGGTGGAGCTCTTTAACCACACGGGCTATCCGCGCATCGACCCGGTCACCTACGAGCTGCAATGGTGGGTCGATAAGACCACCTATGGCCGCATGCTGCCGACACTGAATTACCAGCAGGGGTTGATTCAACACCTCGCTTCCCCGACGAGCTAAAGGAATAGAACATGGCTGCAACCATCAGCGCATTGCTCTCGAACATGCAGAACTACCAGAATAACCCTGCGTTGATTCAGCAGGACATTCTGGACCATCTGGATATAGTTACCAGCGGTGGCGTCAATATCGTCGATCCGTCCAACCCCTTTGTGTTCGGGCTGGAGTCAGCGACCGTGTGTACCGCGGGCATGATGAGTAAGAGCGATACCAATACGCGGCGTCAGTATCCGCAATTGGCGCAAACCCCTGAAGACCTGTATTACCACATGTCGGACTGGGATTACATCAACCGCTTTGCTGCCCCCTCGGTGGCGCTCTTTTCCTTCATCTTCGATAAGGATGAGCTGATCTCCAAGTTGGTGACCGATCCGACGACCGGGGTGTCGCAGATCGTGATCCCGCGCAATACGGTGGTGATGATTTCGGGTGTGCAGTTCAGTCTGCAGTATCCGATCGTGATTCGCCAGATGCAACACGGTGGTTTGAATGTGACGTACGACGGCAGCCAGCCGTCGCCGTTGCAGGAACTGACCTCCAACGTGATCGACTGGGAAATCCGTACGGTCAATGGCACGAACTGGCTCTTCTTTGATGTGCCGCTCTATCAGTTCAATATCCTGTCCACGCAGCAAGGGGTGTCGCTCGCCACCAAGTGGCAGACCACGATCAGCTTTAGCGATCAGTTCTACTACGCTCGGGTGTGGGCGGAAAATAGCGACGGCACCTGGAGCGAGCTGGTCACGACGCATTCGATCGAGGTCTACGATCCGACCACGCCAACCGCAGTCCTGCAAGTGGTGAACCAGACGCTCACGGTCACGATTCCGCAGATCTACATCACCAGTGGTCAGGTAAAGACGTCAGTGCGGGTGGACCTGTATCAGACCAAGGGCGACATCAACATGGATCTGTCGTCGTACCCGCAAAGCGCCTATTCGGCGAACTGGCTGGCCATCGATGCGAATGACAATCTGCCGACGAACTTCTCGGCGCCGCTGAAGGGCTTTAACCAGCTGGCGATCTGGTCCAATGATCGGACCGTGGATGGGAATAACGGCTTGACCTTCAGTCAGTTGCGCCAGCGCGTGATGACGAATTCAACTGGCGCGCAAAACCTGCCGATCACCAACGTACAGGTACAAGCCGCCTTGCAGAACATCGGCTACGATGTGGTCGAGAATGTGGACAACATCACCAACAGGGTGTTCTTGGCGACGCGCGCCATGCCGGACCCGACCAACCCGGCTTTGATTACGTCCGCGGCGGCTTCGATCGAGACGCTCTCGACGACGCTCACAGCGCTGACCACGCTCGAGTCAGTGATCAATAACGGTAACTCGCTCACAATCACACCGGACACCATCTACCAGAGCACCAGTGGGGTGGTGAGTGCGGTACCGACCGCTGCAGTGAAAGCCTTGCTGGCGCTACCGCCCGATCAACGGGCACTGGCTGTCACCAAAGGACAGTACTTCTACTCCCCCTGGCATTACGTGCTGGATAACACGGGGCCGGAGTTTGAGGTGCGACCCTACTATCTGGATGCGCCGGTGGCGGACACAACCTTCTTCGTCTCGGAGAATGACACGACGCTCTTGCAGGTGAGCACCAAGAGCTACCAGATCACCAAGAACACGGATGGCTCAGGCTATACGCTCACGATCAGCACGTCGTCCAATGATGGCTGGAAGGCGCTGGCCGATGACAAGGTGTATGTGCAGTTGGCCTATATCCCGGAAGGCGAGAGCGGCTATGCTTACCTGATGGGCACACTGGTGGGTACCAATACCAGCACCAACGAGCGGACCTTCTCGTTTGATCTGTCGTCGAACTTCAATGTCGACTCCAACGACATGTTGCAGTTGAAGAAGTTCCTGATGTACACGACTGATCCGATGCTCACCGCCTGTAGTCTCACGCAAACGTTCGACATTCTGTACGCAGCGGACGCGGTGATGGATACCCAGTGGAAGCCAGGCGAGATTGATGCGATGCTCGGCATGTTCCTCTTGCCTGCCACGGTAGTGGGCGTGACGCACGAGCAAGTGCGAGTGAAGTTCGGTTCGTCGTTGACCACGCTCTGGGCTTCGACGCGCACGGTGAATGATGCAGTCACCTATCGGACCTGGCCGATGGATGTGCTCTCGTACTACACGAACGATGTGTATGGCGACCCGGCCGTGACGATCGTCAATGGTCAGGTGGTACAGAACATCGTGCACCATGCAGGCGACCCGGTGATTAATCCGGCGACTGGCCAGCAAGTCTTGTTGCACGCGGCGGGCGATGTGATGAAGGACGTGGACGGCAAGCCGATTCCGATCGGCACGCAAGACACCCTGCGTCAGATTGACCTGATGTTGCTGGAAGGCGTGTACTGGTTCGCGACCGATGCGATTGCCACGGGCTACCGCACTGAGCTGGTGGATACAGTGCTCGCCTGGCTGACGGAAGACTTGGTGAGCTTCCAGGCGAAGTTGCTGGAACAGACGCGCATCTACTTCTATCCGAAGGCGACCACAGGGAACATCAACGTGATGATCAACGGGGGCTTGAAAACCACCGTGGCAGCCGGTCAGTCGTTTAAGGTCACGCTCTACGTTCCGGCTTCGGTCTACAGCAACAGCGATCTGCAAAATCAACTGGTCAAGACCACGATCAGTACGATCTCGGCGCAGCTGGAGAATGCGACCGTTGCTGATTCGGCGCTGAAGGTAGCGCTGATGAAGATCTACGGCGAGGATGTGATTGACTGTGAAGTTTCGGGTCTGGGTGGCTCGGCTTCGATCTCGGTGATGACCGTGATTGATGCGTCGAATAAGTTGAGCATTCGTAAGCGGCTCTTTGCCCAGTCGGATAACAGTCTGATCGTACAGGAAGACGTGAGCGTCAGCTTCATTCAACACCAGCTGAGCTAACATGGATACGGAACTCAAACCGGTATTCGTGACACGGATGCCTCCTGAGCTGGAGCAGGGCGTGTTGTATGTGTCAGAGGAGTACGAGCTCGCCATCCATCTGTGTGCGTGCGGATGGTGCAAGCAAAAGACCGTGACCCCGTTCAAAGACTTCCCGAACGATCGCGGCTGGACCTACACACGGGACGCAGAGGACCGCGTAACGTTGCATCCGTCCATTGGTAATTTCCAGATGCCTTGCAAGTCGCACTATTGGGTGCGGGAGAACAAGATCGTCTGGTGTTAACGGCATAAGGCCCAGGGGTTTCCCCCTGGGCTCTATGACGCGTTTACGAGGCTTTGAAGAGGTTCTTCACCGTACTGGCAGCATGGCGTTGCCGCATGCGATCAGCCTGCTTAGCGAGCGCCTGGATGGCTTCTGGAGCCTTGCTGTCATGCGAGGACACTTCGAGGTCACGATAGATCGCCACCGCGAGCCGATAAGCAAAACCGGTCACCCGTGCCGCCATGGTTTCCACGATGGAACGGTACGCATTCATGCGGTTAGCAATCATCGAAAGATCCCGCACATCCTGACGCACCGAATCCAGTGCTTCCCGCATTTCAGAGGCCATCGAATGCTCAGGCATGCCTTCTGCGCCATCGGTCAAGATATTGCCAATCCCAACTTCGAGCAGATCCAGCCACTTTTCGATGGTGAGCAACCGGAAGGCGACATCCCGGCCGGTTTCGATCAACTTCTTGGTCGGCCCGGTGGAAAGGGCTTGAGCCATCGAAGCAAACACCATCTCAAAGGAGAGCGCTAGGTGCGGCTCCCCCTCACTGGCTTGCAGGTAGATGTGGTTATAGTTCGAGGCCACATCCTGCAAGCTCATCTGGCGACCCTGAAAGCCCACTTGGACGCGCTGGTTCAGCACATCCAGCGTGCGACCTGCGACGAGCTGATCAGCAAAGGAGGTCGAGCCTTTGTTAGCCAACACGCCCGAGAGTGCGGTGGCTTTCTGGTTCATCACCGAGAGCGCTTGCTCCATGGTGTCCACCAGCGCTTCGGTGGCTTGGGACCACGGACCACTATCGACGATGTCGTGAAAGATCGGATTGCGACCTTCCATGAACTGGCGCACTTCGTCACTGGCTTCGGTGTCGTACAGATAGTGCGCCACCAGCTTATCGAAGTCACTGACATGCTGGGTCTGGCCGTGCTGGTCTTTCAGATCGACGCCACGCTTGATTTCCTTTACCGCGGCCGAGGCGAGGCTCTTGAGCTCTTCCAGATCCTTGACGATCTCGTCAGTGCGGTACTCCTGTTGCTTGGCGGACTGAGTGACTTCCGCCATGATCTGCTCATTGGACTTGCTCATGAGCTTTTCGTTCGGGTCACGCGAACCCACGATCCAGAGCACGAAGCGGCGGATCATTTCGCGAATCCGTCGAATCAGATCGGCGAAGGTGCTCTTAAGCTTATCCCACAGCGACTCCATCGCAGGCTTGTAGCGCGTGAGGGTGGTCGACTTGCTGTAATAGTTCAGATGCTTATTGCCGTCGAACTCGGGGTAAAGACGCTTGGCTTCCTGCGCCAAAGACTGGTTCATACCGCCGACCTTTCTCAGGTCGGCGAGTACGTACTGGAGGTCTTCCAGGCAGGCGGAGTCCGCCGCGATGATCCTCAGGTCGTCTTTGAGCTCGGGCACTTCGCCCGGCACCACTTCCTTAAAGATGTCATGTGCGGTGAGCTCATCCATGACATTCACCGCAGGCAAAGACTTCACCTCGATGGTGTCATCGCCAAGCGTTGCTTCTTCGTCGAGTTCGACCCCGTGATTGAGGCCGAATTCCGACAGGTCCATTACGCGTGCTCCGTCACCGTGATGATGGTCATTGCTTCGCGCACGAGATTGAAGATCTCGTCCTTGTGGTCGTTGACGAACTGGTGCATGTCGTCAGCCAACCACAGCGTCGCACCGGCCCAGCAATCGACGAAGCCGAGCTTGGCTTCCACGTTATACTGCAGGCCCGGATAAGCCGCCGAGTAACGCAACAACCAGAAGGCGCGCATGGCTTCACGGCAGTAGCGTGTGTCGAACACCACTTCTTCGTTGAAGTCCGCGATGTAGTTCGAAGCACCCAGCGCCACTTGGGTGAGGAAGTAGTTGCTCGGTTCGACTTCGAGCGCGAGCGAGGGCAGGCTCAGCTTGTTGGCAATCGCGATACCGACGGCTGCGCCGATAATCTTGCCACGCTCGCTCGGGTCCTTGATGTAGGTGTCAGCGTAGCGGGAGAAGCCCAGAAACTTGATGTCCATGTTATTCAGTCCAATGACAGAGGGTTAAAACAGTGCCTTGAGTTCCGCTGACTTGACAAACAAGTCATTGGCGGCGAGGGTTTCCAGTTCTTGCTGGAGCTTCTCTTGCTTCAGACGATTGCGCTTCTCGCCCGAGAGGAAGTTGCCGAGGATGTCAAAAAGCTGGAAGCGATCCTTCACGGTGGCCAGCAGCTTGTCCACGGCGACGATGTCTTCCTTGATGCGCACGGCCAGTTCCTTGGCGAGATCGCGGTCTTTCAGTTGCTCGACGAGCTGATCGCGAATGCGCTTCAGACGCACGCCTGGTCGATCGTAGATCGGGTCACCCGGACCATCAGCGCAGATCCAGGCCCAGAGAAAGAAGATCGGCACCAGGATGGCGCCGACCAGCGGCGTCACAGCCATCCAGAGCGTACCCAGCAGCATCAGCACCTTGACGGATTCCAGCATCACGTACATGCCGGTGGAGCGCACCGAGATGTCGCCCACCAGATGGTGGACCTTGTCCAGCGACGTGATGAGATCGCGCTGCGCACCATGGCGGGCAGCGAACTGGTCAGCGAGCTGCTCCCAGTTGTTGAAGTCGTAGAGTTCCGAGCCGATTTCCGAGCGCGCATTCTTGGTGATTTCCTGGATGATCACCACGGTGGCGGTTTTGCCACCTGCGCTTTGAGCGAGCTCCTTCATGGCAGTCTCGTCCAGGTTCAGTGCCCGTGCCGCCGAGATGAGGACGAGTTCGCGATCACCCACGTCGGTGCTTTCGTCCAGCCCCTTGGCTACCCCGGCGAGCACCTGGTTGGTGGTCACCGAATGCCACAGGTATTCAAAGCCCGTGAAGAGATGGCCGAGCTCATGCAGGGTAATCGCCGAGAGTTCGGCAGCGGTAAAGCCGCCACCAGCAAACTTGCCCGAGACCCACCAGTCCGACATATTCACGAGACACTCCATCTCGCTGAAGACGCCCGTTACCGTGCTCTTGGCCAGGTTCACCGAACCGCGGATCGCACCACCCGCTTTCTCGATCATCTTGAGCGAGGGAGCATTGGTGTACCATTCACGATACACGTTGTGAATCAGCGGGTTGTTCTTGTCGACCGTCGGGGGCAGGCAGTAAGCACCGCCGTCGTCCATCGTAAACTTGACCTTGATGCCGGTGCGCTTAAAGAGCAGGTCTTCGATCGCGATGGCTTCTTTCGAGGCAGCCATTGCTTTGGTGTCGAGCTTTTTCATCGCCTCGTAGAGGGCGGTGAGCTCTTTGTGCAGACTGTCGTCCTGGAACTCGATCATCTCGAGTGCGGCCTGATTTTTGACCGTCAAAAGTTGAGATTGACTCTTCATGATTTCCCTAGGGTGATTTCATCAATAATCAGAAAATACCGAAGGCGGCCATCTTCTGACGTGAATGTCATAGAAATGAAGCCGCCGGAGCGAACATGCTACAAATGTTGTTGGAATGGCTGCGTAGTCTGCCACTGGATCAGTGCAATGCCTGTCTGGAACTCGCGGGGGCGGGGCTTCGGATGCTGGACTGTTACCGGCTCTACCAGGCCAAGCGATTCGTAGGAGGATCGATTTTTACAGCCCTATTCTTTTTTGGCTGGGGCATGTTCAATGTGGTGTATTACCCGTCGTTGCACCAGGTCTACAGCTTTGCGGCAGCCATTGCGCTGACGGCTGTGAACGGTCTGTGGATTGTGATGGCGGTGTTTTATAATTGGCGTTACAACAAACAACAGGGTCTAACAGCATGAGCGAAGCAACGAACCTTCAGGCAGCGGAAAAGCCAATCGGCTACGAGTGCCGGTTCGCCGTGTATTGCCCGCCGCAAAATGGCAGTGAAGATGACTGGCATTTGGTAAAAGAAATCGCCCACTATGCTCCGAGCCCGGCGCATCCTGAAGGGCGTCGCGAGCCACGCACGCGGCTCGTGAAGAATTACACGTACCCGTTCTGGGTCACGAAGAAGGGTGGTCGTAACCACGAGCAGAAGAAAGAGTGGGAAGAGCTCACGATGCTCGACCGCTTTGAGTCTACCCGCAGTAAGCGCGATCGCGCGATTGCCAAAGCCCTCGGCATGGGCTGGTTCCAGGGCGACCCGCGTCAGTTAGCGCGCAGCCCTTACCTGTACGGCTCGGACATTTTGTCGACCGCGGTGCTTAAGAAGACCTACCAGCAGAAGTGGCCTAACCTGATGTCGGGCTATTCGGTGGCCTGCTTCGATACGGAAAAGGACGTCGTCTATGGTACTGAAGAAATCAACATGGCCACGCTCTCCTTCGGCAAGAAGGTGTTCACCGCCGTGCAGAAGTCATTCGTCGAAGGGCTGTCGAATGTGCAAGAGCGCGCGCACGACACCTTCAAGAAGTACCTGTCAGCGATTGACATGAAGGACAAGAAGGGCGAGCCGATCACGGTGGATGTGATTGAAAAGCGTGGTCTCCAGTGGGAGCTCGTTATCGTCGATCGTGAGATCGATGTGATTGTCGAGTGCATGAAGAAAGCGCATGAGTGGAAGCCCGACTTCGTGGCGATCTGGAACATCGACTTCGACATGCAGATGATGATCAAGGCTTGCGAGCGGGCGGGTTACGATCCCGCTCACATCTTCAGTGACCCGTCGGTGCCGCCTGCGTTTCGGCACTTTAAGTACAAGCAAGGTCAGAAGCAAAAGAAGACCGCGTCGGGTAAGATCACGCCAATTAAGCCAGCAGATCAGTGGCACAGCGTCTTTACGCCGTCGTCGTTCTACTTCATTGATGCGATGTGCGTGTACCGCAAGATCCGGATTGCCAAAGGGGAAGAGCCGTCTTATGCCCTGGATGCAATTCTCGATAAGATCCTGGGCGCACGGAAGCTGAAGTTCAAGGAAGCCGAGCAGTACACGAAGCTCGAGTGGCACCAGTTCATGCAGCTGAACTTTAAGCTCGAGTATATCGTCTACAACGTGTTTGACTGCGTGTCGATGGAAATGCTCGATGAGACCACCCTGGACTTACAGGTGGCCTTGCCAGGGGGTTCGGGCTGTTCGGACTTCAGCAACTTCAAGAGCCAGCCGCGTCGCACGGTGGATGACTTGCATTACTTTGCGCTGGACTTAGGCAAGGTGATTGGGTCGACCTCCGATGAGATGCAGGTGGACCTTGATAAGCTGACGCTCGGCTTGGAAAACTGGATCGTCACCTTGCCTGCGCATTTGGTGGCGGACAATGGCTTGAAGCTGATCGAGGAGTATCCGGAACTGCGTACCAATATCCGCGTGCATGTGGCGGACTTGGACGTGTCAGCGTCGTACCCGAATGGCGAGGTGGTGTTTAACATCGGCAAGTGTACCACCAAGAAGGAACTGTGTCGGATCGAAGGGGTACCCGAGCAATTGCAGCGTGCCCAGGGGATTAACCTCTCGGGCGGTCACACCAACGCGGTCGAATTCTGTGTGGACTTGTATGGGCTGCCCCACATGGAGCAATGGTTGACTGCCTTCCGTCAGAGTCGCGGCATTCCGGTGGTGCGTGATGCGCTGGAAGATGCGGACCTCGCGAAGATCCAAGCCTGGATTGCTCGTGGTGAAACGCTGAACCCGGTGGAGCACCTGCCGAATCAGCAGCCTCTGGCCATGACCTTGCCGGGTGCACACCGCGAGTTGGATGCCGATGGTAACTGGATCGACATGACGGACCTCGAAGACGAGCAGATGGTCGTATAAAGACCAAAAAAAAAGAGGACAGCATAATCGCCCTCCCCATTATGGGGAGGGCTTATGCCGTCTTACTCGTTTTTGAGGTTATAGTCCTTATCGACAAAACCCGCTGTAGCGATGTTCTTAGCATTGCGCATAAACGGGTTCCACCAAAAAAGCCTGCCGCGAACAGACTTAAAGTGACCTCTTACCAGATGTGCCCGACGCAGTGCGATGTCGTCACTCGGATTCAAGGCGGCTTCTATGTCTTCTAGCGACTTGTAAACTTTTCTGGTTCGGTAAATATCCAGGACATGGTATTCCAGATGCGGATGAAAGACCTTGGGGATCTTTTCTTTTTCTTTACGGCTGGGACGATAAAGATGCAGCTCACTGTTAGAGACATTCATGAACAGCAACGTCTCAAAAACCGTTTGGATCGCAGCATTCATCACGTTAAGTAGATGAATGTTAAAGTACTCCTGATCAATTGCGACGCCCATCTTGGTGGCGTACTCGTGTTCAATCGCACGGTAAGTGGCATTGACGTCGGCTTGACTCATGATGCAGTCCGCGGCATGAGAGTGCGGTCTCGGGTCATCCACGTCGAGCATGTGCGCGAGCACTCGCATTGCCTGAACATAGCCGTCGCGACTGATGCTGGTGAGCTTGAATTCGTAGATCAGCGTGTCAGCTGTGCCATTGGTAAACGAACCGTGCTCCACCAACATGCCCTCTTCGCCGTTTTCAATAAAGAGCATTTCAAACGGCATTTTGACGTAGCGCCGATAGAGATCAATCCGCTTCATGTGCTTCGCGTCACTTATGTTCTCTTCGCCAGCCCATTGACGACGCATTTGGGTGTAGGCGTCGACGCTAAAGTCAAAGATTTCTTTAGGCGCAATGATTTTCGTTGCGGCCAGAATCTTCTTTCTAATTTCAAGCTGTTCGGCACGCTCGGTTCGAGCTGTATTCATGTACGGCAGCTCGACATTCTTGGCGATACGTTGTGAAAGCAACATCTCATTCTCCTTGTTTTGATCAACTCATTCCAGAACAGCAGGAGGGCGAAGCCTCCCTGTCTTGTTACTCTTCTTATTTCGTCATGAAGAGGTCGCCACACCAGTTCAGGTTATCAACCGTGAGCGAGAACGTGTCGTTTGAGATGTCGATCTTTGTCGAATCACGATCGATGAGGAAGGTAACTTCCATATAGCCGACATCCGGACCCTTGGCCTTTTCGCGTTCGTAGGCGCGACAGAGATAGAGCAGGTCATCCTTACTGTGCTCGACGCTGACATCCGTAGAACCGTCACCGAACGGCTCCACGCTATCGAGGAAGCACGCGAGGAGCACGTCGAGGTATTCGAACGCATCAGTGCTCACGATCAGTGCTGTGCGGCCGCCATCCTCGTCTTTATCACGCTCGACAGTGCTCATCAAAAACTTCTCTTCGTTGTCGAAGCCTGCACTGTACTCCATGTGTACGCCCGCACATTTAGCAGCACGAATGATAAAGCCGTCTTCCGCACGGATGAGTTTGTTCAGCGCATTCAACGCAGCTTGGTTACTCATGATACTCTCCTGGTTTATTGATCAACTCTAAAGGTCATAGGCGGGAGGCCGAAGCCTCCCGTTACGTCATTACTGCCACGGCATCCTGGACGGACTATCCGTATCTTTACGCTCGGCTTCGCGACGAGCTGCCGCTGCGTACTGTCCTGCCAACACCCTGGTACGACCAGCACTCAACCCAAGCGTAGCCGAGATTGTCAGGTACGTAAAACCGCGGGCATGCAGATCGTGAATCACCTTACTCAGCAGCATGGCTGCGCAATGAACCAAGTGATTAGCCCGTTGAACATCGCGACTGAGATAAAGGGTGTTATGCGCCTCGGTCACCCAGGCCCATTGCCCGTCTGTCAGCACTTGATCGAGCTTGTGCAGCGCACGAATTCGATTCACGTGCTCTTTAAAACGCTGGTGGTAAGTGCGCCGAGCTTTCTCGGTTTTGTCTTTCGCCATCCGAACACGGGCCTCTTCGATGAGTTCGTTGTACTTCTTCATGGCGAAGCTGCGCACACTCTCGATGTAATCGCGATCGGGATCATGCGGGCTGTGCTCCCAGTCTCGATCAAACTCAGCGGTCCAGCTCACAGCCAAGTCAAACAGTCCCCGCGAACCATTCAACAAATCCATCAGTGCGCCGTTAAGCTCGCGGTCCGCTTTGGACCACAGCATGCCGAGCTCCATCGAGATGTCAAAGAGGATCTCTTGCTGGCGTTGCAGATCCAATTCGGTCGGACCTGTCGGCGCCGGTGATGCATAACCGTTGCTCATTGTTTTCTCCTTGTTTCTGATCAATTCATTCCACTGCGTTAGTCCAGGTACTCGATACGAAAGCTCGTCACCGGGTAGCCGTCACAACCGTGACTGTTAGCTTCGAGTTCTTCCTGATCCACTACGCCCGGATAGGCTTCATCGAGTTCAGCCACCCGAACGCAATCGCACTCGTAGTTGCCTTCTTCCCAGTTGTAGATCGCAACACGGCTCTCGACCCCGTAGCCGAAGTCCTTTTGGATCTCGTACTCTTTACCGCGGTAAAGTAAAGTCAGCGTGGCGACGGTGCGCTTACGCAGCATGGGACCTTCTGCTTCGTCAAACACCAGCGTATTGAAGTGCTGAGGCAAGAGCGTTAGGAACTCCTGCATCTGCTTCTTGTAAAACTCGCGATCTTCCGCCGAGTCAAAGAACTTCACCGTGTACTGGGGCGTACCGCCGTCGGAGCGCGGTTGGTTGGGCTGACCGTAGCGACCTACAAAGAGGGGGTTACCGCAGGCTGCACCATGCCAGCGCAACTGGTATTCCTTCTTGATGTGCTGCTCGGCCGTCTTGAGGAATCGCAGGTCTTCTTCGAACACCGCCTCGAAGATTTCGCACTCCGGAATTCGATTGGCCACAAAGGTCTTTTCCATGACCCATTGTTTAAAGTCTTCTGGCGGCTCGACATTGTGTTCGCGCACGTAATGCATGAAACCTTCTGGCCAGCACCAGTCTTCGATACGGAACTCACGATAGCCATTGCTGACCATCTTGTCGCCGTCTTCACTGGCTACGCTGCAGCAACGGCACCACGAGGAACCCCGGTAGTGCTCGATGAATTGGTAGATGAACTGCCAACGCGGCATGAGTGGATTGTATTGCCAGAACGGGATCGAGGGCTTGCCCGTGATCTGACGGGCTTCGAAGTCATCATTCCAGACCTTCGATGCCTTCTGTACAGTGACCAACTCGTTCCAGTAGACGGCTTCGATCCAAGCCAGGTTGAGCAGAAACTCGTCTTGTCCTACCCACTTCTCTTTCTGCGCGAGCGGCATCGGAAAGGACGGTTCTGCATCGCTGTACCAAAATCCAACCTGTTTCATGTTCTTCTCCTGTAATCAACTCATTCCGTACTGCGTTTTAAGCGGCGTACTTGCCGGGGTTGTTTGCCTTGTGTCGACGCACCAGGTGATCCCACGGACAGAAACGCCCGTCAGTGAACGCCTGGTTGTAGCGGGCCTTGAATGCCTCAATGAATTCCTCTCCGCCAGCAAGGGCTTCGGCAATCAAGAGGTCTTCATTGGCCGAAGCTGCCCGCCATGACTTGTTGTCATCGGTGTACTCGTAAGTCCAGTCGTGACGATCGAGCTTTTCCTTGAAGTGATCGATCGGACGCATGAACTTCTCCCGCATCTGCGCAATGCGTTGCTTGTACATCTCGGCGGTGTTCTGCTGTGCTTGACGCACGGCGGCGTGCACGATACCCGAGATCATCTCTTCACGGGCCTGGTGAAACGCATCCACGCCGCGAGGACCTAACTGCATCGCACGGGCAAAGAGACGGTCTTCCTCTTTGAAGCGCGTGCAGAAGTCGCAGTAGGAGTTGGTGAAGTTGGACCACTGGTGCTTCTCGAGTGCAGCGACGAACTGCTCGAGGGTCTCAGTCGGTCGACGCGCATCGCGCTTGAGCGCAGGACGCTCGCTACGCAGCGTGGGTTCAGTACGCTCGACACGGCGGGGATCACGTTGCTGCAGCAATTGGGGGGCACGAATCATGATGGTTAGTTCCCTTGTAGTCAACAATAATAAAAGTTATTAGTAATTACCCATCTACTGGATGGGTCTCCCGCGTAACAATTGTGTAATATAGATCCGAAAACTTCTAGGATCGACGTCATAAAGGCGAGCCCGTAGGCCCGCCTCGCATTTATGCCCCGTAAAGTGACGTGCAAGCGCTGTAGTTATTCGCCATCTTGATGTCGTACTGATTGGCGGCGTAGTTCGGACCGTTGTAGACCTTCGCGAAGAGCGCCCAGTTACGTGCTTTCAGGGCCGTCTGCAATTGACCGCTCGCGTACTTCTGGCAGAACGAAACGAACGCCATTAGGTGTGCGTCTTCAGACTTGCGCATGGCGGTCACAAAGGAACCCACGTCGGCGTAACCACAGAACGAGAAGTTCTCGCCCATGATTTGGAACAGTCCCCAGGAAGCGGACATCATCGCACATTCCGGGTCAATCGCAAACGCCCGGTTAAAGCGCGGATACTCACCCGCACCACCCGAGTAGCCACCCGACTGCGGATTGCAGATGTCACTGTTGCCCGCAGCCATCAGCTTATTCACTTGCGCCTGGCCGTACTTCTTCACCAGGTAGCTGTAGAACTTGTGACGCTCAAAGAGGATGATGCACCGCCCATCGGGCAAGAAGCCCGCGCCGCTGGTTTCAGTCATGCACACAGCCCGCACGGCTGATTGACCAATACCCAACAACTGCGCGGCATCCACGTAGTCCGGGGTTTGCAGATACTTGCCCGTGATAAACGCATCCAGCAGATTCTGGGTCGATGCGTCGTAAAGACCCGTAGCCGGAATGCCTTGCTTGGTCTGGTATTGGGTAAGCGCGGCAATCGAGAGCGGACCAAAGTTACCATCCGGTTTCAATGGAGGCGTCACGCCCTGTTTTTCATTCAGTGCTTTCTGAATGCCCTTGGTGTAATCGATGTCAAACTGGTTCGGTACCGCAGCACCCAGCTTCACTGGTGTGATCAGAGTCATCCCTACTCCCTTAACGTAATAGAACCCCCGAGGCATGGAACCCCGCTATAGGATTCCATGACCTCGAGGGCGCTATGCCGCTAAAGCAGCCGTACTACTTACTTGTCCAGCGTTTGCAGATGCTCGATCACTGCCTGACGATGCTTCGGCTCGAGCTTCTCGAGAAAGCCGATGACCGAATGAATCACGCGGTGCTCGAACTCTTCTGCTTCTTGCATGATCTTGTCGATCAGACCGAGACCGGCTTCCGTCACCTGATGTTCCGGTTCAGCCGGGGTTTCCGGCTCGGGCGGCAGTTCGGGGGTCGGATCGACCGGCACTTCCGGCGTGACCGGTTGCACCGGGTCCGTCGGTTGCGTCGAATCAGCGGGCGTGTCACCAGCAGCCGGTTGCTCAGCGCCAGTAGCATCGCCACCAGTCGAAGCATCGGTTGCCGGAGCCGAAGGGTCCGTGGCGTCACCTGCCACCGGATCGGTCGGTTCTTGTGCCGGGGTGTCACCACCTTCTGCCGGGGTATCGCTACCTGCGGCTTGGTCGTCGGCGGGCGCGGCCGGTTGTTCCGGGGTCACTGGGTCCGTGGTTTGACCAGCGTCCGCTGCATCGCTGTCTCCAGCCGGAGCGCCAGTGTCGGCAGCCGGGGCTTCGGGAGCGGCAGGAACGTCACCCGTAGCGACGTCTTGATCAGCAGCCGGAGCTGCCGGTTCGTCCGTCGTTGCTGCGGGTGCATCGGCCGGAGCTTCAGCCGCCGGATCTTGCACGACAGGTGCAGCATCGGTCGAAGCGCTATCTGCCGCGGCCGGTTGTGCATCAGTGCCCGCGTCTTGAGCGACAGGGCTATCCGTTGCTGCTCCTGCAGCGTCTGCCGCAGGTTGGTCTTGTTGTGCATCATTCGAATCCGTCGATGCAGCAGGGGCTTCCGGTTGAACAGCAACCGGGGCCGGGTCCACTGCTACCGGTTGTTCCGGCACGACGCCTGCATTGGCTGCCGGATCGACTTCAGCGGGTGCCGGTTCGACTTGGTCGTCGGCGGGGGCTGCAGGCACTTCCGGCTGGACTTCGGCCGGTTGGTCTGCAGGTTGTTCAGCGGGCGTGTCCACAGCCGGGGCGACCGGATCGGTCGACGACGGTTGGGTCTGCTCGATGACTTCTTCGTCCGAGGGCGAGGCGGGGACAGGTTGAACCGCAACCGGTTCATCCGATTCTGCGGGAGCTTGGGCCGGATCGACAGCTACGGGAGCTGCCGGATCTTGAGCCGCTGTATCGCCAGCGTCGGTTCCCGAAACGGGTTGCGTCTCTTGTCCAGCATCGACTGCCGGGGTATCCGTCGCTGCAGGTACGTCAGCGACGAGCGGGTCTGCTCCAGCGGGCGCAACTTCAGGCGCCACGACCGGTTCGACCGCGCTGCTATCCACATCTGCAGAACCTGCTCCTGCGTCAGCGGCGGGTTGTTCTTGCGTTGCATTGGCTTGTACATCGTCCGTTGCCGGAGCGACGTCCGTCGTGGCCGGGGTAGCAGCTGCGGCGGCTGCGGCGGCTTGCGCGACGTTGGCAGCAGCTTGGGCAACCGTAATCCCTGCCGGTTGGATCAGCCCGTGACTGTCGAGCTCTTCACCTTCTTGCAGCGAGTACTGTTGCGCTTGGCCGTTGCTATCGAGGTACGTCACGACGATTTGGCTTGCGGACGAAACAGGCGCAGACTGGTCTTGATCTGCGGCTGGAATGTTATTGGTTTGACCAGCTTCCGCTTGCTGGTCTTGCGTTTGCGCTTGCACGTCCGACATTACTACTCTCCTGGTTGGGTTATGGAGCATAAGCAGCGCTCCATAGAATTGGAGCGCTGGAAGTTTATTTTGCTTATGCTTGCAACCCGTCTAGGATCAGACGTTATAAAAGTTGAAGAGCTTCTGTTTGCCTGCTTCGTTCACGCCGAATTCGAGCGTCTTCTTGAAGTCGACTTGGCGCGTGGCGGCTTGACGACCTTGCGGATTGGCCGTGAGTTTGACCAGGTTCAGCAGGCGCTGGAAGGCCGCCTGATCTTCCTTCGAGAGCGTGACATGCTCCATCGCACGGAACACGTACGACTCATGGAACACGCCGTCCTTCTGGCTATGGAAGGCCTTGAGGATCGTACCCCAGACGAGGAAGAAGTCGTCGTCCAGACGGTTGACCGTGTTGCTCAGCACGCGGTAGAGCTGCACTTGCCAGCGCACCGTGTCGGCGGTCGACAGGAGCTTCTTCGGCGCCATGCTGTCGATGTAGCCCTTCAGTTGCTCGAGCACCATCTTGCCGTAGGTGCTGGCTTCTTCTTTGGCCTTCTCGATGAGCGCATCGATTTCGGCGAGCACCGGCGCAGCAGGCTTCACCGGCGTGTCGGTCACGACTGCCACCGTAGCGGGCGCGGCCGGAGCCACCGGGACCGCCGGAGCGATCTGAGCCGCGCCCGATTGCGACGGGCCGGTCTGGGTCACGGTACCGGACACGCCGGTCGATTGCGGTGCGGCTTGCGGTGCAGGCGTGATGGTTTCGATCTTGAGTACGCCGTTAGCGGCTTGCTCTTCGTTCGGTTGCTGCACTTCGTCCTGGGGTTGATTGTCTTGCGTACTCACTTCTTCTCCTTCGGAGGGGTTGGTTGCTTGGATGGCGTCACCTTCACGGACACCGGAACTTTGCGGTTCACTACCGCTTGAAACGGACTGGGATTCATCAGCACTCCCGTTATCGGTACCAGCAGCATCCGAGGTCGTCGTGCCAGCGGCGACAGATGCACTTGCGTTTCCCGCCGGTTCAGCCACGTTGACCAGGCCGTTATTCGGCGTAAAGTCCAGGCGCTTGGCGGCGTCGAGAACGGACAGACCAGCAGGCTGAATCAAGCCCGTTGCCGGATCGTGCGACTCACCGGCCTGCAAGATATAGTAAGCCTTCTTGCCGTCTTCCTTCTCATAAAGAACACGTGCAACAGGAATATTACCCATGATTAGCTTCCTTACTGGATGGCTGTCTTGTAGTCCATGTGAGCGAGCGCGAGCTGCGTGCCGTGCATCTTCTTCATGAACAACAGCATGAACTTCGAACCATATTCCGAGACCGCTGAAGAAAGGGCCGTGGGATTCATGGACAGACGCGGTCCTACGCACACCGCGCAGTAGTCGGTCTTCTCCAGGCGACAGAACATCGGTGAGCGAATCATCACCTTCTTGCCGAGGTAGTTGCCAATGGACTCATCGGTAAGCTTCTCGCTCCCGCCATCGGTCACTACACTAAAGCCCATGTACTTCTTCTTGTTCTCGTCCGAGAGCGCCACGGGATTACCCAGGGTCGACTGACAGTCTTCTTGCGTGACCATCATGTTCGACGAGGCCCGCAGCAGCCATTTCACGGCTTCACCACCGAGCATGGTTTCGGCACCCCGGTTGTACGAACCGGCGCGCAGCGAGTCGTTCATGATCGGGAACTTGTTGATGTCCCAGCCTTCTGACAGGGAGTTCTGGATCAGGTCCACATCAATGCCGTCATCCAGACCGGCTTCGGCACCCGTCATCAGGAAGAGCTTGCGGCGCACCACCTTACGGGACTTGTTCTCGATCAGGAAGCCTTCTGCATCGTCACCCTTCAGGTACTCGGAGTCGAACTTGATCAGCTCCGCATCGATCTTGGCAATCACCGCCGGATCATGCAGCTTATCCTTGTACTGTTCGAGCAACTGCGCTTTAAGCTCCGCCAAGCCAGGGGGTGCCGTCATGGCTTTGCGGGTCGCAGCCGGGACCCACAACTGCGTGAAGCCTGCCAGGTAGAAAGCGGCGTCCGCCATCACCAGGTACTCTTTCACGTAAATCGGTAGCTTGCGCGGGTCACCCATATCCAGCACAGGTGAACCGGTCTGATCCGCGACGGCCGCATTGGCGGCGAGCACCATTTGGGCATTGGGGGTCGGATCATCCTGCAAGCGCGGCAGCACCATCTTCTCGATCGCCCCTGGGCTAATACGGCCCGAGAGGTAAGGGATCTTGTTGCCGAAGGGGTAGGCTGCGATCACCCAGTTAAAGAAGTACTGGCCGTAGCTAGTGGGGTGCGGGGTCGACTCTGTGTAGTTCGGAATCTGCCCGGCTTGCAGCAGGAACTTGTCCTTGTGATTAAACGGTGCAATCGCGGGATCACACCCTTCCAGCGGCAGCAGTTCGTTGGTGTTCTCCGGATTGACAAAGAAGTACCCGGTGCGCGTCTGCACGATGCGATACGGGTACATGTCTTTCTGATAGTCTTCCGGGCCCTCGTTGATGATCGAGAACGCGGAGATGACCCACGCGCGACGACGGTATAAGCCCGCATTCATCGCCGCGATAAAGTAGTCGTGTTTCTTCATGGTTCACCTCACGCCGTCGTGTCGAGCCGACTCTCGTACGCCTGGAAGCGCACAATCAAGTCACTCACGGCGATGTCGATCTGCGTGATCTTGTTCACATCCGAGACCAGGTTATCCATCTCGGTCTTGATGACGCCTTGCGGATTGCCAAACCCGTCACCCGAATAGAAAGCCATGCCGAGCATGTTCTGCGCAGCGCTCGTCGCATCGAGCTCCTCGAACTCCCGGCCGATCATGTTGGCATACACCACATACGGGTAACCCGCGTCGATGCCCATGTGAGCAATCTTCGAGATCGCCAGTTCCGGGTCCATGAGAAAGTGCATGAAGCGATTAAAGCGCGTGATGCGCGCTTCACGGAATTCGCGTTCGCTATCTTCCTCATTGTGGGTGCCAAACTCTTGCGAGCGGGCGAGCTCTTCAATCCGGGAGATCAAGGCGTCTGAGACATAGACGAGATCGACCAGATAGTGCTCGGCTTCTTGGCTACCGACGAGTGCCACCAGCTCACTGAAAAGCTCCTCGGGGTCGTGCTTCTGGGCACAGATTTTGAGGATCTCCGGGATGTGGTCCGAGGCTTGTTGCAGCTCCACCAAGGCGTCGATGAATTCCGTTAGGATACTCACCGTCGCTTCATCACTCACGGTGATGCTGTGCTGTTTAAGAATCCCATTGGCGAGACTCTTGGTAAGGTCGATGATGCCGCCGAGCGTATCGCCCTGATCGGACTCATCATTGATCATTAACAGCTGTTCGAATCCGGGGTTGTAGTCTTGCAACCCAATTCGGTCGAAGGCTTCATGAGCCTTCTCGATGGCGTCGACGTTCTCGGGGGACGTCGCTTCCACCAGATAGTCGCGAAGAATATCGAGCATGCGGTGCTCCAGAAACCCTGTAAGAAATTACTTGCGGTCGCCATGCTGTAGCTAACATGTTCGCAATCAGGCGATTACGTCATCGGAAGCTACAGTCCTCTGTGAAATCGAACCACACAACGGGGTCGTTCTTTTCGAGGATAGTCAGATGATTGAGCTATCCGATAGCACTTAACATTTAAAACGGTATTTGGGGTTTAGCATGACGAAGAAGAGTCAGGGTCGGCTGATGCGCGACGCGATCAAGAAGGACGCGAAGGAAGAGCTCAACCAGAATCGCAACTGGGACGAGCTGCAAATGCGTTATCGCGAATGCCGCGACCTGCTGTTGATGCATCTGGCCGTGGGGGAAATCCTCCAGCGCCCGGACATCCAGGGGGAGATTTCCAAGCAAGAAGCGCAGACGGTGATCAGCAACGTTCAGCTCCTCACCAAGGACTTGAACGAGCGCGCTCAAGAGCTCACGATGATCTACGGCACGCACTCGGATAAGTTCGGCGGGTGCGACGAGAACGACATCATGCTCTCGTTTGAGATCATGGAGAAGTACACCGCATGGCTTTCGCTCATGCAAGCGAACGTGCAACCGACGCTCGCGCACATCATGGAAATCACGAGCGAAGTCGAAAAACGCGTGATCGCCAAGGCCGCGGTGCTCGATCCGAATGTCATTACGGACGTCGAAGTGACCGAGTCGAGTAAGCACAGCGACACGCTTGCCGCCGGGATTGCCGCGGCAGACAAGACCAACCCGAAGGCGGAGTAAACGATGGAAGGTCAAGAGAACAGCAATATTCATACGCCGTCAGTGACCACTGCGGCGGACGTACCGCCCGAACTGCGTACACCTACGACGGCAGTTGACCCGGTAGTCGATCCCGTGGTCGAACCGGCGTCGATCCAGCCGCCTGCACCGGACGCCTCGGAAGGCGTACACGAAGTGCTGGGTGGGCTGCCTGAAGATACGCTGGGCGATGCGCCGGTGGCATCGCAGGAAGACAGTGAACTGAAGGTCGAAGAAACCCCCAAGCGCTTGCCGCAAACCGACACGACGACCGTCAAGCAAGAGCAGGCCGTGTTCATTCCGCTGGGTGTGGCGTTCGATTCGAACGGCATCACGCTGGCTGTGCCCGGTGCGCGTGAAGACGAGCTGCAAGAAGCGCTCGCCAAGATGCCCAACACCGATCTGGGTGCGACGGCCGAAGGGCGCGAATGGATTGCTGTGGCCCAAGCAGGCTACCGGAATGCCACGCCGCGCAAGATGCTCACCGACATCGACGTGCGCGAAGGCGCGCTGTGGGAACAAGCGGTCAAGTCCGAGCGCGGTGGCATTCAGGCTTCGCGTCCCAAGCAAGCTGATACGGCAGGCGTCAGTCTGCGCGGTGAAGCCGGTGTGCTGGCCGTGCGTCAAGAAGTGGGTCTGGGTGGCATCATCCGCATTCCGCTGTGGCACTCCGGTTTTCACATTACGCTGAAGACACCGGGCGATGCGGCCATCCTGGAGCTGGAGCGTCGCATTACCGACGAGAAGGTACTGCTCGGTCGCATGACCAACGGCATGCTCTTTTCCAATACGTCGGTGTTCATTGCCGAGTACCTGGTCGAATTCGCCATCCGCCATCTGTACGACACGTCGCTGCGTAACAAGGAGAACATCTTCTCCAAGATCGTCTCGCACGACATCCAGCATCTGGCGTGGGGCCTGGCCACCGCAATCTGGCCAACGGGCTTTCAGTACGTGCGCTCGGTGCTGGGTGAAACCGACGCGCAGAACAAGGTGGTGAAGGACAAGATCGCCATCGGCAAGCTGCAGTTCACCGATACGTCGCAACTGTCGAAGTGGCAGATCAACCACATGACCTCGGTGACGACCGGCTCGATGACGGACGACTCGATCAAGAAGTACCGCGAGGAGTTCCTGAATCAGACACCGCGTAAGGTGCAAGTCACCGATAAGGTCGCGATCACGCTGAAGGTACCGACGCTTGCCGAGCATATCGCCTCGGGCCAGAAGTGGGTCAACGGGATCGTCGTGATGACGGACCAGGTGTTTGGCATGGAGCAAGATGTCGATGAGCGTAACCGCTTTATCTACGAACAGGGCCAAGCCACCTACATGCGTCAGTACGGGCACTGGATCGAATCGATCGAGCTCTCGAACGGCGCGATTGTGGAAGACCCGGAAACCATCGACCAGACGATCGACGCGCTCTCCGCTGACGACACGATTCGCAACAAGTTCGTGGATGCAGTGGTGAAGTACATCGAAGATACCACGGTCTCGATGATCGCCGTGCCGACGGTGGCCGCCAGCGAAGAACAGAAGTATCCGCGCTGGCCGCGGTTGTTGCCGATTGATGCGATGGCAACTTTTTTTACCCTACTCGACCAGAAGGTCTCGCAGATCCGGGCGCGCAGCTAGTTGCAAAACACGTCGGTCACCCATTCTTTGGCGAGCATGTCGATGTAGTCGCGAAGCTAAGCGAACTCATTGCCACCGCGCCCAAGATGTGTGTGACCGACACGCGACAGCTGTTGCTGCACCGCTACGAGACGGACTTTGGGATTTACAATCACGACATCTCTGATTTCGAGAAGAATCCCTTAGCCCTTATCCGGATGCATTCACGTGAGGATTCATACACGGGTAGTCAACTGGCCGAGCGCATCAGGCAATATCACGATCGACACGTGTGGGAAGTGACGCACGATCCGCTCCATGTCTTTCTGAACTATCCGCGCCACATGGTGCTGGACATTCTGGAGCTTGCGGACAAGGCGTTGCGGGATAAGACCGCAGCACTGGTGAAGGAAGGCAAGGCCCTAGAGGATCGGGTTGCCGGGCTGGCATCTCAGAACGGCGGCATGATTCCACCACCGCACTAACCGGGGCCGTCAATGATCATTTACGATGAACCGCGAAACATCTTTGAAGTAACGGAGCAAACGCTCGTTAATCCCGTTAACACGCAAGGTGTGATGGGCGCTGGCTTAGCATTGGCTTTTCGCAGTACCTTTCCGGGTCTGTTTGAAGAGTATCGCGAGGCGTGCCAGCAAGAGGTGTTTACGCGGCGAGGTTTCTTCGTGTATGACGTTGACGCTTCGCGCAAGGTGTTGTGTTTGCCGACTAAGCGAGAATGGCGTCATCCTTCCAGACTGGAATGGATTGAAGAAGGTCTTTGGTATCTATCGAGAGAGTATGAGAACTACGGGATTACCTCACTGGCGATTCCCGAGGTAGGCTGCGGGCGAGGTCAGTTAGGTTGGGCGGATGTGCGCCCACTGATCTATCAGTACCTGGACCCTATCGCGTTACCAGTGGGGATTTGTTTAAGCCCCTTTGCAGTCTAACTGACTGGGAACGACGATGATCATCTACGAAGCAGAGCGCGAACAGTTACGTGCAGAAGAGCAGGCCCTTCTCACGCCCATCAATATCGACGCCGTCGGAGGCGGGGGTTTGCCTGCGGCGTTTCGCTATGGCTTTCCCGGCCTCTTTAAAGCGTATTGCTGGGCCATGAAAAAGGGCATCTTCGAAAACGATAGCGTATTTGTCTACGATGTATCGGACGTACGCAAGATCGTCTGCATGCCGATGAAGCAGCACCCTCGCTACAGTGCCGAAGAGAAGCTCGAGTATCTTGAAGAAAGCCTGATGGTAGTGGCCACCAGCTACCATCAACATGGCATCTCGTCGATGGCGATCAACGAAATCGGTTACGGTGACGTGGATCTGCCCTGGGACAAGGTGAGGCCGATCATCCAGCGCTGTTTTGGACCGATCGATTTACCGGTGGGGATTTATCGGGGAGTAGTACCTGTGTAACGAATCGCGCCGGGAGACCAAACCATGCGATGGCTGATTAAGCAATACCAGCACTGGCGGTTCGCTCGGGGTGAGCGAGCTAAGCTGGCGCGTGTCGAAGAAGAGTTGCGTATCCGACGTGAGTTGGACTACCTCGAACAACAGCGCAACGCAACTCGTCCGGGGAAGATCTTGACGCTCGCCGAAAGTGAGCTGATGGGTCAAAGCATCACCGACCTCTCGCGTCGGTGCTAGAAATACAAGAAGCAACAAAAAAAAAAAGAGGTACGGGGTCATAGGCGCGCTCCCTAGGGAGCGCGCTCTATGCCGTCGTTTAGTCACTCACGCCGCGGTAGAACAACTCATGCAGATAACCGTTGCTGATTTCGGTACCTGGTTCGTACCAGTTGATGCCCTGCTCGATACAGTACTCCTTGTCTTCCGGAGCCGGATCGACCGTGATCTTGTACGCGGGCAACATCCCCTTACAACCGTCAAACATCACGAGCATCGAGAACGCCACCCCCTCACAGCGTTCCTTGACCGTACCGCCATTGGGTGTGGTGGCCCAGTAGTGTGCGTTGTCGCGACAAGCCTGCATGAACTCGTCGCGCACTTCGTTTTCTGTCCACGCTCGCGGTTCTAGGCGTCCTCCATCCAGTTCCTTAAGCGTGTGCAGATACGCACTGGCTTTCGTTTCTACTTCAGCCACGGTTTCTCCCAGATCACAAACGGATCGTTTTCTTCGTCATTGTGGGTAGCGTCCAGCGCAGCATTGAGCACCGCGTACAAATCAGCGGCGAGTGCCAGGCTGCGCGGCTGCGACTCTGCTACCAGCGGTGAAGTAAGTGCATCTGCATACGACGCGAAGTGACGCTTACCTTGGTAGGCTGATCCGAACAGCAGGTTATACTGGATCGACGTATTGCCGAACACTTCCACGTTAAAGAAGAGGCTGCCACCTTCCAAGCCCATGCGCCGCAGATCGGGGAAGATCTCCCGCTCCATAATGCCTTGCACATGCTGGATGCGCACCGCGATATCCGCAGTATCTGCAAAGCTGCGGTTCTTGACGAATGTGAAGGTGAGCGGATCTTCTTGATCGTGATACGGAATGTCGACCTGGAACTGAGCGGTCGAGAATCCCATCGAGTGGAACAGCGCCGGGACAGTCTGACCCAGATAGACGAGGGCTTGATTGGGCTGCTCGCTCACTGGGCTGTCTTCTTCAGGGCCCGTATACTCTTCGAAAGCCACGACCCCCTTATCCACTACGGCAGGCAGCACCCGCTGCAGGTCTTCCATGGTGAAGCGACCCTCGAACCGATCGCCTTGCGCTTGCGAGAGCGAGCGAAAGAACGGGTTGGTCGACAGCGCAGGCGGCTCCAGGTGAGTGCGCATCGTGTTGAAGATAAGATCGTTTTTCAACACCTCATCGGACACCGTGTCCTCACTCTCCAGTACCTTGAAGTAGCACTGCATCAATTCGGCCAGAAAGCGCGAGGGCAAGACGTGACGACGATGCACATAGCGCGCCAAGGTAGTGACCATCCTGCGTGTATCGACGAGATCCTCCGTACCCGCAAAGTCAAAGGCGGAGAAGTTGGTGGCCACATCCGCCGGGCTCACGCGTGTTTCGCGCTTCGTCAAGTCGCCCGAAGCAAGCCCGGCGTCAAAGATCAGATGCTCAGCTGGTTCCAGACGACGATGAACGCGATCGCCGTCCACGGTCCTCGTGACCGACGCATGTTCCACCAAACACGAGTTCACGTAGAAGACCACGTCCGACCAATCGATCCGCTCGGCACGCCGCGCGGGCATGCGGTTGGTGTAGCCTGCGATGTGGTAGATAGAATTCACGCCGATGGGCGACACATACTCCACGGCGAGCACGAAAGAAAGCCGTTGCGCTTCCCAGCCACCGTCGATGTCGCGCGCAGGCAACATCTCCCTGGCGTAGCTGAGCAGCCCACCCAGCTCACAGGCGACCGAACGGGCGGTGATGCGCGTGCCGTCGCGCTCGTCCATGAACTTCTTCACCCGCGCGATGGACTCCGGTGTCGCTTCACAGACGAGCTGAGGGCGTTGTTGCGCTTTCACGCCATTGACGGTGTGCAGGACGAAGGCACGCAGCGCGTAGGCACCATGCGGTGATTCTTTACCAAACATTGTAATCTCCTGTTTTACTCTGGGGGTGGGGGTTAGGACACAGCGTGCAAAAGCCGCACCACTTCGTCGTAGGTTTCGTGGAGCGTGCGGTATTCATTGCCTTGCGTGAACTCCGAGACATGGTAAAACACACCGTCGTCTTGTTCAATCTGATGGGTTAGGATGCGCTCCATTTGGAACATCGCACTATCCTGACCCAATTCGTTGCATAGGTAGGCCAGCCAGACCAGATCACCCAAGGTGAACGCGCCCTTATTCCAGCGGCGCACCGTGGCCATTTCGATTTGGCGCCCGATTGCCGAGCTCTTCCAGACGCGAGTGTTGGCCGCGACAATCTCGTACGCACGATCAAATGGATTGAACGCACCGCCGCGTTGACTGAAATCCGACTCCACCACCATGCGGTAGAAGTCATCGCATTCAAACGAGGCACTGCTACGCACGCGTTCGATCTGATGCAGGATCTGGATCGGGCCCTTGTGCTCGTTGTAGGTGAGGTCAAAGAAGTCGTTGAGCAGCAGGTCGACGTTGTGAGCGATTTGATCGAGGCGTTGTACAGTCATTGTTTCTCCTGGGTTTCTTCTTCAAAGTCTTCGAAGCGCAGGCTCGCAGGCGCTTCCGGGTTATTACCGTACAGCATGTTGAACATGCCGCGTTCATTGATCGTCAGAAAGCACACCGACGTCACTGGTTGTTCTTCGGTCTGCGGTTGAAACGCCACGCTCTCCCACAGGTAGCCAAACGCCGGGGTGGAACTACCTGCCACCTTGGCGTGACCCGGAATCAGACTGTTGGCCGAGCGCACGTCCTTGACCAGGTTATCACCGCCTGCCATGATGATCACTGACTCCAGGAACATGCTCAGCTTCTTGCGCAACGGATTGCTCGAGGCTTTGCGCTTGAGCAACTCGATGAAGATGTTCGGATTCGCTTCCGCGATGCGCTTATGTTCCAGCAGATTCGCCATATCCGTTCCTTGATTTTAGGGCATAGGACCAGGAGTTTCCCCCTGGCCCCGTGCACGCATGTTGCTTTCTTATTACACCAAAATTCCAATGTTATCGCTGCGGTACGAGACACACAGCGGCTCCATCAGGTTCTTGCGGTGATTGTGGTACTCGACGTGTTTGTCGATGTCCTGACAGTTCGTCGTGATGAACACAGGGGTACGCCCATCCGGCAGCTTACGAAGCCGTCCTAGGCCCTGTACGTTCGATTGGGAGGACTTTACCGCGGTAGTCAGGAGCGTATGCGTTAAGCCCGGAATGTCCACTGCGGTTCCCGCCGACATGAGCGTGGTGACCCGGATGTCCGGATTCATCAGCATCTCGTACGGGTCCTCTTCCACATAGCGCCCCACTTCCAACTGCGGGTATTCCCGTGTCAACCACTTGGTGAACACCGTACACATGTTGATCGAAGCCATGAAAATGATGAGCTTATCGCCCGGCTTGCGCTCTTTAATGTAGGTGGACCGAATGATCGTGTTGAGCAACTGGAAGTAGTTGGTCGTCGTCTGCTCGTTCTTCAGAATAAACTGCTCGAAGACGTTGTGCGAATAACGCTTACTGCCGTAGTCCGAACAACGGATCTTCTCCGGGTTCTTAAAACTAAAGAACACGGCGCGCCACGCGATGTACTTGTCGTACTCGGGTCCCTTATGGCGCTGGTGGCCCGGATAGGCAATCTCGTACATCTGGTTCTTGAAGTCGTCATCCGAAATCAAGGTGGCCGACAGCGAGACTGAATTCTCCACGTGGGTGTAGCAATCCATCTTGAAGTTACGATGGAAGTCCTGGTGCACCTCATCGATAATCCGAGTCCCGACCTTCAGGTGCTCGTAGAACTGATGCGGCAGACAGGCGTAACCGGTCTCCAGCACTTCGGCGGCGACTTCCTCGTAGAGCTTGAGCCAATTGGCAAACGTGACGTTACTCACGATGATCCAGTAGTAGCTCGGCGTGACTTCCTGCGCGGCTAATTCCAGGAGCGCCATTAGCTCGGCTGAGCCTTGCGCCACAATCACGTCACTGACTTCCAGATCGAAGGTCTTGCGCAAGTCGATGAGCCACTTCTCAATGTACATCGGCTTGATCATCAGGAGCCCGATGCGACGCCGCTTATACTGCGCGTACATCGCCGTGACGGACTTACCCTTACCCGTTTGAAACTCCACCAGTTTGTTAACGATGCCCGGTGTGTTGATGTACTCGATCGCCTCTTCCTGGTAATCACGCGGGGTGATTCCGTCTTTGAGCGGCATGTCGACTTCGGGCAACTGGATAAAGGGCGCAACCGTCCATTCTACCAACTCATTGCGCAGGTAGTGGAAGTCCAGATGTTCCCTGAACTGCTTCAACAAGTTAATGTGGAACCGGTACTCCTCGCGATCCTTGGTGGCGGCCGCATAGACCCGGTCAGCGACCTTGTGCCAACGGTTGCTACGCGGGATCTTCTCCAGTTTGTATTCGACATACTTCCCGGCGAACTTGTTCAGCGCCTCTCGGGCGCGCGTGGTCATCCGCGTGCACGCGAAATGGTGCGAAAAGATTTCGACATGAAGATCAGCCATGCTAAAGCCTATGGTTGGTTTTGAATCTCGAACACAGACTGCCGTACTGCTGCCCCACCCACCGAAGTGAGCGGGGCGTCTGGCTTAACCCATCCCGAGTACTTCGACGGGGCAAATCAATGCGTCCATCGGGTGATCCGGGCGGTTCTTCTTCGTGTAGCTTTCCGGCGAGATGAACACGTCGTAGTGGCCTTCGTACGCCATCGTTGCCGAGAGCGAGCGTCGATCCATGGTCATGTCCATCACCCCCAAACCGCGATCCGTCCACGGCTTCGGCAGACGATAGTCATCTTCTTCTGCGCTGATGATCATCGCCCCGTACAGCACGACTTCCAGCACCGCCAGATTCACGGTGAGTTTATCGTTCACGAGGTTGTACAGCTCGACCAAGAATGCGTCGGGTGACACATCCTTATCCCGTGCTTCCATCTGCTTCTTACTCGACTCCAGCATCGAGGCGATGTCTTTCGAGTGATCGCTCATGTTGAAGTGAATCAGCGGCAGCGTCATCACGGGCTCATTCCAATCCCAACCGGTCATGTCAATGACGTAGTCGTTATTGGCATTGAAGTCCCAGCGCACCTTGCGGATATGGCGCAGCATCGGATAGGTCAGCGACGCGAGACGCCGATCCTTGGAGGTATTGACACGCTCCGGATCGAACTCCACATTGCCTTCTTTCACCTGCACGGCGATTTCCCGCATCTCCGAGACTTGCCGGATGTTCAGGTCATCGATGCTGTGGTTGGCCAACACGTCGGTAATGTTCGGGGCGAACATCGCCGGAATGATCAGCTTTACCGTCTTGCCCTTGAGTCGATCGGTGAGCAGATACGACATGCCATCGGCACTGATCTTGAAGAACTTCTTCTCCTCAGGCGTCAAGCTTGCCGGTTCTACTGCGGCCGAACTATCCAAGTGCTTCACTGACAGCACCGACTGCGAGGACTTCTGCGTCATCGAGGTACAACACATGTGACCCAAGTTGGTCCGATCGTCCAGTACGGACAGGCTGAGTTCACCGAAACAGGTGGCACACACCCCATACGGATCAGGATGCGCGCAGTGAATCACCGAGCGCAGCCGAATACTCTTGCCGATCAGATGCTCTTGGTCGTGCTGGTCGCCGCGAATCACCCGCAGCCCGCCGGTCTTCTCGTCGATATAAAACTTGCCGACGAGCAGGGGCAGGTCACCACCGAAGACTTCATCGCCTTCCTCGTTCACTTCCTTGCCCCGCACTTGCCAGCGCAGGGTTTCGGTCGTGCCGCAGTCGCAATTCTGGTGCAAGTTACGCACCGTCTGACACATCAGCTGCAAGCGGCGGGAGAAATACTCCGCTTCCTGCAACGGCGACTTCGAGAACTGCAATGCCTTCGCCGCCGAGCGCGACTCAATCACCGAGTCGTACAGACTGCGAATGCCTTCGACATAACCCGGAATGATCGGATAGCGGAACTGGTCCGAATCGATGTCGGTCAGATAGCCGCGCGGCCCAATTGACTGTTGCACCTGGTTGGCGTTGACCAGCTTGGAGCGCAGTGCCAACGACACCGCATTCATGGGCAGGTCTTGGCCATTGCCGAGCACATCGTCGATGACACCGTAGGCTTCCTTGATCATGCGACCGCCTTCGTCCGGGGTCTTGTTGACCGCGTCCTTGACCTTTTCCTTCATCGCAATGATCTTCGGATGATCGAGCACTTCCATCCAGTCCAAGATGTCCATCGAGCCCACATCGGCTTCGCACCGATAGCTCATCTCGTTGTAGATGATGTTGTTCAGCTGATAAATCCGCTGCGCCAACACATCGCGCCCGACCGCGTCGCCGTAGATCTCATAGACCGACCACATGCAGTTGCCCAACAGGTCGAGCGGCGTGCTCGCACTGTAGCGCTTCTTGCCCAACACCGCGTCGATATGGTGATGCTTGAGCAGCGGGGTTTTGCCCCACTGCCGATGAAACTCCCACGCATACGACGAGATCACCGTTTTGCGCCAGTTGGTTTCCAACTCCTGGTTGTCGTCGAAGATCAGGATGAACCGCCCCGTGAGTGTCTCCCACAGGTCATCGGTGGTCATCGCGAGCAACTTCCTGGCCCGGATCTTAATCATGGCATCCTCCTTGTTTCATGATCCGTTAATTAAGCAGCCAGTTTCTGGCGCGGCGTGTAACCTTGTTCGGCCTGCTCGTAGACAAACTTCCAGCCGCCGCATTGCGCGACGTGCCGTACGAGTTGGAGCGGCTTGGAACCACCCAGTGGCACAATGCTGCGATCGACCACCTTCTCGATGCCGGTGGGCTTGTCAGCCCGCAAGATTTGCTCGAGGATATGCTTGTGGGTAAACGGATTGTTGTTGCGATCCAGAATATCGGCCGTGATACGTGCGCCTGCATACGACACGGCAATCCGGACTTCCGCTTCGCCCCAAGCTCGAATCGCCTGCGTACGCGTGGGGGCTGCATACTTGTCGGCATTGGTGACCTGAGAGAGCACCCCAAAATGCTGGAGCTTACCCGAGGACACCGCGGTCCAGTCATCGGCGATCTTTTCCAGGATGATGATGTAGACCGATGCAATCCGTACTGGCTTCTTGGTCACCACCTTCTTGCCTGAGTTGCCGGTATACGCGACCGGACCATACACAGGCGGATACTGCTCCTGGATCGCCCGCACCATCGGGATATACGCCGGGTCGTTTTCCGGTGGCATGAAGAGCTGCAAGCCATCTGCATTCTCGATCGTGCCGTCGTGGTGCTTGATGATGTGGATCACACTGGCCAAGTGCTCGACCCGTGGGCGCGTGTACGAGCCCGTCATGAACCAGCTATGTTGCAACGGGCTCACGATGGCATAGTAGCCCATCAGGTACTCCCAGACTTCGTCGATCAGCTGCGGCTGTTCGATTTCCATCTGCGCAAGCTTCTTCGTGAGCATGTACTCCGGGTCGGTACGATCCACCCCGAGCTTCGCCACGATGCGCTTCATCACGTCGCGCGAGGCCGCATTGATGTAGGGCTCGTACAGACGACCGTAGTTCATGCGGTTCACGGTGGACTCACCCGAAACGATGATGTCCGCACGATTGCCATGCTCGTCGATCGGCATTTCATGCGGTTCGCAGATCTTGCAGATCACACCCTTGCCGCCGAAGCAGTCCGTCAGCTTAAAGCCGATGGTCGGGGTGATTTCATACTCGATCACGAATTCCACTCGCCAATCATCGAGCGGGGCCTGACGATAGAGCTTCTTGATGGATTCGCTCGGGCTGGCACTGTTCTTGCCGACCACGCTGAGCGCTTCCACCACCAACCGGTGAAACTCCGGCGACAGGCGCGGCTTGCCATCCGCATACTTCGACTTCTGCGAGTTATACAGCTGGATGATTTCCTGATAGAACTCGCGGCGTGCGCGGTCATAGCGGGAAGGCTGCGTATCCATGCCTTCAGGCACATTAGTGTTCTGGTTATTCGCATCGTGATGCACGCGAATATCCACCACCTTGCCACCCGTAGGCACATAGGTCGCCTTGTCGAACGTGAAGTCCGGCCGCCGCAACGCTGCGGCCGACTGTTCCACCACCGCCAGACTTTCATCGTAGCTGCGCAGCATCATCAGCAGCCCGTCTTCGCGCACCATCTCGCCGATGTCCGGAAACGACTTATACTTCTTATAGTCGCCGTACAAGTTCAGCGGAAAGCGCTTGCTGCCCCACTCGACCACGCGGGTTTCGTACGTCTTGAAGCTGAAGCGATCGAGCACATCGCGCGAAATCACGATGCCGTCCTCAGCCACACCCGGAATGGACATGTACGCCACGTTACACTGCACGCCGTACTTGTAGTCACCGTCCGCAGTCACAGACGGGGAATCCAAGAACACCTCACCTTCTTGGATTTCCGCGCCTTGCACGAGCTTACTGCGCGCCGGACGACTCACAAACGGAAAACCGAAATACTGATGCTGTGAGCAAAAGCGCGGCATGTTAATCATGCCAATTTCGCTGCCGCCTTCGGTGGTTTTGAAAATCACCACTTGTTGCGGATTTTGCCACTGGTCCTGAATGATCGAATCCGCGCCGTAGCTGGTCCGATACCGATCGATCACTTTCAACACCTGGCCCGTCTTGGGCATTTTCACGTTCCAGGTATACTTGCCGAACTCACGTTCCATGCCGGTCTGACAGTAACGTGGCGTGGCTCCCTTCACCACCAGCGTCTGACCGATGTGGCTGGAGAACATCTGCTCCCGCGAAGCAGAGTTGGCCCCTTTCCACGGATTCAACCCACACACACCCAGCAGCTGCCGCAGAAGCTGATTAGGTTCCGGAAGCGGTTCATAGACCTTCCGTGCTGAATGAACGTTCATCTCGTACCTTTCCTTGTTGTAACGACCTACGCTATTACCCCGTCTGACTTCCACTAATGCACTCTTGCAATGCATTCGCAGAAATCATTTGAGGCTCTTCGTATTAGTAATATATGTTTGACTTTATTTAGGTGGAATACGATGGATATTAACAAGTATTCGATTGGGCTGGATAACCTGGATTACTACAATCCGGGTTTTCGACGGGTCTTAGAAGACCACTTCTCCCTGTTGAAAACACTCGCCTCAACCAAGGCGGTGCCAATTGATGGGTATCTCGCAGTGCGTTACGAGTATGACTTCTATGGCTTGATGCAGCAGCAAAATGTGCCTCATCAGCTCCATTGGTTGGTGATGCGCTTGTCGGGCTATACCTCGCCGGATCAAATGACGCAGGATTTGCAGTCGTACTACCTGCCGGACCCGAACTATGTGGAGTCGCTGCGCTCGGTCTGGAATGCCAAATCGGGCGTAAAGTGAGGCAGAGTCGCTATAGATGACTCCCTGGAATAAAAAAAGAAGATCGGTAAACAGCAGAGGGCCGAAGCCCTCTGCTGCTATGCCGTTGAGGACTGCGTCCTACTTACAGGCGCACTGCCGGTTGCTGATTCCAACCCCCACCGCCTTGGTTCCAGCTACCGCCTTGCTGGCCCCACTGCTGCTGCGGCTGACCGCCCCACTGGTTACCCCCACCCCAACCGGGATTGCCCACCGGACCGACCGGATTGGAGAGCGAAGCGCGTTGCGGCGGCTGCGGTTGCCACGCCTGACCCGGATTCCAGCCATGCGAGCTGCCGTAACCCACCGCTTGTTGCAGCGCGGGCTTGGAGCGCACCAGCGCTTCGAAGTCCGTACCACCTGTCGCGGTGCGCACCGGGGCACTGCTGGAGGCCGGAACCGACGGTTGCGCAGCAGGCCAACCCGGCGTGGCAGGCGGCGGCGTCGCCGGACGCTGAGCCGACAACGAGACACCCATCGCACCTTGAGTCGAGGCACCTGCAGGCGCATTGAAGGCCGTCTGGGTCTGCGCGATTTGCTGTTGCTTCTCGGCTTCCGTACCCGGCACCGTACCTTCGTTGCCCGCTTGCATCGGCGTGGAACGAATTTCCGGCAGCAGTTCATCGAGATTTTCCAGCTGGTCGACCCAGTCCGCGTTCACGAGCAGATTCTCCGGCAGGATGCCTTCGAAGCGCGAGATCAGATCGTTCAGCGGTGCAGCAATCGCTTTCACCGTCAGCAACAGCGCTTCGATGGACGGCGCAATCGTGCTATTCGAGCCACGATTGTACACCCCGGCGATGTCTTGCTCGGGTAGGATGTAATCCAGCAGGCCGATCAGGGCTTCACGATCCTTCACGCGCAGCTTCACGCCATGCAGTTCGTTTTCGCCCTTTTTCAGTTCGTTGTAGAACGGGAAGTGCGCCACCCCCACACGCGCGTAGCGCTTGTCGCCGACCGTACCGCCGCGCTTGATGAAGATCGACACGAAGAGCTTCTGGTGCTGGGTCGCACTGAGGCTATCCATGATTTTCTTCAACGCAGCAAGCGTCTTCTCGTCGGCGTTCTTCACCTTGGAGAGGAATTCGCTTTGCTCGGGGCTGAGCTTATGCTGCTCGGCTTGGCTGGTGCCGAGTTGCAGGAGCGTATGCACGATGGTGCCGAACACCACGTTCATGCGACCATTGATCGCCATGCGAAAGCGCTCGAAGACTTCCGATTCGCCACGCATCACGTTTTCCTGCAACGGATGGAACAGCACCTTGGTGTCCGGGCTCGGATTAGCCTGGTGTTCGCGTGTAGGCAGCACCAGACGCTTACCCTTCATGGTGAGGGGCTTGCTATCCTTGCTCGTTTTGATCGACACGCAACCGTCGGTGGTCACGGTCAACCCTGCCGCATCCAGTACGGCTTCGTAGAACTTCAACATTTTACTCATTCTTCTCTCCTACCCTAGTTACCTAGGGGGTTCCTTGTTTACAGTTGACCGAATTGCACCCCGGCCGTGCCATGGTACGACGCACCCGGTGCGATGTCGTTGGAATTCAACACCGCATTAAAGAGGCTATTGAAGTCCGTCGCCAACGCGAGCGCGCGCTGATCGTTGTTGGTCACGATCGGCACGAGCAGCGCATCGCAGAAGCTCGGCAGCGTGAAGGTCTCGAAGGGTCCACCATTCATCGAGATCTCCAGGATCGACTCACCCAGCAAATCGAGCTTCAGGTTAAACGCGTAATCCAGCGTGTTGCTGTACGACACATCGTTCAGCACTTCGTTGGCCACCCGCCACTTGAACTTCTCGATAAACTGCGTCATGTCGATCGTGGTGCCTGCCATCGACGGGAAGTCCCGCATGCCGGAGATGACGATCTGCGGCTCACGGAATTCATTGCGGTTCGTACAGTGCACGATGATGTTGGCGATCGCAGACTCGACCATGATAGCCGGAATCGAATGCGCGATAATCGTTGCCACCTGCGTGTACTGGTTCGAACCACCCCAACCCACTTCACTCGAGGTGTTGTTGAAGAAGCCCCCGTGTTGGCCACCCATCGGGTTGATCGGCGAAGCCTGGCCCTGATACGAGAGCAGCGCGATGTCGTCGTCCATTGCGTGCGGGTCCAGACGTATCAGATCGCTGATCGTGAAGGAGTTGCCGTTCTGGCTGCCCCGGATCTTGTTGATCGCGTTCATGAACGGATCTTGCGCCACGGACTGCTCGACCGAATGGCCGCGCGCTTGCGAGAGAATCTGGTCGTGTGACTGACCAAACGCATCGAGCTTCAGCGCCGTCTGATAGTTTTCAAACAGCGCGGACGCGTAAGCCGTCGTATTGGCATTGCGCCGCCACGACTTTTGCGGCAGACCCGTGACCAAGGTGCGTGTATCGTTCATGTCCGCATTCGTCTCTTGGCCGAGATGGATACGGGTCATGGTCGAATACACGTCCGCAGGCCGCATGCGGAATTCCTTGTTCGGCTGATGCACGTTCTCCCAGGCATTGTCGACGATCACGTGCGCCGCATCCGCGACGTTATAATAGTCGCGATTGCCGATGGCGGTGCGGGCGGTGACCCGACGCAAAGCCATGGTGGAATTCACGTAGAAGAACATGTGCGGGTCGATGTTGCCCTGCAGGGTCGGATCAAAATACTCCGAGTAGCCGGTGATGACCTGCGTGATTTCGACCCCTGCCGGTCCGATGTGATCCAACAGCATCATGAAGCGCAAGCGCCGCTCCTGCCAACCATGCGGGATCACGACTTCCTTTTCCCACGCCGCCGAGGGCAGGATAAACTGATTCGCCACCCCGGCGAGGGACGCCGGAGTAGCCGGTTGCTTCGGGTCCAGCCGGTCCGCCACCAGCTGTTCCACGTTCGGCGTCACGACCGTTTCGTACGGCCGACGGTACTGTTGGCCATGACCGCTGGTCTCGACCATGACAAGCTGACGCACGCGAAACTTGTCACCCATCCCGTTACCTACGAAGTTGTTCAGCATGTTCAAACGCTCCTGTTTGCTTGGTTCGTTGCGATTTCGATCGCCAGTTTTGCCATCTTAATCTTTATATCGTAAGGCACCGCATACCGCCGATCATTGGTGTTTTGGACGACCTTCGCGAGCCATCCCGCGGGCACCGTTAAGCGCCACTCATGTTCGCGAAGTTGCTTGGTCACGTGGTCGATGCCCAGCACAGCGACATTCTTTTCCTTTTGTGACTTCTGCTTGCCGGACTGCCGCCGCGCATGCGGATAGAGCTTATTCAGCTCTTCCACCATGTTCGCCGGAATCCGGGCTTGGGGGATCACACCGGTCAGCTGCAATTCCTGTGCGTTCGACTGGGCCACTGCTGTCATCAGCCCAGCCAGCTCGAAGTGACCCCGTTGCCAGAGTACAGCCTGTGCCACTCCCATGGCCTCCAGCACGGATTTCTTCGAGAGATACGGAAATGCACGGGGACTCACCGCGTCTTCCAGCGTCCACTGGATCAACGCCAACTGCGGGTCCCAGATGTGTTCGTTGGTCAGTTGTTTGACCGCATCCAACGATTCCAACAAAATCCCGAGGTTCTCCTTAAGCTCCGGGCACACGCGCAACGCCAGTTTGGTGGTGTCGCTGATGTAGTGCTCGACGATTGCGATGTCGCCTGCGGGAATTTCCTGCTTGACCTTGTAGCCTTCCAGCTTCGAGAGATTGTTTTCGCTATCCCCCGACTGGCTTTCCGGGATCTTGGGTTTGACCATGCCCATGAAGCTGTGGTCATGACCCTTGACCTTCTGACCCACGTAGCGATAGATAAACGCCACCAGGTTAAAGTCCGGATCGGTGCCGCTGATGTCGCCAATCGTCAGACGGCGAATCACCACCAGCGCCAGCACCCAGGTGGAAAAGTCTTCCGTGGAAATCCCGTCGAGAATCGCCGAATCGAATTCCTTCGTTTGCGGCAAGCTCAATTCCACGTACTTCTGCAACCGTTCCATCGGCGGGCACTGACCTTCAGCCAAGATGTACGACTGCGAGAGCAACTGGAACGCCTTGTACTCCTTCCAGTTGGTCCCGTGTTCCTTCTCGGTGCGAAACACATACTCGCCCCACACCAGCAGCATTGGCCGCAGCACGACACTCAGCACCACGAGCTGCTTATAGTCTTCGCGCAGATAGGTACGGTCTCGCGTGCCGATGGCGCTGTGACTATCGCCGTATTCCTCATTGAGGTTGTGCGGCATGGCAATGTCGCTGTGGAAATCAATCCACGAGCGCACATCGTCGAGCTTGTGCAGCGCGCACAGCTCGGCGATCTGGGGCAACAGCGCCCGAGCCAGATCCTCGGTTTCCCAGATTTCGTCGAAGGTGATGTGAATGCGCTTGTACACCTCGAAGATCTGGTCCTGGGCTTCCATCGGCTGCTTGTCCCAGAACCCATTGATCTGGTGGAAGATGTCCACATCAGGCTTGATCGACGCCTTATCAATCAGCTTGATATTCCACTTCAGTTCCTGATCACGGTGACGTAGGAGCGCAACCGTCTGGTCCCCCAGATGGCCTTCCCGATCGGTGACTACACGCATCATTTTCTCCTGCGTAATAAACGTTGTAACGACTCTTTGGATACTGCTCAGTGTAGTAATATAGGTTTTCAACGAGTTTGAATCCACGAGGGATTCTCGGGTATTCTGTCGTGTTAGGAAAAGGCTGGATCACCCCCATCAGACCACGCCTACCCAAGCGTGGTCTGAGGGAGTGTATCCATTAAGCTATGCTACTGCCGGGTGCTTAGAAGGGCAAGTCGTCTCCGGCGCCGTCGCTACCACCTGCGAAGCCCGAATCGTTGCCGCCACCGCCACCACCGCCGCGGTTATATCCACCACCGCCACCACCTTGGCCACCACGGTTGTAACCACCGCCACCACCACCGCCACGATTGAAGCCGCCACCCTGGCCGCCTTCCTTCGGAATCGGTTCTTCCCAGTGCGACACTTGCATGTGCGCGAGCATCTCGGTGAGCAGATTCCAGTACGCTTCAGCGGCGACCTTCGAGGCTTCGGCCGCCGAGTAGTACTCGCCCGTGCCGTGCTTGAGCAAATGGAAGTCCGAGAGCTGGAAGTTGAACTTGATGCGCGGCCGGTCCTTGGCCATCACGCCCATCCACACCACGCCGTCCTTGTCCTTGCCGACGAACAGTTCGGACTGCACCACCGGCTTTTCGCTGCGCTTGCCGCCGGGGAAGATGAAGTTCTTGTTCTCGATCGAGTTCTTGAACTCGTCCTTGCCGCCCGTGCCGGGGATGAAGTCGATCGCTTGACGCAGCAGGTTCAGGAAGCCGTAGAATGCAGGCGTATCCATGTTCGCGCTGATCTTGCCGTAGTTCGTGTCGCGGTCGCTGTCCACATTCGTGTAAACAGTGATACGCGGGTTGTTCGCGAAAAGCCCCCACTGGAGCGACGCGAATTTGCCTTCCTGGTTCTTCGCCGACATCTGCAGCTTCTTGTTGTCGAGCGGAGTCTTCTTGCGCGGTGCTGCTTTGAAATCGCCTGCCATGATGCGTTTTCCTATTGGTTTTATGGTACTCAGACCATAGGTCGGGTGAATAAATTTACACTAGGATTTCTAGGAGCAGCTTGCGCGTCTCCAAATCCTCCAACTGACCGATGTTCTGGCGGATCTTCTCATCCGTCGTCACCGCCGACCAGTTGTACTTCGTTGCCAGCTCGATCACCTGTCGCCGAATGCGAATCGGCATCTGGAAAAAGGTGCGCGAATCTCCAAAGACCTGGATGAAATCTTCCCGAAACGGGATCATCGAGAGTTCACGGCCATTCTGGTACTTGGTGTACCATTGTGCCCGCTTCTTGACGTTGCCCGTGTTGGACTCCAAGAGGTCTAACGAGGAGAAGGCTTTCCACGACAACAGATCGTACGCAAAGTGCGTGAAGATCAGCGTCTTGGCTTGCTGCTGCGGGAAGAGCTTGAGCTTGAACACTCGAATGTCTTCACCGCCTTGTTGCTCCAGGGACTTCAGCAGCAGCTCGAGCGTCTGGTTTTTGATTTCCATATACTCTTGCTGCTTATCCGTGTTGGCTGCGCGTAGTTTGGCATGCGGATACTTCTCCTTCATGCCCGCGTAGTTGCTCACGTAAAACACGACCTTGCAATGATTGTGCGTAAACTCCTGCACGATCCGCTTGATCTGATCCATTTCATCGCGAATGCCTTCGTCCAGTTGACGTGGCACGACCCCGCCTTGCACCTCCTTCGGTAAGGCACCCATGAAGTTGCGAAACAGCGTTCGCAGGTTAATCCATAGCTCGCCGTAATCCAACAGCGGGGCTTTCTTGACTTTTGGGTCATGATCCGGATGGATACCGCATGCGCCTTCGAGCGCAAGCGACGTCGCAACCGAAAGAGGATACTGACCAACTTCCCGTTCTGCAATCGCTTGTTCGAACATGCGCATTCTCCTTATTTTTACAGTACTTCGGGCATGATTGCTTGAGCCATCGCCAGGACATCGGAGGTGGCACCTGCATTAATCAGACGGTCCGTGAGTAATGACGTCACGTTGTCCTTAGTGATCGTAATCGGGACATACGTAATCTCATCATCCAAAGCCGCTTCCGCAGTTTCCACTTCCCCATCATCTACAGGCTGTTTGTCCCAGGTAAACCACGGCCACTTGCGAATAAGCGCATCCATGTTCGAGAAGATGGGGTTATCCCACGAACCTCGAACCCGCACGAATGACTCTTCCGGCAAGCCCTCTACTTGCTTGGCGATTTCCGCCAGCGTATCTTCTAACGTCATCGCCTCGCACTTAACTGTCACGAAGCGCATGGCGTCGACATTCTCCACAAACACCACGTCGTGTTCATCACCGCGCCGATAGGCACGCACGTGCCCCTTCGGACCTTCTTCGCCATGCGTGAGCCGGTCAAACGAGCCTTGCGCAATAATGCGTTCATAGCGCGAGTGAATGTGCACGTGACCGATAAAGATCAGATGCTTCACAATCTTCAAGTACTCTTCGCTCGAGTGCTTCTGAGCTTTCACGATCGGTGGGAGCTGATACTCGAACTGACCGTGCATGAAGGCGTAATCGACTTGGGTGAGCCCTTTGGCTCGTAACAGGTCATGAACTTGGCTAAGGGTGGTTTCGGTGGAATTGGTCCACTCATCGGGTACGAAGAGCAACCACTGATCGTGGCGCTCTTCGTACTCGATGGATAGACTTCTCACGTATTTGAGATCGGCGCCAATGCCTGTTACTTCGTTCAGTGACTCAAAAATCCGTGACTGTTTCCAGTCATGGCTCGGTGTGCCCTCTAGGACGTACATGCGAATCCCGTGCTTCTTGCACAGTCGCAGCATATACGCCACCCACACCTTAATTTCGGTCACTTCATCATCGGGAAGTTCGAGCAACGTATCAAACACGTCACCAGCCAACACGATGATGTCCAGCTCGGCGGTCTCGGCGTTATCCGGAAAAGCAGTGCGGAGGTTCTTAATGATACGCTCCGCGGGATTTCGCGCGTGACCGAGGTGAATATCGCTGACTACTGCGATCTTCAGGTTAGAGGGGTTCCCATTCATCATTTTGCGTCGTCGGTTGGTCGGCGGAATTGCTCACACTATCTTTCTGTGCGGTAACTTCTTCCGTCTCCAACACGCCCGGCAAACCATAACGCTTAAAGATCGCATCCCAGCGTTCGAGATTGGTTCGCACCGAGGGCGGCAAATCCGCCATGAAAAGCGCGCGCTGCTTCAGGTGCGCGCTCAGATAATTGCGACCATCCTGGGGGGACACCCGTGAACGCAGCTCAGCGTTCCGGATGATATTCAGGATGTTACCGCCGGGCATGCGGGTGCGATCTTTGCCCTGGATCGCTTTGATGCCGCTGCGATCAAACAAGGGCGGCACCGAGAAGATCACTTCGCCCTTGGCGTTAATGATGTCGACCTCGCGGTATTCATTGCCCGCGTAGTTCGCCCACATGTCCAGATTTACTTGCGGGTAGAACTCATTTTGGCCTTTATGGAAGACAGCCAGCCAGAGACCGACGAAAATGCGCTCTGGCATGCGTGCACGAGTTGCAGTTTCTTGTTCATCCAGCGATTGACGAATGGCATTGATTTCCTCCGTTGAGCGGCCAGTACCCGTCATGTCGATGTTACGCGTCATCCATTCCAGACGACGTTTGGCAGGGTTCTGATCGGGTTGCGTGGGTTGAGTCATGATGGGATGCCTCCTGAGTCAGTGGGTAGCACACCATAATTGATCAAACCCATGACGCGTTTAAAGCTCGAGTCGTTCACCTGCACGAGCGAGCCCAGTGAATACTCCTGACCATTATCGCGAATGGTCGCCTGCACCGTCAAGGTGATGGCATTGGTCGGATTCACGGTGGGGTCATTGTTGGCGTTCACTTCTACGACGGTGGCATCGAAGTAACCCGCGAAATACGGCTCCAGTATCTGGCGCAATTGCAGGCACAGCTGGGGAATGTTGTTACCATACTGCTGAAGGAGGTTCTGCAAGTTGGCAACATGACCTGGATAGAGATACGTCTGGATCTTGTCGGATTCGAAAAAGTGCGACAACATCAGGTCGACCTTCTCGGGCACGGACGTAACCCAGCCCTTCATGCTAATACTCGGAACGGCAGCACCCATGGCAGATTCTGAAAGTTGGTAATGGACATAGAATCCACCCACTGAAAGAAAAAAAGAGCCGGGGGATAAAAACCCCCTCGACCACCGTCAGGTAGTCGAGAGGAAAAGCACTACAGCTTATCGTCGCTCAGCCTCATCCAGCTGCTATAAACCGGATTCTTGCTTCTGATCCGATTCATAACGTTGTCATAGTTCATTCCCAATGCAGCCATGGCTTCAAATACATTAGAATAGCGCACACCCTCAATCGAAACAGGCGGAGATTTAGCTCGCTTTGTCTTGATAAGGGAATCACTTA